TCGGTAGATGAATTGCGTGAGTTTGCAGAACGCTACGGTGCTCGTATTATTATGAATAAATCCAAATGCAGCATTGATTTTGTGGCTGAACGCATGAATGTTGAACCAACAGTGTTGCACATTAAAAAGAAACGTGTATAATACACGTACTTAATCAAATGGAGAACATTATGAACGAACTGAAGATTGACCTCACTAAGATTGCACAGGAAGCTGAAGCTAAAGCGATGGCTGAAGCGGAACGTCAGACTATCCGTATCGTCAGTGATGTAGTATCTGAACACTTTCGCCGTCCGGGTGAATGGCAGAAGAAGCCGGGTCTTGCGTATGAGATGATTAAACGCAACGCAGAGGATTACATTATCTCTGAAGAGTTCGCGAAGAAGATCAGTACTCTCATGTCCCAAGCCGCTGATGAAGCTGCACAACATGCAGTCCAGATCGTCATGAAGAAGCTCGCTCGTAAGTTAGCGTTTGGGGCACTCAATGCAGAAGACTAAGGTACACGTCCCAAGTAGTGATGCTAAACTCGCTGCGTGTGGTGCACCATACAATGACTTCTATCGTACTCCTTATTGTCGTGAAGACATTACGTGCAAAGCATGTAAGCGTAAACCTGAATACAAACTTCTTCCTAACGCAAAGGGCTAAGTAATGCTGAGAGATCCGAACTTTAATCTGTATGATCTGTACGAGTACAACAAAGATAAAGGGTTATACTTCAGTACTAAACATATTACTAATCCAATTACTGGTAGTAATATGGAAGCAGTCTGTGGTTATACGGATCTTTCCCATCCTTTCTGGAAAGAAAAGATGACGAGCGAGAAAGGTCCAGTTCGTCTGTTCTGTGAAGCACGTCACGCAGAGGGAATCTATTTTGGATTCCCAATGGATGATGCTCTTGACATGTCACCAACCGACTTTAATAACGGTGGAAACTGTGACTTCGATCTTAATACTGGTATGTGGTATAGTTGGGACGAAACGCATGAGCAATACGGTCGGGAAGATATTAACAGCAGTGAGCCATTAAGCTCTGGGAAGCCTCCTGCGAGGTTTAATCATCTTGCACGTGGGTATGGGTTAGCTGATAACGTTACGCAAATCCTGAAGCACTACGTGCGTGTAGTGACACATTCTGAGTACGATGTTGTATTACATCTTCGTCATCACAGCAAAGACGATTTGGGTGGTATGCGTTGGCATAAACAAGGCCAGTACTTAGGCCGTCATAAAAAGAAACATGAATATATCAGTGATGAAGAGGGGATTGACAGTATGTTACAATTCCACTTCTATGTACTTAAGTGAGGTAGAGTGGAAAAGATTCAAGGTGTTGTTGCATTTCTCATTGGATTTGTTATAGTACTTGCAGGGTTTGGTGGGACGTTTATGTACAACGAATGGGCGTCCTTAGTCCCATCGTGGGATTTGGTTAAAGGTGAAGATATTTTCATCATCACCTTATTAGCAGCCCTCGGTGGATTGGTTTCACTTATAATTGGTGTAATGGTGGTTGACTAATGAAAAAATTAATGTTAGCATTATGTTTAGTAGGATTCAGTACTTCAGCTTTAGCTGAAAAAGTTCTATGTGTCGATACTAAACACAAAGCTCATCACGTAGAATTTATTGCAGATACACTTGACTTTGTGTACGTAGATGGGGTAGAATATACATACAAGAGCGAGGAACCAGACGGTAAACTTGTGACGTATGAAAATGGTAATACAGTAATGAAATTTGTTATTGATCCGAACAACCGGGATTGGTTCCAACTTTTCAAAATTGCATTACCACAGAAAAAGAATGATCCAGCAGGATTAATGTTCCATGCTTTGTGTGATAACAAACACGCAATTGTAGAAGAACAACCACCAGTACTAATTAACTTCAAATAAGGAATCTAAATGTTTATTATCGGTCTAGCTTCAAACGTAATCTGTGTTCTACTGATCATTACTATGCTACGTGTATGGTTCAATAACGAAGATTTTGAAACAGTTGGAAAACAACTAAACCTTGGCACAGACAATAGTCATGCATTCAAACTCTTTATGTGGTCTTTGTATGTTTGGCTCGGTGTTGTCGTACTATCTTTTGTACTTGTACCTCTCGTAGTACTAATCCCATTCATCAAACTAGCCTCTTATGTACTAGCTTGGTATTGGGTATACGAATCTTACCAGAACGGTTTTATCACCAAGTGGGTGGCAGAGATTAAAGAAAAAATTAACAAATAATTTTTAAAAAAGGGTTGACGTAAGTCAGCCCTTTTTGTTATTATATCTACATCGAAACGAACTAAGGAACATATCATGTTGTCATCGCGTGTAACATTCAAAGTAACTGAATTCGACAGAGAACTTATCCATCGTGATATGTTCGAAACTAAAAAAGCATACGAGTACTTCTTGATTGGGTTCGATGCTGCTGTGGAAATCCAGAAACTCAAAGATACTGGTCATGTGATCTTAGATAATGGTGAAGCACTTGATTCTAAGTGTGTATTCAATATAGCGTTTGATGAATACGATGGTCAGTACTACATGCCACGCCTCGGTCCTTCTTCCTTTAAAGGTAGTATGACGATGTGGTTAGGTGCAACGCTGGGGAACAGACCATACACAGTGTTTGTGTACAAGTCTGACCTCAAAGATGCGTTTGGTAAGATCACCTACATCAAACCCACCGACCAAAAGAAACTTAATATGAACTTCTAGTTGACAGCGTTAGCAGGTATGATATAATACCTGCATATTAATTAAGAGGACTACACGATGTTCGAAGAAATGAATTACAATGACTATCCTCCAGTACTGAAAGAAACACTAGAACAAATTGATTCAATGGGAAAGAAAGAGCTACGCGAACTAGCTAAGAGCCTCCTTCTAAATCTCGCGGAAGTACAAGAGAAACAGATTGAACTTCAAAAGCGTTATGATCGTAACAGTGCTGACTATCTTTCTCGCTGTCGTTCTTCCGGTGGTATTACTATCCCACCTAACTGTTAAGGAGTTAGTATGGAACTTGTTTATGTCATTGCCAATGACATTGCAGTATTGTCTTCCGTTGGTATGGTTCTTTATTCAGTACTAGTCTACATGCTTCTCTTTTTTAAAAAGAAAACATGGCTTAGAAAAATAACACCACATGATGGTATGGAAGGGTTTTGGAGTTTTATTGTTCTCTTCATGGGTATTATATTTTCTATTGGATGTTTAATTAAACCAGCAAGTGGTGGTTTCTCTGTTGGTTTTATTATTCTAGTAGTACTAACACTTTGCTATTTGGTATATTTGTCTTTGGTGAAAATATCCTCTTGGCGTGATAAAATACCGGAGTCCTAAGATGGAAATATTACCTGAAGTACTAAATGGTTTAACCAGAGTAGTATCATTTTTAGCAGTTTTGTATGCAATTGTTATTTGGATGTTAGCATTCTTTAAACGCACAACTATGTTGAAGACCATTGGTTGTACTTGCAATGTTGATACAATCATGTGTAGCGTGTTTACATTCGTTATTGGTATGATGGTATTCTGGACCACATTTGTTGTTGACTACCAGCATTTTAATGGGTATAGTCTAGGAACAATTATGCTAGGACTACTACTGTGTGGTGCAATTATCTTGTACTTATTTGATAAAATTGGTGATTGGCGTAAAAATTTCAAGGAGATTTAATGAAACTCTTTTTCCAAAATTTATTGATGCTCGTGATCCTTTTGACTATTTCATCTGGTTTCTATTACGTGTATAATGAAGCCATGCAGAAGAAGAAAACTGCACAGTACAGTTGCTATTTCTTTGCGTACCCAAAAGTAGGGTACAGTGAAACTGAACAATTCAGTACTACACGCAAGGAATTAGAAAGTGTTGACATAAGCGATGAGTATCGCGGATACCTAGTAACAAGTGTTGACCTTTCCCGTAATTCAGTTGAATTTGTATTCGGTAGTGAACATAACGATTCACTAGAAGAGAAGCGGAAAAGCCATGTTACTTGTTTCAAGGAGAAGAAATGAATTTCAGTACTACAACGAAGTCTGGGGTAATTCAGTACGCAAAGAAAGACCCTACTAAAGTACTAAATGTTCCTGAAGTAGAGCACAATATCATCGAACGCTTCAATAAGAAGTTTAGTTCACAAGGTATTACTGTACAGAAATTCAATGAACATTTACCATTAGCCTTTATGGTAGTTGCAAACAGTTCTTATGATACTGTACTGAGTGTTAAAGATAAACATCCTGAGTATTCAGAGTTGGTTATTAGTATGGCATACCTAGATGGTTGTGCGGATCATTTCGAATTGAAATGTACTCGTAATGGAAGTTGGTATGAAAGAAATTAGAATTATGTTAGGGTTTAACATTTCATTTGGTATATGTTTGTTGCTAGCATTTGGTATACCCTTCTATCAGCAGTGGGACTCACTAGGTATAATGTGGGATTCATGGCAACAATCTGACGTAGTAGCAAGATTACTTGGTGCATTTGGTGCAGCAGCAATGGCTACTGGTTTCGCAACAGCTATAATGGAGTTGGATATATGATTAAAGAATTTGAGAACGGTATGACAGTACGCGAACTGAAAGAGTTAATCAAAGATTGGCCTGAAGAACGTGCAGATGGTACACCAACTGAAGTATGGTTGGGTGATGCCGCTGGGTATAGCAATGCTGCTATTGAGATTAGTACTCTCAATTTAGATGAAAATGATTGCAGTGATGTTTTAATCAGTCACGGTTGGTAAGAAAAAGGGTTGACTTCGGTCAGCCCTTTTTGTTATAATTATTACACAACTAGACCGGGGAACATTATGACTAAGAATGAAATCTTTAAAACATTAATTACAATCCTACGTCCTGAGAATGTACGTCGCATGATGGAGTTCAACATTAATGATGCACAAGAGTACATCTATCCTAGAGTACAAGCTCAAGGCTTAACAGTACTTGGTATGGGTATGTATGCTATTGTAGTAGAGCATTCTTTGTATCCCGGTCGTGCGTTCAAGGTAACTACTTCGCGTTGGGATGGGTTCCGTCAATATGCACAGTACTGCATCGAGAACGCAGATAAAGAGTACATTCCAGTTATCCATAGTGCTCAAGAGAAAGGTAACTTCGCTTGGTATGAAATGGATAAGTACTACCCTATTGTAATGCCCTGTAACGGCTATGAGGCGTTTGTTAGCATCAAGGGTGAGGACATGTATAGCTATGCTCATGCAGGTCAGTACAGCGATTCTGGTGAGTTTCCACAGGGTACAGATGAACAGATTGCCATTTATCAGTTAGCACGAGAGATTGCAAATACCTTTGGAAAACGCTTTACATTGGACATTCACACTGGTAATATAATGGTAGATGGAAACGGTGATGTTTTCATTACTGATCCATTAGGCGGTGATTTGCGTCGTGAGATTCCGATCACCGAAGAAGATCCTATATTCGATTAAGAGGTATTATATGAACATGACTCGTCATCTTCTGAAGAAAGGTGTTAGTGATCTGTGTACTATGCGTTGTCTGTATATGCGTAACCTTTACGAAGGGAAAGACAATACGCAATTGGATGTAGAGATTTCTAAACAAGAAGCATACGTGAACAAACTTATTGAAGAGGTCACAGCATGAAAAAATATGAAGCAGGTGAACAATTCTTTGAATTAATGAAAAGCCACCCGGACGATTTTGAAGCACAAATCGATAATGGTCGTGATCATTATATCTATACAATTCGTAATAAGTTTCGTGCCGTATCAGTTAATATTGATGCATTTAACAATGTACTGAAAGCTACTGATACAAGCGTAGGTGAATGTATTATGTTCATCTCACACCCAACCATGAGTAATATGGTAAAGTGGGCTAATGAACACATTGAAGCAAAAAAAATTCAAATGCGGATCGATAAAGATAATTCCGGTATTAACACACTACTCCAATTTTACGAAAGTAAAGAGGGTTAATTGATGAAATTCATTTTCGATGAAGGTATGACAGTACGTGACTTGAAAGAACTAATCAAAGACTGGCCTGATACACGTCCAGATGGTGAGTTAGCTCGCGTACTCTTTGAGTCCAATGGCTATGGCATTGATGAAGCTACTTGTGCCAAAGACCACTATCGTGAACATGAACCACAAGAAGAACGTGGTGATCTAATCATTACTTGTTGGGATGAAGACGAAGAGGAAGAAGAGGAATGAAAAACTATTATTTTTCTAAAGAAGATCCATGCGGTGATAACAGTAATTTAACCGCCAATTTCTACAATCACGCATACCGTAAATCACACTACGGTTCATGGGGAGCGGATAAGCACACTCGCAAACTATTCCCACGTGGGAAAGCATATGATCGCTTAATGGATATCCAATTGGATAACCACATCGACAAATTGTTCGAAGAGGAACGGGGTTTTATATGAAGAAACTCTTGATGACAGTAGTACTGTCACTCTTCTGTACTCCAGTACTAGCAACACAGTACCAGTGCAGTGTAGCCAGAAGTAATGGTACGTTCACTAAAGGTGTCATCACCGATAATGGTGATAGTGTATCATTCACTACCTTCGACAATAAGGATAGCTACACCAGTGGTTCATTGTTTGCATTGAAGACGAACTCTATTCGTCTAAAAAGTAAAGAAATGGATAACGTAGCTTACTGTACTAACGTAGCAACTACTGCTACTGAAGACAACTTAGGTAATAAGGAATTCCAATTCCAAAATACTGTTAGTGGTGATAGCGTAAACTTCTATAACTGCGAAGAGTTTGAACAACCTCCAGCAGAAGAAGAGGAAGAGGCATGTGATGTACCCCTTCCAGAACCCGCTGTATGCCCCGCTACAGAGCCTAAGAAGATAGGCGAGCCAGTGCCACCAAAGGATAAGAAACCTGCGGTGAAGAAGCCACAGAAGCCTAAAAATCCATTTGACAAGGACAAGAAGCCTAAACCGAAGTCAAAGATGCCAACACCAGATAATATGTGTCCGGTTTAAAATAAAGGGTTGACGAGAGTCAGCCCTTTTGCTATTATAGCTCTATCGAAACGAATGAGGATTAAGTAATGATTAAATTAAAGTTTGAAAGCATTCGTCGTTGTGATGATTACATTATCATTACACGTGGTACTAAAGCAGTTCAGTGCTTAGAAGAACATGGTATTGAATATAGTATTCCATACGATGATATTAGCATTAAAGCTGATACAGTACTGGAATTGCCATTCACTACGTTCGCGGAATTAAATGTGTTTTGTCAAACGTACAATGCAGTCATAACATTCGATGAATATGATTGTGTAATCGAATTTTTACAATACTGAGGATTAAGTGATGATTAAAGTATTCATGCTCACAATGATGTTTACCACTTCTAATGGTGGTGGTGGTGTAACAACGTCTGACTTCCCGGTGTATGACGACTGTCAAGAATCTGCACGTGCATTTGTTCGTAATGGTAAGATTGGTCCGATTACCTATGTTAACGCATGGTGTACGGCTAAACACAAACCCGAAGAAAAGAAAGGTGAATAAATGAAACTCAAACGCTATGATCGCAATCGCATTATGGATTCACTGTACCGTGAAGAAACCAGCATCAAAGATGTAAAAGCCCACTTCGTTCTGGGTTACCGCCAGCCAGCACGTAAGGCCAAACGTATGGCAGTTGAACTACTGAAGGAAGGTATTGAGTACTGGAACTCTGACGTTTATTAATAAAGAAAGGGTTGACACTAGTCAGCCCTTTTGTTATTATAGCTGTACAGAAACAAAGGAGGAACCATGCAAGTATCATTAAGTAAACATGACAACCGTACCGCATTGAAGATTGAATCTGGTTATCGCAAAGGTAATCTAATGGGAGATGCAGACGGTTATGTGATGCACTTCAGTACTGATGCCGCTGCAATCAAGTGGGCCTCAGAAACAGGTTATGTAGTTGTACTCGATGAGTCGGATAAAATAGACTCCAAAGAAGAGTACCAGAAACTACTAGACCGTAAATGTAATCTTCCAGAAGGATGTAAAATCTATGCGTGGGGTACACCAAAAGTCTAAAGTATGCCAATTGTGGTTCCTCAACATTGAAGATTCCGAAATGGGATTGTTCAAACTAATGGGATTATCAATGATAGTGATCTTCCTAATTGGTTCAGGTATTGGAATTTCACAAGACCTATTGCAAAACATCGGTGATTGGGCCAAACTAACCATCAGTTCATTTGTAGTAGGAATGGCATTCGGTATGATTCTTTTCATGATTTTCTTTATAGTTACGGAGTTATTTGAATGAAAAATATTATTGCTATTGCACTTCTGGTAGTGCCGTTCTTCTCTCAAGCGGATAACCGTCTGCCTAATACTAAGTACGAAGTGAAAATGGATCAGACTGCTTACGAGCGTGTATTCATTAAGTGCGTAGATGCTTTTAAAGGTCCAGAGAAGACTACCTTCAATGACTTAGATGAAGCTATTGAAGCGTGTGAAAAGGCTGCACGTAAGATTGCAATGCGTAGCCCTTATGCAACTGGTGACGCATCACAGTACTATGTAACTGCTGTTCCAGAAGTATCAGAACATAAAGAGGTAGAGAAGAAATGAGTACTTTAACCTATACACTAAAGCGTGGATATTTGCAGTGGGTATTGGATGGAACTGAAATCTCTTTCTGTGATCTCAAAGAATCCAAATACCAAATGAGCGTGAAAGAGTGGGGAGATATTATCCACAAAGCAAATCAGGAAGAAGACAAACACGTATCTTCTTCCATCATCCAAGTATCAGGGGTGATCTATGCTTTCCAATTCCAAGAAGTAGATAAGAACTACATCTTCTATTCTAAATTGGTTCAGCTAAAAGACGCTATCCCCAATGTACCATTCCCTGACAAGGGTATTTGCTACAACATGGATAAAGCCTGTGGTGGTGTTTTCGATGCTTCTGATGTACTCATATCATTATTCGAAGAATGGTTTGGTAACAAGGCGGCGTATCCAGTAGAAGGTAAAATGGAAACTGGTAGTACTGATCTCAAGAAAGTTGGTTACTTAAATAACCCTAAGAAGTGGGATAAAGATACTAAATTTGGTTTAAAACGCATTGAACTATTACAGCGTGTAATCGATAATTTTTAAAATTGAAGGGTTGACTTCGGTCAGCCCTTTTGGTATTATATGTACATCGAAACGAGAGGATTAAGTAATGAAAACCACATTAATTAACAACGTAGAGTACTTAGAATTTGATGGTCGCTTGTACCGCAAAACTGAGGAATCAAGTGATATAATTACCAGTGCGACGTGGGCTAAAGAAGCCTTACTGCGTGAGAATACACACTTCCCCAATGGTATGACGTTGCATGAAGGAGCTAACATTATCCTTGACGACGCAGCTAAAACTTTGGTACAATACCTCGTGGTGACCGCATGATTGCTTACATTCTGTGGTGCATCTTCTTTGTGTATTCTTTTGTTGAATTTCATTTATGGTATAAGGGGAAGTCATGAAGAACGTAACCAGTACTAAAACCGAATCCTATTCAGAATGGAATTTCTTAAATCAAAAGACCACGTACTGGATTCGTGATGTACCCGACTCAGTACTGTCTAAAGGTCTGGTAAAACGTTGTGTATCATACGCTGTAAAACGTCTGGGTAAGTTCCCACTGGACTACAGCAAAGTTACTAACGTTCACGTAACTCGTAATGAAAATGACTACATCACTGTAGCTTTCCGTGGGGAGTTTGGAGCCATTAAGGTCGATGGTATCATGACTGGTGCTGGTGGTTGGCCTTTCATTGATCATGGCATTTCATATGATGAAAACGATTTAGCATAAGGTAAAAATATGAAAGAGAAAGTATCAGCTTTTGGGTGTACATTCTTTATGTCAGCACTCATACTTCTTATGGTATGTATGGCATGTGCAGTAGTAGGATTCAAATCAGCCGCGTTTGTTTTTGCTTGCATGGGAATCCCTCTTATGGTATTATCACTACTAGTACTTCTTGCATCGTTGTGTATGCAAGATGATGAACCCAGCGAAAGTGATAAATGTAAGTGCGGGGAATATAAGTACGAATGTAAATGCTACGAGGACTTCTTTAAATGAAACTAATTCGCGAACCAAAACGTCAGAAGATGAAAACCGTTCAGTACTTTAATCTTACTCTCACTGTACCAGAAGATACTAAGTACATCTCGGTAGATCAAGATGGTGAGATCATCCTGTGGATGGACGTTGTGAAGCCATACGTCAAACTATACCATTTCAATGTATCTGATTGGTGTGGTGAAGTAATCGAATATGACATGGGTCAAGTTGACCTTGAAGAAATGGATTGGAAAGATTCATTACGGGAGTACTAATTATGGGTGAGAAAATCTTTGGATACAGCATTGTAGGTATTGTCATCGGAGTTGTCCTATTAATTGGTGGTTTTATTTCACCACTAGTTGGTGGAATCGGAATCGCGGTATTAGCACTTTCTTGTGTATCTTTAGTACTTACATTCCTAATTGAAGCTGCAATTTATTTGTTAAGGTAGTTAAAATGAAAGTTATATTTGTATACAACGAATTTGAAGAATGCAAAGGTTGTGGATTACCGAACTATCTTTGTGCCTGTCATGGTGAGTATTTCTAAAATAAAGGGTTGACACATGTCAGCCCTTTTGTTATTATATCTGCATCGAAACGAAGGAGACTTACCATGACACGCGAAGAGAAAGCAATCCAAATTGAGAAGAACTTCAATAGCATGATGGATGCTCTCGAATGCCTTATCGCTCCTGAGAGCACCGTTAACAGCATGATCGTTAGTGGGAAGGGTGGTGTCGGTAAGACCTATAACATCGAACAGCGTCTGCTCAAAGCTCATGACAACTTAGAATGTACGTACAAAAGCATTAGTGGTAAAATTACCACAATGGGTCTGTTCAAAGCACTGTACGAAAGCCGTCACAGTACTGACATTCTCCTGCTCGATGACGTTGATGTATTCGCAAACGAAACAACCATCGATTTGCTTAAAGCAGTACTTGACACTACCGACACTCGTGTAGTATCATACATCACAAGCTCGAAAGTACTGGCAGAATCCGGTATCCCACAGCAGTTTGATTTCCGTGGGAAGGTTATCTTCATTACGAATAAGAACTTGGCTCGTATGGCTAAAGCAGAGAACGCTTTATCACCACACGTTGATGCACTGCTTACCCGTAGTATCTTCATTGACCTGCAATTGTTTACCAATGAAGAAGTAATGATACATATCGAAAACCTAATGAGCAAGCATAACATGCTGGCTAAACATGGCATCAATAAGCAGGGATCTGATATGATCCTGAACTGGATGCTTAAACATGAATCTAAACTACGCTCACCTTCATTGCGTATGCCAGTACTAATCAGTGGTATGTACAATAAATTCCCGTTCGATTGGGAAGAGAAGTGTGAAAATATGTTCCTTGAAAAATAATGGAGATACTATGTTTGTACTAAATGTAATCTTAGTTCTAATTACAGCAGTTGTACTCGTACTCGGTTGGTACTCAATCGCTAAAGACACGTTCTTTACTGACTTCTTTGAGTTCTACCTAGAAAAGAATAGTCGTAGTGCTGTAGTACTACAGACTATGCACACAGTATTACTACTCATTCTATTTGCATTCGCACCAACCTTTACTGCGATGTTTGGTAGTGCTATTCTACTAACCATCTTCTTAGTACTATCAGTACTCATGATCATTGGTTGTGGTGTGTCCTTCCTAAAAGAACAGAAGGGGTAAACTATGGATTATGAGAGAGTCCGTCTTGTTCTCTCAATCTATACAGCCATTGTGGGTCTTTTCGCAATATTAGGACTAGGTAAGTTCTTCTGCGTCAAGATCCTTTACGATTGGTATGATGAGATTGATGAAGCGTCTGAGGGAACATTAGTTGTTTGGATGATTGCAGGTATTATTTTAGAAGCACTTGCATTATTATTCTACTACATCCAATTTAAACCACTAATACTAATAAGTATGTTTGTTATATGCATTGTAATACTAATATGCATTGTACTAAGCATAGTTGGTTTGATAATTGTTTCATCGCGTGGGTTAACCAAATACCACAACAAATTGAAACAGAAAAAGAACATGAGGTAATTATGTATTACATCGGTATAGTAGGTTATGCATTTTTGTTTTTATTTTCAATTGTCTTTCTAGTGCAGTGGTATTTTAATATTGATACCTTTGCAAAGATGAGAGATTCTGCTTGGCTGGCATTTGTAATGCACCAGTTGTATAGTGGTTACGGTATTATCGTGGTGGGAATGAATTATTTTGATCCTAAGCCAGATGCAGTGGCCTTTGCTAATTCATTCTTAGCATATGGTTTCATTGCAATTATAATTCTCTATTCTGCATCGTTTGCTCACTGGTACAGAGAAAAGTATATTATCAAGGCTAAACATAATGAAACCTGAAACGTGGATTATTGAAGATATACGCCGTATGCGTCAAACTAAAGAACGGACTCTAATTGAAGAGTCCTACCTTGAACTATTATTATGGTACGTTAAAGTACTAAACGAGAAGGAATAAGATATGTTTGGAATTGTTGCCGATATAATTTCTATCCTAAGTCTGAGTGTTCTTGTGATGTACTTCATGGATTACGTCTTCGGTACTGACAAGCTACGCTTTATTACTGATTGGCTTAACAGACATAGCATTTACTACGCCGCCGTATTATGGGGTTTCGTCGGGGTTGCATTTAAAGTATCAGGTGTTATCTTTGATGCCGATACTCTATACGATTTAGGAACGTTCTATGTACTAGCTGTTGTGTTTATTGTAACAGGGTGTCATGTGTGTAGTTTCATTTTCAAAGCAATAACAAATCTACGTGCAGCTAATATTCAACAACGCAAAAAGCCCCGTTAAGGGGCTTTTTTTATTGTGGTAATTCTAATTCAACAAATGTATATACGTACTGACCACCACCCGGATTTACATATCCAAATAGGTTCGGCACATAACCAGTACCGTACAATTTACCATTAGCAAATATCATACTGTTTGATGGTCCTGAAATTGCTGATAATGGCTTACTAAAATCAATCGTAGGTATACCTACTACAGCAGTCCATGTTAGCACGTTAGTACCCGCACTGCTTCCAATACCACCATATTGTGCACTGTTACCAGCGTACTTTATAGTACTACCTTGTAACATAAATGTTCCAGCGGCGTTTTGAGGTGGTGCATCAAACACTTGATTAAAAGTAACACCCGCAATTTGTGTTGGCGTTCCATATGTTGCTGTAGCCACACCACCACCAGCTTGTCCAGTGGTCATCGCCCCGTTTACCCATAATGATCCATCCGTTGCTCTTAGATATACCATAGAGGTCTTCACAAACACGTCTGTAAACTTCACACCGCTTGCGTTAACATACTCTGTAGGGACGTTAAGGGTATTGGTTCCTGTGCCGTTAGCGAGCAATCTAGTGGCATTACCACCCCATCTGTACAAACGGTTGTCATTGGTTATCGCCCACGCAGCCACATCACCCGGAATTGATACGTATTTAACATTAGCTAAAATCTTAGTCAAACCTTTAGCCGTAGTAGTTCCTGTACCAGTAATGTAGTTTGAGTTTGTAAATCCCGTACTGTAAAGATCATTATTCTCATCAATACAAAATAACGCATCGGGTGATGACGTACTAGTACTATATACTGCTTTAAATGGATAACCACCCGGAGATAACGCCATAACTGAATTACAATTCACCCAAGTATTAGCATTACTCAACCCTGATCCAAAGAATACTGATGTAGCACGACCTGCACTTATGAAATAATCCCCACTCTTTGTTTTAACAAAAAGAAAGTTAGGACTAATTGTGAAACTATCTACATCATCTCTGATTTTATACCACTCAGTAATTGCAGTACTGTGATTTATTCCGTCACCAAATAGATATCCTATTTGAGAACCCCGTCCATATAGTGAGCCATCTTCGTAAAGTACAAAATAGTGTGTACCAACTCTGGCTTTAAAATCTTTAACCACAGGGGCTATTACTTTATTACCATAACTTATTATTCTTGCAAATGGTATCATATTTTTTTCCTTATGTTAATTTATATGCAGCACTGGTCACGGAACCAGAACTGTTCTTCCCACCCAATGTCAATATGAAGTTGTCACCAACATTAGCAAATATATTACAATCAATTCCATAGTTTGGAATAGTACCAACTGATTCAATAAATGAATTCCCCGGAACAAAGGTAAACATATTACCAGTGTCATAACCAAACATGACAATAATTCCCTTATAGGCAGCTAATCGACCAATCTTCTCAGTAGTACTTAATGTTGTACTCCAAGTACTATTCAATGTATCAAAACGCATCAAATATTCAGTACTACCACTAGCACCCATAACATACATATCGCTACCAATACGCACCATACGCGTTCCTAATGCCATAGGATACGGGGATGTTGGTAATGCCGTCCATGTTTTAGTACTTATATCAAAGACTGATGCAGTGTTAGCAGCAGCTAGTGTAGTGTATGATCCAAATAACCATAACTTAGAATCATAATATTCTAAGGACGCATGTAAACGTGCCGCTGGTACTGTACCTAAAATACCCGTAACTTGTGTCCATGCGTTTGTTGTCGGGTTATAAGAAAACAAATCATTACGCATTGAACCAGCAGCAGGTACAGAAGTACTACCACCAAAACTGTATACTATGTTATTAGTACTGTCATACGCCATTGCTGGTGCACTTCGGGTTGTTCCAAATTGAGCCAGTTGTGACCATGAATCACTAACTGGATTGTACTTCCAAAAGTCACGGTAATACGTACTACTTAGTACTCCACCCATAGCATATATTTCACCACTATCAGTACTACAATAACCCATCTCAGCCCTTGCACTCATGGCCGTATAAGATACTGGCTCATAATTTCCATCAAAAGCAGTATTAGGTAGGACAACATTACCATAACTTAATATTCTTACAAAAGGTATCATATTCTCTCCTTAATAATGTATTCCCGCTCTCATTCTATATCGGTCAATCGCTGCCGAAAAACTAGCATTGTCCGGTGTCCTTATACTAGCTGTTGTAGTCGCACCCGGTGATGTTAATGTTCTCGTAACTGAACCCTGATATACTTCATTGACATAAAACTTCAACAATCCAGTTGAACGTTCATAGGTAATAGCATGATGCTGCCATACACCTTGACCATAATACGCAGTAGTAGGCCAAGAACTATATACAACTGGTGCACCACTGTTATTCCATAGATGTACGTATCCGGGCTGATTCCCACCACTATAAGCTAGTAGTATTCTAGACGCAGCAGCAACAGCAGAAAACGGTGTGTTAATAGCTAATGGATATAAATGCACAATAGCAGGATATACATACGCATCAAGCTGTTTAGTATAATAATCTATCGTCCAATCATTATCTATATAATTTGCAATAGGAAATGTACTGGCTCCAATGTTCCAGTATATACCACCACTCTTCATCATCAATCCAGTACCGAACGGTGAATCAGGGTAATTCTCTATTGTACTAGTTGCTGCACCACCATTACCCTTAAGTAACGGTATACCATTGTAATCCGTCCACCCACTTGTTCCAACAATTCTAGTACTGTCAAATGCAATTAAAGTGTCTTTATACCACGGATCTGTTTTATTCCCATAATTGAATATTCTTGCAAAAGGTATCATATTCTCTCCTTATTCCCACGGTAACCGTACTTTGGTAAAACCGATAACAGTACCAGTACCATTACCTATTATTCTTGCACCAGAACCACATTGATATATGTCGTTTTTAGTACAGATTGTACTTGTACCAGCCATAAATCCATAATCTGCTATATCTCCAACAGATACTGGAATTGGATAATTAGTATATGCACCCAATGTACCAGTACTTGTAGCACCCATATGCGTTGGATTTAAACCAGTAATCCATAAACCAGTAGAACTAATAAAACAGTTCTGCCATGATTTTGTACCCTTCGGAGATATAAATGGAGCAACTAGAGATGATGCATAATTAGTCTTTACTATGCTGGTAATATAATTACTACTTCCTGCTATGTATCCTGTCCCTGTTTGTCCGTATACCTGATCCCCACAGGACCATACTCCGCTTGAAACCATATACGTCATAGCACTATATCCTACTGTTACACCAACAGCAGCAAATGAAATTGTTTTCGGTGTACCAATAGCAGTTTGATTAGCATTAGCTAATAAACCAGACGTGTTCTTTCCCCACCCATATAGATAGCCACCCTTCATTTTTAAGAGTGCAGAGCCATCCTGAGCATATCTTATATAATCAACAGTGTTTAATGCAGTCCCATTTAAACCACTAACCAGTGTCATAGATGTTATCGCAGTACTCGCAGTATTTAAACCACTATTCGCATTAGTATTTGCACCAATCGCATATAATTGACCATTATTCAAGGCTATGTGCATCATACCTTCAGTGCCATATATACCAACTATGTTTTCAACAAGAACCGAACCTAATTGTTGGGAAGTAATCTCTGTGTATACGTTAAAAGTGGCTGAAGTTAATCCATTAGTACCAATGAAATATATCTTCCCTCCTTTTTTATAACACGTCCATCTAGCCCCGCACCAAACATCATCTACTTCATCTGCAATATGTACCCATTCATATGTAGTACTAACATTTCCCGGATAATACTGCTTGTTTGTATTTGTCCCAGCACCATATAAACTCCCGTAACTATCTAATAATACATAATGTGTTGAGCCAAATTCCATTTTTTTAATTTCTCGACCACGAGCTTTATTTCCATAGGTCATTATTCTTGCAAAAGGTATCATGTTATTCTCCCATTTATTATACTGTATTTAACCAAAAAAGGCCAGTACATTGACTGTACTGACCTAGCCTTATTGTAAAAATGTCAACGGTATTTCTGTTAAAACACTATTGGCTGCTCCACCACCAAAGTTAGAACCTGTTTTGTATAACTTGTCCTTTACTAATAATAAACCATTGTTATTACCACGAACAAATCTACCACCAGTAGTATTAATGGTTGCAGGTGCAGCCGCAACAAAGGTTGTACTATTACTACCACCACCAGTACCGAATACTGAACTGCGATTTAATCCAGTACTATACATTCTATCATTAAGTACATGGAAACTCATATTACCCATACAGGATTCAATACTATCTACATTAGAACTCAGAACTTTAAAAAAAGGAATTGCCGAAGATGATGCACCTTGAGCAAACTCATTACCATAAGATGATACGTTAAAAGGAGTACCTGCACCATAAGCATCACCTGTACTTGAAAGATAATAAGTTCCCTGCCAAGCAGTTCTCACATCTACTACATCAGTTGCTATTTGGGTTAATCCCGGACCACCATTTGTTGTACCATTCCCGTACTGATATAAAGAATTCGTACCGGTCTGATACAACGTACTACCACTGATATAACAGTTTCCATGTGCAGTGACAACACCACTAAGCGGTACTTTAACAAATGCACCGAAACTATCATTGTTAGTTCCAGTTCCAAACGATGATTTTGCCGTGACGTTATTCTTTCCACAACACCATAAATCACCATTATTCATTACTACATTTAATTTCAAATTATTATAAGAATTAATCTCCTTTACATTTAATGGATCTAATCCAGATGCTGTAAACAATGCAGTATGATTTTCCCATTGACTGTATCTAGCACTACCACCTAGTACTGACCCGGATGTACCACAAAACCATATAGTGCCGTCATTTTTACGCACAGCACTAAATGAACTACCAGCTTGATTCTTAGTCAATACTGTCTGTACATCGGATAAGCATAATGTAAATGTACCATAGGCCGTGGTATTAGGAAACCCGATCATTCCACCATCATCAGCCATCCCATATAATTTTGATTTACCAACATCGTGAAATAAAAAAGAATTTATAGTACTATATATTCTGTAATTAATCCCCGGTACTGGTGCTCTATTCCCATAATCTAACACTCTAGCAAATGGTATCATTCTAACCCTCCCGGTAAATCTATCTTAACAAATGGCTGGTTCACTGAAGCACCTTGTCCTACACAAAATCCTAATCCAAATATTGTACTTTTACCATTAACATCCTGATACAATACATACATGTTCTTATTCCCTGTACTAGTACTACCATTACCACACATGAACTTTATATCTGCACTGGACATACTACCCGGCATGTTACGTATAATAACAACACTTCCACTATTAGTATTACCTGCACTAGCAATCGGCAACTGGTTCGACGTATAAGCACCAAGCATTCTGTTAGATTGTATTACCCCTATACCACATCCTGCAAATGCAGCAACTTTTAATGGAACGTTACTCGCAGCAGTTAATGTGTTGTTAAAACTCGCAACTCCAGTTAATGAACCACAATGTACCGCACGACCATCACTCAATATACCAGTACTGAATGTACCACCATTAGCAATCTGATAATCAAGGTACGCCAATGTCCCTAATTGTGTATATGTAGTAAATGTACTTGTAGCCGCAGAACTTATTATTCGGTTACCATTATAACCTAAACCATAAAGATACCCAGAACTATCCTGTACTATAAAAACAAACCCACTAGCTGTCTGCTCAAAACCTACAATCTTATCAGGTACTATTGATGTAGCAGTATTACGTCGCCATGTACGTTCAACCACAACACTCGAATCACCTAACGTAAATGCAACACTGTACACTACATTGTTATTAGTTAATATAGCAACATAGTTCGTCTGGTTATATATCTGCTTAATCCCTGCATCTAAAATCTCTTGTGGTATATGATCCGTTACATCCAACCATGACAGATTCGATGTTGGCAAGTTTGGAGTACTGAATTTCGCAGCCACAATACTTCCACATACATATACCTTATTGTCGGTAGTAACAGCTATTGTACTCGTCAATCTGTTAGAACTGAATAATCTAACATTACTTATATTACTCTTGTACCAACCTTGATTCGCTTGAGGTACAGTAGTACCAATTCCCATAGAACCACTATTACTATAACCATACGCCCACATATCACCATCAGTCGTTAATAACATTAAATGCGTGTCATTAGCCTGTAAATCTTTTATTTTAGATAACCCCGCAACTTTATTACCATAACTCAATATCCTTGCAAATGGAATCATAGTTCCCTCCATAATTTATCATTATACCATATTTAACGAAAAAAGGCCAGTACTACAACTGTACTGGCCTATATTTAATACCACGGCATATTAGTTACTATCGTCGGCTTATTGTAACTCCCAAATCCAGTAATATTCACCGTACCACATGCATACAATTTCTTATTAGTATCCATTACCCATGTTCTGTTAACAGAATCCGATGCCACGTATTTAACAGCAGCATCTAAGTTAGACATATCCATCTCATGCAACGGTGATACCGGATTATTAGTTAATCCAACACCCAATTTACCATTAGAGTTCTGACCACATATATAGTACTTACCATCATTGTACATAATAGGTGACTGTGTACCACTACTTGCAACACTAGATATACATCGCAATTCCGTTAACGGATTGAATGTAGATAATGATTGCACGGGATTAGCATAATATCCAGAAGTCGTTTGAGATAACTTTAATGATGATAACTGATTAAAACCACATGTATATATCGCACCACTGGATAGAAAATAATATTCTGCCTGATAAACAGTTCCCATCGTCACTACATTATCTAAACCCGGTATAGCAGTCCATTGCGGGTTTTGTACAGTAGTACCAGTAGAACTAACAGAATATCCAGAACGGTAAACTTTACCACCTATACGTATTATAGTACTTTCATATGTCCCACATACCTCATCTATCGCCCCAAAACTAGAAGTATATCGAGTTAAATTACGCACAACTACTGGTGAACCTATACCCCATTGAGAATAAGTAACTGAACCAACACACGCATACGAACCATCATTCAATAAAAAGAACATACCAGTACTTAATACCGCGTCTTTAATGTCCGAAGCAACTAAACCTATAGCAGTAAACGATGCCGTAATGTCCGTCCATGCATACAAATTACCATTAGGATTCGAATAGTAATTACTACTCCCACTAAACATAATCGTACCATTCAACATAATACATACGGTCCCACTATTACCCAAATAATAACTCTCAACTCCTGATAGTACTTCCATGAATGTACCACCAGTAGTATCATTTCTATCACCAGTACCAAGCTGACCCGAAGCATTAGTTCCTAATGCATACAATTTAGATGTTGTCGTGTCCAAATACATCGTCACTGATAATATGTTTTGGATCGCTTTTGGAAACTCCTTCGGCTTGGGTGCAGTATTTCCATAACCCAATATTCTAACAAATGGTATCATTTCTCTCTCCTTATTCTATACCACGTAATGACAGGGGTACAAATGTATATTGGGCTGTCGTATATCCCGGCAATAAATCAGTACTAGCTGAATATGTACCCGTACCATACAATACTCCCGCACCAGATACTACATAAGAATTATTACCACCACATACCCATTTGGGTGTATTAGTATCCGGTATATCAGTATTGTTCACTACAAATACTGAACTCATAGAATTGGAACCCGCTCCGCTTTTAGTAATATTACCCGTTACATACCAAGTATCATTATAACGTAGCACCGTCATATATAAATCATTCCTGATATAAGATGGGGGACTTGTAAATTGTGTTAACTTATATAAGGATGTTCTACCAACGTTTCCTATATTAGAACTCATTACACCATCACCTAATTGTCCATTGAATTGTGAACCAGCACAATATAAACCATCATTCTTGGTAATGAAAAAACAATTTGTACTAGCTGTATAATCAATAACACCAGTACTAATCAACTTCTGTGCACTAGTACTGGCTGTACCTAATATTTGACCCACTGAACCATCACCCGCACCATAAAAATTTCCCGATGTGTCCAAATGCCAACATGTGCCAGCTTGCCCTGTACTTGAACTTATTTTCTTCACATTAACAAAACTTGTGTTCAATCCAAATGCTCTGGCAGTCGTATTACCAACTCCATGTTGTCCAGAAAAATTAGTACCACCACTGTACACCTCTCCAGTAACCGTTAATACAAATATATCATACGCCCCAACTGACATATCTACTATATCACTTGGTTGTAATCCCGCTGATATAAATGTACTACTCCTGTCCGTGAAAATATTAGTACTACTCGCCGTTCCTCCAGTTAATCCACGTATCGCACCTGAACTCAATACCCTATTATCCATTGTAGTACAGAAAGTTGTACCTGCACCAGACCATATATCTTTTATCCCGGTTGTGCTTAATCTCCAATCACCAGTGTATATCGTATTTTGTGCAGAACCATCACCAAATGTACTTCCAGAGTTTTGACCTCGAACGTATAAATCCCCATTTTCATATAAAATCATACACCAGTTAGCAGACGCCAAAATCTTTTTTATCACAGGCACCGGCTCTATAATATTTCCGTACTTAACTATCCTCGCAAAAGGTATCATAATCCTCTCCTTAACTTATCTTTCTTATTCTTGTACTTCTCTCATTGGCTGCACCGCCAAACAATACAAAACCATTCTCATCCGTATATCCATTCCAACCACTAAAAAGCTCAGTACCGTGATTAATTGTACCAACAACCGACCATGTTCCATCAGCAGAATTGTACTTCGATAACGCATTAGTACCGTAATTATTCATAAAGTACCAATCACCTCGTATAACAAAACTATAACCACCGCTCGTAAAAGACGCTGGCTGATTAGGCATCTTCGTTAATATATAACTCGTCGTATTAAACTCATATAAACCATCATTAGCCGCTACATACATCTTATCATTATATACTATAGCACAATTCGGACCACCTATTAAATCAGGAGAAGTCACTCCTGTACGTACTACCGTCCATACCTTAGTAGTAACATTGTACTTAGTAATTACTTGTCGATCCGCAGTACTTCCACCACCAAAAAAGAATAACTCATTATTCTTACATATCACAGTTTGAGAAAATTTCCCCGCTGGCCTATTAGTATCTCCAGTAACTAATGCCATCGCTCCAGTACTAACATTTATCCTAAAGAATTGCGTCTGCCCTTGGTTAGCCGCATTCGCACCACCAAAACAATATACATATCCATCAGCAGCACAATAACTCATCGCCGCACTCCTGTATGCACCCAATCCAGTACTAGATAATTGTGTGTACCTATTCAATAACATATCATAATAAAACAAATCATTTAAAAATGTCCCACCAGCATTCAATCCACCAAAGAAATATATCCTGTTATTTGTAGTACATAAGGCACTACACGTGTTATTACGACCCACAGGCTGATATCCCGCTCCCGGTGTTAATTGCTGTATTATTCCCTTGAATAGTACTTTCGCTTTATTACCATATTCAAGTATCCTAGCAAATGGTATCATACATTCCTCCCATTAATCATCGTTTCCCTTGTATATGCTTTTTCAAATGCACCAAACATAGAAGTAACATCAGTGTAATCCGTGTTCTCTTGTAAACCAGCACTATTAAAATAACGACCAATCATGAAAATTCTACCATCAGATAAGAAAGCATATGTACTCTGCCTATCAAGATATAAGTACTCAATTAAGTTAACATCAAAAGGAACAGTAAATGCAGTCATCGTATTTTTCCCCGCAGCAACACCCGGAACACGATATGCACTGTAACCACTGTAGTATATCAAACCACCCGTAGTATAATACATAATGCAAGTAATAGTGTCATAATTCGATGCACCAGTATTCTTCATAGAACCCAAATTAGGCCAAGATGATGAAATAATAGTTGTTGCCCTTAATGTAGTTGTAGTACCATTACCAAACTGTCCATTGGAATTGAAACCTCTTCCGTAATAACTATTCTTGTTCGCGGAGCTATTAAAAGATACCCAATACTGACCACTTAATAAATTTGTATCATCTACGTTAGCAGTAGTACCAATACTCGTTGGGTAAGAAACAAATGTGTTCTCGGCTGAGTTATTGAATATTTGTGAAATATTTTGCCCACCACCCATTACGTTACCCACCGAATTAATAGTCCACCAGTTCGTACTACTACTCGCTAATGCAATTATACCAGTGTTAAACTGTGTCCACGATGAAAGTGGAGAAGTACCACCATTTAATGCACGCTGTGAACCACGTAGATAAAATACTCCAGTACTTGTAATTAATCCAACACTATATTGGGTTGTGTTGAACTTAATATCTTTCACTCTAGTAGTCTTGGACGCGAACATACTGTCAACAGTAAAATTTAATATAATAGGCTGATTCGTAAGACCAGTAATATATCTCTGATCACCACAGTACTCAACCGTATTATCATCCTTCTGTACTACTATAAAAACATTTATAGGATCTACCCAAAAGTTTCTTACATTCGAATTAATGAATGTCCATTCAGATCTGAACTCATTCTTTCCATCACCCATCGGCCCATTACCATAACAGTACAGATCACCATTATCCATGAGCATAACCCATCCAGTTAAACCCGCAGATATTTTGATTACCTTCCTCGTCTGTAATTTATTACCATATTTCATTATTCTCGCAAATGGTATCATATAATCCCCCATAATTAATCATTATATCATATTTAACCAAAAAAGGCCAGTACACTCCTGTACTGACCTATTATTATCTCGGCATTTGAAGCTCATCCCACTGCACCGATGATATACTTCCCGGCAAATACACAGGACTACCAGTAACATAAATCTTACTAACACCATCGTATACTAACGTGAAGTTAGAACACATATATAACGCAGACTTTTCAGGATCGTAATTCGGAACCGTTAATGTCTTCGTCCATGAACTTAATGCCGAATTCGTCCCATTTCGACCAAATATACCCGTTGTATATATATCACCACCAGTAGTAGCAAACATATTAATATATGATCCAGTTTGTGACTTCCCTATTTTATGAATATCAGTGTCAACACCAGTACTATTCCTCGTAAAAGAAGTTACCTGTACGTTAGTAGCTAATCCATTACCCAATTGACCATTGTACTGCCAACCCGCATAATCTATAATACCACCACCTTTATAAACTATAGTACTCATAGAGTTACCACCAATCAATGAAGCAGAACTCGTCCTTACTAACATCGTCGCATAACCCCCAGCAGGTAATCCAATCGCACCATAAGTACTCTTACCACATGCCCGTACATCTCCTGTACTAGTTAAAAATACAGTATCATCTTGTGTTTCATACATATCAACTATAGTAGCACCACCAAGCGTCATTACACTAGTAAATGTATTCTGTGCACTAGTAATACCACCTCCTAATGTATATAAAGTAGCATTGTTTCCACGACCATATATGACATATCCATTAGAGTGAAGGTAGTGCATAGTCTCTTGACCCACCGTTATATCCCGTACAACATTATATGCAGGGAACGTACTAGTTACATCTATACCACCCAACGCTATTGTCGTAGATCCTGAAGTACTTCCAAGTGGCAAAATACTACCATGCATACGGTAGGTACTACCATTATAATATACTACACTATATGCACCACACCAAGCATCTTGTACACCACTAGCAACTAATACCCAATCCTTACGTGTTTGTGTACCAGCTACGTTTAATTGTAACGTGTTATTAGCCCCACATCCATATAACTCACCATCACCGTACAAAACGTATACGTTGGAATATGAACAGATAACCTTAACTATCTGAACTCTTTGTACTACATTCCCGTAAGTAACTATCCTCGCAAAAGGTATCATATATCCCCCTATATAATTATCATTATAACATATTTACCCTATAGACACCACAAAGAACATCCTATACCATACCACACCAGAACGCATAGGAAGCCCGTAGACAAGACTTCAGTACTACATAGTACAGGTGTCGCTCCTGTAGATTGCGACTCACAGGAGCTTATCGAAAGGATTCAACACCTGTAAAAATACCCAACTGTTAAGGTGTACAGTATTTTTATTTTTAAAAAGCTCAGGGGATTAGTTACAGATGCAACTATCATAGAGAGCTACAGTATAGCACTCACGCGTCACACCCTTCAGTACTGACCCCTTCCGCTATATCTTCTCTTTAAAGAGAAGTATAAAGTACTGAAAAGTACTTGTACCTTGTTTTGTAAAAGCCCTTTCACCTTTCAGGGAAAGTACCATCCACCCTTCAGCTAAAATCTGGAAAGTACTCCATCCTAAATCTCGATCCTAGAAATTTTGGAGTACCTACCAACCTTCAGCCCAATGTTCGAGTACTCACCAACGCGTTAGCCGATCCTCCAAAAGTACTTGACACGTTAGCGGAACTATGGTAACATGTCATAGCTGGGAATCCACCCTGCGTGTACGTGTATGTACATAATACCAGTACTGGATGAATTAACAGTATCAGTACTGAAAAATAGTTGTTGACATGCTGGTGGGTTTTAGGCATAATAGTTGTCATAGGGCGATGGTGAAGTCGGACACTCCTGACCTCTTGTAAGATAAAAGGCTAAACAGTACTGCTTACTGTGCACGTATTCAGTACTGATATTAAGTGAATTCAAATGAGCCTCTAGTGTATAGAGGACAGTAAAGGTAAGAATAATAAGAAGGGAGAATCCCCACTGTAAGAAATGAACTATATTCGCTTTCCAGTACTGCAACAGTTACTCCACAAGAATGAGAAGACTATTGTAGTACTGGTTACTTTTTAGGGTGAGAAATGTTGGATGGATTTTGGGTGTACTTGTCCTGTACTCTGGACGGATTTTGGGCGTAGTTGTGCTAGTTGCGTTTGTGCGAATGATAAGCGTTCTCCTTTTGAGAATGGTTCTCAGGTGCGAATAGTTCTCATTTGCATTTGCGAATGATATTGATTCTCATTTGCTGATGAGAATGATAATGATTATCGTTTGCAGTACTGGCCTGTTTTTTCCATTGGCTAGCCTACCGCGTCGAGATATAATTCCCGGCAGTATCGCAAATCAGCTTTTTTTGTTCACGGCTATTGTCTCAATATCTGGGGGGAATGTCAAGCATTTATTTTTGCAAAAAAGTTGTTGACACGTTGCCAGTACTTTGATATTATATACACATAGCAAGAACAATGCTCAAGCCCACAGGGTGCGGGGGTCTGTCCTTAATTTTTTAAATGCGAATGATTATCATTTCGCTCATATGATACATTTCCGCACCCTGTGGGTTCGGGAGTTTCGCCTCCATGTAAAACATTATACGGGTTTCCTGTGCTGGAGTCAACATCTTTTTAAAAGAAAATCGAAAATAATTTAGTACTATATGTATATAAGGAAGGATAAAAAAAGAATTGAGAAAGTACTTGCATTCTATTTCTACCTATTGCATAATAGCTACATCGAAACGAGACACACAAACACATTAAGGAAATAACATGTTACGCATTGTTAAAATGACTCCAACAGTAGGTAAGGCGATTGTTTATGCGGTTGTAGTATCAGAAGATAACGCCAACCACTTGCACGATCTGCTTAGTCGCTTCTTTGAGCGTGAGGGTTATCAGTACTGCACTATTGTATACCTTGAGCGTTTTGTTTGCCCTTGTGTGGATATTTCAGAATACAAAGTAACGGCCTTTATGAATGCCGACGAAATGATCGCTAACGGTACTTTGTAAGTTAGTATTAAAAGTACTTGCTTTATTCTGCGAGTACTTTATAATACTTACATACAAACGAAACAACTCATTAAGGAAAGCATTATGGAAAACATCATCGACGTTATCAAAGCAGTATCTTATGACGCACTGAATGAAGCACAGAAAGCACAGGCAATTGAGATTATGCGAGCGTTAGAGAATCAGGACTCTACCCCTTATTGGTCTGTAGATATTACTGATCAGTGGAAAGCGGATTTAGACACTGAATACGGCATTTATAATGCAGAGATCGAATGGTCTGGTTTTTGCTCACAGGGCGACGGTGCATCTATCAGTACTGACTACTATATCAATCTTGAGAAGTTTTTACGCAAGGTTAAAGCGTGGTCTAAATTCCGTCGCTTGCATCGTATCATTGCCGATGAAGAGATTCACGCGAAAGTAAACCGTGGATCTTCCCGCTACAGTCACGAAAACACTGTAAGCGGTAGCGTAGAGCTTGATTATAATATCGACTTTACACACAAACAAGTTTTAGCGAGTGAAGTACTGGAAGAGTTTTTGACTGATACAATTCGCGACTTGTCAAGCAAAGTTTATAAAGAGCTTGATGATGAGAATGATTATCAATCAAGTGATGAAGCACTTTGGTCTACTATCGAAGCTAATGAATACGATTTTAAAGTAAATCAGGCGGGCGAAGTTTTGGGAATTGCATAAGAAAGTACTTGCATTACTCCCTGATAAGCGTATAATGATTTGCATAGGGGGAACATCTTCCCCCACTATTAAGAGAAACGAAAATGACTATCTACTACCTGACTTTCAAGACTCCAGACGGCAACGTAACCGATGCTAACGTAACCGCAAACACTGTACATGAAGCAATGGCAGTACTGCAAATGGAAGAGAAAGAGGCCGTGATCGTGTCGGTAGTAGATACTGAAACGAATCTGGAAACGGTCATTGATCACTTCAATTTTTACAAAGGCCGTCCGTTGCAAGACTGGTATCATATCGAGATAGAGACTCGCCAACTACCAGAAGAACAACAGCACTTTGAATTAGGCACTAGCATTTGGGTTACTACCAGTAAGCAAGTATTTTTCTGTTCCCGTATTCACGTTGAAAAGCGTATCAAGATCGGGGCAGACTCCTACAGTGGATTGTTCACAACCAATGAGCTTATGAATTGCAACTATGTCAGTACTAGCATTTGCCAGAAGATCGGCGGTGATATCTGGGCGTAATGATAACACAAGGGGAGGCAATTGCTTCCCCTGTTATTTTGTACAGTACTAAATCCTATAGACGGACTGCTGCACCCTATGGGTTAGCTTGTTTTCATGAGATACATAATACAGGATTTGATCAGTACTGTCAACATCTTTTTCAAATGAATTTAAACGCTCTGTATCGCTCTATAAGCCGTTCAACGAATAATGCAAGCAAACATATTAGGGCAGTACTTTAAACGCGTTATAGGCTTGCTGGTGGCGTTATGCTTTAGTACTGAAATATAAGGAAAATGAAAAAAAGATTGTCAATCTCTTAAAAAGTACTTGACGGATGGAACGGAAACAGGCATACTGTATCACATAGAGCGGCGGGACAGATTAACTTCCCTAAGTAGACAGCCAGTAAGTCGTATGAATATCTGGTGCTGACTCGGAAAGAAAGATTGAAAAGAGTTTTAAAAAGTACTTGACAAGCTGGTGGGAAATTGAGATAATGACCACGTAGACAGCAAACAACCTAACTAAACTTTAAGAGGAAATACAAATGACTACTATCAACACTAACGCAAACACCGCTACCAACAACGCAGAAGCAGCATCACGTGTAACCCTTAAATCCGCTCTCGAAGCTGGTGATCACAAAGCACTCGCGATTATCCTCGCGAAGATTGGCGGCGACAAAGACGGCGTATCTAAATTGGGTATGACTTTCTCCCTCGCAGTTAAAGACGCGAAAGAAGTACTCAAAGAGAACGCAAAAGCGGCGGCACAGGCGGCAGAAGAAGCAGCACAACGCCGTGAAGCGAAGAAAGCGGATCGCCTCGCTGAAATCGCCAAACGTGACGAAGAAATCAAAGTAGAAAAAGAAAACATGCTCAAGTTCCTCATGGACACTGTAAACGGCATGGGTCTTGACCTCGAAGCGGCAGAAGCGGCAGCAACGGCGGCAATCGCTAAGAAGTACGGCGATGTTAACAAAGAGCCAAAATACACCTTTACCCGCATCCCTGTAACGGTTGACGGCAAACAGTACAACATGCCAACTTCTGGTAACATGGTGCAGGTACTCAAAGACGCTATGACCGCTGGCGGGTACACTACCCATAAAGATTTTATCCTTGCTCACGCAGTGGATAAAGAAGCAGCAGCAGCCGCTTTCGCTGAATAACTTAACAGCTTAACACAAAAGGCTACCACTTGGTAGCCTTTTTTATTGGGGGATTTATGGCAGTAGGTTTTGCAAAAGATGGTGCAGAGCAAGAAGAGATTCAGGCCGTTCTAAACGCCGCCATACGCCACGCAAGGAAACAGCTAGGGGATAGTACTACCGAAAGTAGAACGCACTGCCTAGACTGTTCTAGGGCTATTCCTGAGCGTAGGCGTGAAGCTGTTAAGGGTTGCAAGTACTGCGTAGAATGTCAAGCGGATCATGATAGTACTTTCAAAAGAGATCCTAGAAATTGTTGGCATAGATCTATGAGATAATACTTGCATTACTCATTCAGTACTGTATAATGTTTTGCATAGGGAGGGAAATAGTTCTCTCCCACTATTAAGGAAAAGAATCATGGCAATCTCAATTGGTTTCGTGCGTAAAGAAATGGTTTCCGTGTCAATCAAGCTGGTGGATTCATCACTGACAGAACAACAAGTACTAGAAGGTTTAACTACTGGGCAATACGAAATTTTTGAGTCCTCCCGTGAAGTGGTTGACATTCAAAGCGGGAACGTGATCGGGAACGTGATCGATTGGGAACCAGAAGATTTGACCCACGGCGACTTTGAACTTCTGAAAGAATAACACGAAGGGGAGGCAATTGCTTCCCCTGTTTATTTGTACAGTACTAAATCATACAGACGGACTGCTGCACCCTGTGGGTTAGTTTTTGTCTATGCGTGTATTATGCCAGTACTCCACCAGCTTGTCAACATCTTTTTCTGAATATTATTTGAAGAACGTACTTGCATTACTTTTGCAGTACTGTATAATGTTTTGCATAGGGGGAAACATCTTCCCCCATTAATTAAGGAAATGAAGATGCAAAAGGTATGGGGTTTTGTTTACATGTCAGTATTCAATGAAACTGGTCTGACTGAGAAAGGTGCTAAGATCTCCGCAACACGAAACGGTTGTGACTTGATCGGGTATCGTTCACCAATCAATAACATGTTTATCGAGACTCATCGTAAAGTAGATGGGAAGTGGAAAGCAAGTAATTTGATCTACGGCGTATAAAGTTTTACTCCAGTACTTGACATACTGATCGAGTACTGGCATAATGACTTTATCGAAACGAAACACTATTAAGAGAATATTACTATGCCTAATCAAATCACTCCAGCACAGACCTTTAACAAATTCAGTACTGTTAAGATGGTACAGGAATACGTGCCTACTTATGGATGGGCTGACGTTGGCGAAGCGACTAGCAGCAAAGACGCAAAAGAAACAATGGCAGACTACAAAGCGGAGGGGATCACTACCCGCGTAGTTAATCGCCGTGAACTTAACAAAGATGCGTTTCTTTGTCAAGCTCTTTTGAAGTTTTGCCGTGACTACTATTTCCGTTGCGGTGGCATCTGGCCTAATGAGGTGCAAGTACTGAAAGCGAACGGGAAGGTAAAATTTACCTTGACTTTGAAAGAAATTGTAGAAGTACTTGGTGATGATTGCCGTATTGTTACATCTGTAGCAGTATAAAAAAGTACTTGACACATTACGGGGATATGGTATCATATCCCTACATTAAGCAAAGAGGAAAAGCAATGCGAACTATTGACCAACTCATCGACCCAAACACTACCGCCCGTCGCTCTATGGTAACAGTAGGTGATAAACCACACTGGAGCGGGTATGTATGTTTCATTGTAGGCGGGAAAATGTATGAGCGGGTAGTATATCACAAGGAAATCAATTATATTGTTTTCCGCAAAGAGGTGATAGCACTCGATCCTACCGCTCTAAAACCCATTGCAGGGGCTTGGAATAAAGAATCCTTGTACTGCTAACCCTTTAAGTTAAAGCCCCGCATAGGGGCTTACAGGAGCTTTAAAATGAATCAATGTCAAGTACTGAATGAGATTGAAAAAGTAGTTGACACGCCTCCAAAGTATGATAAACTATTATCCAGAACTGAGGCAAATCAATTCGAAAGAGAACGGGTTGAAAAAGTGTTGGGAGAAGGTTGTGAAAAATCGTTACACTACACCGCACCACAATGGGATAACGAACGCCCATCAGCGGAGAATAAAGAAGCGTAAACAAAAGCGTAAAGTACTGGTAGAACGCATCAATGAAGGCGTGGGGATCATCTGGGTAGATGATTGGCTAACAGGATTCTACCCTAATCAGATCCAAATGATCGGACGTGCGAACCGTGGGAACTCGTTTAACTTCTCACATTTAGAGATGCCGCCAACGTTACGCCCAAATCCTTACGAAGAAATAAAACGTTGACAAAGTACTGGCTTAATGAGATAATACTTTTAAGCCAGAACAAAGGCGTGACCCATAGGGTGCGGAGAAGTATTCAGTACTTGAGAATGATAATCATTTACATCAACAGACGGATTCCCCCACCCTGTGGGCTATTTGTTTCAATGACTGTATTATGCCAAAGTACTGCGATATTGTCAAGTACTTTTTTAATGAAAATAATTTGAAAATAATGCTTGCAGTACTTTGGGAATAGAGTATAATACCTATATCAACCAAACGAAGGGTAACACAAAATGATTAATGAAATTCGACAAAATCCTGTTGGTTCTTTATTGGCGGCAATGTGGATCGGTTTCGGTGCAATGGGTGCGGTACTGCTTATTGTAATAGCTGGGATTTTATTATCAAAAGTACTTGCATTCGTTTTAGTACTCTAATATAATACTTACATCAACCAAACAGAGGATATAAAGATGGTTACTTTTAAGCGTGTATTGTTCGGACGTGGTGCAAGTGCTGAGACTGTACCTGTTGAACTGGTGGCGATGTTGGAAGAAATGATCCGTCGCAAAGATGTACAGTTTAGCCCTGATAAGATGCCGTATGCAATCGCCTTTGAAGTTCGCAAGTCTCCGAAGTACTGGAAGATTGATCGCGTCGAACTGAGTAACGAAACGGGGCAGATCATGCAATACGGGCGTAGCTCCTGCGGTAGTGTAGACTTTGAGGGGAACGTGTTCAAGTCTGCCAGTTATAACGCAGTAGCCAAAGGTATACGCGGCAATATCTTTGTAGAGAATGGTTTCTCTGCTCTGGACTCGCAAGGATTCATTCGTTACTTGAATTAATTATTATCAAAAGTACTCTTGCAAATAGTGTGAGAGTACTTTATAATACTTACATCAATTAAGCGAAGAGAGATACTATCATGCACCAGCCAGCATATACAACCAAACACACAGATGTTGAAATGTGGGCAGTACACCATATCTTAATTGGTGATAACCGTATGGTAAGAAGTGAGATACTAGACTCAATCGAGACTGTTGTCAAGCGTTGTGTTGAACTTGGACAAAGTACTCCAGAACAATCGGCGTATCTTGACACTGTATTACAGGCATATTATACCCAAAAGAAATATGAATTGATTTTATTAATTCGTCGCTTGACACAGGAACGTGTGCAAATCATGTATAAAAACGTTCCATTCTTTAAAAATATAGTTTCAAATTATAGTCAGTTAGTAATTGATGCCCGTAGTGTTAAAGTATATAACGAAGTTAAACATTAAGTAAAAAGTACTTGCAAAGTATTCCAAAGAGCGTATAATGTTTTACATAGAGAGGGGAAATGGTTCCCCTCCTAATTAAGAGAATAGAATCATGGCTAAAGTAACCCGTACCGAAGTTGATCATTACCTGTCAGTACTGAATAACAAGCTGTCTGCGATGGGTGCAAAGTATCGTTATAAAGTGCAACCTGTTGCTGGTGGTTATACACTGGAAAAGTACAACTCAGCGGGGGATCTGGTCGATACTTGTATCGGTGGTCAATCATTACGTGCAGTATATGAGATCATTCGTTTTTCTGCAAACATGATCGGGGATAACGTGGAGTAAGTAATAAAAGTACTTGCATATACTTTGCGAGTACTTTATAATACTTACATCACTTAAGCAAAGAGAAACAAAATGTTAAAATCCAAACTGTTCGTAGCTCACATCACGCAGCGTATTGGTGAATATGAAACCAACCTTAAGCGTTTGATTCTGGCTAAGGATCTGGCAGAGGCTGAATTGTACGCCTTTGAGGAAGGTATGCCAACGTTTGACGGTTCCGACCTGAAAGATAAGAACTCATATCAGGAAGGTGATCAGCCCCATACGTGGTACTTTGCTGGTGGCGATTGGTGCGTTACTCTTAAGTGCGTGACCGAAGTAGACGACGAAGTAACAGCGGAGGTTATTGTTAAATCCTCGCTGGTATCTTTCTTGTAAAAAGTACTTGCATTACTCTCTGAATAGCGTATAATGTTTTGCATAGGGGGAGATAACCTCCCCCACTAATTAAGGAAAGTCCCATGAGCAACAAAGTTAACATGACCGGTTTCGCGAACGACGCTAACTCCCCTACCATTCGTGCGGAAGGGCTGATCGGTGAAACGCAAGTGTTTATCGATTACGATAAACTTACTGGTACTATTGTTGACAGTACTTTCAGAGAGTCATCCGATCTGTTCAAAGATATGGATAAGCAAGCCCGTCAGATTCTGGTGTTTAAAGTACCTGTAGATCTGGCTGGTGATTCTTACACAGTACGCCAGTACAATCAAATGAATGAATGGCATGACAAACTGAAAGCGGCTGAGAAAGTACTTTCAGAAATGGATCGTCTTGTTACTTCTGAGGACTGGATGTATAACCAGTTAGGACAAACTACTGGAAGCATCATCGACTCATTAAACGAGGTACGCATTGCACTGGATGCCCGTTTGTCAAATCAATAAAGTTTTAAAAGGGGTTGACTAATGTCAGCCCTTTTGTTATTATATCAGTACAGCAAACAGGGGGCAACATGGCAAAGGTTACAATCGAAACGGTAAAAGAAACAATTCGAGTACTGGATGAAATTAACGGCACTAATCATTATAACGAAATTGATTGGGATAATCCAAGTACTAAATTACCTGATTTCTTATCTGATAAAAAAGATGATAAAAAGGATTGACACCAAACTGCCAATGCGGTATTATATAGTCATTGGCAGATAAGCTACTAACCCACAGGGTGCGATGGTCTGTCTGTTATATTATAGTACTGAAATAGTTCTTGCTTTATGTGTTTACTGTGTTATAATACTTCTAACTTAACAAAGAGGACAAAGCAATGGATGAGAAAGAATTTGATTCAAGCGATTACGAAGGTGCTCTTGATTATGCTTTCCATATTGAGCAGAAAACGCAGTGCACAGAAACCGAATCAATCATGCGAGCAGCAAAGCATTATAACATTAGTTGGCAGTCATTGCAACGTTATGCTGACTCCTTTAATATCTAAAAAGTACTTGCATTACTTTTTCAGTACTGTATAATGTTTTGCATGGGGGAAACATCTTCCCCCACTAATTAAGAGAAAGAGATTATGAATAGCAAAGAGTTCACCGCAAAAGTATCAGCCGCTTTCCTCGCAGTATTCCCTAACGGTTGGGTACACGTTGGACGTCTGCCATTGGGTGGCGATGTTTGTCTGGCGTTTGGTATGACTCGTGATCAAAAAGATTGCAGTTCAAATATTCGCGAAAATGACACTATGCGTATGACTTTTGCAATCCACGGCATGAAGTTTGGCAGTGATGATAATATCACTGATAAGCTGGAAATGGAACCGTACTACTCAGCGATTAGCACGATTCCACGCAAGCAGTACTATGCTATGGGTCATGACAAGATTAAGACACGTAAAACTACCAATACACCGGAAAAGCTCTTAGAAACGCTTACACGCTATTTTAAAGCGGCTGGTGTCCAAGTGCAGACATTAGCAGAAGCAAATGAGCTTTACAATCAAGATCGCATTAAGCCTGAATATCTGGAAATTAATGTGAAATAGTACTGGACAACTAAACGGGACTATTATATAATAGTCCCATCTTAAGCAAAGAGGAACTACCAAATGGAACAACGTGAAATCATCGCTCAAGTACTGACTCGTATCTTACTGTCTTCTCGACTCTCACAGGTACGCAACATTTCACAGGCACATGAAGATACATGGCGTGAAGCGTTGAACGGCAGCAACAGCAGCCAGTTAGCCGCAGATGAAAAACTGCGTGAAGTGATCAAAAATGCTATGGCAGAACTGAATGATGACGCTGTAAATTATATCGTAAATTCATTCAAATAGTACTTGCATTACTCCCTGATAAGCGTATAATGATTTGCATAGGGGGAAACAACTTCCCCCACTAATTAAGGAAAAGGTCATGCGTGAACCTGATTTAGAATGGCAGTCAGATTGTAATAAGCTGGTGCTGGTGTTCCCATCATACGATATGGTGTATGAGTTAGCAACTACCCGCGAAAAGGCAGAAGCTAGCAGTAAAGCGTTGTGTCAGTTACTCGGACAGGTTGGATCATATCAGTTAGATGATATGCGTGAAGTACTCAAAGGTTATGACGTAAACACTGACGACCTGACAATCAATGATATGATTAAATTGATCATATTGCAAGCGGCAAGTGATTTACACGACAAAGAAAACATGGAAGAACTCTGCGAGTGGCAGAATGATTTCCTGGCAGAATCCCGGCGTAATTAAGTACTAAAAAGTACTTGCATTACTCCCTGATAAGCGTATAATGATTTGCATAGGGGGAAAACATCTTCCCCCACTAATTAAGGAAAGTACAATGACTATCTCCAACGTTCAAGCCAACTTCGAAAATGAATTTATCTCTCAGGCGATTCGACTGGATGACGGCGTAGCAAATATTAACTACGGTTTCAACTCTGGCGGCTATGAAAAATATCAGTACTTTGTTACTGATGACGGCGGCGTATTGGGTATCAATACAGTAATGGCTAACATCCAATCAATTAACTTTAATGATCCCGATGATCGCCAGTTCTACATTGTCGGCGTTGACGTTAACTATGAAGACAATTTCCTTGCTGATGATCACACAGGGGAACTACTGGAAAGTGCCTACGGGGATCTGGATTTAGACGCAGAAGAATAACACAAAGGGGAGCAATGACTCCCCTGTTTATTTGTACAGTACTATAACCTATAGATACATTTCCGCACCCTGTGGGCTAATTGTTTCTATGGGATATAGAATACCAAAATGCTGGTGGGCTGTCAAGCATTTATTTTTGGGACAATCGATTATTTTTGTGATATAATATTCTTAATAAGGGATTGACAAAAGGATATTTTATGGAATGGAAAGTACTTAAAGAGAATAGCAATTATGAGGTGTCAGAGTTTGGCGACGTGCGAACACGCAAGACAGGACGCATACGTAAGCAAGCAACCGATAAAGATGGTTATAGTATACTACAACTTTGGTTTGAAGGTCAAGGAAAGAATTGCAAAGCACACCGTTTGGTAGCATTGAATTTTCTCCCACCAGCAGCACCAAATCAAACCGTTGTCAATCATAAAGATGGAAATAAACAAAATAATCATTATTCTAATCTTGAATGGGCGACGGTTCAAGAAAATACAAAACATGCGGCTGATAATGGTTTATTGCGTGAACAATGGGGAATGAATAATTTCAGTAGTAAATTAACACCGGAAATCATAGACTACATTCAGACAACCTATTATAATGGTTATGGTATACAAAGGCTAGCTAATGAATTAAATGTATCATATGCAACCGCCTTTACATGGAAAAAGAAATATTCCAAAAGCAGTTGACATACTTTGCAAGTACTGGCATAATGTATTCATTGAAACGAAACGAGATACACAAAATGATTACTACCCTTTATCACGGCTCCAGCAAGTTTGATCATCGTCCGGGTTATCTGGGTGCAAAAATCCATAGTACGCAGTATGGTGTTGGTCTCTACTGTACGAACTCTTATCTGTGGGCCGAGCATTACGGGCGATCAGTGTACGCCTTGACAGTGGAACTCAAAGAGGAACAACACGCAAGCAACGTAGAGATAACAATCCCGAACCTGCAATACTGGTGTAATGTGTATTGTACTCAAAAGCTGGCGAAACTGTTTAAGAAAGAGTTTAGCCAACGCGAAACAATGACCGCACATCGCTTTGAATTGTGGCTGTACTGGAATGTTAAAGGCTTACATAAGATTGCTAAAGAGTTAGCCGCTTTCTTTACTGCTCAAGGTGTAACGCATAACAGCGATGCAGGGAACTACGGCGGGAAACTTATCAGAATCTACGATTTTGATATTATCTCAAACAGTACTAAGGATAAGCAAGTACTTAAAGAGTTAGATTATCAGAATACAGATTTACCTGATTATCTAAAAGATAAGGCTTGACAGTACACAGGGGCTATTATATAATAGTCCCATCTTAAGCAAACAAGGAATTAAAAAAATGTCTATCTACTCTCTGGATGTAAGTACTTCGAACTTCACTACTAAAATGCTGGTTAGTACTGAGCGTAAAGAGCGAGAAGAACAACACGCCGAAGTAATGGATTGGGCTACTAGTTTCTATCCGGTAGGTACTGTATTAAAGGCTAAATGGATCTCACACGAAACAAAGATTGATTTCCATTCTGCCATCGCTGGTGGTTATGAGGGGATCAAGATACTATGAAAAAAGAATTTGTATTTGAAGTGATTCTTAAATCTGGTGGTGTAACCCTCGTGCGTGAATGGGGTTATTCGGCTGGTGATGCGTGGCAACGTGTCAAAAAGCTGCAAGATATTAAAGGATCATATCGTAGTGTAAGAGAGGCGTAATGATTAAAAGTACTTGCATTTACTGAGCGAGTACTTTATAATACTTACATCAACAGCAAACAACCGAGGAAATGAAAATGAAAGAATCTCAATACGAAGCAGTACTGGCACAGACGGGCGAAGACCTGACAACTGAGCAGTACGCGAAGATTGAAGAACTTTTGTTAGCGGGTAAATCTGTAAAAGATACCGTGAAAGCAATCCGCAAAATGTAACACAATGGGGAGCTAACCACTCCCCTGTTTATTTGTACAGTACTATAAAATTTGGATAGATTATCCCACCCTGTGGGTTAGTTGTCTCTATGGGATATATAATACCAAAAACAGATCGCGGTGTCAAGTACTTTTATTTTGAAAATAGTTGTTGACTCCCTCTTACAGTACTGTATAATACTTACATCAAGACGAGAAAGAACCTTTAAACAAACGAGGATTTAAAAAATGGCTTTACATTCAGCAATGCGAAAAACAATCGACACCTCTCCAGTTGGTCATACTATGTATAGTACTCTGGGTAGCTCTGATCGTAACTTTGCCATTATGGTAAAGAATCCGTGGACAGGCAAAGATTGCATTTACAGCGGTTACTACTTGGAAGGTAACCACTTACCAGCATCAGGGCGTAATGATATAAAACGTTACATCACCCGCCACAGAGCAGAAAAAGACATTGCTACTATCTTTTTGAACGGACAGAACGCAAGGGTTGTAACGATGGAAGAAGCAGAGATTTTCCTTGGTTCCCTCGCTTCACTGTGATATAATACTTTAAACACAAGGGGAGTACTTAAAGATGATTACACCAGTTGCACCAATCTACCGGACAGTGTATAATACTTACAGTATTCCCCAACAAGAAAGGATTGTCAAAGAAGTAAAAGAGCATCAAAAAGAAGTAAAAAGTACTAGACACCGAATCGACATTAAAGTATAATACTTACATCAACCACAAAGAGGAAGTACAAAAATGGCTACTATCAAATCTGTGTTCTGCAAAACCCGTAACGATGCACGACACGCTAAAGTAGATTATGACGGCAAGATCATTGATAACGGTGCTGATGCTCCTGCTGGTAAGCGTTGGGAAGTACAATACACGGTAGAAGCTCCTAAGTCTGAGGCCGTCGCACAGCTTGCTGCAATGCTTCAGGCTGAAGTGATGGACGTAGCACTTGAGCCAGTAGAACCGCGTGATATTATGGGTTTGCCGCTGGTGGACTCACGTCAAGTGCACAATCACAGCTACACCCTGAAAGATCGCAAGGGTAATAACGTGAATGTACTTGTTCGCCGCTCACGCACCGCCGCACTACTGGCTGCTAGTCTCGCCCGTAGCTAACCAACACAGGGGGAGAAATCCCCCACCTTTAAGAGAAACCAAAATGAAAAAGCAAGTCGAATTAGTCAACGGTAATTTCATGAAACTGCACTACAAGCCGCAAAAGAAGATTGTAGAGAAGGCTGTCAAAGCAGCTAACAGTTTCATAAGTGGTGATCTCCACGCTCGCAAACTGAGTAACGGACTATTCCAAGTACTGGATATTTCCCGAACTGAGCGTATCGTAATTGACAAAGAAAAGCAACTACATTTAATGTCTCACGAAAAGTACAATGATTTTGTAAATCAGCGTTGATCACTATTGGATCATTTGGTATAATACTTTCCATAGGGTAGCACATATTGGAAAGAACCAAATGAAACGTATTCGAAACATCAATGATGTAATCATGACTTTTGACGGACAGAACTTCACCGTAAGATGTGGAAGGGAAAGAATTGTAACATCAAACGCTGTTGTAGCATTAGAATCATTTGACAGATTATATTTAAAATACATGTAAAAAATGGGTTGACGAGAGTCAGCCCTTTTGTTATTATATACGCATAGAAACAAGCTAACCCACAGGGTGCATAAATATATCTATAATTCATGCACAGGAGAATTAATTATGCCGGGTCAATTCCGCTCTAAATCAGGTGCTACTCTCGCTGGACACTCGGACAAGTGGAGCGATGAGAACCGCCGCAGTAATAGCCATAACGCAGGACAGGGATCGCGTGGCTCCCGTAATCAAGGAACAGGGGCAGCAGGTAAAGCAAACACAGTAACCGATACACTAGTCGATACCTCTCGAATGAAACCAGACGAGAAACTAAGATACTTCCAATCCCTAGGCTTAATGGGTGGTAAGCCAACACCAGAACCAGAAGTACAGAAACCAATGCCAAAAGATTCTAAAACTCTTATCAGTACTTTACAAGATGATTGGAAAGCAGCGTTTAAAGGCGATGTACGCCATTCTAAGCGATTAATTGCAGAACTTAAAGAGGTAGCCCCGGCTAAAGTTAAAAACGCTCTACAGGCCGCATACAGAGCTACAGCAGAGATTACAGCACGTGAAGACGATCCATTAGCTATTGTTGAATACATTAGCGATGCAATCACACCATTCACTTACGAAGATTAAAAAAAGAGGTTGACATATGTCAGCCTTTTTTGTTATTATATCAGTACAACCAAAGAGGACCAAACGATGAAACATTTACTCTTACTCGCTGCACTCTTCAGTACTCCAGTATTAGCACAGGACTTGATCTGTAGTGCTGATGGTTTCAGTACTCGATTTATCATTGATAACACTTCGCTGGTGGACACAAACGAACATGTTGTTGCCGAAGAAGTCAAGCCCGGTTTATTCGTGGCTAAAGATCGATTCGGTACTGTAACATATATCCTGCACGGAAACAATATCATTATGCAATTCGATGGTATCACAAAGGAGTACACGTGTCAATAACAGTACGAGTAACCTTGAAGGGACTTAAACCCAATGAGGACAATTACGAAACCCATCACGCCGAAATTACAGGCTTGACAGACGATGACCTAGATGGTAATATACTCTCATACATCTACGAATGGCGTTCACTAAATGGATACTACAAAGTGAAGTACACGAACAAAGAGGTAATCTCATGCGATAACTAAAGGGAGATTACCATGCCAACTCATTCATTAATTTTAAACGGTATCCGATTCAAAATGCAAGAGGGTACAGTACAAAGTACTAACACGCAACTAGTCATCGATAAATTGACAAAGGAACAGTGTGATGGTATACTACGTGAAGCTAATCGCATCAAAGCAACAGTAGCCAATCATCCGGTTAAGCGTCAGTTATTACAGGGCATTATCATGGGGTGTTTACGTAAATGATTTACCAGCAAATAATTGCTCTAATCAGAGGTGATAAAGCAGCGGTCCAGTACTGCAATGATCATATCTTTGATCTTGTCAACCTGCACGAGCAAGGGGCCAGCATCGAAGATTTAGCGGAGGTTTGCCGTATCAATAAATAACCTTGTAACATTACAAGGAGATCATTATGATACGCACAGACTTAGACACTGTAAAGCAGTGGTCTACTATTCAACTGGATCAGCTACCACAAACATTGAAATCTCAAGGTTTCCAGTTTGTTCCAAAATTCAGTACTGATGACCATCGTATATTCGTTTCACAAGATGGACAATACATGATGAATATTGCACAAAGTACTGGTAAAGTGTATAGCACAAAGAACCAGAAAGCACCACTACATACGTTTGGTGTACGCAAGGGTGATATTCCACCGTCAGCAGACAAAGCATTTAGAACGCATTAATAAAAAAGGGTTGACACATGTCAGCCCTTTTGCTATTATATCTATATCGAAACGAAGGAGTAATACTATGTACCTCACCAAAGCAGCTAAACTACACTTACACGAACTAGGTCACCTGAGCACTAATACTGAGATGCTTAAGTACTGCAAAGAGAACTTGACTCGATTGGGTGCAGGTAGTAGCCGCGAAGTGTTTGCATTAAGTGATACGCTGGTGGTGAAGGTAGCCAAAGGCGGGACTGGTGTCAAGCAAAACGAAAACGAAATCCGTGTATGGAATTTGGTTGATTACTCATTCACTGGTATGAAACGTTCCTTTGCTAAAGTACTGATCGAAGCATGTCACTGGAAAGATTTCTTTATTGTGATGGAAAGACTTGACAAACTATCAAACAAAAATCTATTCAATAGCTACTCTATGCGGTTGTGGCGTACCTCGCGTACAGCACGTAGTAACGTTGAACGCCGTCTATACAAAGACGTGAGCAACACGGACGACAACGCATTTACGAACAACTTCGCAGACATATCACCACGTAACATGGGCGTGTCTCGTAGTGGTGTAGTGAAGATGTTAGATTACGGATTCAGTACTAACATCTGGAATGGTCTTGCGTCGGGCAAACTAAAGAACCGCGAAAAGCTCTGCATTTAGAGTGTACTTCTTAAATAGTTGATAGGGTGCTAATTATCCTATCAACTAAGAGGAAGTAACTATGTTTAAAGTCCGTAAGTGGTCCACCAGCAACGCATTACCTTATGATGTGGTGTTTATAGATTTTGCATTAAAGAAGGTATACTATCAACCACATATTACATTCAGAACTAAAACAGATGCCGAGCGTTACAAGATAACACTTGACAGAGCATCATATAGTACTGGATCATTTGAGTTTGTTAGAGAGAACTGGCCCGAAGAACCCAAAGAAGAACCAAAAGAAAAAGATAAGAAACCAAAGAAAAAAGATTGACTCTCTTAGCTGGTGGGTATATAATGAATCCATCAACTCAAGAAGGAAAGCAAAATGTTTAAAGTTCGCAAATGGTCCGATACCAACTCCAAGCCATACGATGTAGTATACTTGGACTACGCGATGAATAACCAGCACTATCAACCCGGTGCAGACTTCAGTACTAAAGAACTGGCTGAAGCACACAGGGTAGCACTGGTGAAGAACTTCACACCAAACAGCTTGCAATTCATTCGCGATCACTGGCCTACTGATGGCGGTATCGAATAAAACAAATAAGGGTTGACATATGTCAGCCCTTTTGCTTAGGAATAATCATGAGACTACCCGGCTTAATCTTATTAGTACTAACAGTGCTATACGTAGGAAATGCAATTAATGATCCTAGCACAATTCAGTACTGGAATCAAATGAAACAATATTTGAATATTCCTTGACATTGCTGGTGCACTATCATATAATGTATACATCTTAACAGAGAGGGTTACAACATGGTACACGTAGAACTGGACGCACTCAAACAAAAGTGGTACGAGATCGGTAACACAGATCGCCAGTGGACCGACAACGAATACAAAGAGCTTAAGTCTCTTGACAATTGGCAACGCAATGAAGTACTGAAAGCACACGCCAAAGGTGTTAGTGATCGCGTTGAAATTATTTAAAAGAAAGGGTTGACTTCGGTCGGCCCTTTTTGCTATTATATGTTTACGGAAACAAGCTAACCCACAGGGTGCACAAAACCGTTTAAGGATTGTATATTTTTTCATCGAAGTACTAAATCAAATACGGATAAAATAAATTTCAAAAAGTACTTGAATACTACTCCCAAACATCGTATAATGTTTTACATCGAGAGGGGAAATGGTTCTTCTCTCCAAGTTAAGGAATGAAATCATGATTCACAACAATGTACGAGATATGATCAACGTTAACCCTGTTACTGGTATCGCTTACGGCTATATCAACGCGAACAACGTAAACGGTGATGTACTGCATGATATCTTCTGTAATGGCATCGATTCACGCAGATTAGAATGTGATATCGAGTTTGCGGCAAAACATGGTTTCGTTACTCCTGAGCAGGAAGAGAATGAATTATTCAGTACTTACCTCGCTCGCATTCAAGATGTAATGCTTGACTTCCTTAACAATCTGCAAGATGAGGAAGGTAATGATCTCACTGAACTGGTGGAAGAACATGATCGCCAGTACGAAGAGTTTACAGGTGATATCCACGTAGCAACAATCGATGACACTACTGTTATCTATAACACTGATAACAATACAATCTGTGTGATGGATAGCAAGACTGTAGGGAAGTACTTCTTATGCTCCCCTTGCTGCCCGAACGCTGGTGATTTGGATAGTGCTGGTGGCGATGTAGAAACTTACGATGTACCAGCTAGCTGGCGTGAAATGGATTGCTAATATATAGCAATGCAAGTACTTTGTCAAGAGCAAAAATAATTGATAAAAGTACTTGCATACTCCCCCAGATACTGTATAATGTTTTGCATAGGGAGAGAAATGGTTCTCCCCTAAATTAAGGAAAACATTATGTCTAAGTATCGTACTCAGTTCTTCATGGTTGACAACGCTCGATTGACCGCAGGTGATGTACACGAGCACTACGGAGTGAGCATTGATGACCTGTTAGCGATGCACACAGATGACACTCAGTACTTCACCGCACACGGCTACGAGGTGAAAGTAACCAGACTGTAACACAAAATAAAGGGTTGACGAGAGTCATCCCTTTTGCTATTATATCAGTACTTAAACAGGAGATACAAAATGAAATTATCTATTGCTCTTAATCGAATCTTTGGTATCGGCAACGTTGACGATTGGAATGATGTGAATGATGAAGATGAAGTACTTGAGTACTTCGCAATCTATCATAACACAGATGAAGAGAATAACTGTGAGCCTGATTACTTCCTCCGCTACTTCGTGGATGGATCATACCAGCTAAATGATCTCGGTGGCAAGGTATTACACAAAGGTGATGATCTGGCAGTACTGAAAAAAGTACTGAAGAAATTACCAAAAGCCTCTTGACTATAATCTGCTGGTGGCCTATACTAAGGTCATTGGCAGATAAGCCGTAACCCACAGGGTGCAGAGATCCGTCTATAGCTTTTAAGTACTAAATTCTTTTAAAAAGATTGTAGAAAGTACTTGCATAGTACATCCGTTCCTGTATAATGTTTTACATCGAGAGGGGGAAATGGTTCTCCCTCCGGTCTCTAGGAGATACACCATGTTCACATTAAATCATTTCTCTGATGTTGTTGCAGTAGCTAACACTTTCGGCATCGACGCTCTGCGATACGCGATGGACAATCAAACCGTATCTCCGGGAGCCACCCGCACTATCTGTGAGTGTATGGCGTGGGCTACTAATCAAACCGTCAGCATTGAGAACGTCAACGACGGCAACATAGAGTATAGCGTAGATGCTGTATTCACGTCAGAGAAAATCGCAGGGCTTTACATTACTGGCCTTGACCAGATCCGTATCTCTCGCGTGGGCTTCGGTTCCTTCCACGGTGACGTGCGTGAGGCAATGGAGAAGGGCATCATCAACGCCGAGCAGTTAGGCAAAGTACTGAATGAGATTGCACTGCGTAACGCAGCAGCAAAAGCATTCAAGTTCTAATACATAATCAAACGTAAGGCCACTAGCATAACGCTGGTGGCTTTATCTATTGGAGGTAATACCATGACAACATATAGAGTAGAGGGCTGCTTAGGATGCACTGTAGGCAGCGTGGATAGCATTGATGAGGCTACGGCTTTAGTACTTAAGCAGTTACCTATCAGTGCTAAGACTGTACGCCAGCTAGCAGGTAGGCTAGCCAAGCGGCAGGTAGGGCAGTTCGCCCACGTAGACTATGGCGGCACAGGGTGTACTGTATTTGTGGAATAAGGATTTAGTACTAAGTCAAATTTTATCTCATTCGAAAAATAATTACGTTAGTTATAATTTGAGTAGGTAACTGTTAGACTTTTCTATAAAAAAGTTTTATGGACTATGCAAAATTTTTTTGCTTAGTTAAGGCCAGTCAGCCTTAGCCACCTTAAAAAACTGATATGTGTATTTGACATATTGGTTTTTTGGTGCTATACTTATTGGACATAAATTCTGGGGGAACAATGGACAAATATCTTGAATCTTTAAAATATGCACAATATATTCTTCGTCTTAGGGATGGTTTAATTGATGGTTCCATTGGTCAAGCCCAAAAGGTTACTTGTAAGATTGATATGGATCGCACACAATTCAATACTATTAAAGGTAAACGGTTCTATACTGAGTTCGGTCAAAGGCCATATACATTGGGACATTTGCATTACAAATCAGAAAACAAACTTGGAACATTAATTACTTCTAAAACGATTGATTTCCATCAAGATTCAGCAGATGGTATACTTACGGTGGATGGCACTCGTTCATTCAAGCTAAACCCGAATTACGACGAGGGGCAATACTTCCAAGACAGTTTGTTGTACTCTGATAGACAATTGCATTTCATTGTGGTTGCCAATCTCTTATACGCGAACCCAATGGAGAAATACAATAACTTCAAGCTATACTTCAGGAACGCACAAAACATGCGTAAACTCTTGGGAGAAATTGAATGAGCTACCACGATGACTTACAATATGCAAAAGATATAATGCGTATACGTAATGCATTACTATCCGGGGAACTTAATGAAGGTCACGGTGTGCATTACGGATTAACTAACTCTATCTACGGGAAGGGAAGGATATTCCATATTTTCAAAGATGGTGCTCGCAGGGTGATTGGTGACATTACCCAGAAAGATGATTATGAAAATACTGGTTCTATTATTACTGATAAATCACTTGTTCACATCACTAGCCTTTCTAGGGTTGTAGATACAACGGTATTTGATAAACAGCATTGCGTCTATCATTTACTCCCCGGATACGATGAAGCTCAACACTTCCAAGACACGATGCTGTACTCTTTGGAACAGGTTCGGTCCAAGACTGTGATGAACCATTTGCACACAGAAGCAATGCCAAAGTTTAATCGCTTCAAACTCTTCTGGTGCTATGTTCCCATTCTATTAGCTAAACTGGACGGCACTGATGACTCAATATGAAGAAGATTTAGAATACGCAAACAAGGTTCTACGCATCCGTGAAGCACTAATATCAGGTGACCTTTTAAAAGCACGTGGCATTCAAAACTTCAAAATGAATAAAGATTGTAATGAATACACTATACAATTAGGTGATGGGTTTAATCCTGTATTCTCATACTTAGAAGAACGTGAAGACGAAGGTTCAACCTTTATTGGATCTTCACGGATAATCTATGCACCGCACACAAAATACTTCAAGGTAATGTACAATCCCAACACCTATGAAGTCAGCGATGATCCAATCGATGAAGGTTGGTACTTCCAACGACAACTATTACTACAAGATGAAGTATTGAAAGCTGCTGTCATTGTTAAGACACTTAATTCGGTTCCAATGGCCCCATACAAGTACTTCAGTGTACATACAGAATTTATTGATGAAGTACTTAAAAGACTAGATGAGGTTAAACTATGACTTACGATGAAGATTTAAAGTACGCTCAAGATATCTTCAAGATGATCAAATGGTTCTATCTAGGAATAGCTAATAGTAATCCTTATATTAGTAGTACTCTCCATGCAGATGATTCTGGTAAATCTTTTTTCTATTATAATAGTGATGAACGTACCCGTATATTTGCTTACAGTACTAGACCTATAGATTTACAAATGTCTTACAACACTGGACAACGTGTGGTTATGTTTTTGGACCAATCAGAATTTTATCATCTTGATTATGATGATGGATGTACTGGTATTGAGTTATACGATGATCTTCATTCTGAAGCTGAACACTTCCAGTACTCTCTTTTGTACACACCAGTACTTAATAGGGACTTGTTAACTCTTTCATATATCAGAAGTAGGAAAGATGAGTTATATGGTATAACACGCTTAGAGTACAATATTGAATTATTACCAACGATTATGGCTGAATGTAAACATGCTTTAACATTCCCCAAGGACAGAGACTTAGTAGGAGAATAGATGAACTATTACAAGTCAAAGTGGACTAACAAAGAGTTATGTCTTAAGGTAGAAAATGTAATTGCTTTCATGAAGAGTTTTATGCAAGATAAGCACAAGATGAAATGCATATCTATCTATCAGCATTATGAAATTTATTACATTAACAAAGACTTTTCTATGCATGTTCATGAGAACAATCAAGAGATGTATCTTGTTAGTACTAATGAACTTGAGATACAGAAAGATCAATACATGTTCTGTCTAGAGAATACACATGAAAGAGTTAGTGCACCACCAACTTTTTACAATGATGATTACTATACTGATTTTATCTACATCAATCATAAGAGGGCAGATGAAGTAGATATTGAGGTTGATGGTGAAGGTCAGACAGTTAGTACATTACAACACAACCTACTCAATGAAGATGAAGAATTCCAATTCAGTACTGTGTATAGCGATACTATTTTAAATGTAGTACAATTTGTACAGTACTTTAAAGAATACGATACATCTTTTAGGGTGTGGTTCAGTCCTAAGATAGAAGAATTATATGAGGTATTAGATGAAAAATACGGAATCAGAAACTACCATCTTAGCTAGGAAGTTAGCAAAATTAGTGAAGTACTTTCTAGCTGATCCTAGTACTTACATGGATCATTATGGATACAGACATAGTTCAGAATTGTTTGATGATGCACATGATGAGTACGATACACCTGATGGTCTTAATGTATCATGTCATATGCAAGATCATGCATTTGTTATTTGTGCAGGTGATTATTGGAATACTTGTTCACAAGAGAGATGGATGACTGAAAAGACAGATATTATTTGTTTCTCTCCTACTGGTGGAAAAGATGAGTACATTACAAGTATATCAGGTTTTACAGATGAAACGAAATTTACAATTAAAGATCCTAGCATTTATACTGAGGACGTATTATTCCAGCAGAGTTTAGTACTACCAAATCATGCATATGATACATTAGAATTATATTTGGAGTTGATGAAGGTATGTACTACGCCATTTAAAGTCAATTTAGAATATATTAATATTGATGAAGGATTAGCTTTATATGAAACTAATTGAGTTAGAGACATTTGAAGAAGTAAAGCAATATGCACAAGATATAATTGAATTGATGGATTTAGTTTACAGTACTAGAACATATTCGTGCTGGGGTAAGCCTATTGGTTTAACAAATGGTTTTGAGTTACGGAATTTAGTACATGGCGTTGAGGGTAATGCATGGCGTTTAAGTAAAGACCAGTACGAAATTTGTACTATTGGTTTTTACAATTTAGATCCTACTGATGGCAGTTGGGTTGACAATGGAGAAGGTGGATATCGTTTTTACAATTTCCATCAGAAGTGCAATACAACATTTGACATAGGTATAATGCACAGAGAGTTATCATGTTATCAGTATCTTAAAAGTACAGAGATAACCCAAGAGATGTATGATCAATTAGAATTTGTACACACTAAAGATGTAGTGAATTGTATTATTCTCATGAGTATTTTGGATAGTCAAGAGAGGCAGTTGGTGTATTATGAGAATTTAGTACACAGTCCAAGAGAGTTAATTACGTTGTTCCAGGAGGTGCTATGTACACATTTGAGTACACAACAAATTACACAAATAAAATCCTAAAGTGCTTTGAATGGTTAGAGAAGTACAAAGCATTTATTGTAAATTACGATGGTAAGGGTACATATTTTAGTTCATGTGGTACAATAAAAATCGAGATGAGTTTACATTTAGATGGTGACCTTGAGCACATGTTGTATTATAACAAAAAGAATCTTTTGAATACATACACATTGATTAGTACAACAGACGATACGAATTTTGCTAATTACAGAGATGTACAGAATTGTACGTATTGTAGTGTAAACATTGAAAACACGATGGATTTTTTGTACGAAAGTTCTTGCAATACCTTTTCAGTTCATGATATCCTTAGTACAGAAGAGATGGATGAGGCTATGTATGAGCAGTTGCAATTCGTAGCGAAACCAGAGGTTGTACATTGTCAGTACGTTGTATCCGCTATGCATAATGCTGGGATATTGGGAACCTTCCATCAGAATTTATGGTTTGATGTAGATGTATTTCTTGCTGATTTGGAGAAGATTTATGATCGAGAGACACGAGTACGGACAGGCGATGGAAGCCTTAAAGACATTATATGATACGTACACATTATTTGTAATTAAGAATTGCGAAGCTATGCGTAATGATATTAAGATGCAAGTACCAAAATGTTTTACAATAAGCAGAGGTGCATTAGAATATTTCAATCATCCCACCGATGAAGAGAGTAGAGTCCTTGCAAAGTCCTTGTGTAATAGTGTTTCATTCATTATGGGAGAACCTCACAGGGCGAAAGGAGTAGCTTTACGTTTTTCGTTTGATACAGGTGATACAATACGTATACATCATGCATTCCATGAGCGTAAGAATTTGACCGAGGAATGGCTATTCCAGCAGAGTTTAGTACAAAGCACAGAACAAGAAATTGATGTAGGATTTTGGTTGTATCTTAAAGAGAATGAGTTCAAGCACAATTTCACATTACGTTTTAATGCATATTCATTACAGGGTTTATTAGAGATTTTAGAATATGTACAGAACAGTACAGCAGAATTCATAGGGGAAGTTGATGCAAGATTGGCACATAGAGTACGCACAGAAAATATGCAAGATTGATTCCTTATTGGAGCAGTTGTACACATACACATGTGATACACCAATATGCAGAAGTCCTTTGATGGTATCAGCTTTTCATGATAGGGGTGATTGCGTGTGGTATCAGGGTAGTGACCCTGTTATCGATCACAAGATCGCTTGGGGGGATATGTGGGATTACAATTACATTTCGGATAAGAAAATTATCAAGGGTAATCAGCACAATGTAATAATTTACAATCCAAATAGTACAGCATTCGTGCGGGATATCGATGATGAAGATGGTACGAAATATGAATTAGATTTCAACGATAAGGAATCATTTTTATTTCAGCAGAGTTTAATACATGATAAGTTGTACGATGAGTTTTGTATTATGTACGCATTACATGAATTAAAGATGCCTAGGTTTGCTTTTGTACACGTGTGGTCCTTAAATGTATTAGATCGTGTAATAGAGAGCATGGAGAGTACCATAGAATATTACCAGAATAAACGCTTCAATGAATTATACGTACAGCTTGGGGAGCCAAAGTTATGAACATATTAACAGTACAAGAGGTGCGTCAATGCATTGATTACCTAGAGGAAGCGATGGCATTAATTGGTATCACGAATGAGTACCTGAAGAATAAAGACATACAACAAAAAGTATTCAATGTACAGTCATGGAATTTTGAGAATGATGTTGTTGTAGGTTTTGAAAGGGATGGTGGTTTTTTCAATTATAATTATAAAGATAAAAAGCAGTTTTTTCATATAGCGTGTGTTAATAAAACGGTTTTAAAGTACAATTGGGATTATACCACAAACATAGAGTTAAACGTAGTATTATTAAATGATACAGTAACGAGTCATATATCATTAAACAAAGATAGTGATAGAATTATATTCCGTAAAAGTATCATTAGTGATATATATTTTGAGTACGAAATGATGGACATGACAGATCCAGATACGGAGATGTTTTTGTTCCAAGAGAGTTTAGTACAGAAGGTTGAAGTTATTAATGCTTTGATGTTTGCGTTCGAGTGGCGTAGACGGAAGTTACCTAACATTCAAATGTGGTTAGGTGCAGATCCGTTGAACCATTGTGAGGGCGTATTGAACATTATCAAATTGATGAGAGAACAGTATGGATTCAATGGATACAATGGATACACAGGCTTTGAACAGTATTAAATTACAAAGGTTAGTACAGATAATGGAGGCAATGCCACGTTGTATTGATCGTAAAGTAGTAGGTTCAGTACCGCAAGGTTTTCGTATACGAGTACCGAAGAAGTATTACCACCCTGATCACACAAATGATGTATGGGTTGCTTCATTACAGATTGAAGTACCGACAATGAGTGGTATGTTATTTGTACCCATTGCTGAGTTCAGAGCGTGTCATTATAGTAAATTCGAGAATGCAGTACCGATTATCAGTACAGATGGTCATTGGTTATCGTGGCAGAGTTCCTATAAATCGCTTCAGGATATCGCTATGGTGTCAGCAGGGGCCGTAGTACAGAAGGGTAGGCCAAGGGTATTCAGTTTAGAGAATCCCTTTGAGGATGGTTACGATGCGTTAGAATGCGAGTTATTCCAGCACAATGTGAGTTGCGAGCCTGATATGGCATTAGATGCTGATAAGGTGTTGAGTGATTTTTCGATGGGTATTGATCAAATCAAGCGTACCTTTGAGAAGGGCGATGATTTAGTTAATACGTGTGATATCCTTACGGGAGTATTGACAATCGCGGTGGATAATGTTATAGTGATTCCTTACGATGAAATTATTGAGGCATTAGAAGAATATGTCATTAAAATTAAAAGTGAGTAAAGAGGGTAAGAAGTTCCGTGATCAGTACATAATCGGTAATGAATATTTACCGCACATTGCTGCTGGGTTGTGGTTGATTCGTGAGCACAGAGCACGTGGAGTGACCTACAATGAAGTACAGGCATTGTTTGAAGAAGAGAAGTATTTTTTTAGTGCAGGAACGGGAAAATCAGACGAAATAGATTTATCTGTTGGTAAAGGTAATTCAATGTACGTTAGTTTAAATCGTAACATGCCCATTATCCCATTGAAGCCAATTCCAACACATTCAGTTATTAAAAGTACAGAAGATAGTAATTACATTCAGTACGTAATGCGTAATACCCCTTTGTTTGCACAAGTTAAGTACGAGAACAGTGCAGTACAATTGCCTGATGGTTTAGATATTATGGAGCTACCAGATGAGACATTATTCCAGACACAGATGTGTATTGATAGTCGTTTGACGGATGGTGCTGCTACGTGGATGGGTTTACGTGATGCGGAGTACAAGTTAGGTGAAATGATTTATTACGGACAGAGTTTGTTACAGATTAAACGTTTAGATACAGCTATTATGAATGTGAACAAGAAATTAGCCGAAATGATGGAAATTACAAAGCATAAATAAATGTTACCCCCCGGAGGATATGCGTGCCGGGGCGTAAAAAAATTTTCGCTTCACAAAGTGCAAATAAAGTGTAATCGGGGGGCGACCGGGCGACGGTGCTATGAGATTGCGTTTAAGTTGGAGATTAAGATGAATTTAGCAGATTGTAGTTATTTGGAGTGGTTAGCAGTACAAGAAGTTTGTTTATTGATTCGTGACATAGCTGATTACATGGTATTAGATGATGTAACCCAGATGGATGCAGTACTATATGAGAGTTCAAAGTACAAAATCCTGAAGATACAAAATAGTATTGCATTGCAGTTGAATTCTGAAGATGTGAACTATTATAATTCATTTATTGTAGCAGCTAATACTGATCCTATGGATGACAACAGACCATACAGTACTCGCTATCAGTCAGACAAGAAGCGTATGTGCATTCGAGAAGGTAGTGGTGAAATCTTAGTAGTGAATGATCGTAATTGGTTCTGGCGGGATATACAAGGTGATGAGGTATATCTTCCTACTCTAATACATGTTAATAATGAAGAAGAGTTACGGGGTGAATTATTCCAGAAGGGTCTAGTATATAGTACTGATGAAATCAATGCTATGGTATTGAACTTCATGTTGAAAGATACTCTCTGTGAAGAAAACCACACTAAGGTTTATATTTGTTTTGCTAATTCAGTACAGAAAATCTATGATGCTCATTCTGAACTTCAGGAGATGAAAAAGAAATGTTTGCCAAATTCGATCTAATAAAGAAACTTATTGATTGCATCATGGATATACATGACAATAAACGGCACATGTGCAGAAATATTACTGATTTAGCAAAGATGACTGTTTTTGTTGGGACTGATGTTATTAATCGCGAACATCATAGTTCAGTACTTAAAAGTACAATAGATGATTGGTTCTTAGTTGCGTGTCATACTTATTTGGACAGAAGTTCTGAAGGTACTATGCATATACAAAAAACCAATCTAGGTGATATACTTCTAACTATGCATAGTTTAGAGACTTGCTTAGAGCGTAAGATTATCAATTTTGATAACAATCCAGAGTGTGCTGAAATTGAAATAATTGTCAATGGTACTGATGATGAACTATTCCAGCGTATGGTTGTAGATAATGAAATAGAACTATTTGCTTCATACATTGAGTACTGTTATCATAACACAATGAATAACGATTATTATTTTGCACTAAATGCGACTCGCTTGTTATCCTTCAGTACTGAAGCGGTTCAAGCTATGATTGATATTTTTGAAGCAGAAGCGGCATGTTGATGTTGACACAGGCGGTGTATCGTGATACACTGCCTTTTCTTTTATGGGGGTCTTATGAACACACTTGACACGATATATAGAGAGCTTATTAAGTTCAGTTCAATGCTTGACATAGAATGGGAAAGACTAATCCATCGCAAAGATCTTATTGACTTGGGTGAGTTTGCTTTAAGGGTTGATACTGAAGATTTAGGTAATAATAAGTCAGTAAAGAAACTTGTACTTGAGAAGAAGAATGTAGCTTCACTAAACAATGACGTGATAACATTCTATGCATCCGAAGGGTTAATAACAAGCCATACTCACGTGAACTATTATATGTACACTGATAGTGTTATATTAACTTCACTCAGTGATCAGTGCTTGACTATGCGTAGTGGTTACTTAGATAGTGGAGATGTACTAGAAGAATATATTCCGTATGATCAAACGTGTGATGCGGCTGAACGCAAAGTAGCAGTGGACTTCACAGTGGACAACAAATTTATGCGTGATATGATGTACAACGTCATTGACTTTCAAGCATTGCGGCTGAAGAACATCGATTTTGTGGTATATAATTTCCACAGAGGGGTTGACTTGGAGAATGATTATCTGTATAATTATTTTACAAGTAGGCCATTATTCAGAAGATACAGGATACTATAATGAATCACAATAGCATGTTAAAGCACTACCGTATGATTAAGTACATTCAACAAGCGACTGTACTTTTAGATCAATCTGACAGTACTGAAATCAAGCACAGAATGATGTGGGATTTGGGTGATGTTAATGATACACATTCCTTGCGTTTATTCTATACACGTGGGAGTAATGAGTTCATTGTTATGATTATGAACAATGAGACACATAATGGTAATACTATTCTCAAAACGCATCTAGCTGAAAATAACGGTTACTACAGTCCTGAAAATTACTTAACTGGTAAATCTTTAGTACTATCAGGTAAAAAGACTACATTACGTTTCACTGAAAAGAATGCACACGAAGCTATTGAGCTTGAGTCGCTTCCAGTAGAAGCTGGTGGTTCTTTGATTGTACGTGATGAGATGGAAGAGTTGGAATTCCAACACAGTACTGTTACTGCCTTTGATGGTCATTCATTTGGGTTGTACTGTATCTTCAGTTTACTTAATATCGTTGATAACATGTTTGACGGTTACGTAGCGAAGAATGAAAAGAAATATGATCAGTACATAAACCTTCCTACTGTTGTTGATGATTCAATCATTGATGAAGTAGAAAGTAAGATTGTTACTTTTGTACAGAATTTAAAAGAGGATATCTAATGTATCAGAAACATTATAAAGTACTAAAACTCTTGGAAGAACTATTACCTCTTTATGCATTTGAGGGGAAGAACTTCTGTAAAACACTGTATGATAATGTTGGTATTACTTTCCACAATGATGATATGGGTATTAGTCTTTATACTGTTTTGAACATTACAACTCTTTATCACATTTCAACAAGGGAGTCTAAAGTGGCTCCTATATGTTATGGTTCTGAACACCAAGCGAGTTCTATTCGTCTTAGTGAATGTAAACACATGGATTATATTGGTGGTAAGGATAGTGTTTCTATCAATTTATTCCCGGTTAACATTGAAACTGGTGAGGGTGAAGGTGAGATCTTCCAGTTGAGTACAATTTATGATAACACCGCAATTGATGAGATTGCGATTATGTCTCATTATAAGTACAACAACCCGAATGGAATTAGTGTTCTTTCGTACTCTAATCATACATTCTGTGTTGATACTATTATTGAAGAACTTACTAAATTGAGAGATACATTCCATGACTGATATTTTAAACTTCTGTAAAAAAGTTGACGCATTACAACCTTACTCTTGTATTGGTAACCGTATTACTAAAGGTAAATTCGAGTTCAATACGAATTATAGTACTGCTGGTTCTGGATTTCAAATCCTGAATAATGATTACAATCTTCCAGTATTTGGAATTGGAACTTTCAATCATCCGAATCCAGTACTAGAAAATAGAATGGATACGACTGTAAATGGTATTCTTATGTTCTGGCGTAGGTGTCAAGGTAATGAATTGCTAGTTGATAATAAGACAGTATTAGTTCCAGAATGGGATGGTAATAACGAGGAAGAACTTTTCTTCCTATCGGATTTGATTGTACCGGATGCACGTGCGTTAACTATTCTAGCAGTACTAAAGAATTTAAACCCAGATATTAATACTATTATGGTCAACCGCATGAGTGATGAAAACTTTGAGATTATTGATTCAATTCTAGATGAGGGCATGGCATGGATTTCAAAGATTACACAAACTTATTAAAAGCAGTAATACATTTCAATAATAATGTACCTTCTTTCTATGTAGACTTAATGATGAGCTATGATGGTTGTATGGGATTGTTGAAGATGTGTTTATACAAAGATGAGTATGAAACTACATTTGATGTTAAACACCGTGATAATATATCAATCTTTAGAATTAAAATATTCAATGTCTCTCCTTCACCAAATATGCTTATGCCAAAAGAATCTAGGTTGATGTTTAGTGGTTTTGGTGATACGATTTCAAAACGTATGAATATGTATATGAATTCTTCCAGTACTGATATTGTGATTGGAAATAGTACAGTAGAACTATCTCAAGTACCAATTGATATTACTGAAGAGGAAATATTTCAGTTGAGTACTTTGGCTTCGGTTCCTGATTATTCGGATTATGTAATGATGAGGGAACATTATCATCACTTTAGTGAGTTCTGTCCACCTGATTATGCCATTTCAATTGCCGAGAATAAAGAGGAACTTAACGACATTAAACTCAAAGATTATTGTACTCAAAAGGTATGGGGGTTATTAAATTTAGCATGAAGACTTCATACGAAAAGATGAAAAAGCTATCTGGGTACATTTTAGATATTATGTACATGTTTAAACTCTACAATGATAATTACCCAGATTTAGCAAAGTACAGAAGTGGTATTGGTGGTCAGCATTATATCCCTCACGAGAAAGGTGAAAAGATTCGGTCATACCGTTTTAGCTTTGGATGGCCTGAAGTAAATTTACACAATGCTATTACATACGATGAAGGTTATGATAGATTAATTACTATTACAAGTAGTAAGAATCATATTAAGAACTTCACTTCCCCTAACAATTCAAAGTACAGATTTGTACTATCCCATATGGATTGTATTGATAATTTATATCGCAACTTTGACAATGATTTTGCGATAGTGTATAATATGATTCTTGAGGGGATAGACAATGATTCGATGCGTGAAGCAGAGTTTCAGGCTTTACTGGTAGGGGATCAAAAAAGAATTGATGGTGCATATCTAGTACACTTCGTACATGATCATTTAAAAATGTTCAAGGATGATATCAGTACTGAATCAATTCTTGCATTAGGTACAACAGACGTGTTGCGTTTTGTTCCAGCACGTAAAGCACTTATTGAATTAATGGCAGAAAGGTGTGGTAATGATTGGAGATCAAAAATTAAAAACCGTTATGGATATGATGTTAAATGATAAAGTGTACTTCTCTTTATTTGCTTTAATTCAGCGTTACCATAACTTTCAGAAGACGTGTGATGGTATTAATCTCAATATTCATGCACAGCAAAAAGGTCCAGTAACAGCAGACTTCTGGCCTGACTATATGAGTATTTCTTATCAAGAAAATAAGTACTCCTACCGTAATGGTATTCTTTCTCTAGGACAATGTTTTACCAGACACCCAACTAACAGATTATCCGTGAACATGATAGAGATTTATTCTAATGCTACTTGTTGTGATACATGTCCAGTACGGGTATATGGTCTAGAAGAGAAAGAATACGAGATTGGTTGGTACTGTCGTGACAGCCAATTGGATGCTGAAGCAGAGAGTGAGTTATTCATGCACAGTACTATCATGGACACTTACACTGCTGAAGAATTAAATGAGATCATGAATCGTATGAGAAATCTTCCTCTTTATGATAATGATAGCTTGACAATCGAACCCCAGATGTGTTACTATCCGTCATATAAATGCTTAGACGAATTACTATGGGGATATTAAAATGATTTTGTATCACGCAAGTACAGTTAAAATTAAAGATTTTTACGTTCCATATGGTGGGATTCATATGGGAGGTATTCACAGTGCTCTTGAGGCGGCCTTACGCAAGGTTCGCAACTACTGTGGTAGTGGTGAGCTAGAGATCTATGTGCACCGCTTAGAAGTAGATCTAGGTCGTGTAGTGGCTATGGATGACATGGGTGACTGTCAAGCATGGCGTGATACAATCAATTCCTGTACTCGTGACGGATATAATTCAGTTGAGTACAAAAATCTTTTCGAACCAGATACATGTAATTCTTATATGATCTGGGAACCTGAACGTATCGAAATACTTTCAGTAGAACCAATGAACCAAGATGAGGCAGAGGATATTGTCAATGACTTTTATGATGCGTTCAACCTTTAAAGACAAAGTAGATGAAGATATCTATCGTTACAAACTTATGCTAGAATTGGGTGCTTTGCTTAATAAGAATAAACCAAAAGTATTCTCTTATGAAAAGTACATGCCACAATACTTATGCAGGGTGTATGGGTTTAAGTACGCAGACGAACATGCATTAGTTCGTGTATCATTTGATATGGATGATCACGAAGAACGTTACGAGATTTGCGAAATTGGAAATCATGAGCACTTGTATATTATCAATCTCCGTACACATCGTGGATGGGGCCGTAACTTCATGGAAGGTGATGAACGTAATGAAGAGTATACATTCTTTGATAGTGGGAATGATCACGAAGATGAGTACTTGGATTCTAAGCTAGATGGTGGTGTAATTAATATCAGCGAGGAAGAGTACTTTCAACAATCACTTATTCGTGATGATATGGTATTGAAGTACGAAGACCTTCCACGTTATATGGAAGCACTAACTATGGATTGTACTGAAATGAAAGGTATGTGTTTCTATATGGATCTTTGTCCAGAAGTTAGTACTGAACTTCTTAACACTATCTATGATGACATTTGTTTGTACTTTGAGGAATTTTAACCAATGAACTATGAAGAACTTAAAGAGCATTTCGAGTTATGTAGAGATCTAGCTATTCGTTGTTTGAATTTCAGGAAACAAAAAGTAGCTTATAGTTATCAACAAAACACTCGCATGGACGATGGTAATGAACTAGAATTTGTATGGACTGATAAAGATAAAATATATATAAGAACATACATTGATGGTTACGGTTCCGAACATGTATTCCATTTATCCAAAGATACTGGCATTTCATTATTTTGTAATACAGGTTGCAGTGTTGCCTACAACAAAGATGATGAATTTTTTGGTTATTCTTTTGTTAATTCTGAAAATTCAGATTTATTGGATACTGATGATTATGTTGACACATTCTTTAAGGAAGGGTTATGTACTGAAGATGAGCATTTTCAGTTATCGTTGATCCACCCAGAACTACCAGAGTACAATATAATTAAAAGAGCCTATGAAGAGATTCTTACAGCACCTTGCCCGGAATTAGAGGGTTATCATCTTTATATCCCGTTTTCATTTAAGACTCAGTATGTTCGTAAAATTCGTCGTACATTGATACATAAGGTTGGGATTTAAAGGAGAAGATATGCGTAAAGTAGATATACTTGACAACTTGGATACAATCAATTATATTGTACAGGATTGCCTGTCAATGAGTGCGGGTAAAGAATTTACCCCCAGAAATGGTTTTGTTATCGGTGATGGATACGCGATGGATGTTCGTTGTGCTGGTCATAAGAATCACATTAACTTACATATTCGCACTGAGTACTTGCAAGATTTATGCAGGATTATGATTAGTCCAAAGAAATTAGTAATACGTTACAGTACTGAATTCTTGATGGTATACAATCCAAAGACCGAATTATATCAGACTAATTTGTTTGATGAAGCGTTCACACTTGACGAGATGGAGGGTGTTTTCTTCACTCAAAATTGTGTGGGTGGTTGGGGGTTGCAAGTCAAGTTCGACTATGATACAATGATTAAAACGTTATCCATGTGCAGAGGAATTTATGATTCATTTATTTTCGCTAACCAAAAATAAGACTCGGACGACTACGCTTGATGAACTGATTCAAGTTATGTATCACCACAAAGACCTTCTATACACAGAGGGCTATACTAATATTGGTGGTATCAACTTCTATCATTTCCAGAATGATCGCGGTGATGCTGAGTTCAGTTATGGTTCTAATAGCATCAGGATTGAAAAACTTGCTAAATCCTTGGGTCGTTTTATTGTGTATTTGAACCCAGAAGAACGTGATACATTTTCTATGCGTTTTGATGCAGAAGATGTTTACATGGCAGACAAACAAGGTAAAGCCCAACCAGTACCGTATGGTGGAATTAATGAAATTGATTTCTTCCAGTACACCCTTCTAAACCTATCGTACACTTGCAGTGATGATAGTATTGTTAAACTAGTAGAACTACTAAAGGATTACGAATAATGAATAAACTTGAAGATGCATTTGCACGGCTATCTAAATCTTTCAGTACTAAAGACCGTCTAAATAATAAAGTTTCTGTTTCTGGGGATATTACTACCCTTAATACAGATGACCTAACTGTTATTATTGGTGCTGGAACTTTACGTTTAGTTTATAGTGATAATGCAAAGAATGCTAGTATTGCTATCAACCCTGCTATCGTGTCTGTAGGCTCGTATGAGCGTGGTTTGGATTTGACCCTAACAGTACTCGAAAGTGGGTTTAAAACCTCGTACAATCGCTTGTATGTCGATGGTGGTGAACTATTTCAGTACAGCACTGTGCATGATTTCGACTTTGGAATCATCCCAGAATTAATGACTAAATACCTAGAGCTTCTAAAAGAAATGAAGACCTCCCCGCGTTTAGTTAGTAAAGAATTTATCGATCAAGCTATCGAGAATGTATCTGAAGCGGTTGAGGCGTATAAGCTAGAAGCTAAATGATATATTGAGAGTACATGGATTGTACTCGTGAATAGGTTCAAGGAGTGAACTATGATCGGAATAAAAGAGAGTGGTCCCGTACAAGATATTATCACTCAAGATGCCTTTGAGATTCACGATATTATGTTTAATTTTCGTGATGTGATACAATGCTTGTTTTTGTGTAGTAAGTCTATGCATGATTGCTTCCACTCGGATAAGTGCAATCTTTTTATTGTAACAATTAGTACAGAATCGTCTTGGGTAATGGGAATGCCAATGTATACCCATCAGGAATATAACGAACGTGTTTGTAGAAATACGGAAGAAGATACTGCTCAACGAAATGTAGAAAATCGTCGCAATACTTACTTGACAAAAGATGATAATAAGTATATGCTATTCCTCACTAAAGGATTTATCCTTGATAATTTCATTGTGAAGGACAGCTACCACGACTTTAAGGTAGCAGAAGACAAACCGCATGTGATGATCTATGCATCAGATATTGAGAGTCTTTCAGTTAAAAACCCTGACTTGGAGTAAACATGTCAAAGAAAAAGAAGAACCCTGTTGTAAACAATCCAGTTGCGAAGCACATGGAAACTTTCAACAAACCTAAGACTTTTGTTGATCAAAAAAAAGAAGCCAAGAATGGCAAAGTTAAACATAAAGGACGTGATTTCACGTCCTTTTAACATTTGTGGGGTACTATGAAAAACAATATTTTTGATTTTAAGCGGTACTCAGTGAAAGAGTACAATGAATTTTTAAATCAGTTTTGGTTCGATGGGCGTACTTTCGATGCCAGTATTTTTACATCTAAAGTACTGGAAACTAAACGCAGCCCTCAAGTACTTACCATTATCTTTGAAAAGAATACATGGCTGAAGATAGATAAACGTGGCTGGTGGTGCAAGTACTACGATGATAATATACAAGATGTAATCACGTCATCTAATTTCTACAACAAAGAAAAGCATTCTGAAAGTTGTGGTTTTGATGATATTGGTTATGTGCACAGACCATCAAAAGGTGTTTGCTATAAGAATTTTATCATTAAAGGTTTGGATATTTCCCGCAGAGGTGAAAAAGTGCTTAGTGCAATAGTACCACATGTGTTTACTTACAGAGTAGAAAAATTCAAGAAATACCAAGAGCATAATTTTAGTACTCATAGTGGGTTATCCTTTTATGAAAAGGTTAACAATCAAGGTAAAGTACTACGTACTACTATTCGGACAACCGGAAATAATCGTGAAACATACTCAATGAGTATCCATCACGAGAAGAAGAATAAGATCAAAGTTAATTTCCACAAAAATTTTGAAAGATTAGATTATGTGCAGTACTTTGATTATAAAGATGCAAGTATTGATTTTGTTTATAACAAGTATGTTACATTCAATTTTGATATGATTGCAGATCCAGTTCTATTTGAAATTATGGAAGGGATCAGAGTGTTCTTTAAAAAGAACATTGAAGATACATATTCGGTACTAAAAGAACAGGATAAGCATTCTTCATTTATAAAGCAGTTATTAAATTCTATTGAGGTTATGGAAGATGATAGAACTCAAATTCAAGAACGGACCTAAGATTCCAAATTTAGGTCACAGAATGAAACCGAAGAATGCGGAAGAGATTATTCACCCTGACGGTACTGTGTTGTATCTTTTGAATACACCAACCGAAAAGAGTGCTATTGATTCTTTAATTCTTTCTTCGCGTTTTAATAAAACAAAAAGTGATGTAAAGTACTTAACATATTTGTACTCGGAGCATATTTTGGACTTCGATGAACCATGTGAAAAGACATTTTACATGATCCTAGATGACTTCGGGCAGTGGTGGAAACACATTGAAGAAAAACTTGGGACAGACGACCAATAATGTGATATAATAAATCATCATAAAAATTCGTAAGGAGGCGACATTATGAAGACTAATCATTCTCAAATCTTAAAGACTGTTGGTGGCGTAGTGCTAATTAACCATGAAGGTAGTGAAAAACTATGTTGTCTTGAAGATATGCAGCACACCAAATATTTTACCATAGGCCAGCTATTCAATGCTATTCGTGTTTATCACGGTAAAGACGTTCAAGAGTACGGTGACCTCTGGCCTTCCTATCGCAATCGCAAAACTGGAGAAGTTTCTGCTGATTGGGAAACACTTAAAGCAGTACTAGATAATTGTGATTCTGACTACGACTTCATGGTAGAAGCGTGTGCTCAGTTGAATGAAGAAGTTCCAGAGATCGTTGAGCGTAAGACTGTACTAGAACGTCTAGACATGTACCGCAACGGTTCACTAATTATCGAATAATAACATATTACTTAAAGGGAATTAAAAAATGGAAAATGGAAATAACAAATTTGATATGTTCGCAACTCTAGAAGAACGCGATTTCAATGATATTGAAAATGAAGAAGTTGAAGTAGTAAGTGTTACTGCTAAAGCTGATTCTAAGAAAAAATACAGTACAGTAACAGCACGTTCTCAAGAAGAATACGAAACGTTTATTGATAGTGTTCATTTCGAAACACTAACCCATCCAACAACTGGAGAAGAGTATCAAGTTAAAGTAACAGTACTTAAACCTGAAGTCAATCCACTAGAAAACATGCGTCCTGTATTCGCTTACAGCACTAATCACTAAGCCAAAAAGCAGGGGGAAACTCCTGCTCTTTTTTTAATTTAATTTTGGAGAACTTATGTACAGTCTTAAAGAAATTCGCCAATACCAAGTAAATCAATTCCTTTTCATTCAAGATGAAGCTAAAAAGATTCACACCAAACTACTTCGCCCCCTTTCTATGCGTGAAATTCTTGATGATAATTTCCAAGCGGATCTATATCAAGAACAGTACAATGAACGTATTCTTCCTTTAGTTAAAGAGTACAATAAAACGATGTGGAATATGGTTGACTCACATCTAATTGACTTCTTGGAAGGTTGGGTGAATGTTCATCCAGACGGTCATTTCGCAACTAATCTCAGTACTGGTGAGTATTGTTTAACCGTCCCAAAAGATATTCTCAACAAAGATGAACTATTATTTGATGTAGAGATTTCGGACTATGTGCAAACAGTGGGTGAGATTTTGAGCGAATACAAAATCCAACAGTTTTGGGCTATTACTCATTGTATTACTTATGAGGGAGTTCGTGATTACATTTACGGTACTAACAAAGCGAGTGATTATATAAAAAATGCTCGTAAGAAATTCAGTTCTGTTAAACGTACATGTGAGCAATTATTAGATATTGCTCAAGTAGTAAATGATTTACCGAATGTCAATCTACCACCAGTTAGTAGTGACATTGCTAATTTCATTCACAATAGTGATTTGAAGAAAGTTGTTCGTCACCATGAAGTACTACACCATTTCTTTGAGATGGTTGGAAAAGATGCTGATGGTAGTTTTAGTACACAAAGAAACGAAGACGGAAGCATTAAAGGCTTCTATAAATTTTAGGAGATATACTATGATTGTAGCATTACACATTACATCTGAAAGTGGTGATCACTATCTAAACCTATACAAAGACAAATCTGTACAAGAGATTCATGATGAACTAATGCAAGCATCAGAGTGTTATTACGGTTGTAATATTGACTTTGAAGTGCTTGATGCTAGTATTGGTGAAGCGGCTGAACTAGCACAAATGCTAAGTGACTTCGAAGAAGAATCTTGGAACTTCGATTAATATGAAATTACAGTTAATAATTGATTTCAACACATTACGAGATGATTGTGATGAGGAAGATTGTATAGCAGAACCATATGGTTATGTAAGTGACCGTGCAAGTTTTGCTATGCATCCACATGAGCTTATGACATTTACAGAAACAGCTTCACATAAAATATCCAAGTACTGTCGTCATTTAGATCGTAATGAGTACAAAGTACTAATTGATGTTCCAGATGAAGCAATGTTTCAGTACATGTTAGATGGTGTTTACGATTACGATTACATAGCGTACAACATGGAAAGCGGTAAGATGTGCATTGCTAAAGGTGCATATGAAGCGTGTCGATATGGTGATAATCGTTATGGTTATGGTAAGGCTTGTGGTGAAGATGAAGAAGGTCGGTTCTTCCAGTTCGGTATAAGTTCTGAGAGTCAGCATGACGGCTTGACGAACGCACGGCCTGATTACAGTATTGTTCCTGATGGTGAGCATTACAAGAACATTCACGATGCTGTTTATCCGTTCGTGGTTTGGGAGTACGTGAAGTACTTCAAGATGGGTTCAGACTGCATTAACCGCACTCAGCAGTTCGCAGGGCAACGTAAGCGGAACTATAATGATGACGATGCTGTGTATGAAGAATACAGTACTAGTGAGCACTTGTTCGCTGGGAAGCGTGTATTTGATGATGATGAGCATGGCTGTACTGAAACGTGGCATATGCGTGTTGATTTTTTCATGAAGTGTATGCAGTTCTGGATGGATGATCACTCATTATTTTTGAGTGCTAGGAAGTTCATTTCAGACTATGAGATTGAAAACTATAAACGTTTTCATAACAAAATTATGGCTCAGATTTCTGAGACAAAGTGACAAAAATGTGATATAATATAGGGGTAAAGGCGTGTGTCCTTTACCCCTTTTCAATTCTGAATGGCCCCGTTCTGGGGAATTTAAATAACCTGATTCACTCGAAAATGTAGAGGACAGTTGAGTAGTTCATTCAGTACGATAGCAGATGAGACCCGTTAGGAGATGGCATAGTTAGTACCACCCACGGCAATGCGGCTATTAAAACCAAGTCGATTAATACAAGAGGACTTGGCGTGTTCACGGCACGATAGACATATAGGATTCGCACCTACCATAATGTATAAGGGATTCACCTTATTCAAGTGCGACGTAATTTAGGGCTAGCCCTTATTCCGTCCAGAATTTGAGTGATAAGTACAATAACAGTTCATGTTGTTATTGTATTAGTGTAGTAAGACTACGACCGTTGCATAGAACCGCGATAGGAAGAAACCGGGCAACCCGCTTCCGTTCTTATATGAAATTCGTGACATGAAATGATGACACCACCAGCGTCAAATATATTTTTCTTCCCTCCCTGTGGGGGGATGAAATTGAATCAACAAACCTCGTCAATAATTAAAGTACAATCCAATGAAAAGAATATTAAAATACGAACGCTAGTGAGTATTTGAATTATTCTTTCTCTGAATCATAGAACGAAGTGAAATGATTCGTTGATTGTACATAACAAAAAGAGAAGCACAGACAATGAATGAAGTAACATATAAACAGAAAGATGGTACAGTTATCAAGCCCAATGACAACGAAGTACCGAATTACTTTACTGGATATAAAATTACAAAGGACTTCAATAAACTCAGTAATATTATTGAGTTCAACGAAGGAAAGCAAGTAGGAAAGATTAGTTTTAGACCTACACAACAACCTGTCATTTTTTCTGTGAAATATGGTGGTTATAGCGAGGAACGCTATAACAATGGGAATATCAATACTGTATATTATACTGACCATAACAACAGAGTTCAAGGTGAGTACAGGAAATATACAATAAGTGGTGAGTTAAAAACGGTTTTATACTACAGTAACAGTACTGATGTAACTGAAGATATTAAGTCCTTCATTGGATTTAAAGGAGATAACGAATCATTTAACACATACAAGTTTGCTGAAGATGAAGTTTTTAACATCTTTATGTTGTATGGAAGCCACTTTAAACTTCACGACGAATACAGAATCAATAGTGCCGAATTTGATGACATTATGAGGTTCTGTCTAAAATAGGATTTTTATGAGTAGCAAAGGAAATGCAAAGAGAGATATGAGTATACATTACTCTTCTGAATCTCAAACATGGAATACTCCAAGAGAGTTATTTCGCGACATAGATGCACATTGGAAGTTTACACTAGATGCAGCGTGTTTACCCAATAGTGCATTATGTAAAAAGTACTACACTCCTGGAGACAATAGTCTAATACAGGATTGGGGTACTGAAATCGTTTGGCTTAACCCACCTTACGATGATCTTAAGACATGGCTTACCAAAGCAGTTGATGCATATCAAAGGGGAGCCACAGTTGTTATACTAGTTCCTTCTAGAACTGATACTAAAGCATTCCAACTTTATGCAGCCAAAGAATGTTCTTGTATATGCTTTATTAAGGGAAGATTGAAGTTCTTTGACCCTGATAGAGATGTAACTAAAAAGGAGAACCCTGCACCTTTCCCTAGTTGTATTATTGTACTTGATAGGAATTTAACAGATGCAAAGGTTCAGTACTTAAAAACTTTAGGTTTGGTAATGAAAAATGTCTAAAACTTGTGTGTTTATGTACGGGAGAATGAATCCCGTACACTTAGGTCACGGTAAAGTATTCGAACAAGCATTATCTTTGCAGAATGCTTCTACCGATGTTAAACTCTTCTTGAGTTCAACAATAGATACAGAAAGAAATCCACTTCCAAGAGAACTTCGTCAGTTCTATATTTCAAAGTTCTTCCCAGAAATTGCTAACACAATCCAAGATGAAAATGTCAAAAACTTGTTTGATATCATGGATGGCCTAAACGGTGAGTACGAAGAAATTGTATTTGTGGGTGGAAGTGATAGAACTGATTCATTTCAAAAAACACTTGACAAATATAACGGAGTGAACTATAATTTTAACTCCATCAAGACAGTACTCGCAGGTTCAGACAGAACTGGATGCATATACAGTAGTACCTTAATGCGTCAGTCAGTACTGAACAATGACTTCGGTACATTCAAGATATGTTTACCCGGAGATGATGAGTACTTAAAATATGATATGTTCTGTGGCGTTCAATCGCATATGAGGAAATGATATGGAACTTGAATTACGACCAGCACCAGCAGTACATTGGGCTGACAACGAATTGACGGGTTACCGTCATGTTGGTATTTTTAATGGTGCAGTGAAAATCTTTGCTTGCGTTTCCCACAAATGTATGGGAGAATGGAAGTCTAGTTTGATTCCAATGGGTTATTCTTACACTCGCGAGGAAGCTCATGAATTAGCTCAATTGTTTTCAACCATCGATTCTCTAATGAACTACATTGAGAGTGATGAAGAAATGAGTCACGACGATATAACCAGTTATTTGGGGATGACCAATGATAACAATTAATGGAAATATCATCCCAGAGAGGTGCACTGCACTAGAAGGTTTAACATACATTCATGTATATCTTCAGAACATGAGTAGCAGTACTAAAAATCTAATTGAATCACTACAAGATGAAACCGTATCTTTCTGTTATTTTGAAGCAGACGATATGGTATATGAATATCCTAAAGCGACTTTGTTGTACTTGGGAAACAATACAATCTATGTATGCAGTAGTATGAACTAAGGAGCAACAGTGTTTACAACCAATACATTTATGCGTTATCATCGTATGGGTTTCTCCCCACGTCCAATTCGTGGTAAGGGTGAAGACCAAGATTTTGCAGTAGCATATTACTTTGATAATGTGCAGTACGTCTTCAATGACTACGGGGCTTTCGAAGAAGAAGGTTCAATTGAAGATATGAACATGACAGTACTTAACTTGGATTACATCATTAATAGTGATCGTCATGAAAAAGTTAAAGCAGTACTAGAACACATCCAGAGTCAAATGCGTGTTCCTCTATGGGCTGAAGTAGCATTAGATAGTCAACTTGGTATTACTTACGGTTGCTCCGAAGGTATTATTGCTCAGATGATTATGGACTTCCCAACACCAGAGAAATTCCAAGAGTACAAAGAGGCTCTACTAAACCAACTAAAATCCCTTGGTGCTGACATTGATCTTGATAAACTACCACCAATTGAAGATGTTACAGACTTCATTCTAATTCCTTCTGAAGAAAAGTACGATGTAATATTCAAAGACATGAAGGTAGACGGGGTTGTTGTTGAAATTATTGATGACGATGATATGTATATCGAAATTGATATGGACGGCGATGACGATGATGATGACGACGAGGACTAATTATGCCTAAAACCGATTATGATAAACTACGCACTAAAGTACTTGGCATCATCGAGGGGTTGGCTCTAGCTGATCCCGGCTATAACGATCTTCGCAAACTACTAATCTTCTGCGAGAACATTCATGTGTATACTCGCAAAGATGGCTCACGTGAGTTCAGTCATCAGCTAGAGATGATTGCATTCGCTCTCACGTTCCACCAGCAGCTTTCTAAACCACTTGATGTGTATAAGGCAATCTTGGTCCATGACGTGATTGAAGACTACCCAGAGAAGCGTCAGGAGCTTCTAGAGCTATTTCCTAATGTACTCCAGTACAGTGATCGTCTTGCTAAGTTTAAATCAGGTGAGTGTGGATACCAGAAGTATTTCAATGTATTGAGTACATGTGAAGTATGTAGTATTGTGAAACTTATTGACCGTGTTCATAATCTCAGTACTGCACCGGGTGTGTTCAGTGCAGAAAAACTTTCTGAGTACTGTAAAGAGACTGAGGATTATTACTTTGATATGATTCGCCTTTGCAAAGAGAACTTCTCAAATCGTTCTGTTTATGAGAACTTGAAGTTCATCCTTCGTACTCAAGTGAATACAATTCAGGCACTAAGCCTATGAGTATATCAGATAGACTTCGCATAGCTATTAGAAGAATTGCAATCTGTGTTATTTGTTTGATTATGTTCTTCTACCTTGTAGTACTTTCTATTATTCCAGTTAGTTCTTTTTATATCTTGTACGCCATTAGTTGTATCATTGTGGTATTCGGTGGTTGCTTCTTCTGGCATCTACTTGAAGAATCAATAACGAGGATTAAAGATGGAAGATGATTGCGAAATGAAACACTGTCCGTACTGTCACGTTGAAGTACTAGCATATACGATATGTACGTATGGTGTAGGACAAGATGGTGGAATTGTTATTGCAAAGACTATCTGTAGTGTTTGTGATGAAACAATTCACGAAAGACTTGTTGACAAAGATATCTAAACCCACTAACATGTGGGTTTTCTTTTAAGCTAAAATTGGAGACTTTATGACACAAGAAGAAGCAACCCTTTTGAATTCAACTAATATTATCAATTCTATGGACTTTATGCTAGAGATGAGTGCTAAAGGTATCCATATGATGGATCTAGGGTTTAAAAACGCAAATTATAATATCATAGAAGACCAGATGGTAATGGAAGATTCAGCGAAATTAGGCAGAACTTATATGTACGCAACCGAACCCAGCATCTACGTCAATTTCAAACCAAAAGATAGTATGTACAACCCATCTGTGTGTTATATGACTACTGCATATAAAGATAGTCGCTTTGAACTTGATAATTATATTATCTATAATGAATGTAGTCGGGATTTGTATATCATTATCGAAGAAGAGTCACCACATTATGTTCTCAAGCATATCTCAACTGCTAATAATATATTAACATCTACTGTCAATATTAATGATGAAGCAGAAGTTTTTCAGTACTCAGTAGTCGGTGGTGTGCCGTTGTATCTTTTAGATATTGCAAAGAATATGAGAAAGTTATTGCATAAATCTCACAATGTGAATAAACTTACCCTGAAGTGTAATTTTTTAAAATTCGATTTAGGTATCCGTAATTTGAGGGATGAATATGACGCAAGAACAAGCAGCTAGACTTAACTTTGGAAGAATGATAAAAAACATTGAGTACATGATGGAGATTAGTCGCATGAAAGCTGATGAACTTCCTGAACTACCATTCAACCACATAAACTATCCATTAGCATTGATGAATTCCAGAGATGCTAAAACGCATAAAACCTTCCATCGTATTGATGGTGAAATTGCTTCGGAAACATTTTACGTACAAAGTACTACGCCGCGTATTGGTACTTATATGCATGGTAATACTGAACATCTAGCAAGTCTAGAGACATTCCATTTGGGTATGGTCCGTTCTCCAAGAATTAATTTAATATCCCTTGGATATTTTAGTCCCAACGAATGGACTATTAAAATAGAAAATATAAGTACTGAATTTATTATCAAAGATAGTAAAGGTCGTACTAATACTATAGATTTAGCTGATGAAGCATCAATGTTTCAGCACAGTATGATAGATACCGAAACTCCAGAATTCTTATACGTCATTGCGATGAATGCATTACATCTTTTACTACTAAGTGAACATGTCGATAAAGTACTGATGAAGAGTTCGGGATGTATTGTGGATTTAGAGATAGAAGATTTAAGACAAAAATATGGAATTAAGGAGTAGTAAAGCAGATTTAATCACAAGGAATGTGAACGATGTTAGATCGAATTAAATTTGCACAAGAACTCGCAAACGAGTTAAACATGGCTAGTTTCCAAGCACTAAACCCAATCATGGCAGAATACGCAACTGCGGCGGCTTCGTCAGGGGTACAGTGTGGACAAGCTAACCTATTGGCTGATGTGTTTAGTGAAGTACAGGGTATGCAGTACTCAGTAAAGTCATATAAAGACAAGTTTGTGGGTATGTATATGAATGGCGAAGTAGAAGAAGAAAGGAGATTCACTGATTTCATTATCGAAAGACGTGTATCAGGGGTATCCAATCCTAATGCTGAACCAGATCTTGTTTTAAAAGAAGTACTACAAGATATTATGGAAAACGAACAGAAGAGTAAAGAGAAGTACAATGTGACTAGTACTGAAACTGTTCTTCTAGGTTACTCTGAAGATGAGAAATACTTTTACTTCAGACTAACAGAAGTTCCATACATATACGATTTCCCTGATAGTGTTGCTGAAAAGACTTTTACTGAACGTAGTAAGAACTTCCACAAGCACGAAGGGAACAGAAGAAGTATTGATGGGTATAATGAGGATGGTGTTCAGGTGTACGAATGGGTACATCCAAATAACAGTACTTATACTCGTTGTTTGAAAAAGCGTTATGATTTACAAGATGCTGATTCATTCTACTTCAAAATAGAAAAACAAAAATATCAAAGACCTGATGAAAGTATTCTTCTCGGAATGGTTTCATTAATGTAGTCATTATGTACACGACACATGTCGTGTACTCTTTTTAATAGAAGGTGAATATGAGTTATAATATCAGAGCAGTTCCAAATGATGTGTGGTTTCAACTAGAAGCTATTAATATTGATCACAACACTTCTGTGTACAAAAAACCAGAAGGTAAAGAATATACTTTATTAGACCATGTTACCATTGGTGACAGTACTGTAGAATGTACTCAAGATACTGTATTCTTGTATTCTGGAAATCACAGATATGAAAGTATTTCCAGTTCAACTGTGTTTTGGGTAAAAGCAACTCTAAGTGAGATCTATGATATCGCTGAAGAGATTGAATCTATGGGAAGTGATTGGAACAAGTGAGGTTCTATGTATTATCTTGAAAATATCCGTACTTTAATTAAACTATTCAAAGAGTTAGAAGAAGAAGTTTCCGATTTTGATATTGCGTACAAGTACAACCATATGTTGTGGAAATGGGAAAGGAATAGTCGTCAATTAGAAGTGTATAACGATGGCTACTCTATGAAGATGAATCGTTCATTTAATCATTATATGGAACGTAACTATATTGCCATTACGTCCAAAAGAGCGTACATTACTAACAACAATACAGACTTCCGCACTACCTTGTATGTTACTGGTGGAACCAACATGACAGTTAGTACTGAAGATTTGCTCACTGAGGAAGGATATTTTCAGTACAGTTTACTTGCTGAATTGAGTACTGATATTGAAGAAATTCAACAAGTATATCAAGCTATGACTGAATGTATTGAAAACGGTATTTCATTTAATGGATCTTATCGTGGTAAGTTGTTAAACCCTATTCCGTTAGTTCGTAAGATTGTAAATGAGGGTGGTGACTTTGAGTACTGGAGTAATTTATATGCGGGATTATAAAACTTTACAGCGTAGTGTACTTAATGCTTTTGATTCTTTGTACAATCTAAGAGACAAAAAGGTAAAGCAACGTAGACAGTATGAAGACTTTGGAATGACTCATTCTCATGTCGCAGAGAGTACATATGATGTACGTGGTAACCGTACTGAAGAGTATGAGTACTCTGGTTGGTCAGCCAGTGATAAAACGTTAGATTATGGATTTGAGATATCGAATTTCAAAAACGACTCAAAAGAAAGATCGGAAATTTACATTGGCTTGGGTGGTATGATCAAATATCACTTGAATCCAAAGTTTTTAGATGATATACTTGTTCGTATAAAGATGAGGGCTGGTGAAGAATGTGAGGAATATTCCTTCCATGAAGTATGTGAAGAAGGTAACCACTTCATGTTGAGTACCGCCATTAGCTCTCTTCCAGAGCTTGATGAGCTTATGGCGTTTTACGAATTTGCACAAAAGATTCGCCCAATGATGATGCAACACAAATGTTTCGTTTCTGGGAATCTACCTCAACGTATCATGCCTAACTTGTCCTATGAGTTTTTGGAGATGACCAAATGAATATAGTTGAAGTAGTGTTTAACTTAATACAACTTTATGATCGTAATAAAAATGAATCCAATTTCTTTGATAACCAAATTGGTCCATACCGAGCGTATGTTACGCATTATAAAGTTGGTATTCACAATTTAGAAACTTGTAGAGAGATTATTACTATCTATGATTGTTCTCGCAGTTCACCAAAAGCACCGAACAGTAGAATACGATTAGATGAAACATACTATCCTAAACTTACTGTGTATGGTAAATTAGGTGAAATGGTGGACATTACACATTTAGTAGATGTTGGGTCGTACTTTGATGAGATGCCAATTGAAACTCGTAAGATGGATTCTTTTGATGAAGAGTATGTATTCCAAATGAATACTATCTATAATTTCGGTACTCAAGAGATGTACGATGCTATTGCTAAGTACTGTCCATCTTTAGCTAAAATATGCTACATGTCCAACACAATGATTGATATTGGCATGGAAGAGAATTTTGATAACCTAGATATTCCAGAAGGATTAATATGAAAAATATACAATCTATGTTGTTCTTTTTTGAATTAGTCAATCAATGGCGGTTCCATACTGCTGTTGATGTATTTGAACTAAAAGAATCTAAAAAGTACAAAAACATGTTCTCTGAATGTTTTGTAGGATTATCTCATCCATTAAGTCGCTATGAAATGTACTTGACTTCAAAGAAAGGTACTAATGGAATTGGATTGATGTTAGAAGACAGAGAAACCAACCAACCTTCATTATTCGGTAATCTACAAAACTATGGTGGTAGAACTATTTTATATCCTTCGTGGATGTATCTACCTATGCACAGTACTAAAATTGTGTACATGGACGAATCACTAGAAGTGGATCGTAATATTGCAGAAGATGAGCATTTCCAAATGACTATGTTGTACAATCTTCCAGATCACCAGTACATCAAACCTGCGTGTGAAGTGTATGACTATTTGGAAAAGATTGCTAGAAAGCACAGTATTGGTTTTGATTTGGATTACCAGCACTTGGATTTGGATTTGTCTGAGTTCATTCCAGCAGAACTATCATTAAACATTATCGATTCTATGTATGAAAATGCATTAGAACTACTATTTGAGGCAGAAAATCATGGCAACCCCTTCAATCATTACGTTGTACAATGAGTTACTACAGTTATGTGAAAAGAACGAAGCATTCTTTTTCCGTGACACACAATCAATTGCTGGTGGCTTGTATCGTACCTTTGCGTACCGTCTTGCTTCCTATTCGGATTTCTTAGAGCCATCGGCATTAGAGTGTCGTGGTACAATGTTCGAGATTCGCCCGGACGGTTCTTTAATCCGTGTCGCGTGTCGTACACCACAGAAATTCTTTAACGCTTATGAGAATCCATTAGTGATGTTCCCGAAGGATGTTCTATCTTCGGAAATTACAATTGCTATGGATAAGCGTGATGGTTCGATTATCAGTACTTTCACTGATAATGACGGAGTGATCCGTACCAAGTCTCATACATCTATGCACAGCGACCATGCAATCAATTCTACGGCGTTAATTCACGCAGATGATGATTTCCATCAGGCAATCATTGAAGCTGACCTAGCGATGTACACGGTGAATTTGGAGTACACTTCCCCTGAGTTCAGGATTGTGTTACCATATCAGAAAGATGAGTTGACTGTACTAAACTTGCGTCACCGCAGCACTGGTGAGCTACTAACAGGTGAAGCGTTGAAAAAACGTTTCCCGGTACTATATAATAAATCAGTATTTTCTAACAGCGGGGATATTGACAAAACCTTCCCAATGTGTCATACTTTAAAAGATTCGATTGAGTCTGTTTATAAAATGACGGGTATCGAAGGTTTTGTCGTTCAATTAAAAGATGGTACAATGTTTAAAATTAAGACCGAGTGGTACTGTGCATTGCACTTCACTAAGGATAGTATTAACGTTGATTCCCGTCTATACGAAGCAGTACTAACAGGTGGATCGGATGATTTACGTCAGATGTTTAGTACTGATCAGTACTGCTTAGATAAGATTGAGCGTATGGAAAAATTAGTATTTTCAACCTATAATAACTTACAACAGACTGTGCAGGATTTTGTAAGTGCTTATAAAGATCTTGATCGTAAAGAGTTCGCTTTAGTAGTACAGCGTAACTTGCCAAAGGATTTGAATCATCAAGGTATTGCTTTTGCGTTATACAACAATAAACCTGTGGATTACAAAGAAGTGATGTTGAAGTACATGAAAGATGTGTTAGAAGACTTCTAATACATATAAGCCAAGACATGGAGAAGTTATGGCTAACACAAAATATAAACTAAAAAAGGGAGAAACCCGTACTCCAGAAGAACATAGAAAAATACTTCAAGAGATTGACGCTTTGCAGTCAAAACGCTCCTTTGCGGGAGTGAAGAAGAGTAAGAAGCGGATTGCCAACACGTTTGGTATTAGTAGTACTATGTACAAGAAGGAGCACAAGCCCAAAAAACCGAAGACCGAACGAATCTATGATCAAAATAGGTTCATTCAAAATATGGGGAGAACAGATTACCGTGACTAATCGTAGGGTTGACGTTCTAACGATTATGCATTATAATGAGAAATGGTACTGCATTGATAAAGGTGCAGGAGTCTCAGAAAAAGATCGAGAGGACATATATAATCATTGCAAAGGTATCGGAAATCAGATATACTGTATTGATAATTGTTTGTACTTTGATTCAGATGCATATTTCAACATTGATTTGATGTTCAATAATTATGACTTTATAGACGCTTAGGAGAAGAGAAATGAAAGTAGAAGTTACCCACAGTGTAGTACAGGATATGTCAGTGGTTAAATTTTTCTCATTAGGTGATTATCGTCGTTGTATAGCTTTTCTACACAAAGCTAAATTAGAGTGGATACCATTAAAATACAGTGGTGCAAAAGATACTGCGAGTATTCGCGTAGGTGAACACGTTTTGAATATCATTACAGACAAATTTGGAGTAAACAAAGATGCCAACACTAACACTAACGGTGGGACTTCCGGGGTGCGGTAAAAGTACTTGGGCTAACGAGCAGGTACGTACTGCAAAGTCCAAAACGGTAAACGTCAACCTTGATGACGTGCGTGAGACAATGGCTGGTACACACCAGAACTACAAGTTCCGTAAAGACAACGAACAGTACGTACAATCTGTACAGTGCAGTGCAGCGGAACATGCAGCAGCTAACAAGTGGAACATCATCGTTTCTGACACGAACCTTAACCCAACAGTTCGTGAGAAGTGGAAAGCATTTGCTAAGGCACATGGATACACTTACAAAGAACAGAACTTCTTCACTGAGTTCAAAAAGGGTAAAGACTTTGTTCACGAGTTCTTTGCAGTAAAAGAATTCGTAAAACACTGTAAGGCTCGTAACATCAACCGCGTTAAAGCAGTTCCTGAATCAGTAATCGATGATATGGCAGTGAAGTACTTGTACAGTTCTTTTGTACACGTAGTTAATTCTGAGTTCTTCGCAGAAGATGCTCAAGAATATATCATCGTGGATGTGGATGGTACTGTTGCACATATGTGGAACCGTGGACCTTATGACGAGACTAAAGTACTTGACGATAAACCCGATCCTGAAGTAATCCTTTCTGTACTAGCAGAAAAGAACTTCCTCGGTCGTAAAGTAATCGTCATGAGTGGTCGTCATGAAACCTGTATGGCTGATACCCTTGCATGGTTTGAAAAACACAATGTTCCAGTTGATCACATCTTCATGCGTGAAGAACATGACAACCGTAGCGATGATATCGTGAAATATGAGTTGTACATGAAGCACGTTCATGGTAAGATGAAAGTCGTCAAAGTATTCGATGATCGCGAACAAGTCGTGAAAATGTGGAGGAACCTAATCGGCCTAAAGGTCTTTGCCGTGGCTGAAGGTAATTTCTAAAATACGGGCGGTGCTTGCACTGCCCTTTTAAGGATTCTATATGGAAGATTATACTTTTCTTATTGGTAGACGTGGTGAGAGTGGTTTTGAAGATTTAGTGAAAATGCTTCGCTTTGATAATCCATTACAGCTTTTCATTTTAGTAGTAGAAATGAGTGAAGATAAAACTTTCTTTACTAAGCCTGATGAAATTGTTGATCGTACAGTACAATATCACTTCGTCCGTAAAGTACATATTCCCAGAAATCATGCTGTTATAGATGTTTATTACAGTGATGATACGGAAATGTATTATCTCAATCTTGCTCAAGCAGCTAAATCTATGGGTGAAAGTACTGAAAGATTCATGCAGGATAATATTGATGGTAAATTCGGACCGTATTGTATTCAGTACTGTAACGGTGCAACACGTCTAGTAAGGATTATTGAATGATTACAGTTGAGTACTGCGACTTAAGACGTAAGTATGAATCACTTATTACTAGTGCTAAAAGTTTAGAAAAATCAATAAGGTATCAGATTTGCAATAAAATTTTAGTACTTGATGGATATGAATATCTAGTACTGGATTTTGATGATTCGGGTATTGAACAGTTACGTTTCAATCTTCTTAAAAAACAGAAAGGTTCTTTCCGTATTTCCGAAGCTGCTTTTTGGATACAAATGAATAATTGTCCAGAATTGGCAAATTTAGTTGAACCTTGTGCATCTGCATATTATCAATTACTATCACTCGCATACGATGCCAGAGATGATTTGGAAGATAAGTACCGTGGAAGAGAATGTATGTGTACTTATGATTTGGACATATATATAATTACACGTTTAGTAACTATTGGTGAAAACAGATTTTACCTCAAGGCTGAACACCGGGAAAGTGGTAGAGAAGTGGCTATCAATCGTTTTAACTACACCGAATGGAATTATGTATGAATGATAATTTACAGAAGTACAAAAATCTTATTCTAGCACTAGATGAACTAAGAGTCAGTACAGTTAAAGCATTAAATTCAGTACTATCAAATAATTCAAGAACTAGACTTGCTGTATCCAATATTGTGATCACCAAAGATGGAATAAAATTATTAGGTAGTGAAATAAAACTATATGATAATAGTGGGTATCCAATAATGCCACAAACTTCATTGAGAACATTTACAGTTGATGAACTTCGTGGTAAGTCTAATAGAATAGAAGAGATTCTTTATCCATATCTCTTGGTTTGTGCAGAAATAAAAAAGGCTGAAGTACTGGCTGGTGAGGATTTATATTATGAATTGCGATTTAATTGATCGTCACAATAGTCTAATTAATATACTAAAACAATTTGAGGGACGTGCTTTACTTGAATTAAAAAACCTTCGTCTTAAGCACAAATATGATGATAGTATTGATGAAATATATCCTCTTAGTTTGAGTCAAGGTAGTGGTGGAATTCTCATGCACTGTAAAGTTACAGTTCAAGATGAACCCAGAACTACTAGTGGATGGAAGACTTTTAGTACTAAAATGCAAATGTATGATGTATATGCATTTAAAACTAATCATAAGAAAATTGAAGAAGTTTGTTCCAATTTTCTTTCAGTACGGAATATTATAAACAAAAGTAAAAAACAGATTCAAGATCTGTATTTGAATCGTATTGTTGTGGACCAATCAAATGGTGATGTATATTGTATAGCCGATATTGACTTCTATAATAATATTACGATTCAATTGCGTAATCCTGATAGAAGTATATTAGTAAAAAGCCTACAGGAGTTTGAATTACGTGATTAAAGATGAATTAATAGATAAGTTCAAAAACTTAAAGAATGCAGAGCAAATTCTAATGCAGGATGTAAAACCCTTTAATGATACATTTAAAATTTCTCTAAAGAGTGAAGATGTATTTGACTCGGTGTATGGTTTTTCTGTAGATAAAAATTCTAAACTTCACATGTATTGTAAGGTTAAAATTGGAATACAACAAATTGCGTACACTAGATTTGTATCAATACAAAAAGAAGTTGTAGATCCTGAACCAATATTAACTATGTATGAAATGGTAATCAGTGTTGCAAAAGAAGCTAATGCAGTACTTGAACTTATTCGCCAAAAGTACATTGGTAAATCTATTAAAATGGATGATGAAGCTGATGTTACATTCACTATTCATACAGTAGATCCAGTGGGTACACAAATACATTTCACTGACACTGAAGGAATGGATAGAGTCAACTCGGAGCTTTGTACAATAAATGATTAAAATTAAAATTGAAGGTTCAAGTCATTGTGGAAAAACATTGACAAGCATGAGAATTGCTGCTATACTACGTGAAGAAGGTTATGATGTAACTGTGATAACCGAACCGACCAATGTCGATGTTCTACACAAATTTATTGAAACTCCCGCCGATGTTCTCACTGGTAAAACATTTAACGTATGTATTCATGATACCAATGGTGCAGATTTCAATCCATTTTATCATGTACCAGTACATCTAAAAAGGAAATAAAATGACTATTCTTTATATCTATCTGATTGTAGCTGCTGTAATTTTTGTATGGTGTGTACTTTCAGAAATCTTCCCACTAAATGCTGGCTGGTGGCTTGTAAACATTGTCACAAGCATCGGACTTGCTATCCTGTGGCCTTTCTTCTTATCATTGTTTATTTGGGAGGGTATACGTTCATGCCTAATGAAGTACTAATATATCTATACTTGTGTGGGTGTTTTACCGTACTCTTCTGGATTATCGATTATGTACTAAGTGACGAATATACTTTAGGTGATGTATTCATTGATATAGTAGCTGGTTTTTGTTGGCCTATTGTTATGATAATCGTACTTGGTGCATTACTACATGCATCTCCTAAAATAGTACTTAAAAAGAAAAAGAAGGATAAGGTATGAGTTTAATAACACTTGCTATTCTAATTTGGATTGGTGGATTTCTAGGAGGTTTAGGAGTACTTCTATATGATTATCGCGATTATGGAAGAGAAGTATATCTACCAGAGTTTTTAAAAGATTCATTGCTCACATTCATTTTGTGGCCTTGTATTGTGCATCATATTATTTGGTACACGCTCCGTGGGCTTTTGGGTCTATTCGGAATTGATTTATCTAATTTGAAAAATATAAAAGTAACAAAAGGAAAGTAATAATGTCTAAGAGTCCAGTACAACAAGAAATCGATCTACGCATTGAAGAAATCACTATCAAGATTCGTGAGCTAATGAAAATTGCTGATGATAACGATGTTAACTTTAGTCTAAACATCATTGATAAAGAATTCTATTGTGAGAAGTACATCAACGAAGATGAATATCTACGTGACTATCACGGTAACTCTGGTGGTCAATGGCTATCTAGCTCTGACTTCTGCTAATTATCAGGGGAGAGTACTCTCCCCGTTTAAGTGAGGTAATATGATTGGTAATGAAAAATCTGATAAACATATTCTTGATGAAATGAATGCACTAGGTTCTTTAATTAAATTTGAAAAGAATCGGTTGAGTAGTATTCAACATACCGTGCTGGAGTATCAACGTGAATACGATAAACTACAAGAAGAACTTGACCGCAGAGATATACAGTCTGTAATCTATATACCATTTGAAGAACAAATGAAATACTTCTGTGACAATATCACTTATAGCCGTAGTCAATACTATCTAGATAAATGCAAAGCGTTCTTTTGGACAATGAAATTAGACCGTGATGTTTCTGGACAAAATTTCATTTGGTATGCTGACCGCATATATATCAAAGAGAATATTGAAAAGATTTTATACTACCTTCCAATAGCATTAGAAAACACAAAACCTAGCTATGTAATGGAAACAGACTTATGTTACAATCTTGCTATTAGAGGTGATTCGGTTATGAATATGAATTACTTCCCGCACAAAAACTTATACTGCGTTGAAGGTACTTACTTACGTCAGTACAACAATCTAAAAGACGCATTAAAATACATGATGGAGGACGGACTATGCTAGCAATTGGTTCCTATGCTTATAAATCCTATAAGCCAGAGATTACCCCACAAGATTTAGACTACATGTGCACTGATAAAGAACTCGATGAACAAATTGAGTACTTCAGTAATATGAAGGATTTTGTTATTCACAAACGTACCTCCGATTATTGTCATCTATTCTGTAATGGTTTGAACTATGAGTTCTACATTGCACACGACAATAATAGTACTGAACAATTAATGAAGTACAGTAATGCTTGGGGTGTAGAAGAAGATGTAATCGCTTCACTAAATGTATTGTACTGTATTAAAATGTCTCATCGTTATTTGCGTAATAGTCCTCACTTTCTAAAGACTCGTTCTCATATTCGCGATATGGAAAAGATGGGTGCAAGTCTCGATGTGGAGTTGAAAAAAATCCTTGACATTCGGGAGAAAGAAACGTATAATTACGACCATCCAGTACTCAATCAGTCCAAAGAAACCTTCTTCCAAGATGAGGTTGGGTACATCTATGACCACGATACCATTCATGAAGCCGTCGCTATTATGGATGCACCTGCATATAAAAGTTATATGAAAGATGGTGCTGAAGTAATGGTTGACAAGGCTAAGTTCTTTGAGTGCAGTGATATCAGACAGCTACTAGGTGTGTATGAGGAAACTTGTGTACTAGCACTAGAACGTTGTTTGATTCCATTCAACTTCGAACCAACTCCAAAACATGCTTTCATTACTGCCTTGATTAAGGTTTGTACTAGTATTACTTCTGGATGGTTCCGTGAATTCGCATATAAACGTTTCTATGATATTATTGCTTTGTTCCGTGAATTTGGTGAAGATGATTTTGTCAAGCGTTTCCATGCAAACCAACACATGATTAAACCATTCAAAGAGGAAATGTAATGAGAGAAGAGAAAATCTATTACACAGATAATGGAGAGCAGTTCTTTGATTTAGAAGAAGCTGAACGCCGTGAAGCAATCATTGCTATTCAAAAGAAACAAGCTGCCCTCTATAAAGAAATTCAAGATTTACAGGACACTTGTCAACATCGACACATGACAGTTTGTGCACGTTCTGACACTGGAAACTATTGTCGTTCAGATGATGAGTACTGGTACGAGGGTGAGTGTCGTTCTTGTGGTGAACGCTGGCGTGTAGATCAGTCCGAGAATAGTATTGTTCGTGACCGTTATAATAAACACAATTCTGACCCAAAGGTTATTATTAAAAAATCATGACAGCACAAGACTATGTAAAATTACTCACTGACCGTTATGATACGGTCAATGAACTTTCCGTGCAATTAATCTCTTTAACTAAAGGTGAAATCAATAACTTATATCTAAAGAAGAATGATTTGTTTGGAGAGTTAGTTGATTTACAATATAGTCATGGGTTTGATCATAATGATACTAAAGCTAAACGAATTGAAATGGATCTCATTAGTGAGAAAATAAAAGCAGAAGAATCCAGAAATGGTATGTTATTTGTTCAGAAGCAATTAGAAGTACTGGAGAATGAAATTGAAGGTATCAAAGCTAATGCTCGTGAAGAATTAGATGACTATGCTTATTTCTCAAATGCCGCTATTTGTGGAAGTACTGCTAGTGCAGATTTCTTGAGTAGAAATGGTTTCCGTGTAATGACACCATATGTTCATGGTGATCAATTCACTGTATATGTATTGCGTGGAAATTTCGATTTCCAGAATGGTCATATATTTTTAGAGAATATGGTTAAGCACCTTACTTCCAATTCAGCATATCAAGGTAAACCGAGTATTGAAATTGGTTTGTGGCATAGTGATGAAGACTATTATATGACTTATTGCGATGGTGTATGGATAGTAAGAATAGATGAAGATATAGTATTTGAGGATAGTGATTGTCAGAACATCCTTGAGTACTTAAATTTTATAAGGTAAAATATGGAATTCATAAATGATGCTGATTATAAAGTATCTCTATATGAAACCACTGACGGTAAGTGTAAACAAGTGTGGACTTGCCCAATTTACGACAAATGGGCACAGATGAAAATTAGAACCACTAGTGTAAAATACCAATCTTGTAGACCAACCTACAGTGGGTCAATGGTTCATGAAGAGTGGAAGTACTTCAGTAATTTCAAAAAATGGATTGATTCACATCCAGTTGGCGAATATATAAGTGTTTTGGAATTGGATAAAGATTTAAAAACAGATTTACATATGTATTCACCTGATACATGTTTGTTGATTCCAGTGTATATTAATAATGCCTATCGTATTAGTGCTGGTAGCAGGGGTATATATCCATTGGGTGTATCTAAGGATAGAAATCTGTATAAAACATCAATAAGAATGTTTGGTGTACTTAAAAATCTAGGTAGATACAAAACTACAAATGAAGCACATAAAGCATGGCAATTAGGTAAAATACAATATACTGATCTTATTATAGATAAGTATAAAAATGAGCCATTCTTTTATCAAGATGTGGTTGACGCTTTACATAATATTAAAAATAAATTAGCTTATGATTATGCTAATAATATAGAGACAACAAATTTATGAATCATTTTCAGAAAATAGTAGTTCCCGATGACCGGGAACTATTCATCGTCGGTGACCTACATGGTAATGCTGATTTGTATGAACGTTCACTTAAGGAATTTGGAATCACTGATAAAGATTATGTCTTTAGTGTAGGTGATGTTATTGATCGTGGTCCTCAAAGTGCTAAATTACTATTCGAATTCCTATTCAAAGAGAACCGTTATATGATCATCGGGAACCATGAAAACATGTACGTAATGGGTGAACATCGTCGAGATTTCTTCCACTGCCATATGCAGAACGGTGGTGATGTTTTCCTTAACGAAGTAGGAGAAACTGGATTCCAGTACTTCAGACCTTTCGTTGATCAACTACCACTAATCATTGAAATTCATCACAGAGGTTTAAAGATTGGTCTAGTTCACGGTGGAGTCCCACTACGCTATACTGATTGGGATACTTTTGTTGCTGATGTTAAGCCTATGAAATGGGACTTAGTGGAAGAAATCATTTGGGATCGTAAAGTATTCGATGATTGTAAGTACAATCAAACTCCTAACGCACCAAAGATTGCTGGTATCGATTATGTACTTTCTGGACACACTGGTGTAGTTGACCCATTAGTGTACGGTAACCGTATGTGGATTGATAGTCAGTTCTTGAGTGGTGATTTAACATTTACTATGTTCAGTGGTAAAACTCCACGTCACTTCCGTAGACCGAAAGATGAGCATAGCTTTGACAGATTCAAGAGGTAATAATGAAACTATATCTACTAACAAATATGTACTGTGGTGGTAATCATCCGGGAATTCAAGGTGTTCACTCAGCAGTTGAACTAGTTGTAAAGTACACTTCAGATGACAGAGACTTTCCTGAACTATCAGAGCAAGTACTAGATTGGGCCACTGAGCATAAAACTGTAATTATGCTAAAAAGTGGGATGGCACATGATGGTTTAGCCGAACTAACAGAAACCCTAGATAAGTTACAGAGTGATGTATCTATCAATCGCATGAAAGATCAATTGTACCAACAAAAATATCCAATTGTACCTTTTGCTGAATTCAAAGAACCCGGACTTAATAACACTATCACTAGCATCGCAGTACTTTGTACGACAAAGATGGTAGAAGATATGGAACAACTTCGTCGTGGTCTTTTAGGTGATGATGAATTCATGGAAACTTATGGTGAAGTACTAGGTAATATTTTACTAAGAATGACATTCATGAGTCTTGTGTAATGAAAGAAATAAAAGTAACTGTAATCAAATACCAAACTGAAGATGGTGAGGTATTTGATAATCCAAATGAAGCTAACCACCATGAGCGTATCCTTAATGGAACACGCCGGGAATGTCCTGTGTGCAAAGGTACTGGACGTGTATTGAGTAATGATATGCGTTATATGGAACCTTGTATTGATTGTAATCAAAAAGGCTGGCAAGAAAAAGAAGAGGTGTGGAAATGAGTATTCCTAAGAAGTTTTATGTATCCCGTTGTTATCGCAGTACTGAAGAGATTTTAGGCTTTATGGTTGTTGCTGATGCAGAACATACTAAAGCATTCCAGAAGAAGAAAGAAACTGCTGATCGTTGGGGCGACAATCGTCTACCTAAAATCTACGTAGAGAATACACCACAAACTGGCTTCCAAATGGTTACTAACGTATCTCGTTACAGTACTTCAAACGTTGTTTGGCGTGTACGTCACCCAGAAGGTTTCGAGTTTGAAATCACGTCTGATAACTTCATGGACTTGATTGAAACAAGTACAATTATTGAAGGTGCTATTCAAGAAGAACTATTCTTCACTGAGACTCGCAAACTAGTAAGTACTAAGACTAAACTCTTTGCCGATCTAATCAAGAAAGAAGAGAAAGCCGAAGAGAAGAAGAACCTCCTTTCTGAAATTAAAGAAGGTGATCTATTCCGTACTGATAGCTCAAAAAACGATCTATACCAGTACTGTGGAAAGTATCATGTACTAGTTATGAATAAGAATAAAGAACTATGCATTCCAGAGAAGAGTTCTAAGAAAGAAGTTGTTCTTAATACTAATACTGGTAAGTACTTCATTCGTACAAAGATTGTAGACTCGTATTATAATATCAATGTTGTGGGCCATCAGCCTATTGACCGTAAAGATGTAATTCATCAAGTTGAACTTCAATATATGAATTTCAACAAACACATGCCAGCAGGTCAGTTTGATATTATGAATGATTCTTATGATCTAGTAGCTATTGGTGACGATAAACCATTCAAGCTAAAAGATTGTACTGTTGAGTACGAAGAAATTGATCCTAAAGTACTAACACGTGATATCAACCCGTTCTTTGTTTATACTGAGTATCGTGGTAAAATTATGAGAGTACTTGGTGCAGCAGATGATAATACTGGTTATTACACTAGTGGTAATAAATCACAAACTGAAAAATTCCGCACAGCTAAATATCTCTTCGCATATGATGCAGAAATTCTAGAGAATGGACAATTGCTAATGCCTGAAGTAAACTTAGATTTACACAAACGCTTTAGTGGTTGGAGAGCCGAAACACCATTTGCTGGATTCAGTAATTATTCCGACCAGCACTATAAGCTAGTCTTTATGGCAATGCCAGAAAAAGTAATGTTCGGTAAACTAAAAATTGGGAAGTAATACTTCCCATTCATGGAGGATAAAATGAAAGACATTCTATCAATTCTAACAGAAATTAAAAACGACGCGAGTATTCTTGCTAAGAAACGTATCCTAGAAGAGAATAAAGATAATCCAGTACTCAAGCGTGTACTTAAACTAGCACTTGATCCCGGAATTGTTAGTGGATATAAGAAGCTACCCGCACCTTTGCATAACTATTGCGAACGAATGGAATTGGGAGAGGCACTAGAGAAACTAGATGCAATCTACTCTCGTAAGCTAACTGGTCACACAGGCAGAGATTACATTGCTAATCTATTTGGTTCTGTATCAGATGATGATGCTGAAGTACTTCGACGTGTACTAACAAAAGATTTAGGTTGCGGTGCAAGCGATAAAATTACTAACGATGTATTTGGTAAAGGCTTTATTAAAGATGAGCCATATATGCGTTGTTCTCTAATTGATACCAAAACTGTTCGTAATATTGAGTTCGATACTTACGGTTGTGCAGTATCAGAAGTGAAGATGGATGGTCAGTACTTAAACCATACCGTCATCAATTCTTCTTTGACTTGTACTTCCCGTAATGGTAAACTATATGACTTCTTAGGAAGCCGTGATGAAGAAATGGCAAAACTAGCAGACGCTATTTCCCGTAATGACCCACGCTTTAAAAGTGGGGTAGTCTTTAACGGTGAATGCTTGATGATGGATGATCAAGGTAATATCCAACCTCGTGAAACTGGCAATGGCATCATCCAGAAGGCTGGGAAAGGCACTATGACGATGGCAGAAGCTATGCGGGTTGTGTTCGTTTTATGGGATGTATTGCCTTACGATGCGTTCTGTGAAGGAATTTGGGACGTTAACCGCCGTGAGCGTCGTAACATTCTAGAAAATGCAATCTATGAAGTTGACTCTGAGTTTGTTCGTATGGTTGAGTACGAAACTGTTCTAAGCATTGAAGATGCATTTGCTTATAATACTGAGCTAATGGAACGTGGTGAAGAAGGTTCAGTACTTAAATGTGAAGGTGGTATTTGGAAGTCTCATACCTCACCTAAGCAATTAAAAATGAAACTCAAGATGCAAATGGATCTACGTATTGTTGGTTTCCTTCCCGGAGAAGGTAAACGTACTGGTATGCTAGGTTCATTAGTACTAGAATCCGAAGATGGTATTTTGACCACAAACTGCGGTACTGGTATTAAAGAGAAAGGACACGAGTGGACATTCCAAAGTATTTGGGATAAGAAGGATGAGCTATTAGGTAAAGTTGTTACTGTTGAGTGCAACGAGTTAACCAAAGATAAGAAGACTCAGATTCCTAAAGTGTTCCTACCTGTATTTGTTGAATTCCGTTTTGATAAAGATACTTGTGATACACATGAACGTATTGTGGAAATTCGTTCCAGTGCAGTTAAAGTCTTTAGCGAAACTATTACTAAGGCTTTAAAAGGTAAAAAGTAAAATGAACTCATTCATGATAATGACATTTTCAGAACACCACCGTGTAGACGGTGGTAAAGGTGAATTGGCTATTGTTTTTAAAACACCAGAACGGGTTGACCGTTATGGTGTACCTATTGTTAGTGGTTATACCAAATTGTTATATTTGGCAAATCAAGTACTAGAATATAATATTGAAGATGGTACGTATGAAGTACGGAAGAATAGATATATTGGTTCTGGACACAAACAAACAATACCATTTGATAAAATAACTACCAGTACTGAAATTCTTTACATGAATGATTCAATTGGTAAAGAAGATTTACTTACCAACTATCTAATCAACCAGAGAAACCCTAATATTTTGAGGGATAAGAAATTCTTTAAATTCAAGATTGACAACATAGAGCATCCTGAGTTATACTTAGCGGCATTGACCAGTTAGGAGATAGAGAAATGAAATTTGTTGTCTTTTCGGACATACATGGTGGAATTGGTTATCTCCATGATGATGATTACAGCGATACTATACTCATCATTGCAGGTGATTATGATGAAACCAAGCGTAGTCGTTACCGTACTGGTATCGAAGCACTATGCAAACAATTCAAGAATGTAGTACTCGTACCGGGTAATCACGAGTACTATGGTTCTAACATTCACAAGACGCATAAAGTACTCCAGCAGATGGATGATGAGATTTCTAATTTCATCTTTATGCAGGACAATTACTGTTGGATTGATGATGTACTAATCGTTGGTAGTACTTTGTGGACAGATTTCAACAAGGGTGATCCGTTGGTGAAGTTTGATGCACGTATGAAGATGAACGATTACAAACACATCCGTCATGGACCAGTAAATGAGCCGTGGAAAACAAAGCTCACTGTTGAAGATGTTGAGTTCATGCATCATAAGTCCAAAAAATACATTAAAATGATCGTTGACACAGAGCGTGATTTGGTGCATAATGATATCAAGATTGTGGTGGTGACACATCACGCACCAAGTTATCAGAGTGTATCAACTAAGTACAAAAACGATTCACTGAATGGTTGTTATTGTTCAGATATGGATCAGTACATTGAAGAACTAGGCGTTGACGTATGGATTCATGGTCACGTGCATAGTAGTTTTGATTATAACATTGGTAAGACCAGAATCATTTGCAATCCACGTGGTTATGAATCATTTAGTGGAGCGAGTGAGAATTTTGATTACAGTCCTAAATTTATTTTTGAAGTATAACTAGAGGAAACAATATGAACATGAATACAAACACTAGCCCTTCTAACCTATCCGTGCCAATGGTAATTGAGAAATCCAATGGTAGCGAACGTGCTTATGATCTAGGTTCACGCCTACTTGTAGACCGTGTTGTTTTCCTTGATGCTGGTTTTGATGACAACATGGCTCACATCGTCAAGCAATCCTTGCACTGGATGGATTCACAAAGTAATGAACCAATTACCATTTACATTACTTCACCGGGTGGTTCAGTACACGCAGGTCTAGGTATCGCTGATATCGTTTCTTGCATGACTTCACCAATCCGCACAGTTGTACTAGGTATGGCTGCATCAATGGGTTGTTACATGCAATCAACTATGGGTACACCGGGCCTACGTCTAGCGGGGAAACGTGCTCAAATCATGGCACACCAAGTATCTTCCGGTACTCAAGGTACACTAGCTGACCAGAAAATCTCTCTAGCTCACAGTGAGCTACTAGATGAAATGCTAGCTCGTGAAATTGCTGAAGCTGTTGGTGTTACCTACGAGCAGTACAAGCAAGATACCATCCGTGATATGTGGATGACTGCTGAACAAGCACTAAACTACGGCACAAAAGGCTTCATCGATGGTATCCTAATGGGTGAGCGTAACGAAGATGGTAAACTATTAGTAGTACGCCGTGGTGGTGTGCAGGAGTGGATTTAATGTCTAAAACACTAGTCCGGGGCTTAACCGCCCCTAGTGATGCAGAAGTAGTCAGTACTTCAGAATTTGAAACATTGGCGTTCGACCAAATCTCTCAAATCAGTCTTGATTTATCCTTCAGTAAAGAAACAGGTGAATTACTAGAAGGTATGAGTGATATTATGGAATTGATGAAAGCAATTCTAATCCATAAGAACATTGACCCATTGGAACTATTCAATACACTAAAACAACTAAGTTCTACTGAAGGAACGTTTGTCGATAAAAAGGCAATCAAGGAGCAAGACGATGAGTAATCAACAATACAACGAAGGTTATCAGTACTTCAAACAAAACGGCACAATGGATATGGATCTACTAAAACAACGTAGTCCACTATTCCGTAGCGGTTATCGCAGTGCACAAGAAGAAGCAGCGAAGAAGAGTACTGGTACGTTCCCAACCACCCTTTATGACATTCCTCGTCGTTCTGCGAACTTCGTACCAACATGGAATGACATTCTAGCTGCGACACGTCGCCCACGCATGAATAAGCTACACGCAGATCACATGCAACCTCTATTAAATCTACTCATTCGTGAAGTAGAAAAGAATTGTGCTGACGTGACTCGTTACAGTGATGTACTAAAAAAGGTTGACACCGCTTTCGATATCATGCTACAGTATGGTTATGACGAAGGTATCCTAGATGAGCGTGATCTAAAGCAATACGATTACTCTCCAAAATAATTGAAATAGGCCGCCATAAAGCGGCCTTTTATCGAGGTGAATTATGAAATTACGTAAATTTACAGATGATGAAACTATTAATGTACTGAAAGATTTTAATCGTTATTGGGTGTTATGCGGTACTATTACTAATTGTGCTGCAACCAAAATGGAAGAAGCCCATCGTGATCATGTCCGTGATTTTAGGTGGAGTTTACTACGTCCATTTGATATACGCATTAAAGACTATGATCGCATGGTTCATAAAATTTGCGGTGGTCAATGGCGTGAACTTGATGATGAATTCTTAAAAAGAAAAACCGGATTGGATAAGTACTTATCAGCTTGGTTCCCTGATGCAGATTTTGATTATGCATTTACTCAAAAACATTTTCAAGATTTAGTGTGGGCGGCCTGTTGGGTAGGTACACAGAATCATGAAAAGTTTATTGATTTCCAAATTCTTCTAGAAGAATATGCAGAAAATCCTGTAGAATTCAGTCCTGAAGACATTAAACTAATCCGTAATCTACGTGAACGTTTGGATTACCTTGAAAACGAATGGGATAAATTTAACGATGCAATACAATCTAACTGAAGAACAAAGTACTAAATTCTATAACGATCTAAAAGATGCAGTAGATATCATCAACCGCGTACAACAAAGTGCAGTGACTGCATTTTTGGGTTGGTATGATGATTACGTAAACAACCATCATAGCATCTTCGGTTTTAAACCAATGAGCATTGAGAAGTTTGGTAAGAAGATTACTCTTACTAAAGGAATTGTTGTTAATATTGAAAGTAGTAATCGTAAAACGATTTCCAATAAAGATGGTTGGTCAGCCAATCTACGCCCTAAAACCATTGCAAAACTAACCAAAAATTCTTATTTAGATATTTTGGGTGAAGTGAATATGGTTAGTGCAGCATGTATGGCTTCTATGTGTGCATATCGTGAATACGAGGTATGGACTGATATGATCCACAAAATGGAAAATTACATGCAAGTACCTTATACTATCGATCAGGAATGGTTGGATGAGTTAGAAGGTCTAAGTACTAAATTGTATTATTACAGTTATATTCTTGGAGATAAGAAATGATTCTAGCTACTTTAACACCAAAACAAACAGCAATTTGGATCAAGAATCTAAACAAACTTCTTACACTCCGCACTGCTGTTAAAAAATATCATAACAGTGTATATGATAACCGCGAGACTCAGTACAATGAACGTTATGGTTTCTTTGGTAAACTATGGCATGGTGGAGCGGCGTTTGAAGATTTGCGTATTGGATGGGATGGTTACTATCATGAGTCCTATGCAATATTTGGTAAGATTGGAAAAGTAGATCCAATTCCAGACAAGTTATGTTATTACATGCGTGTTACGCGTTTTGTGTATCGTGATAAGCGTGATGCTGTACTACAGCGTTTAAAAGACAAGTGGGAGCGTTACGCATCACAACCTTTCCAGATCCAAGAAGGTGATTTGGAAATGTATCAAAATCTATTCGTATGGCATGAAGAATTGAAAGAAATTCTAGTAGAAGGAGGCGTATACGATGAAACACTCAACTTGGATGAAGATCGCTAAAGACGTAGCTGATGAGAGTAAATGTATCTCTCATCATGTGGGTGCGGTTATTGTACAAAATGATCGCATCGTGAGTACTGGCTACAATGGCACTCCAGCGAAGCAGGTGAACTGCTGTGACCATAACTCCCATTTAGTACATAATGGTGAGCTTCAAAATTGGGTCTCTGAGGAAGCGAAACACGAGCACCACGAGTGGTCTATGCACCATGAAATCCATGCTGAGATGAATGCATTACTTTACAGTGCACCAAAAGATAGGGTTGGAGCAACGCTTTACAGTACTCTTCAACCGTGCTATACTTGTTCCTTGTTAATTGCAGGGAGTGGTATCACGACTGTAATTTACGAAAAAGAATACCCTCGCACTCCTGAAGCTGCGGTTTCAGTACTAAAGAATGCTGGGATTAAAGTTCACAAACTATCTGATTTGGGGGAATAATATGTTCTATCCACTAATTGGCTCGGTAGGGTTGTTGTTATTAATTTTTTTAATAGTTGCCTTACTAATCCATATCGGAGATCGGAAAACATCAATTGACTTGAATCGTGGTCGTCGTAATTTTAAAGTACGTTACGAACCAACGAAGCATAAGTACTACCTAACGAACGCAACAAATTATGGTGACATTGATGTATGTCGTTTTGGGTTGTTCAGGGTGTACTACAAAAGTAAGATTGATGCTGATTTAGTAATGCAGAAACTAAATGATTACCAATAAAAAAAGGAGCCGATGGCTCCTTTTATGTTTAATAAACAGTTATGGTTTGTATAACTTTTATTTCAGGATTCTGCACACACGTGAATGTGATATCAGTTTGACCACGAGATAAACCATTAATTATAACTGGTGTAAAGTAGAAGTTGTTATTATACTCTTGAATGTACTCAATTGATACAATACCAGCAACTGACATTTCATAAGTCCACCCTTTATTACCAGTACTATTAACTGGTGAAACTGTTACCTGTGTAGAGGTTTTACCACCTAGTGGTACGTTAACTACCCCCGCGTAATTATAAATTCTAATACTCTGGATTGGAACATTTGAATCTACATCCATTATCATGAATGTTTTTTCCAATGCTTCAACTGTATCCGTAACTGTACCGCCACCATTACTTGAACCATTGTATGCAAATCCAACATAAAATTGTTTGGTTGGTTGGTCTGGTGCTTTTAAAATTTTCAATACACCTGAAGTACTTACTGAGAAATATTCATAATCATTGTTATTTCTACTTCTCCACTTTCCACCTATCAATGAAACTGAACTAGGAATGGTAGCTGCCGTTAGTTGGATTTCCTCTCCGACAAAATATACAGAACGGTCACTTGGTGAATATACATAGCGATCTGGTACATAAGGAGAACATTTTACATTTTTGTAGTTCAAGTTCATCCCACCGTTTGTGTTTTGATAAACACGGTTGTCACCAGTTCCGACCGGGGAATACACACCATCAGATGTAATAGTCCCTAAGCTTGAATTTTGTACACCCCAAGTAAAAGAAGGATCTACTGGCTTGCTATAATATGCCATATCATATTGATATGATTCGCCACTACGAACAAAATATGGACCTTCTACGCCAGTATATATTGATGTTGTTGGTAACCTGATTATTGGTTGATCAAATGCATACATGTTACCATCACGCAATTCTACTCGTGTTCTTACACCACTAAAGGTAGTATCATCTAGTACTTTAAATTTGTAATTAATAAAATCATCCGAACCAAGATATTCAAAAACGGTTTCATCATATATTACATCAAATTCGTGACTTGGGACAAAACCAAACGGTTCAAAAATCGCAGTGAATGTAACTTCATCCCCAGGGAAAAATGTATTATCATTTGACAATGATTTTCCATTTGGAACGTTTTGCATAAATCTAAATGAAGTATATGTTGGTTCATTCTCAGTAATGAAAATCTGTGCAGTTGCAGCTAGTTTAGTATTTGCTTCAGGGTTAAAAGTAACTCGTGCATGACCAACATCTAAACATCTAAATATACCAGTACTGGTATTAGATCTACCAACTTCCGCTATATTTGAAGTTTCCATATCCCATCTACCATTTTGATTTGAAAAATCCAATGGAAGGAATGAAACATCAATAGAAACAAGCTGGTTTTTCTTTGCTTGAATTGTTGCTGGGATACATCTAACAGACAACAAAGCGTAGTCATCTTCGTCATTATAGAAAATATAATCACCCGTACTAACTTTAACTTTGTTTGATTGTATTAATGTAATAAAACCATAAATGTTTCTTGGTATATCTTGAATCTTTATAAAAAATGAATTATCTTTTATGCTTTCAACAATATAATCTGAGTTATCGAAGTAATTAAGAACGGTGGTATCTTCTTTTCTCCAAGTAATTTCGATGAATTCATATACATTTCCATCAGAATCAATTAAATCATAATAGTTATATGAACGTTGTTTATAAATGTATAGACCTTTTACAAAAGTTTGTCCATTTATTTTAGCACCATCTACAATAATGCCATTGATTTGGAAAGGATATTGATCCTTTCCTGCTATTGGTTTTCCCATATTAACTCCTTATTAAGTTATATAGATTATTTACCACATAAATGAAAAAAGGAACCCAATGGGTTCCTTTTTTATTGTTAGTAAACTACAACTTTAACTTCAATTTTAATGTCTGGATTAGAAACACTTCCAACAACAACTAAAGTACTTCCACGTGATACGGGATTGAAGTAAACAATCATTTGACCAGCCATAAAACATTGATTTTCCGAGATTCGTTCTTTATCTAAAATTTCAATTATAGATTCATCATATGAAATTATTTCCAATTCATAATCCACACATACTTCTGGGTATGGGTTTATTGTGAAATTTGGAATTAACCCTGCGGTATATCCATCTAGATTGACAAACACAGTATTATTTTGGTATACCCAAGATGATGATAGATCGGTAATTTGATATTTTGATTTATCATCTTCAACGATTAATGGGAAAGCTCCAAATGTTTGATATGGTGTCATTACATTAGATGACAATTCAAACAAATCATCAACTTGAACGGTTGCATAAGCACCAGCCTTGTTATAAGTAGTTAATATACCATCCGATGTTATTTTGTAATTGGAATCACTGACTTCTTTAATTTTCAATTCAGTTTTAATATCCCCAATCACGCCGTATATTTTAAACTGGGTTGTTGAATTAATAGGAACTGATGTGATATTTGGTGGATCGATTGTTATATAATCATAAACATCCGGTATTACAGAAAAGCTTAATATATTATCATAATTAACAACTTCCCCATTATCTCTAACATATGTGGTTGAGAATGAAACTTCGCCAGTTTTATCGTATGTCGTTATTAAACCAGTCTCATGATCCAATGTTGCAATTGATGGGTCAGATGAGATATATGGGTTATATTGTATACCATAATACATGTATTGTTTTATTGCTTGGTATTGCGAATTTGGTCTTAAATTTGAAAGAACTTCATACCTAACGCCAAGTTCTTCGTTTTCCTTGACATAAATTTCTCGCATTTCATTATATATATAAATTGAATAAACCATAAATTCAAAATCAATTGGATTTTTCATTTTAAAAGTAATTCTAGGATTGTATGAAATCCCAACTGGATCGATATCATATATATATTTTGATTTAAAGGTATAGGTTCTAAAATCATCCGATACTTTCACTAAAGTTATTTCATCAATACTTAATCCATCGTTCATGTTAATATCAAAATCGAGTGCTTCAGTCAACACTGCATCATATGGATAGGTTTCAATAACAATATCAAATTCCTCACCATATAACGCACGCGTGGTTGAAAATGGCAAGTCTGTTGTTCCTCTACCAAAAAAACTTTGAACTGGCGTATCTGCATCAATAACATTGATTATTGAACTTGAAATTTTAGAATTGTTTCCAGATGGTATAAATGATAAAATTGATTTACCAACATCTATTCCCTCAACCACAATTTTATTTTTATCAGTTTGTTTAATTAAAGTGTTTATTGTCTTTTCCGAACCATTTATGTTCAAATACCAATTACCATCAGTGTTCAAGTATTCATCAGGGAAAAAAGTAGCTACGAATGATTGAGTGGAACCTTTAGATATTGTCGCAACCACTGGATTTATATAAACACCACTTAATGTTGGATCTAATCCACCTTTCCTGAAAATATAATCACCATCGAATGTTATACATTTATGCCATTGGTAAAGTCTAACAAACGAAAATATACCTCTAGTTGGATCTTGTATTTTCATACAAAATGTGTTGTTTTCCAATTTCAAAGCTATGTCTTCGGATGTATCAAAGTACTGAAGTGGTTTTTTATCTTGGTCAGTTCCAACGATTTTAACAAACTGATAAATTGTACCTGATGTATCCTGTAAATCATAGTATGTATCAGAACGTTGTTTGTATATGTACAGTGATTTAGAAAATGTTACACCATTAATTTTTGCCGCATCTACTAAAAACCCATTAGTATTGTAAGGGAATTGGTCTTGGCCTGCTATTGGTTTTCCCATATTAATTGTCCTCGAAGTTACCAGATTTATCTGATATATTAAATTTAATTTTTGCACGTGATGTGAAGTTGGAAAGAGTCAAATCACCAATACCAGAGTTTGAAAATGAATCAAATTCATCAGCACTTTTGGATTTAAATCTATAAGTCATAGATCCGAGATATTCAACTGAATCTATTACACCATTTAAAGCTGTTGTCAAAATTACAATATTACCCGGCTCAGAAGTACTGAGGTCAACTGGGTTATATGAAAACTTAACATCGAAAGTTGAGTCAGGTATAATTTTAAATGTATCCACTGTACCATCAGGTGATGTTAAAATGAAATTGGGTTCAACCTTAACTGTACCAGTTGCATTCAAAGATTTCTGCCAATTTGATTGATAGTGTAGTACCACATCATCGGTGGTGTTAGCTATCAAATAACAAGTTGATCCATATGTATTTCCTAATATTGTTACGCCCGGAGTTGGTGACGTCCACGTAGCTGAATTATCCCATACTGATTGGTTGGCTGGATCATTTATTATAAATTCAGTATTAACAACCACGGTGCTAGCAGTACCATAATTAACAGCACTATTCGTCCTTACGGTTGCACGTTGTGGTGATATAAATTGAACAAAATTTCGTGTCATATTTGGTGTTTCACCATTAACTGAACAAACAAAATATACAGGTTGGATTACCGTAGAATACACTTTGGCATAATAAACCCCATTTCCATTTGAAATAACTTCAGATAATGATGAAGTTCCGTCATCATTCACTAATGACATTTTTATTTTACTAACATCATAGTTTGTGATGTTTTTTCCGTCAGTACCTACTAGGAATAAATCTGCTGTACCGAAATCTTCACCAGTTGCGGGTACAACCACATCACCACCTGAAAAATAGCTTCTAGACATATCAGGAAGAATAAAAGGTTCAGGGGTTGGGATATTACAGTAGAATAAATCAAACGGGCGATAAAGCATTTCACCATTCGCTAGTTTTAATTTATTACTTTGAAAACTAATCACAAATGATGTGTTTGTGGTTAGACTATTTGTTGCTTTAATAAAGAAACAATTGTCAGAAATTGAATTGACAAGTACTTCAGTACTTAATGATGGATTTAGAGTTTGTGACTCTGAATTGTTATACACCAATGAAATGAATGTATAAATGTTACCAGACGTATCAATTAGGTCAAAAACCATGTCAGAACGTTGTTGGTATATGTTTAGGTTAGTATATGTTACACCATTTATCTTGGCGGCTGTTACACAATATCCACCAGTTGTAAATGGAGAATTACCAGCTTTTGCTATTGGTTTTCCCATATTAACTCCTTATTAAGTTATATAGTGTATTTACCCACCTAAATTAAAAAGCACTGCATAGCAGTGCTTTGGATATAAAAAGAATTATGCACTAACAACTGTATAAACACATGTAGCGACAAAATTGCCTTCTTGGGAGGTTGCAGTAACTTCAACGGTTCCCATGCCAGTGAATGAAACTACACCAAAACTAACAGTTGCAACACTTGAATCACTGGTTGCCCATGTGATATTCTGATTGCTTGCTGTAGATGGTGTATAAATGGTGATCAAACGATCAGTTCCACCAACTACGCCTGTGAATGTTGTGTGATTGAATTCAATCCCTTGTAGTCTTGTTCTTGTTAAAGCAGTGTAAGTTGCGGTTTTAGGTTCAGCACCATTACTAGCGGATACCGTAATTGTTGCATCCCCGTTAGAAACGTAAGTTACTAAACCAGTACTTGAAACTGTTGCAACTGCATCATTTGAAGAAATCCAATCAACACTGGCATTATATTCTGCTCCAACTGGTAAAATTGTAGCATTCAATTGCTGGGTTTGACCCGGTTGGAATGGCGTACTTGCGTTTGTAATAGAAATAGACTGGACTTCAGTTTTAACATCAATCTCACAAACAGCAGTAAAACCACCATCTACTGTAGTTACCGTAATGTCTACATTACCGTTTTTCAAGGCGGTAACAAAGCCAGAACTTGTAACAGTTGCAATAGTTTCATCAGAACTAGAGTATGTTACATTTTTATTGGTTGCATCACTAGGTTGAACATCAACAATAAGTGTTCCAGAAACACTGTTTGGTAATAGTGCTGAGATTGTTTTTGGGGTAACAATAACACCAGTAACTGGAACAATTGGAACTGGTTGTGTTGTTTGTTTGTTGAAATCAACAACAGGAACTTCTAGGCCATTAGATAGTACAAATTTGTGGGTAAAAAACTTGTAAGCATATCCTAGAACATCACCACTAACAATATCATATACTTTAACCGCAAATTGATTTTTACCAAGTGCTTGCTGAACTTCGGTTGCAGTTGCTGATAATGGCAACTCAACTAAGTCCTTCCCCCTACTAACCATTTGCTTAAATTTATAAATTTCACTAGTATCATGGTTAACTAGATCAAAAATGCGTGTAGAACGCTCACCAATGATAAAGAGTTCATCAGTAATAGCTTGTGCTTGCCCGTCTGTTGCAGCAAAAACACAGATACCATCCACGTAAAATGGTAACTCTCCAAATTTAGCAATAGGCTTCATTTGAATATCTCCTGTAAAATTATAAAAGTACTTTACATTATTTACCAAAAAAAACGTTGACATACCCAAGAAAAACCGTATAATAGACGACATATCACGGATAAACGCCCATAAAAACTTGGGACAAACCAAAAATCATGTGATATAATAAGAATGTAGCCGCTGATGTAGGCGGTGTTAAAAAATAACTAAGGAGTACTTAGAATGAGTAAAGAAAAAGTTTATGTTTATATCGGTCGTTTCCAAATGACACATCGTGGTCATGAAGAAGTACTTAAAAATGCAATCGAAAAAGCTGATCGCGTTGTCCTACTAGTTGGTTCTTCCGAACTAGCTCGTGACCCAAAAAACCCGTTCACCTTTGACGAACGCAAAACAGTACTAGAAGCGATGGCACAACGTATTGCATCCGAAGAGTGGTCAAAAGGTCGTTCTGTGAAGATTAATATTCTTCCAGTGCACGATTACACTTACAACAATACCAAGTGGCTAAAAGAAGTTCAAAATCAAGTTGCTTCAGTTAGCAACAGTACTGACATTGTACTTACTGGTTGTCGTAAAGAAGGTGATGCAAGTACTTTCTATCTCGACTTCTTCCCGCACTGGAAACAAGATTTTATCGAAGAAGTACTAACTGTTAACCCAGCAGTACCAGCAGAATATCGTGAACAGGATTCTAAAGTTAATCCTACACCAGCATTCAGCAGCACTGCATTGCGTAATCAGTTCTTCAGTACTAAACAAGTACCTTCTGGTCTTCCCGCCGAAACTCAAGAATTCCTTGAGAAGTTCGTCGTGAATAAACCTGAAGTACTAAACAATCTAGTAAATGAACACGACTTTGTTGTACGTTATCGTAAACAGATGAATGAGCAACTACCGTACACTAACATTCCATTCCTAACGGGTGATGCGTTAGTAGTATGTGCTGGTCACGTCCTACTAGTAAAACGTCGCACCTATCCCGGTAAAGGATTATGGGCGTTACCCGGTGGATTCTTTGACGCATGGGAAGACCAAACACAGGTCGATACAGCATTGCGTGAACTAAAAGAAGAAACTAAGATTGATGTTCGTTATAAAGAACTAAAAGGTTCTATTGAGAAAGTTGAAGAGTTCGGTGACTTCGAACGTTCCCTACGCTGGCGTATCATCACCAAGTGTGCTTATATCAAGCTAGCTGGTGCAAAACTACCTAAAGTAAAAGGTAGTGATGATGCAGAGAAAGCATTCTGGGTTCCACTTTCTGAGATTGCAAACAATCGTGAGATGTTCTTTGAAGATCATCTAAGCATTATTGATACTTTCCTCGGAATTCTATAATGTTATATTGTCTAACACAAGACGTATATTCTGATATCATGGCTATGCAAGGTCACTTGCATAGCAAATATGACACGACGAATTGTAAATTTCTTGACATTTTGCCAGAACATGTTAGACTGTGTGAAATAAATTCGTTGATATTTGCGGCTGCTAGGCATATCCGTAATGCAAATGAATGGCAACATGCAACTATGGTTGTCCGGTATTGGTGCAGTACAAACAACCCATTCAGTTCAGACGTAGTTGATAAAAATTTTGAGTACAAAGATGGTGAAAAAGGGTTTTGGGCTTACAGGTATGCTGCCTGTTCTTCTAGTAAACTACTTGTCAGTACTGAATTGTTCTCAACCTATATTTCTGTTATTGGTGAAGTTCCTTACTATGAGATAGACAATGAGCTATCAAAAGGGGAATATACAATAGAAGAGATAGCAAAGAGTAATCAGAAGTTTAAAATGGACGCATTATTTCCACCAAATCCTAATATGTTTGCTGATCTTAATGTGGACTATAAAATTCCTTACTCACTAATAATCTGAAAAGTGATGTAGCTTTTCTTAACAACTTCCGAAGAGGTATTAAAAATGAAAAATCTAAAAGTTAACTTTATCCTAAACGTAGACTCATACAAAACTGCACACGGCATGATGATGAAAGATGGCGTAATTGCTCTTGAATCCAACATCATTGCACGTAAGCCAACACCATACACTACTCACGTAGTAATGATGGGTCTACAAGTCTATCTACAAGAATATCTCGATATTCAGATTACGATGGATGACATTGATGAAGCCGAAGCTGAAACCGCATCTCGCGGGGATTATTTCGACCGTGCATTCTGGGAACACATTCTTCATAAACATGATGGTCGTATTCCTTTGCACATCCGTGCGATTCCTGAAGGTACTGTAGTACCAGTAGGTATGCCACTTGTACGTTCTATGAGTACTGATCCAGCAGTAAAAGTAATTGCTAGCTACATTGAAACACAACTTCAACGTGCTATCCAATTCAGTACTACTGTTGCTTCAAACGCCCGTAGTATCAAAGAGTTCCTCGGAGATACTATGGAACGTCATGCTGGTCATCGCTTTGTAGATTATCATCTACACAACTTTGGTGATCGTAGTGCATCTAGCTACGAATCAGCAATTCTAGCAGGTATTGCTCACGCAGTGGTATTCAACGGCTCCGATTGCCTATTGGCAAACCGTTATATCAAACACTACTATCACACACAAACGAATTACCTAAGCAGTGTGATGGCTACTGAGCACAGTGCAACCTGTTCCAACTCTGACGCAGACAAACGCGATGACTTCAATATGGCACTAAAAATGGTGCGTATTTGGGAGAAAATGTGTGATGATTACATTGCTAAAGGTTCTGTTGGTGTTCCACCAATCGTATCTATTGTAATCGATACTTATGACGCATATCGCTTTGTACGTGAATATCTCGGAACACGCCTAAAAGCAATGATTCAAGAAATCGCTGCGAAATGTCCGGGTGCAAAAATTGTTGCCCGTCCAGATAGTGGTAATCCAGAAACTATGCCAATTGAAATCCTAGAGATTCTAGCTGACAAGTTCGGTACTACCCTAAATGCTAAAGGTATGCGTGTACTACCATCTTACATTGGAGTGATTCAAGGTGATGGTATTGAAGAAGATTCTATCCGTGCAATCGTTGCTAACCTAGAAAAACACAACCTATCTCTAGAGAACATTGTGTTTGGTATGGGTGGTAAGCTAGTACACCCACCGAAAGGTCGCGATACTTATAGCTTTGCAATGAAAGGTTCTGCACAACAACTAGAAGACGGTACTTGGGAAGACCTATTCAAAGACCCAATTACTGATGTTGGTAAACGTAGCCTACGTGGTCGCGTAACCACATACAAATGTAAAGTTACTGGTAAAATCATTGCTGAACGCATTGAGCTACAGGACGTGAACAAACAACTAGAAGATATGATGGTTGATGTGTATGTGGATGGTAAAATTATGAACCTAAGTTCTTTTGATGAAGTACGTGAACGTGCTAACAAAGGTTTGTAATTAGTTTTTAGGGGAGGCATGACCTCCCCATTTTTAAGTGAGGTGGATTATGATTTTATCAATAATTTTAGGTATAGTATTAACAATTGTGTGGTGTATAGTAAGTGCACCGTTCGTGTCAATGGCACTAATGCCATTCATAATGGCAGGTGGTGCACCCGGCCTTACCAATAAAGAAAAATACTTCATGGTTGCAGGTTATATTGGTATTTTACTAGTTGCGTACATTGCAGTTCCAGTACTTATATTTTTCTTAATACTTTAGGAGTACAGAATATGTTTTGGAGTGTTTTGTTTTTATCAATCATCTTTGTGTTTGTAGGACTAGTGGCATACTGTATTACTATGGCAACAACAATTGGATGGAGTAGAAACGGAAAGATTGATTGGAGTGGTTGGTTTGATGAGTACAAATCTGTTCTATACACAGTTTGGGGTTTTGTAATTTTCATTTATGTTGTTTCATTTTTTGCATTAATTCCATAGGAGTTTATATGACAATAGCATTAGTTGTTCTTTGTACCATATTATCTATAGCTGTGTGTGCTTTAATAACTCCAGTTCTAGCCATATTAGCAATGGCGGTTGTATCTGCAATGGGTGGTCCAAATGTTCCATTTATTGTTCGAATTATTCTTTCTGCTGGTATGATAGGTGTTGGTGTGTTGTCATACATCGGAATACCAACAATAATCTTTAAACTAATACTCTAGGAGTTTATATGTTATTTTCTGAACTAAAATCTAAACTAGATAGTTATGTACTACCACTATATGATTCAAAATGGGTACACGATCAAGTACTTAAAGGTATTATTGAGTTGAATGAATATGACCTCAATGATCCAGATGATAAAGAAGAATATGAAAGTGATTCAGAAAATATTCCTTCTGCACCATCAATTGTATTAGGTCGCCGTGATCCAGAAGAGTTTAGTGGGTTCCCATTTGGTTTAAAAACTGATGAAGGATACCTTGACGATCAATCACTAATCGAGTATATTACTCAAATTCACTGGAAAGAGTTGTCCGATTTGGGTCTTGTTGATTGGCGTTGTATGGAAAGTTACAGTGAATTGATTTATACTGACCACGATGAACATTTCCCAGAATTAACAGTACGTGCTCGTGTAAAAGAAATTGAAGATTTCTTCAGTACTTTACTAGGTAAGTCTCTTACTGCACCAGATGCAATCGATGTTAAAAGTACAGCAGATTGCAAGAAGTTCATCCAAGACACTTATGGTAAAAAAGCTAAACGCACTAAGAAGCAAAAATGGGGCGAGATTGAATTCCGTCTTTTTGAAGATGAAGATGGGGAGTATATTTCCATTGTTAGCTATCAGAACAAACTAATCTCTCACTACGAATTCCCATATGGGGAAGATTACTAATTTTTGGAGGGTAATTATGGAATATGTAATGCTAGCTATTATGTACATTTTGTCAACGGGTTCTGCATACGTTATTGTTAAAGCAACTACTCGTGGTTGGTACACAGTTGATAACGAAACTCATACTCGTAAATTCCGTTTCAAAGCGTGGTTTATGGAATTCAAAAGTTTCCTATTTGTATTGTTTGCATGTCTAATTGCAATCTACATTCTCGGTCCGGTAGCAATGCTATGAGTCAACCACTTCTACTAGGTCATACATTGTATCGTATCAACGAACATTACAATTACATTCAACGTACTGCTTCTAGTACTGAAGAACGTAATCATGCATATATGCAAATGTATGAACTACTAAATGATCAAATTGTCATGGAATCGAAATTCCCAATACCACGTGGTATAGTTACTGATTACGAACGCAATGAAGATGATGTGTACTTTAAGATTGGTGAAGTTTGGATGTATGTTAAAACAAACATATTCCCTCTTCATCAGTGCTACATCACTGACTGTTATGTACATAACGGTATAACGCACCTTATCGTACAGGATGGCTCAATTCGTAAAAAATATGAATTCGAATATGAACTAAAAATTATTGAAGATTTATCTTGCATTCCCACCAAACAGGCATTATACTAGACTCTCAATTATACAGAGGGTTTAATTATGGCAACAGCAATTGCAGCATTTTTCATGGTTGTTTGGTGGTTCGGTGTGGGTCCATTCCTGCTGGTATTCAACGGAATAGCCCACAGTGAAACTAACTGTTTAATCGGTTGGGCTAAACATGAAAATAAAAGTACTTTTAAACTTCGCGTCTATCAAGTACTTCATTGTTTAGGTTATCTTGCGTGGATGGTTGGTTTAGTAGCTATTCCAGTAGTTATCAAACACTACATGGGATAAGAATATGGAAACCATTATGGAAGTACTGCTAGCGTTAGAAAAGATTTTCGGACTGTTTGTATTCTTTTTTGTTTGCACAGTCGTTGCTTTTCTGCCTATTTTATTCAACAAGCATTACAAAGGTTGGTCAATTAAAGACCGTATACAAAGTGTGTACTGGAGATTTTGGCAAAGCCCACATCCCGGTACAAGTGGTGCAGTATTCAAGACAACGGTTATTGGTATATTCTGGGTTGTACTTGCATGTACGCCGATTATTCTAATGATGTTTGTTTATCAAAACTAATAAGGAATGTAAATGACTTGTATTATCGCTTATACTAACGGGGAATCATCTTTCATTGCAGGTGATAAATTAGGCTCTAATGGTTTTACCAAGTCAGTGATGGTTGAACCTAAAATCTTTGAGAAGAAATTCATCAAAGTACTTGAAGATGGTGTACAACGTGAAGAACATACTCTAGCATTAGGTGGAACCACTTCGTTCCGTATGCTACAGCTTCTTGACCATAAACTAGAACTACCAGTTCAAGAGAAAGGTACTACTGTTACTCAGTATCTAGTGCATCAAGTAATTCCAGAGATTCGCAAACTATTCAAAGATGAATGGGGTTCACGTGACAATACACAAGACGTTGGTGGTGGTCAGTTTATTATTCTCCACGACCATGTGATTTACGAAGTTCAAGAAGACTTCTCAGTACTACAACCTAAAACTCAAATTACATCTGTGGGTAGTGGTACTTATCATGCAATCGCAGCAATGCAAGCATTCCATATTGCAAATAAAGAAGGTAATCTTGGGATGGTTGACCGTGTAACTGATATCTTCAAAATTGTTAGTACTAATGTAACTAGCGTAAGTTCTGAATATGATATCTTCACATACTAATAACCTAAGAATACACCATTACTTAAAGATGGTGTATGAACGGACTAAAAGTATTAGTGAGTTTGTACAACTTACACACGAGATGCGTGTATTAGTTGAACAAAACCCTGACATTGTAAAATTTTTGTGCACCAAAGAACATTATGCACAAAATGATATGTGTTGGGGTGTTTCACAAACAACATCATTTGAACGGTCTTTATTAATTCTCTCAATGCGTTACAAGAAGGTTGAGATTGTAACCAACGATATGATGGAAGAATTTAAACGCTGTTGTTATTTGTACTACGTCTTTTCCGTTCCAGTTCCAAATTCATCAGTTAAGTACATTCATGTAATTACTGATAAGGGAGTCTATATGTACCGGGGTGGAGTTAAATTATATACGTAAATACAGTATATTAACTACCCAAAAGGATAAAAAATGGCAGGGAAAGGATTCGTTGCACTTCAGTTAGATTTGCAACAAGGAAAAGAAATCCAAAAAGTTTTTAAAACTGCTGGAATAAAATGCTTGACACCAACGAAATTTCATGTTACCTTAGTATACGATGAGTCAGATCCAGAGATCGATCTTCCAGTGAATACTAAGTCGTACAGTGCGAAGATCGTAGGAGTTGAGCGATTAGGTAAGAAGGGATCAAAATACGAAGCAATTGCTTTGATCTTGAAATCCCCAGAGATCGAAAAAAGACACAAAGAGTTGAAGAAGGCTGGCTTTGATCATAAGCACCCTAGTTTCAAATGTCACATGAGTGTAGTGTACCAACCGGAAGATACGGATGAAGACATTATAGATCTAGTACATAAACTTGGAGCACTACCAGAAACTCTTAAATTTGGAAAGGAATACTCAGGTAAAACTAAGTGAGGTGAAGGATGGATTTGGATAAGTTCTTGGCAAACAAAGGTAAACGCAGACTGTTAGTTATATCAGGTGCAGGTCTCTCAGCAGAATCAGGGATCAGTACTTTCAGATTTGACGAAGACGCACTCTGGGAAAATACTAACGTAAACCACGTATGTAACATCGCGAATCTTTCAGCTTACTATCACAAAGTACACGCATTTTACAATACCTTGAGAGTAAACCTAAAAGAAAAAGTACCTAACGCCGCTCATCACGTGATTGCTGAATTAGAAAAACAATACGGGGATGATCTTTTTTTACACATGACGACTAACGTCGATGATCTATATGAACGTGCAGGTGGAACCGCTATGCACTTACATGGTGATCTTTTAGAAGTAATAGAGAACTATTCACTAGCAGATAACTCTTTTAACATTGAGTACTTAGGTTATGAAGCCTATATACCGAAAGAAGGGGTGTATGCGAAACCAAATGTTGTTATGTTTGGGGAATCAGAACGTTACGTATATGGTGAGCGTGTACCATTATACGAAGATCGCAACAAAGTACTTGCATCCCTGACAGATCAAGATACCGTTGTGGTAGTGGGTTCCTCCGACACAGTGATCCAGTGGTCTTCGATGGCTGGTGCGTCACCTGCTTATACATACAATGTTAACATACGAAAGTCAGATAATGATTGGATGTTTAGCGAGAAAATTTACAAGCCAGCGTCAGAGGCCATCCCTAAATTGAAAGATATTATTTTATTGAGGATGGATTTATGAGTGAAGTAACGGCAAGAACATTTATTTTATATGGAACTGAAGTAGATTTTGGTAAATTCGATACAAGTCGTTTTGAAAATGCCGAAGAGTACATAAATCATGTTTACGATGTGATCAATAAGGTTGACTCACCTTTTCAAATGATATATGATGAGTTATCTGATGCACACTACTTTGGGTACGTAATTGATCAAGCGGCAGACACTGAATGGGAAACTGAATTACTTAACACTGTTAGTTTTTCAGATCTAAGAGAGAAGGTAACACCCGACATTCGCGATAGCGTAGACTGGATACTATTAGTATATTTCGGTCGTAGAGCAAGCGAATTTAACGTCGATCTTTGGATTCTATCAGTCTATGCCTAAGAGGGTATAATGATATATAAAGAGCTACCATTCGGGGAGAGATCTAACAGATTTGATTGCGTCTTCGTTTGGATATACGCCAAAAACTGTACACCGTATGCGAACTACCCGTATAACGACATTCCTAACGTATCTCTAGTACTTTCAGAATTACGTTGGGATGGTCTTATGGGAGCCGTTGGTGGAGGCGTTGAAGATGATGATATATCATTGGAAGAAGCAGTAAAACGGGAAGCATTCGAAGAGATTAACTACGATCTTCCTATTGAACGCTTAGAGCCATTACTTACTTTAAAAAATGGCTCTGGATCACACAACCATAGTTTTTCATTAGAAGTATCATATGAAGAACTTGTACAAATTCGAAACAATGCACATTTAGGTGAGCATTTTAGTGCAGAGAATGCTGGTGTAAACCTTATGCATATCTGTAGGTATCAAAAGCCAAACAAGGTCGAGTGCGGATATAATGTACTCCTAGACCAAGAATTCATTGGTTCTGCTAAAGTGGAACTTCAACATCTGGTAAGTACTAAAAACTTACTAGTATCATACGTAAACAAAGGGTAACAAAATGTACAGTATGTTTCTTGATGATTTGAGGGACGCAGAAAAGTACTATCCAAATAAAGGATTTATTACTGTGCGTACTTACGATGAAGCCGTTGAATATGTCAAAAATCACGGTGTTCCCGTATTCATTTCATTCGATCATGACTTGGGTGACGAAGCCGAGGACGAGAAAACTGGTTACAGTTTTGCTAAATTTATTATTGACTTTATGATCGATAATGAGTTACAATGTGTTTTTGATTATGTAGTGCACAGTGCAAACCCTGTAGGGAAAGCAAATATTGAGTGCTATCTTAAAAATGGTTTAAAATTCATCAGGAGCCAAAATGTATAAAGTTATCGTTGCAAGCGTAGTCACATTGGGAATTGCCTTTCTAGTCTCTTCCTGCAATCAACAAATTGAAAATACACGTAAGCAGGATGTTTACTACAATACTGCTACTGTAACTAATATTGGTCAGTGCCGGGACAGCAAATGTTCTTTTGAGTACAAGACCAGTACAAACGAGGTGAAATTTGGATTGTCTAACACTCCAATGATCATCGGGCAACTAGTCTATCAGGAATGTTGGACTGAAAAGGTGAAGGGTCTACAGTGTTATGTTGACTATTCACCTTCAAAAAACTAAAAATTATCGTACCTAAATACGATTGAGAGACAAGGAATGTCTCGATATATAGATAAGGATGTTTATGAAAAAATATGCTCTAGACACAAACGTAATTCTTGGTGACCCATCTGCTATCCTAGCATTTGCTGGCTCAACAGTAATTTTACCGTTCACAGTACTTGAAGAGTTAGATTCCATCAAAAGCCGCAATGTTGACGTAAGTCGTGATGCTCGTGTCGCAATTCGCAACATTTCTGATATTCTTGAATCAGCGACCCATGAAGAAATCTCTAGTACTGGAGTGGACGTTTCTAAGATCCATAAACACATGGATAAGAACAGTCGTCTATTCGTTGCTACCGTTGAAGAAGCAGAAGCATTGCTACGCACTAAAGTTGATGCTGCTGATAAAGACTTTAACAAAGTACAAACACTAATTAATAGTACTGTACCTGATGATAAGATTATCCTAGTTGCTCTAGCTACTGAATCAGTACTTGTAACTCGTGATATTAATATGCGTATTAAGGCACTAGCCTATGGCGTAGAAGTACAAGACTATCGTCATGACGTAACAATCGAAGACAGTGATCTAATCCACACCGGAAATCATATCATTGATATTGATTTGTGGGCTACCCTAGCTGAGTCTGAAACACAAGTATATTGTGCACAAGCTCAACGTAAACTATTCCAATACATTCCAGAAGATGCAATTAAACCTCTTCTACCAACTAACCTATACATCGGTGATTACATTGCAGATAATGCTGATGTACTCTTTGTGTTCGAAGGTTGGGGTCGTCGTGAGGATGTTGATCCTTCAGTACAAGACGATACCGAATACATGGTATTCTTGGACATTGGACAGCAGAAATCTCTACGTGCTAAAGTATGGGATATCAAAGCTAAAAACGTTCAACAAGCGATGGCTATTAACAGTATTCTAGATCCTGATGTACACATTACAGTACTTCTAGGTTCTGCTGGTACTGGTAAGACCCTAATTACCCTAGCAACGGCGTTAGACCTAGTGCTAGAACAGAAGAATGCGTATCAACGTATTATCTTCTCCAAAACACAAGATTCACAATTTGAAGATATCGGATTCTTACCCGGTACTGAAATGGAAAAAGTTATTCCATTCTGTGGAGCGGCTATTGATGCCCTAGAATTCCTCCACAAAGATGATGCTAACCCACAAGGAAGCATTGAGGAAATCATTAAACGCAACGTAATGCAGTTCAAAGCATTGAACTTTATTCGTGGTCGTAGCTTCATTAACACGATCCTAATCGTTGATGAATTCCAAAACATTACCCCTGCACAAGCAAAAACCATCTTGACACGTGCTGGTGAAAACTGTAAAGTAATCATCATGGGTAACCTAAGCCAGATTGACTCCCGCTTCATCAGCCCTGTAAACAGTGGCCTAACGTATGTAGTTGAGAAGTTCAAAGATTGGGAAGGTTGCCGTATCGTTGAACTAGAAGGTGTTGTACGTTCTGCACTAGCAGAATTTGCAGAAGAAAATCTATAATAATTTGGGGGCAGCTATTGCCCCCTTTCAATTAGAGTGATATAATATGTCCAATGAAGTGAAAGTTTATGGTTGTCCGTGCTGTGGTGAAGCTGCATACTGGCGAAAAGGCGACTTCAGTACTCGAATGCTTGACTGTGTGCAATGCTTGCATTGCTCCTTAGAAATGGAAGGTTCATACGAACCTCAATCAGCAGTTGAGGATTGGAATTGTCGAGTACTAGAACATGAAGTGAAAGATTCTGTTTACGACATTGACGGAAACAAAATTAGGTGATATAATGACACCATACGATGAAGGTTGGAATGCTTGGGATAATTCATACCCCGATGACAATCCATATGAAGATGGGGAAGACAAACTAGAATGGGACCGTGGGTATTGGAGTCGTGATTCTATGCATTTAGATGCAATTACTAGTTCAATGTATGATCCATTCATGGAGTACCTATCTGTACTTCTTGGTATAGTATTAGTAGTTGGTTTCATAGCAGTTGTTGTGAAAATTTTCATGTAAAAAAAGTTGGGACAAACGCTCAACAATGTGATATAATATAGATGTTATCAAAACAAAAGAGGAAATTATAATGGAAAAGAATAAGAAAGAAGCTCAGAACACCCGTCGTGCACAGATGGACAAAAACTCCGCTCTAGAGAGCTTCAAGAAGCTACGCCAGCAGGGTGTGCTAACCCGTCAGCAGTTCCGTACCATTACCTTTGACAAAGGTCTACAAGGTAGCACCAAAGGTTCCCCTCTAATCACCACCTATGAAGTGGTTAAACAGGGCAAGAAGAAAGTGCTAGAGGTTAAAACCCAGCAATGGACTCGCACTTAATTAGTGCCTGTTTCAAAACAACATTGATAAATAATGTTATAACAATAATAACATTTTGACTCCATGTTGTTTTTAGGCCACTAATTTAGTGGCCTTTTCTTTTTGGAGAGTACTATGGATTTTAAAAAAGCAATTGAAGATATAACGTCTTATATCAATAATGAATTCGGTGATAATGCAGTATTTGTTATCTATGGTTCATTCATTGAAGCTAAAGAAGGTTTCTTCGTTGAACCTAAAGATGTTGACATTGCACTACTTAACTTCTACAATCTATCTGAAACCATTCACGTAAAAATTCCAGAATTGAATATTCCATTGGAAATAACACCAATGTATTCATCTGAAATCGTAAGAGAATTAGATGCACTAGAACCAAAGTACTTCAATTTCTATTCCTCAGATTTTGGTCATCATTCTATGATCTACGATGAATTGGATAATAAAAAAGATTGGGAAGTACGTAGTAATATTAGTTCGATTTCTTCTAAGGCTTATAATAAAGGCAAGAAGAAGCTAATAGTAGAAGATGATTATGATAAGTATTTGGGCCTTAAAAACTTGTATCATGCATTCAAGTTTCCAGTACAGGCCATGCACTACTACAATCATTCAGACAATTGTGAAATTGAATCACTAACAACAATTAAATACAATCATATATGGTATTTGAAAGATATTCATGATATCATTTTTGACACATATAATAACAGTACTGGTACACTCGAAGAACGTTGGAAAACGCTTGACGCAGTGATTAAACCCAGATATAATAAACTCATGACAGATTTTCGTATTCGTTTCCCGAAAAAGGTGGACTAAGTGGATGATTTGATTGGTGGGATTTTAGAATTACTCGCGGTATTGTTTTTAGGCAAACCGGGAAAAGGTACAGCTATCGTTATTACAGTACTAATTTTAGTAGCACTATGCGTCGGTTTGTACGCAATCATGTAGGAGATATATGAAAAAACAACACAAGGGTCGCATGTCTTTCCATTAAGGTACTTTAACTTAATAGGAGAGAATATATGTTCTTTGACCAAACATTCGTGATCTACCACGACTCAGGTAAAACTGAAATTGTAGATGATTTGTACACGCACATTAGGCAGAGTGGAGATATTCAACGCTTCCATAGCTTCATGAAATTCAATGTTGGACCATACACTAAATCAAGTGATGCGTTCTACCAGCATTATAGAAGCTGGTGGTATTCTCGTCCGATTGAATGTAATCACGTAGGCTTCTATTTGTACACACAAAGTGGTTTAATGGTTTCCCCTGATTTACTTCTAGCAGAGTACAACAAAAAGTACGTGTCTTATAGTAAGTACTATTGCTGGGGCCGTGGTCGCATTTACTGGACACGTCCAATGACCACTGCTGGTAACCGTCACACTACTCGTCGTGACAAACGCCCACACAACCAACAAGCTCGTCGCATGGCAGCAGGTGTTGTAAAGGAAGAAGGTGAACCAGAATTTCGCGGTGCTCGTAAGCACAAACAACTTCGTACCCATTGGGACGATATCTGTGTAAGAAGAAGCTGTTCTTGGAAGAACTGCACTAAACGTAAAAAACAATACAAAGGGAGCTAATGCTCCCTTTTCTTTTGAGGTGATTATGCAAAGAAAACAAGTATATCGTGAAGTACTAACGGAGAAGTATCATGGATAAAGAGAAGATTCTATATCACGCTAAACACAATGGTGGTTTTACTATCCGCTCATGTGAATATCAAGGTAAGTGGTCTGAAAATTTAGATTATCTAATTAAAAACAAAATGATTAATTGGGTAACGAGCGGTTTGTGGGGTGAATATAATTCATGTGGTCAACAAGACTTATACGACCAAGCTATCCATGAGTACAAGATTACTCCTGATGGTGAAGTACTTCTAGCTATCTACCGTTTAGCGTATGCTCATAAGCATCACCAAGGCGAAGATAAACATACACGCCGTATTCAAGAGTTCTATCAGTTACTTGAAATCAGTGGTCGGGCATCAATTTATTTCGAACAATTCTGTACTAAAAATCAGAAGAAAGCAATGAAAGATGGCCTTGATACACTACTAAAACCAAAAGTAGAAGAGACTGTTTTTGATCCAGAACTAAGCCCATACAACATTGTCCCACACGACGAATGGAGAAGTATGGATAAAAAATACCGCATCAAACAAATTGATTTAGATGAACCAGTACTAACATCTATGTTCAATATGAGTGTTGGTCTTGGTCCAAAGAATTCCGATGCTTACCGTTCTGAAAACTATGTACTTCGCAAAGCTAACGAAGAACTAGGTGAAATGACTCTTGAGATGAACATCGCTGATGGTCTATCTTACAAAGAAGCAGGTACTGATGGTGTTAAAGGTGAAGCGGTTGATTTAGCAATCTGTGCAATGGATATGTTTGCGTTACAATGTCCGGGGATGACTCCAGAAGAAATTGAACGGGAATTTCTTTCGTATATGCTAGTGAAGTTGAATAAATGGCGTGACACCCTAAAATAATGGTTGACAGGGGATTTGTGTCTTGATATAATTCCCCTATCAAATCAACTGGAGTTAATTATGAAAATTTTAGTAGCAGTAGATGCGTCCGGTTCTTTCACTGATATGGACCGTTGGGAACATACAAAGAAAATTGTTAATGAAACAGTACATGCACTTTCTGCTAATTCTGAAGTACAAGTAGTTAAAGTTACTACTAAACTACACTTCTGTACTCTTGAAGAGTTCAATACTGGTTGGGATTTCAATGTTGGTGATGGTGGTGGTTTAGTCGAGTCTCTACTAAACGGTCTTGAATATGACAACGTGCATTTTATTACTGATGGATTCGTTGATCTAAAAGCATTTGATGACTATGTATCAGTCATGATTCTCGAAGATCCACACTATGTAGAAGATGCACTTCCTATTGTTGGTTTTGAATGTTTGCACTGCGGGAAAAGTCCCAGCTTGCACAAAGCAGCCGATAAATCATGTCCTGAAGGTAAGGGTTACTTCAGTTCTACCAATAAATTCAGACCAGATTCATCTAAACCAATTCGCAAGAGGACTATCTAATGAAAATTATTATTCTAAGTCTAGCAGTACTTCTAAGTGGTTGTGTTACTAATTTCCAACACGATCCCGGTCATACCGAATATCATCCATTTGGTGCGAATGCTCCAGATAACTGTGCAGTAGCCGATTCGAACATTGTGTTCGTGAATGGACTACCATCATTTGAGTACATTTGTAATAAGGAATAATTATGTCCCAAGCTAAAGACTTTTTGATTGAGTACATGGCACGTCAAGGCGTTGATGATATGAAAGCTCTCTTTGATGAAGACCGTATCATGGAAGCAGACTTTGCTAACGTTACTGAAGACTATGTTTGGATTGAAATCGATGAAGATAGTCGTGCTGACGCTGATGTACCGGACTTCGGTTATGATCTAGATGGTGAATGTTATGATGTTCAAATTAAAGACATTCGCAGCATCACTGAGTACTACTTTGATGACGAAACTGAATTTGATGGTGAAGTAGAAGTACAAGTACTTGAAATGAAAGATGGTTCATTCCTAATCGGTGACTTGAGTCGCGGATAACAAATAAGAAAGTACTATAAGCCGTGCCTCTGGCAAAATCCAGTATAAGTCCGTACCGCACAGCGAATACTCTGTATCCCTACTCAAAGATACCAAAACAGAGGGCGATAGTACTTTCGCTTTAATTGAATGGAGAATTTATGAATACATGTGACAAATATTGGTGGGTTACTGAACATCCTGCATTTATCAATAAAGATGGTGCTATGGTTCATATTGAAATAGAGCCACATATGGTATGTCCAAGTACTGGACGAATTGAGGATTATAAACCACTAAACACCAAGTTACAGTTGTGGATTGAAGTAATGGTTCCCTTCAAACATGAAGGTGAAGAGAAGTATGAGTCAGGTCATGATTATGAATTGGATTGTGGCGGTTGGACATATGAAGAAGCAATTGATAATATGTATAATTTAGTATTGAAAAAGTATGGGGATTATACAGAAGAAGAAGCTAGTGCTAAATTCAAAGAAGTGTATAGTATCAACATTTCTAAATCAGTGATTACTGCCAAATCGAGAAAACTTCATACTTCATGGAGACTCACTGAAGATTGGAAGAATGATGTACTAGATAAAGAACAGATTGAAATATACACTGATGATATTGAGTGCATGAAAAAAACAATCCAAGCCTTGACAGAGCACCGGAAAACGTGTAGTATTGATGAATACGAAGAAATTGACGAGCACTTAGAGAAAGAGACATTCAAAGTGTACGAAGCTGAACTTTCATTAAAATACGGAATCGACTTGGTGAGGAAATGACAGAGATACAGAAATTAGTTAAAGTACTGAACAATATGCCCCCTCTGGAACAGTCCAGTGAACGTAGACGCTTTCGCGTTATTGCTCGTGCACTGGACAAAAAAGGTCGTGTAATCAGCACCAAGACCAATTCCTACACTCTGTCACATCCAGTACAGAAGCACTTTGCTGTAATGGCTGGTCGTCCTGAAGCAATCTTTGTTCACGCAGAGATTGCTGCTTTAGTTGCTGCTAAAGGAAAAGAAGTACACACATTACTGATCGCACGTGTTGACAATAATGGTAATCCTATTACTGCTGCACCATGTGAGATTTGCAGTATTGCTATTAAGAAGTTTGGTATTAAAGAAATTATTCATACATAGGAGAGCATTTATGCTTCTAGCAGATCTATTAAAAGAAGTAAAGTACGGCAATTCTAAGAAAGGCGTAAAATACGCTGAAGAAGTAGCGGGTGAGGTTCAACAGTTCATCGATGTTAGTTCTGCCCTAGTTAATGCTGCAAAGGAATTGGGTAGTACAAAACGATCAGATTTAAACAACGTTATCAGTGAAATGACTGAAAAGTTCAACGAACGACTATCTGCCAAAGATAAAGAAGTGAACTATTTGGACTTCAAACCAGTTGATGTTATTTCTTCAATTGGATATAGTTCTTATGGTGGACCTGAATTTTCAAAGTACGGAAAGAAAGATAAAGTACTTAAATCCTGTCGAACAAGTGTTCCCGGAATTCTAGAAGTAGCTGAAAAACTAGGTCTACTAGTTATTCCAACACAGTATGTGAAAATGGAATTAGTCAGGAAAGATAAAATTCTAATTGGTAATTATGAGAAATATGTACACTACGCTTATAACAATTTCGTTAGTGAAGCTAAGAAAAACAACCTAAACACATGGTTGGTTTGTCCTATTCAGTACTATGATATTGAACGCCACGCTAAAGATCTATCGTATGAGTTCTTCATTCCTTCTGCTATCAACCAAGCATTCACTTCAATTAAAATCATTCTACCTATGCTAATCGGCATGATTGAACAGATTGAATCACTTCAAAACAAGGTAGATAACATCAGTGCCCAATTGGAGAACATGAGATGTACTCTACAGGCACAGCAGAAGCAGATTGATCGTCTAGAATCAGAACTAGTTAAAGAGCGTCAACGTCGAGTTGAGGAAGCTGCTCGTGTACGTCAACTAGAAGCTCAAGTACAAGAACAACGTGCACAAATCCAATGGTCAACATTTGATCCACTCCAAATTGCTATCCCAAATACAGTTACTGATATTAATACATATGAAGGTAATGCAGTGCTTGGTGTTGCTTGGGGTCCAGAAATTGACGATTTACTAGTAGATTTATTAGGAATGCAACGTCAAGAAACTCGTAAGGATTTTGTTACTACACAGTACAAGAGGTTTGAATAATGCAAATTGATATTACAGATTTAACTGATAGTGAAAAATACGTTGGTCAGAAGCTATGGGTTTGTGACTACCGCAAAGAGTTAGATAAGAAAGCTATTCGACACGTCAAGCCAACTGAAGTGTATGTTGCTGGTTCTAAAGATTTTTGTGATGCGGATCTAGAACCAAAAATTTACTACAGTCACGTAGGTCTAGCTAAACTCAAAAAAGATGGTTCCCCTAACCTCAAGCAACTCATTCCACCTTTTGATAATACCGGATACCGCTCATATGCTGGTATTGGTTTATGCGTATTTGATAATGAACAAGAGTGTATTGACATGTACAATGAACAAGTCTTAGAAGTACTTAAGAAGTACGAATATGAACTTCAATTCGTTATGCGTAGGCTATCAAATGAAATGGAAGAGATTCGCGAACTAACCATTAAACCAAAGGAATAATTATGCAATATGCATGTCTTCGTGATTTTGTACAAGTAAAAATTGGACTAGGCAAATCATTCTATATTAGTGGTTATGCCAATCCTAAACTACGTTCTGTTCCTGCTTGTAATGTAAAGCCAACTTTAGTCACTTTAGAACGCAATGATCCAGCTAAACCTTACCGTACTGGAATGTACTACAATGATAAGAATCTACAGTACTTAGTTGCTAAAAGTTCGAAAGGTAAAATTATTAGTGCAGTAGAATATGTATGGGTCTTCGATACAGAAGAAGAAGCACGGTCATGGTACAACCAAGAAGTTCAGAAAATTGCTGCCGTATACCAAACAAAAATAAACAAAGTATTGGAGAACCTAATCGATGATAACCAAAATTGTTAACCTAGTAGGTGGACCATGCTGTGGTAAAAGTACTACAGCCGCTGGACTATTCGCAGCTATGAAACTAAAATCTGACCAGAAAGTTGAAATCGTTACAGAAGTCATTAAGGACTATGTGTATGATGAAAACAAAGGTGCAATGCACGATCAGATCCTAATTACTGCACAACAGAACCACCGTCTACGTCGCCTACAAGGTAAAGTAGATTTCATTATTAGTGATGCTTCATTACTCAATGGTGTTGTATATAATGAATTCTATAAGGATTCAAAGAATCTTAGTACTCAACTATCAATTGATCTTTTCAATGAATACGATGATAATCTAGTGTTCTTGCTACCACGTAAACCACAATATGACCAATATGGTCGTACTCAATCACTAGAAGAAGCCAAACATCTTGATCGTATCTTTATGAACAAGCTACACGAACTAGATGTTGACTACTTTGATATGACTCGTTTCACTCATGAAGAAATGCCAGAGAAGATTCTAGAAATCCTTGGTAGTATGTTTAAATTCGAGGTGCGTAAATGAAGACAATCTTTAGTAAAGAATACGATGGTGAGAGCATCTACGATGTACAACGTGACGTAGTGGAAGCATTTGATTCACGCTTCAATGAGTTCGTTGCTGACATCCCACAAGATGAAAATGGTATCCAAGAAGGTCAGTTCATTGTAACTATCCAATGGTCACCATTTGAGGACGAGTAATGTTATTACAAGAAAGTAATAGTATTCAGGTTGAGCCATACTATAAAAAGATGGGTACTAGAGACTTTTTAGGATATCTTTTAGTTGATGACCCAGACCAACACGGATATTATACTGTTGCTAACAGTGCTCTAAATCCAGTTTGTGAACGTGTATCACCAGTGTTTGGTGAGTACAATGAAACGGTAATGACCGATTTGGAATGTTGGTATGAAAAACCAACTTACAAAGGTATGCGGGAAGAACAAGCACTTCAACATGAATACTACCGAGATGAGTTCCTAGAACGTTTTAGTACTCATAAGTACTGTGTATGGTTCATAGGTTGTGATGATGGTGATCAATTTATGCGGTTCGAAAGTAAAGAATCAGCATTGGAATTCCTCAACACTATTGACTTCTTTGATGAAATTTATGACCATCCACACTGTCAAATGTGGTAATAAAAGCACCCTAGGGTGCTTTTTTTCGTTTGTTCACTTAAGCATCAATGTGCCATTTCCTTGATCCAGATCAAGGGACATACCGGGTTATATGTGATATAATAAAATGGTACTATCTAAATAATTTCACCCATATGACACGGAGAGTCTAAATGAAAAATGATAATTTATACAATGATGTAACCAATTTCTTGAACCAAAGTAATCAAGATCTACTAAATGAGAATGCAAATAAAGATGCCAAGATAGTTAACACGCATCGTGATTTACTTGCAGGTATCCTTTCCAAACACTACGCGGAGGATGTTGTTGCTGATGATTTAATGCAATGGCATAAAGATGGATATGGTCACATTCATGACTTAGATTACTACATTAGCCCTCTTACTAACTGTTGTTTAGTTAATTATGAGGACATGCTTAAACGTGGTTTCAAAATAGGAAACGCACAAGTAGGTTCGCCAAATAGTATTGGTGTAGCAAGTACAGTACTAACACAAATCGTTTTAGCTGTTTCAGCTAGTCAATACGGTGGACAGTCTCTACCGCACATTGATCGCGGTTTAGAGCCATATGTAGAGAAATCGTATCAAAAACTACTAAAACTACAAAAAGAATTTAACCTCAGCGATGAATACGTTGAGTACTCATTACGTAAAGAAGTCTATGATGCAATGCAAGCACTTCTATATCAAGTGAACACAATAACATCAAGCAACGGTCAAACACCATTTGTTACATTAAGCCTAGGTTTGAGTACTACAAAGTTCGGTAGAATGATTACCGAGGCATATCTTGATGTGCACGAAAATGGTTTAGGGATTGATGGAAGCACACCAGTGTTTCCTAAAGTTGTGTTCTTCCTAGAGCAAGGAACGAACATGAACAGTACTGATGTGAATTATGATTTAAAACAGAAAGCCCTTCAATGTGCAGCTAAACGCATCTACCCAGACTTCGTTTCCGTACCTTTGAACCGTAAAGTAACTGGTAGTACTTCAGAAGCAGTTACACCTATGGGCTGTCGTTCCTTCCTTAGTCGTTGGGAAAACAAAGAAGAAGTTGAACAATACAATGGACGTTTCAACCTTGGCGTTGTAAGCATTAATCTTCCATTATTAGCCCTTGAATCGGCCTCTGACGGCGATTTCTATACTAAGATAGACCAACATATGCAAATGGCGTATCGTGCTCAGATGAACCGTGTAGAGCGTTTAAAGAGTATGAAAGCAAAACAAAACCCAATCCTATTCACCGAAGGAGTACTTGCAAGGTTAGATCCAGAGGATACAATCGAACAGCTATTCTATGATGGATATGCTAGTATTAGCATTGGGTATGTCGGTTTAGCAGAGTGCAGTGAGATTCTTAAAGGAAACATTGACAAAACCTTCTGTACTTCTATTCTAAGTTACATGAAGACAAAATGTAAAGACTTCTCAACACAAAGCCGTTTAGCTTTCAGTCTTTACGGTACACCAGCAGAGAGCCTTTGTTACAAGTTTGCACGTGCAATTGAGGGTAAATTCCCTTCAGTACTCAAACGCGACTACATTACCAACTCATTCCACCAACCAGTATGGGTTGAGAGTACACCATTCGAGAAGTGGAACTACGAAGAAGATTTTGCTTACTTGAGCAACGGAGGTAACATTAGTTACGTTGAGACACCTAACCTTAAAAACAACCTAAAAGCACTAGAAGCGTTGGTTGACTATGCTTATTTCAGAGTGCCGTACTTTGGTATTAACCAACCAGTTGACAAGTGCTATGCATGTTCCTTTGAGGGTGAGTTTGCTGTTGATCGTGATGGATTCCATTGTCCAAGTTGTAATAACAGAAATGACAAAACAATGTCAGTTATCCGTAGAGTATCAGGGTATTTGGGAAATCCATCATCAAGAGGCTTTAATAAAGGTAAACAACAAGAATGTACTGAACGTACAAAACATACTAATTGAGGTATAAATGAATTACGAAACTATCATTAAAGATGATTTAGTTAATGGAGAGGGCATTCGATGCTCTCTCTTCGTTTCAGGATGCAGTCATGGTTGTCCGGGCTGTTTCAATGAAAAAGCATGGGATTACAGGAGTGGTTCTGAATATACTGCCAGTACTGAAGACCAGATTCTAATTGAACTAAGTAAGTCTTACGTTTCAGGATTGTCCTTACTTGGTGGTGATCCACTAATGAAAAAGAATATTGATACAGTACTTCAACTTTGTGCTAAAGCAAAGACAATATTCCCAGATAAAGACATTTGGTGCTGGACCGGATATACATTAGAGGAAGTTCAGAACAACCATGCACTACCACTTTTAAAGTACATTGATGTACTGATTGATGGAAAATTCATTCAAGAGGAAAAGAATTTGAATTTACCCTTCAGAGGTTCAAATAACCAAAGAGTACTAAGAAAAGGTACAGATTTCTAACAAAAGCACCCTATGGGTGCTTTTTTGTTTTGTACATAAATATAATAATGGATATCTAACTAAAGGGATATAAAATGACAAAAAGAATTTATGGAGGCTATAACGTTACACACCAAGCGTTCGCTTCTGGCCTAAGAACAGTACAAAGTATAGACGGTACATTGTTTGATGCCAATGGTAATATGGTACTTGATGGTTATACTCGTGCAGAGTTAGAAGATATTATAAGTACTCTTCCATTATCACACTATGGTACACACAACTACCTACCTGCTGGTGTTTCAGGTGACTTCGTTGGTGCATCTGAAAACGCTAGCTATCGTAGAATAAAGATTCTATTAGAAGATGACGGTACTATGGTAGCACTTCGTCCCGGTACGAATGGTGGTACAGTTGGTGTTTATTATTCGTATCTACCAAATGTATTAAACACAACAAATTTGACTTCTTCTATAAACACAAATAAAGTTTATCATCCGGGATATTTCCCATCAGGTAAGTATGCGTTGTCTATTATTAGTTCAAACCGTGGTATTGTATGCGGTTCCATGCAAACCGGAGATACTGGAAATAATGATGGTACATTTTTCACATCATTAACTAAAGGAACATTAGATGATACACAACATAATGGTTTTATCGTACCAGCTACCACAGTGTGTCCAAATGGCGGGACTCTCGAAAACGTATTTTTAGGCGAAGATGGCTACATTTACTATGTAGAATTGAATACTACCCCTAATGTGAATTTCGGTATAGTTAGAATTTTATTCAATGAAAGTGCAGGTACTTTTACTTCAGCACAATTAACAGGATGGAATGGTAACTTACTATATACCAATACAGCGGGGGCGAGTACAATCAGACTTTGTGATAAACTAGTCGATTCAGATGCGGCTAATCAACCATACATGTTGGTTCCAGCGGGTCTAAATGCTAACGTACCATTCATGGTTGCATATGACGTTTATGGAATTCAGGATAAAGCATCAGGAAACATACGTATTCGCTTAAATGGTGACGCTTGGGCTTCTACATCAAGTTATAATGTTCGTCCTCAGCACGGATTGAGTTTTGTAATTAACCCAACTACAAAAGCGGTAGCTATTGATTCAGGTTATGTAACAGGGGCATCTCTAACAATAACCAATACAGGAAGTGCGTTAGTTGCAAGTGGGAATGTTGTCAAAAATACTGATATTTACTATCATAACGGTGGTGCTAACTTAGGAAATACATATGAGTACACTTCATTAAATCAAGTAATATGTGTTAGTACTCCAAACTTAGGTAGACCTCCGTATGTTCAAGTAGCTGGTTATAGTACTGAAGTAACACCATACAATATGTTGAACTGGAAAGCAAATCCAAATATTAATTTCAGAATAGGCCAGATGAATGAATCCTATGGTTCACCTATTGGTCAAAATACAACTGGAGTAGAATTACTTCCAAACAATACTACAAAACAAATGTCAATTAGTGGGAATGGTTCTTCTGTATTTTCAACTGCTGAACATAAAGCTACACCTAATTTTACATTTAAATCCACAACATATGGTACACTACAAGGTTATGAACCTACTGTGAATAGAAATAGTTATAATTACAATGCCAACAAAATGATTTTAATTAGTTCAATTAGCGGTAGTACTGTTACTACTAATGGTGGTATTTTTATACAAGGTGTAAGAGAAACCACTCCATTAACTTATGATAGTTCAATGAACAGTACTGGTTCAATTTCAGTTGATGCAACAGCATTTAATAATATTAAAAATTCTGAATTTGCAAAAGTAACAACGGCACTATCAACAACATCATCAAAAAATGCGGTATTGTATGTTCCACAACAGACTAACATTCCTGCATTTTTATATTTGTCTGCTGGTACAACAACACGTGATTATTATTACCGAGTTGTCGAAGTTAACGTGAATTCCAGAACTTCCATTACATCAATATCTTTTAAACGTTTAGTACAAGAAGGTGTATTGCAAACTGATTTGTCACAAACAAACACTGCGAGTACTAGATCAGTAAGTGCAGGTATTACAATTTATGATGCAGGAACATTCTATTTTATTGGTGGTTCTGATCCATTAATTCGTGTTACAGTAGGCAATGATATTAGTTTTGCATGGAGAGCAACAGTCGATAAAACTACTCAACAGTTTACTAATTTCAACACAAATGGTTCTTATACATCAAACGTAATGGGTTTAATGCCAGCGGCATTACCGGGGATTGGTTTTGGATATATGTCAAGTGTGGACTCTGCGACAAAAGTTGTATTTACAAAAACTGGTACTACATTATCTGAGTACACAAACTGGACTGCTCAAGGTAGCCCAATTGTTGTAGTTTCACAAGATGTTGCACAAGGATTTATCGTGTACTTCACTGAAGAAACACCAGTTATGTTAAGTGGTAAGTCATTCACAATGCCAATACAGAATATTGATTTGAGAACAGTAAAAGCTAATCCAGCAAATACAACATTCCATTTATATGTACGAATGGAGCAAGGAATTGCAAAATATCATATAACCGAAGATGTAATTGCTGAAACAGGAACCTCAGCATATAACGTTTTCTGGATTGGTACAATTCAAACTAATAGTACACAAATATCTAGTATTAATGTTAAGAAGCGTTCGAGACTTGATGTATTTGGTGAATCGTTAGAAGCCGCAGGATCTTCATTCCCTGTGAGTTATGGTATGCCATCTGGAAATGGTACAATAAATTGGTAAGGAGACTAAAATGGCATTTGTTATAAAGGCACATGTTAACGCAGCAAAAAACATTGTTGTACAAAATAAAAATACAGGGTTGTCCATTACTACAAATACGGGAACCTACTATGCAAACACTAATGGGGCCATTTCGGTCCCGTTAGTAACAAAAGATGATGCTAACTATATTTTACGCGAACTGCCATTAAGTCAGTTCGGTGATTTATACGACAGTTCATCATTTAATATAACAAGCAGTGGTTTAGTTTTAACATTCAATAAAGCTATTCCGATGTTTATGGCGGGTTCTTTAACTTATATGCCGATAGCATCATATAATTTAGCACTATATAATACACCTGCAACAAACCAGACGTTTTGCGTTTACGTCAAATTAGAACAAGGTGAACCGACATATGATTTCTCAATTCGTGAACAAAGTGAAACTGAAGTTTGTATGTTTGTCGGAAAGATAACTACTAATGCTACTCAGGTAACATCGAACTCAATTTCAAAAGTTTCGAGATTTGGTACATATCGTCCGAGTACTACAAAAATCGGTGCGGCATTCCCTGTTAGTACTGGTAACCCAGCACAGACTGGCTCAATTAATTGGTAAGGAATATTATGTCAAAGAAAATATATGGTAACCTTGAAGTTTCAGGAAACCTACAAGTAAACGATAGAAACACATTTCGCACATTCAACGGAATCGGTGCTGATGCAAACGGTAATGTTGATTATCCATATTATCGAAAAGATGAAATTGACACTATACTAGGGATGCTTCCAGTATCCCGTATTGGTACAATGGATTATCTACCTGTGAACGTAAGTGGTTCTTTCACTGGTGCATCTAACTATTCGTACATAAAATACTTACAACCAATTATCCTTGAAGATGATGGTACATGTGTATATCTACGTTCTGGTACAAATGGTAGTACATATGGATATTATTACACTTATGTTAGAAATATTCGTTCTATTTCAGGATTACAACAAAGTGATGTTGTTACCACAAATACCGAATATCGACCTTCTATATTCACAGCTAATCAAGAAATAAGCCAATTCTATGCATCAAATGCATATGATATATTATTTTACAAAACAACAGGTGGAACTTCTGGTGATACCTACATATTAGCATTAACAAATAGTACTTTAAGTATTGTATCTCACCAATCGGCACAATTCCCGGTTAGTACTTTTACAAACTTTGATCCAGTAAATGCGTCAGTTATTGGCTCGAATGTATTCATTTGGGGTAAAGATACAACTGTTACAAACAATGGATATGCTCTAGTGCTATATACCGTTCCGGTGGCAAGTATTCGTGCTGGAAATATCAATTCCATGACACGTGTAACTGGATATAATGGTAAAACAGTAAGAAATACCGCATACACTAATAGTACAAATATTAGAATATGGGATATGTATAGTAGTTTTAGTTCTTCAGATCCTTCGTTGTATACAATCAATAATAATATTAATAATGTTGAAAACTGGCAGAATTTGGAAAGATATAATTTATATTGTGTTCCAAATAGTGATAATACTTCAGTTCGCGTTGCAATATGGTTCAGTACTCGTGCATTAACAGATACTTCTGTTACAAATATGCTTGGTAGTGGGTTTAGCTTCGTCTACAATATTAGTACTAAAACAATAACATATGATCAAACAGTGGGTAATACGATTTCAATTTCGGCTGATGCTGGTGGAACAAACTTTACACGTGTCGATCCATATCAAATTGATACCGTTAATATTACAGGTTATGGTTTGTCATTGGGTAATACTGGTAGTGTTTGCCAAACTAGTGATGGTTTCGTTGTTAGTAATAAATCAAGATGGTCATCTGGTCCGACATATGGACTTTCTACTGCTAGTGTTAATCAAACTGATACATACAATTCATGGAATTTAGTTACCCGTACTGCATCTAGACAATCAGCAAATATTAACCCTATATTTGGTTCAGGAATTGGTGAAAACTTATTAGGTGTTAGATTCTTAACTAAAAACAAATTAGTACTTGCATGTGCTGGTACAGAAAATGGTAATACAACATCGTACAGTTCTTACAGTACTACCACATTAGGAAGTACAAGAACCTATACTTATAATTCAATCCTACATGGAACTCTTACTGGTTATGAACCACAAACACGTTCTATTATTGGTTCGGGTGCAAGTACTGAACAATACACTGCTATGATTTCATTGATTGAAGCAAATGGTGATGTTAGTGCATATGCTTCTTCTTTCATTGAAGGATATACAAAGCCAGCACAAGGGAAGTATAATACTAGTACTGGAGTTTTTGATAATAGTTATACGATGACAAACACCGTTATGCAGAATTTAAAAAATTCTATTATATCAAATGCTGGGTTAACAAATTTAACCAAAAGTTTAATAACTATTTTTTATGTTCCAGATTCATCATTTGGTAATTCAATTGCTGTTGTGAAATCTAGAAGTAATACAAACGTAGGATCTATCATAACAGCAGAAGTAGCTTTGACCTTGAGTTCAAATGCAATTACTGGTGGTAGTGTTATTAGTACTTCTGTCTCTAATGGTTATAGTAATGTAACTGATGTTACTTCTAATGATGTTACTCGAAGATTTAATGGATTAACAATTGCTAAATTTAGTGGTTTTAATTACATTGGTGTTAGTAGTGTTCATGGTTTTAACGTTCCAGCAAATACCACATGGTATTGCTTTATTGGTAAAATTAAAAGTGGTACAATACAAAGTAGTAGAACATTACAACAATCATATGTTCAAACTGGTTCGTTCGAACCGGGAGTACTACCGGGAGTTGGGTTTGGTATATATGATCATTCATGGAGTGATTCAGCGACCAAATCCGTATTTGGGCTTTATGGAACATCTGAAGCACAAATGGATGGTATGATAGCAAACACTGGTTCGGTAACGGATAGAATTGTAGTTGCAGCACAGGAAGTTCCACAAGGATTTAATGTGTATATAACACAAGAAGTTCCAGTTTTCTTAGGTGGTATATTTGACAAGATTGCCCCGGTATCGTATAATCTAACAACGATTAAACCTAACCCAGCCAATACAACGTTTTATCTTTATGTACGGATGGACCGAGTAACTAAAAAAGCAACATATGTCATATCAACAACTCTTCTCACAGAGTCCTTGACAGATTGCTTCATTGGTACTATAGTAACTGGTGCAACAAGTATTGATACCATCACTACGGAAAAAGTTACACGTTTCCTAACATACAGACCAAGCGTTACCAAACGTGGGTCAGCAATCCCTGCGAGTTCTGGAGTCCCTTCAGGAACAGGAACACGTTGGCATTAATTTATTGAGGTTGTCTATTGACAGCCTCTTTTTTTTCATCTATAATACCTGCACTTGTTGATTTTGGAGGATGTATGACAGAACCAGTCTTGAATATTATTCCCCCTGAACGGGCGAAGAGAAAAGAGATTCAATTGGAAAATGTGGATGAAAGCATTGAGTGCTCACTATACACTCTTATGCTTTTGAAAAGCCCATTCCTATTAAAGAACTTCGTATCCGAATGGGGAGACAGCGGTCGTAAGTTACTAATACACGTAAAGTACAGGCTAAGTAACTGTCCACATACGTACAAAATGGTTTTGGATATGGTACAAAACCCCGATAATTGGGAATTTACCCCGAACTTTGATGACCGCCGTTATCATTTCATTGATAAGAAAAATGATGTATCTTTCACACTATTCAACCACAGCCGTGGTATCGATCGTGGTTCTATGTATGACAAAGAACGTGTAAAATGGTCAAAGTATGATCCTAAGTACGTTAAATTGTACTTTGGCACTCAGTGTGAAATGTTTAATGACAACGAACGCCTAATTGTTGCTAAGATTGTCACTACGCACAAAAAAATGCTAGAGAACTTAGAAGAACTAAAAAGACAACAGTTGGTTATCAAAAATTCAGATAAACTAAGAGGAATGTATTAATGGAATCAGTTCTATCAGTACTGCCAAATATGATGTACTCTGATAACCCGTTTATCGTGAAAAAGATTTTTGAGTACGATGGGGAAAGAGAAAACAACGATGACATTCGTAACATGGCAATGAACATCAAGTACTGGTATGCTTCTATGCCACTTGAATGTAAGAACATCTTTGATTCACTAATTAAAGGGGATGTTTTTGAATTATACCAAGGAACATTCCTTCGTGTTCGCGAAATTCTCCCACCACATCGGCTTTATGGTGGATGGATAGGTTCTAGTGGTTCTAGTACTGCAATCGAATATGGCGTTGCTAATACTATCAGTGAAGCATTTGAACACAAGAAATTAAAGCCACCAATTACTCCTAGTGGAAAGGAATACTCTCTTATTGACACAAAAAACAACTTTGTGTTTAAAGTAACATCAAGAGAAATCACTCTTATAAGTGAAGCTGGTAGTACTATTATGGTTCTCAACGAAGCTCCACAACATGCTTTATTAATTTACACTACTATTAGGGGTGTAGATATTATCGAAAAGAATAAAGAAGCATGGGAGGAAGCACAACGTAAATTGGCAATCAAACGTCAAATACGGGAGACTTATAATGTTCAAAAAGATTCATAAGCACGAATATGATCCGTTCTTTTACGGATTAGTAATTGCTAAAAGTAAAGCACTTTATAAGTACGTTCAAGAACACAAATCTGGTTCTGACTATGCACGTCAGCGTATTATTGAAGCAAAGTATGGTATCGCCAAAGTACACCCAATATTGCACGGAATGTACAAAAGAGGTTTGAAGTACTATCAACGGTACTCAACAGATTATAATAAATTCTTAGTCAATATAGATACTATTGGTTTGGAGTTTATCATTATGACTGATAATTTTGATAAATTTAGATTGAATCATCACAAAGATGAAGTCCAAATTGATTCAAAATACACCTTGACAAGTGATGAATTAAATGCTAAAGTGTTCCTAAGCGTATACAATGCAATTAAAACCAAGAAAGAAAATTCTGCTCAAATTGACTTTAATATTGAGTCCAGAGCAAAAATTGCTGAATACGAGAAAAAATACACAAGGGAGTTCCCATGAAGTACATAACTCCAGTACTCGTCAACCGCCATAAAGGTGAGTTTGACGTTTATATCGGTAGGGGAAGCAAATGGGGCAACCCTTTCCCAGAAGATAAATCTAAAGGACATACCCGGCAATATGTTGTCGAAATGTACCGACAGTACCTTTACGATGGCCTAGAGAGTGGTGAATTCGAAATTGAAGACTTTTTAGAACTATCCGGTTTACGAATCGGGTGTTCTTGTGCACCTCTCGTTTGTCACGGTGATGTTATAATTGAAGTTTTTAATACCATTGTCGAGATGCTAAATGACTCAGAATGATGTATATAAACTAATCAGAACCATAAAGGAATGTGATAAGATATTAGACGAAGATACTTTCTATAGCCTTAATGACAATAACATTCTACAGTTTGAGTACTGTGGAACTGAACGCAGTTCGTTGAATTTCGTTTGTCCAAAGGATATTAACGGGGATTTCTTCTTCGTTGAAATCACAGAAGATGGAACAGATTTTACCAAAATTTCCAATAAAGGAAGTCAATACAATATAATCGATTTAAGTACTGAAGATAATTTCTTCCAAGAAAGTACAGTATTGGACTTAGGATTTACCTATGATGAATACCACGCTTTACGGATGGATTTTTTGAAGTACTATAACGGTTTCTTAGATAGGATGACTATATTTTTATGAGCGATGACCACCTAAAAGGCCAGATAGTTAAGCACTATGCTGGCTCACATGCATATGGCACAAGTACACCAGAAAGTGATGTTGACTTTCGAGGTATCTTTCTAGCCGAAAAGAAATTTGTACTAACCCCTTTCTTCAACGTCCGGGAAGTAAATGATGTAACCGAAGAAGATACCAAATTCTTTGAGTTGAATCACTTCATGGAACTATGCGTTGATGCTAACCCAAACATTCTAGAAACTCTATGGGTTGACGATAAAGATATCGTGCAACGTACTGAAATGTACGATCACTTACGTTCTTATCGAGATGACCTCTTGAGTACTAAGATTGCTTATACTTACACTGGCTATGCACACAACCAAGCTACTCGCATGAAAAACCATCACGGTTGGATGGCGAAAGAGCAAATTGCAGAACGGCGTTTGCGTGAAATCTGGAGCCAATATCCTTGCCAGCAAGTTATTGATTGGATGTATGATTACTTCCCAGATTACGTAATTGATCGTATTGATACATCGAAAGGTAAAGGTATGTATATCAAAACTATCATTGATTTTGATAAATTCATGCGTGATACTTCGTTGCAGCTTATCAGTACCGTACCACTAGCACAACATCACTTCGTCCGTTTAGTTCACAACTATCTACCAGAGAAAGTACTTGATCGTGATTTTAGTCTTACTCATTACAATTATGATTACGAACTAATCCATTACGGAAGTGATATTTTTGCAGTAGTAGAAAAAGAAGGCAGTAAGACTCTAATGGGTCTAGGTAACCTCTTATGGGATAGTAAGAAAGAACGTACTCCAGAGGAATTAAAAGTTACTCCTGCACTTATTGTTAAATTCAATCGTAAAGAGTTTGAAGAGAACAACGAAAACCGTAAGCACTACCATGATTGGAAAAAGAACCGCAACGCAAAACGTTCGGAACTTGAATCCAAAAATGGATATGATACGAAACATGCAATGCATGTAGTACGTCTTCTACGCACCGCCGAAGAAGCATTAACTACTGGTGTTGTTAACGTTCGTAGACCAGATGCAGCAGAGTTATTAGCTATCCGAAATGGTGCATGGTCCTATGAAGAAATGATGCAGTACTTTAACGATAAAGAGGTTTATATTCGTGAAGTACTAGTCAAGTCCTCACAACTTCGCAAAAAGCCTGATATTAAGGTTGCAGCAAAAGTGATGGAAGAATTATATGAAATGTATTGGTACAACAAAAAGTGAGATCTAAAATGAGCTATATTCAAGATTATCGTATGCACATTGCATCAGCAAAAGATTTAGTAGAGAAGCATGGGGCTGAAATGGTAAAATCCTTCTTTGAAGATATCTTTGCACAATATGAAGACCTAGATATGGTCTTTGTATATGCTTATACACCTAGTTTCAATGACGGTGATCCATGCTATCATATTCAACACGTAGCAATTGAAAGTGGTGAAATCATGGATTTCGTTGAAGAATACCTTGAAGATGATGCAGATGAAGAAGAGATTGAAGAACGTGAAATCAACGCGAACATCTCAAACCAACAACGCCGCGAAATTGAAGATGCAATTGATGGCATTGAAGGTCTACTAGAAGAACAAAACGGTACTGATTGGTACGTTTTTGCTAAACGTGAAGTAGACGGTACTATTTCAATCCAAGATGGAGATTATGAGTGTGGCTATTAATATCGATAAAGAACTAAAAGAAATTGGTGTTCGTCGTGACGCACAAATTGAGATCTTAAAAGAATCTGCACGTGAAAAAGGTGTTCAACTACTTGAACAGTACTTCCCAGAAGTATTCGCAAAGTATCCCAAACTAACCCACATTTATGTAACTGGTTATACTCCCGGTTGGAATGATGGTGAAGAATGTACTCACACTACTCAAGTATATATTCACAACGATCTAGAAGGTTGGAGTGAATTGGGAGATTTCCTAGAATGCTATCTAGGTTGGGATATTGATAATGATAATCCTAGTGAAAAGTACGCAGCAATTAATGCTGGTCTAACTAAAAGTGAATGTAATGATATCGAACTAGATGTTCCAGTGTATTCAATGTCAGAAGCACTAGGTACTGATTGGTTGGTTATCGCGACCAAAGATGGTCAAGTTACTATTCAGAATTTTGAAGTTGGATACTAATTTAAACCCCGTGGGTAGTATAGACTGTTACTTGTTTAGTTATGAGCCACCAAAACATACTATCCCTGATTTAGTACTCAAGTATGAAAAACCTTCAAAAGTACTTCAAATGTGTGATCCATCATTGAAACCACTAATTGAAGATATGATGAAAGCAATGAAACAGTATGATAATCGTGAAATGGTAATTGATTATAAAGTACGTTCATTAAATGAAGGTGATTCAGGTAGTGGTATCTACGGATACCACCTTGACTGTTGTAATGACATATGGGATGATTTCGATCCAGAAACGCATCTCATTTACAGTACAGTTATCGGTACAAAATTCATACTAGAGCCAATGGATATTACTGGATGTAAATCAGTGCAAGAAGTGCTTGCAAAGAATGAATTTGTTGAGTATAATGCTGCTATCAATTGGGTACACAAGTACACTAGCAAGGTGTTGCATAGCTGTCCGATTATGGAAGGTGAATGTCAACGAATACTAATTCGCGTAACTGCGGGATTCAAAGATAGGATTAAAAATGCCAAGTCTAAATGAGATTATTGATCTACTAATGGAGCATTACTTCGGTACTGAAGATACTGCGGAACGTTATGCTATTCTTCATAAAGTACAGGAAGCTACTCAGTACATGAAGCAAATCACTGTAAATGAAATTACCAATGCGGAAATTGCAAGTAAAGCTCCAATGGTTGCACCACAACCACCTCCTACACCTGAAGAGTACTATCTTGAGAAAATGTCAGAGGTAGTTTCAAACGCACACGGTAGTAAGATTTATCTAACTCGCAGTTTTACCATTCATGATATCACTGAACTAGAAAACATTGATTCACTCGATATGGCTGAAATTATTATCACCTTCGAAGAAATTATCGGTGTTGATATCAGTTTAGAAGAACATCCAGATACCACCCTTGGTGAGATACTAGATCGTAAATAAAAATTAACCCAGCCATGTGCTGGGTTTTTTATTTGTACCTCCTAAATAATTGTAGTTAAACAAAGGAGGATATATGAATTTTGCATTCATACAGAAATTTTGGAAGCCATTAGCAATACTAGTTTTTGTTATTGGGGCTTTCTTGGGTGGTTGGAAATCGAATGAAGTATATCATGGGTACAAAGACAACCTAGAAGCCAAAATTGAGAAGATGTTTGATAAGGGTCTATCTGATATTCAGGCACAAGGTGCTAAGAACTTAGAAGATACTAAAGAACTTATTAAACAAAGTAAGGCTCAAATTATTGAGAAAGAGATTCCCATCATTGTAGAGAAGAAGGTTTACAAAAACCCATCACTCGACCAAGAAGGTGTTGACGCTCTTAAGAAGCTCAAGGAAGAATCTAATAAACGGAGAACTAACTAATGCGTAAATTTTTACTTGCAATTGCTTGCTGCGTTATGATAGTATTGTCTCTATCAGGTTGTGCAAAAACCGTCAAAGGTGATGTTAAGCCAATTATCGTACAGGAGTCATTACTCAAAAAATGTACGAAAGATACGCCATTACCAGAAGTACCAGCACGTGACGAAAAAGGCAATATAATGCTTGACGAAAACGGGCAACAGTTGTATGATGGTAAGGAAACGATGAGAGTACTCGTCAAATGGGATGATATTTACACCGATTGTGCAGTGACACATGATTCACTGGTAGACACTATCCGTAAACTTCAAGAGACACAAAAAATACAAACCAAATAAGAGGTTTTATTATGCTGGGTTATAAAGTCAATAAAGTACTACCATTAGATGTTCTGAAAACGTTAAAAACTTCTGGTCCGATGACAAGTGCAGAAGTTGATGGTGTGAAGTTTAACTACTTCCCAGAGAAAGTTGCAACTTTCTTGAAGAATAGTAAATGTATTTGCTGCGGGATCGAATCTCATGAAGTACGTTTAGAAGAAGGTAAAGGTACTCATGCTATCTTTGGTATGATGCACTTAAACGTTTATGGACGTGCAGAAACTACTTGGGGTGAATTTTGGCAACTAATGACCGTTGACCACAACATTCTTAAATCCCAAGGTGGTCCCGATGTTGAATCAAACTTCAACACTATGTGCAGAAAGTGTAATCAGCTACGTGGATCTCGCTATCCAAACCTTGAAGATTTCTTGGCTCGCTACAAAGAGCATGGTCAGTCTTTGATTACTAGTCGTGCTACATCTCTACATCATTATCGTTTGCGTAAGCGTGAAGAGGGTACGGAAGAGTACAAGGCCATCGTGAAGCACCGCAATGAGATGCGTGAAGCCAAGGTAGCCGATTACCTCAGCGGCCTCTGTGCGGCTCATGTAGGGGCTTATAATCGTCATAACAAAGCATTGAAAAAAGTGTTGACAGAACAGGCATAATAAAATACAATAAGGGAAATCCAAACGGGTTTCCCTTTTTTTATGGAGAAATTATGAAGACAAAACGATTCCCACAAGACGTTATGGAACGTCTTGCACACTCATATGGTAAAGTTACATTCTATGGTCAGAAATGGAACGAGAGTATGGGTGCTTTTGATGATGATTTAGTACTAGAAGTACTTCACAATGAGCAGGTAGATACCACCCGCTGGAACAGTGTTCACGATCTAGTTTTTATTGACACCGAGACCGGAGAAGGGTATCATACTCGTTATGAACAAGGGCTTACCGAGTCACAGATGCTTACCCCCTTCTATTATGATAAAGAGGGTGTGGATTGCGATATTGTTGATGTTTGGGAAGAACAAGTAACTACTACTGTAATTAAATGGGGAACTAGATGATTCAAGATATTGATTTTTCTGGACTAGAATGTGTTAGTGCTGTTAAGAACGTAACTGATATGTACGATACTAAAAGTATTATGTGCACCATTACCTTTTTGAAAGAATCTGATAGCATTTCACATTTAACTGGTATAGAAGAATTAGTAGCTCGTTTAGCACTAGAAGAGAATAAGAAGTACTTAAAGCTCTCTTATACTTGTACTCTCATTGATAATGAGATTGATACCGACTCCCCGGTGAAGGTGATTTTTTCAGGTATAAATAATCCGTACAAAAAAACTTCGCGTAGAAAAGAGGATAGTACTGAACTCCTTGAGGACATTGCATTTATTGACGCAATCTTTGATCGTTCACCTACTGAATTGAAGCGTACCTATCTTTAAGTTGGGACAAAAGGGTTTTTTTGTGATATAATATATGATGAGGGATACCCTCGTCATACCAATCCTGAATGACATGTGAAAGCATGAAGATTGAAACCTGATCCTATCGAAAAGTAGATGGCAGATGAGTAGTTCGTTCAGTACGATGTGCAAAAGAAACCCGTCAGTAATAAAGCGTAAGTGTAGTCAATCCAATGGACAGTAAATCACACGCGACACGGCAATGCGGCACAATAAAGGCGTGTAAGAAAACATAAACGCCCTAGATAGACATATGAGGCATACTCACCTAGTTGAAAGGGAGTCTCTTTACGGAGAGACAGCAGTATTTGTTGCTGAATTAGCAAGTACTGTATGCGTGTGAGGAACACGACCGTTGTATGCGACTGTAGTAGCTGGAAACCGGACAACCCGCCAGCGATTACTTTTATTCCAAATGGATTGATCCGTCTGGAATTTGAGTAAAATCTACAAATTCAGATTGGTATGACTACCAGTGTCAGGATTATCCTGATTTTTTTTCGTCCCTCCTTTGTGGGGGGATGGAATTGGCTAACAAACCGTGTCAATAATTAAAGTACAATTGAAATATTCCAATTCAGTACAAGTTAGATGAGCGATAGCGATAGCTAACGAAGTAATGAATTCTTGACTAACGAATGCAATGAGTTGGTCAGCGAATATAAAGAGAATTATAATATGACAAAAATAATTGACTTCAGTAAAGAAAGTGAATTCTTCCAAAATTTAACCTCTATATACATTCAATTATCCTCTGTATATCCAAACGATCTAACCTTCATGAATCCAGATGAACCAATTGATTGTCATGAAATATTAGATTTCTGTGTACATCACGCAGAGTGTGGAGAGAATGTCTACTTAATTGGATTCCCAAGACAAGTTGAAGTACTAAAAAGACCAAAAACACTCTTCTTTATGAAGAAGTGGTGTGAACTTATGGATGTTACCGATGTAGATCATGCAATGATTGTGAATATTCGAAATAGAAATACGTATGATCTTGAACGTCTATCTGAGACAATGACTCATATTAATAAGCATTTTAGATCGGGAGTTAACTTTTCTTTCCAGAACTAAATACCTCATATAACTCTATGAGGATATTAATATGGACGAATATGAAGATATGCGTAGTATGATGGACTACGTGGATAGTACTGAACAAACTGATGACTCAGATATTGCATTATTAACTTTTGTTGATAATAGTTTATTTTTGCCAGCTTTAGGTCATCACTGGCATTTACAATGCAGTATGTATTCAAAACACATGGAACTTGATGAGTTCTATAAAGAATTACCGGAAATCGTTGATTCATTTGTTGAAGGACTAATGAACTCAAGAGGACCATTACCAATTGGCATGGATACAGATTATTGTTTCCTTCCACTTGAGCAAGCAATTCCTACATTGGAATCTTATGTAGAACAAGCTAAGTATATCCACCAGCTATTAGAAGCCAGAGAAGATTTCGGTTCAGTTAATAGTCTAGAGGATATTATCTCATTTGTAGAACGGACGCTCTACAAACTTAAACATTTACAATAAAACAGGGACGCTATTTTGCGTCCTTTTCTTTTGGGTAAAATTATGACTATTGATGATTTGTATGAACTAATTGAGGAAGTAGAACACGAACAGAAGTACTTGTTTGTTGTCTATGATAATGCAGTTGATAATATAGGAATTGATGTACTAGACTATGAAACTGAAGATGAAATCGACGGTGGCTGGTTTAAGAGTATTGATGAAGTATATGACTTTGTAAACGAACATAAGGGGAGTCTATAATGAGTACTGAACGAGTAACATACGGCCTAATGGCAGAACTTCAATTTGAAGTACCGCAAGATAAACGTGATGATGTTTATGACGAGCTAGAAGCAGTAAACCTTTTCATTAACAATGAAGGAACTTTGATTTATCATAAAAACTTTGAAGGTGAATCATGGGAAGCTGGGTTCATTTATGGCACAAGGGAATTTGGCAATTTCCAAGAATTTATTGACTTGTGCGACAAACATGGTATGATTGTTAAAGAAGAAACAGTAGATATCTACCACTCAGTTTGGTATGACGGATGTGACTCACCAATGAGTACACTTGAACTAAAAGAATTCAGAGGGAAATAATGAAAGCAAAAGACTTAGCAGCATTACTCTTGGAAAACCCTGAAGCAGATGTGTTTCATGAAGGATATTATACCCAAGATTTCGGAGACAGCTTCCATTTCTCCGAACGTGTAGTAGGCATTCAAACTACTCCTAGTGGGTTCTTTATCAGTACTGAATACATTGAAAATAATGACCCCCTAGCACCATCAGATAAACCACAGGTTGGTGCAGTACGTATTCAGCTATTTGACGGTACTTGGTTCCGTTGTGGTGAACAAGGTTGTAATGTTTCAAACCTACGCGACTTTATGGAAAATGAGTACATCTGTAACTACGTAGATTGGCATTCTGGCACTTGGATCTTGACTGTTCCCGGATATTCCGATGGTGGATATATTGATGGGAAGATTGGTGAACTGCATACAACTCATTACACGACGGATGATGTACTCCATGTTGAAATTATTACTGAAGTACCAGATGATACATGGAAACCTGTTTGGCAGAAATTCAAATGGGAAGAAGCACTAGAATTTATTAAAGCGGGGATCATCTGATGGGTGTAGAAGCAAAGATTGTAGTAGGTTTTACTGTAAAAGAGTGGAGAGATAAGGATATTACTGCTTTAGTTTCCGAGTGGGAAGATGAAGATTATCCATCTGAAGACATTTTTAAAGTGTTAGAAATGGATGATGAAAATATGTCTTTTATTGTTCCACATCACTATGATGAATCTGATGAAGATGTTGTTATTGGATTCGAAGTACTAGATGTTTATGGAAGTGCTGAAGAATTGAATTTCACAGATGTTATGAAGAAAACAATGGAAGTACAAGAAGAATTCAAAGAACGTTTTGGATTTGAAGGTAAAGTTTATTTTGGAGGTCACTACGATGACTAAAGTACTAATCGTTTCAATCCTAAATGGCTTTAGTGGTCAAAATCATTACATGGTAGATGATACTACTATTGTTGAGAGTATTGATCAGTTGAATACCTACATTCGTGATAATCGTGATGATACTATGAATATTACATTCCAGTTCTATTTTGTACAAAATCAGGAATTGGACTATAACAGTAGTGTAGAAGAACAGATGAATGAATTGAATTCTGCACCACAAATATCCCATGCTACGGCATTACTAGTTCTATGTAATAAGGTGCTATAATGTATACTGTGCTATTTCATCGTGAAAGAGGTGATGACAACGAAAACTATCATGCTTCCGAAGGTGAGTTTTGCATGGAAAACTTTGAATCACTATCTGAGGTTGAAAGATACGTGATGTTAAAAACTTCCCAACAGGAGCATATGCAACGTGGTGATCGTATCCAAAACAATAGAAAGTACTATTACGGTACTTATGGTTTTGCGGTATTGAAAAATGGAGTACTAATCAGTAACGATTGGAACTTTGAAGGTTCATTTAATAATTGTAGTATGCCAAGTGTGGAAGAGATTGAATTGGATTGTAATTCTATTCAATACAAGGCAGTGCAATATGTCGGTGATCTATATACGTTTACAAATAACTATATAGATATCGAAGAAAAGTACTTAGCACAAGCTAAGAAAGATGAAAAAGAAAGAATACGTCTAGCGAAAAAATCTACAGAAGAAAGGGCTTTACTTAAAGAACTTTTAGCAAAATATCCTGATATGAGGTAAATAAAGAAATGGCTAGGGGTTATTGGAGTAAGCGGGGTCACACTCTTAAAGGGTTAAATCCAGAAGCATATACAACAAAAACAGATAAAGATGGAAATCTTATATACCTACCGAGTACCTCTCTTATAGCAATGCAGAAGATAAGAGATTTACCTTTTGGTTCTATACGGAGACAAGCTATAATCAGTTTATTACAAACAGGTTATTTACTTCGTGTAAATGGGAAGGGATGCATTCAAACGAAAGCAGACCCCGATTTACAGAAGTTGCTTAAAGATGGAAAAATAGAAATGTACAATGAAAGGAATCGTACATTTAAAAGAACTATAATAAGGTATAATGATGGAAGCGAAAGACGTAAGCGGAAAAGAAGTTAATATTGATGATATCGTGGCATTTGGTCATGACAATGGTAGTACACTTCTAATGGGAAAAATCTTCAAAGTTACACCTAAGAAAGTTTGGATGAATCCTATAGTTGATGGAAAAATTGTCGAAACCACTTATTGTCGCGATCATGATCGTGTCAGTAAGGTAAGTTAATGACTAAAGAAGAAATTGAAGCGTATATCAAAGAATTGATATTAGAAAATATGACAGTACAAGTGAGTATTACTGCTGAACCTTATTCTAACAACGAGTACTGGAACGTAAACGTTGAAATTGAATATGATGGTGAAAAAATAAACAGCTACGGAGATAGTATTAGGATTTCCAACGATGGCTAGTTTATACTATAAGTTCGCAGCTATGAACTCAGGGAAAAGTACTGATCTATTGAGGAAAGCCTTTAGCTATAAAGAACGTGGTTTTGAGGTGATGTATCTTACATCATCGTTGGACACGAGGTATAGTGAAGGGAAGATTACTTCCCGAATTGGCATTGATTCAGATGCATTTGTAATAAAACCAAATTCGTTACAAGAACTTGAAGTATTCTATATGGAGATTGAAGACCATGATGAATACAAAGCAGTTTTTGTGGATGAATGTCAGTTCTTGAATAAAGAACAGGTTGACAAATTGGCAGAAATAGTGGATAATCTAGGTGTCGATGTGTATTGCTATGGTCTTAGGACTGATTTTTCTGGCAAGCTATTCGAAGGGTCAGCACATCTCTTAGAGATTGCCGATGACCTAGAAGATCTTAATAGTATATGTGATTGTGGAAACAAAGCTATCATGACAGCTAGGCTGGTGGATAACACAGACTTAGTATTCATGGGTGGTAATGAATCCTACAAAAGCATGTGTAGAAAATGTCACAAACAACATAGAGGTCAAAAATGACAGATGTAATTATGAGTATTGCACGTAAAGTAGCCAGCAGCATTTGGGATGGCGTACAGGACGTGTTCAGTACTGCAAGCGGTGCACTAATCGCAGTGGTAGTAGCAATTCTTCTAAGTATTGTTCCTACTTTTATTCTAGTGATTGCTGCTATTGCACTCTTTGCTGGAATCGTATGGTCACAGTACAAAGAAGTGCTTGACACTGACGAAGAATAATGTAATAATAAAAGCTCCTTAACCGGGGCTTTTTTATTTCCTATGGAGAATACATTATGTTAATTGCTTTAAACATTTTATCTGCTGTATTAGTACTACCATTCTTGATTAATGGTGGTTGGTTTGGCGAGAAACTACAAGCCAAAATGGTGTTAGACGTTAATAGTCAATACGACCGCGAATTACTCATGATGATGGCACAGGTTCAAGCTGGTAATGGTCGTGCAATCTTTAACTCTGAAGGTATGATTCAGATTGAAACAGATCAGTACCGTTTTAAAGTATACGCTGATGATTACAACTCTGAAAAATTTGGACAGTGCTACGTAAAGTACACCTTCTTTAATAATAAAGAGAGTTACAAAACGGAAGTAGTACGTGGTGACCTAACTTTAGATACTCGTAAGTACTTAGTATCGTTCAAAGAAGAGTTCCTAGGAATTAAAGATATTAGTAGTGCAAGAAAAGGCTTTAGCCTCAAAAAAGAGAAGGTAACAATAGAATGAGTTTTGAATTAAAAAATACAGTACCAACGTTTTACGCAAATCTACATATTGCTGGAAACTTCGATGTTTGCCAGCAGGAATGTAATCGCATTACTTATGAATTTGGATTTTGTTTCCAAGTATCTAAAGTAGAGTACATCTACACTGGTGGTCAGGAATCAGGGATGCTTATTCGTGTAATTAACTATCCACGTTTCCCACGCGATCCTGAAGAAATTACTAAGCTATGTACACAGTTTGGTTTCCGTCTAGCGGAAAAATTATGTCAAAAGAGCTTTACACTAGAGACCAGTACTGATACAATGTACTTCGAAAGCACAAAACATACCAAATAGAGGAAACCATGTTAGAGACTATTATTGCATGTATCATTAGTGGCTCATTACCTTTAGGAGCCTATATTGGGTATCAACGTTTTTGGCCCAAAAACAAGATATTTCCAAAAGTTAGTAATCCAGAAGTTAATGTAGATCCAGAAAGTGGTATGACAATAGTAGACTACAAAACTCCTGATGAAACCGAAGAAGAGTACTTGTCGCGTTTGAAATTCATCCACAGTAACGCATGGCAGGAATTTCGTAAGTATGACAGTCGCCCAATCGCATATGATGCTGATCGGCACATAAACTTATTGATTCTAAATGCAGAACGTGGCATAATCAGTTATAAAATTGGTGCACATACACTTGATTTTAATACTACTGAAGAAGTATGGATTTCAAACCGTTATTACTCTTTTGGTAATCTTTACATGTCCAAACAACGTCCAGATTTGGTTTTTGACGGAACTAATTATAGACTCTCTGCTTACACATTCTTGAAATTAGTAGATTTCATTAAAGAGCGTTCTGAACATGCTGAGTGGAAACGCGAACATGATGCTTATCAACGTCGCCGCCATGCAAAACTATTAAAAGAGCGTCTACTATGAATGATTACGATGAAGTATTCGATCAGTTCGATATGCTAATGAATTTTATAGTTGGTAGTAATTCTATCTGGGGCATGAACCAAGAACATGCTACTATGCTATTTGATGAATTAGGATTTCCAGTAAAAGATTGGTCATGGTATGATGGTCATATGGTACAACTTGAATGTACTAAAAAGACTTTTCACATGGTAACTTATGTTGCATGTGCACACATTTATAGCTTCAATACTGATTTGTTTTCTATAAATGTTATTGAAGTACCACATTTAGCATCACAGGAAACCAAAAATCAATATGATTTTAGTAAGGTTGAATTAAAAGCATTAACCTTAGTTGACTATTCACCAACTCTTTCATCCGAAGTAAACGAGTTGGTTTCCGATGAGTTCAAAATGCTCATACATAAATTGAATATTTGGCAAAATTCATTTGACAGAGACCCTGATTGCCAGTATAATGTGCAAATATACTTCGCTGATAAAGGAAAAATAAATGAACTCTAAAGATGCATTCAAGTACTCATTCGCCATTCTCCTATCAGTGATTGGTGGTTATGGGTTTATTACTAACACCGATGGTTGGTACTGGTGGTTGTGTGCTGCATTAGCATACCTCACTGCTGGACAAATCGCTAAGATGCTTGACTGATATGGCACTAAGTAGACGTTTGTTAAAACGTAGAAATGTAAAATATCTTAATCGTTTCTTGAACATGAGATATACTTGGAAATTGTTGCATTTGATTAAACCAAATAATTTCTATTCGTTAATTGAAAAAGAAATGACAAAACCGAGAATGTCCAAAAAGTTCAAAACGTTTGAAGATGTAGTAAATCCTGAACCGTTTTTGAGTAGATGGTGCTTTAAAATATATCGTACTAATCCAGTACAAAGAAGTCGTGTTAAGATGTTTTGTTCTGGTAGTAGACTGATTCGTAAGGATCAAATGCAAGGTACACACGCAGAGTACATGGCATATTACATCCTACGCGGTACTGATGACTAATATTCATCGAGTACATAAAACTAGGTTAAAATTGGTTATCAATCCAGTACTAAGAAAGATCCAGTACTGGACCGATAAACCATACGTGATAGCTTCCTGCTTTGAGAAGAAGGAATTCATCACATATAAGATACAACGTGTTCAGTACTACAAGTATGAAGAACCACCAGCAGATATTGAAATTGTCGAGATTAAGGTAAACAACCCTCTTCTCAAAACTATTAAACACTTTTGGAGAAAACTAAATGGCTGAACTTATCAAAGAAGGAAGAAAACTGGTCACTATTCGTAAAATCAATGCTATTGAGCCGATTGAAGGTGCGGATATGATTGTAAAAGCAACCGTTGATGGTTGGGATGTTGTAGTCAAGAAAGGTGAATTTGAAGTTGGTCAGTACTGTGTATTCCTTGAGATTGATTCTTTTGTACCAGTAGAAACCCCAACCTTCGCATTTCTTACTGGTAGTTCTGATAAGATTGATGAAGCTGGTGTACGTCGCTTCCGTCTTCGTACCAAGAAACTTCGTGGTGTCGTCAGTCAAGGGCTAGCACTCCCGGTATCTATGTTTAGTAATGAATTGTATAAAATTGGACAAACTGATTTTATGACAGAACAATTTGGAAAAAATTTATCTATCAATGCACCAACATTTGCAGTTCTTGACGAAAAATTCATCCTTTCCATTCTAGAAGAATCACGTTATGGTATTGAAGAATTCTTGAACGTTACTAAGTACGAACGTCCTGATGAGCGTAATGGCGGTACTGGTGCACAGAAATGTAAGAGTGCAGGTAACTTCCCTATTACCATCCCTAAGACTGATGAAGATCGTGTTCAGAATATCTTTGGTAAGTACTCTCAGACCATGAAAGGTGTAGGTTTCCGTAAGTCTCTAAAGCTAGATGGCTCTAGCCAAACTATTGCATTCTTCTCTAACCCAGATTTCTTTGTTGAGAAAGTGGATGAAGAAGTACGTGCATGGAATGAGGAAACTCAAGAACTAGAAATCGTTGAAGTTAAACCATATCCTTTCCAGTGGGAAGATGGTCAGATTGCAATTTGTTCTCGTAACCTAGCACTTAAATTTGATGCAGAATCTCACTTCTGGAAAGCGGCCCTAAAAGACGATATCCCACAGCGTCTAAAAGAGTACTGTGTAGCTCATGATCGTCAGCTAGCCATTCAAGGCGAATGTATGGGAATGGGTATTCAGGGTAACCGTGAAGAACTAACTGAACATACATTCTTTGCGTTCCGTGTTTGGGATATTGATAATAAATGTTTCTTTGACGATGCTGAATTCCAAGAATTTTGTGCACTACTAGGATTGACTGTAGTTCCACAGGGTGATATCGTGTATTTCTTTGATGAGTACGAAAGCATTAAAGATGCACTAGCATCTGCTGACCACGCATCTATCAAACATAAAATTTGTGAAGGAGATGTATATAAAAGTGTTACAAAAGTTAATGGTGTAACAGTACACTTTAAAGTAATTAATAATAAATTCCTTCTCAAATGTGAGGATTAATAACCAGTACTGGATTCCTGCTAGTATGAATTTAACCCCAGCAGAAATTTCATGCATGACGAAAGTTGAGTTAAAAGCAACGTATAACGTACAAGACTAAAAAATATGCGGTTTGTTTCAAAAACTTGGGACAAACCGCTTTTTATGTGATATAATTAAGTTATTAAGAAATGAGTCAACACTCAAACAAATTATCCATTTCTGAGAGGAAGAATATATGTCATTCAAAGATGCAGTCCAAAATGTAAACACCAAAGCTGAAGATAACGTAGGCGTAACCGCTAACGGTGCAGTATCCCATGCGAGTTCATTGAACCCATTGGTTGATCTCTTCGCGATCCTTGGTGCAGTACGTGGTAAGGATTTCTCCACATTCCAAACTGCGTTTGAAAAGGCGTATGCCGCTAACCGTAAACTAACCCTACAAATGACCCTATGGGTTCGTGATGTACGTGGTGGTGCAGGTGAGCGTGAAACGACTCGTCAGATTCTTCGTTTCTTGGAAGAAAATCATCAAGATGATCTTTCTGAAATCATTCCAGTACTCGCAGAGTATGGTCGTTGGGATGATCTACTAATCTTTACCAACCCACAGGTAAAACTAGATGCGTATCGTACCATCGAAGCACATCTTCGTGCTGGTAATGCTCTTTGTGCTAAATGGATGCCACGCATCTATAAGCTAAAGAAAGACAAAAACGGTAATGTATCTAAGGATACAGTAGCGAACCAGAACCGTATTGCAAACAATACAATTGCACGTGAACTAATGCAAGTAATGAACTTGAACGAGAAACAGTACCGCAAGCTACTTTCCTCACTAAGTTCTACCGTAGAGCAGAACATGTGTGCACGTGATTGGTCATCAATTGAGTACTCACATGTACCATCAGTAGCAATGAACCGTTATCGTGCTGCATTTATGCGTAACGATGAAGAACGTTTCACTGCGTTCGGAGAGAAAGTTGCAAGTGGTGAAGTCAAGGTAAATGCGGGAGCATTGTTCCCTTACGACATTACTACTAAGTTCAACAATTGCAATCGTGACAATGTACTAATCGGCCAGTGGGATGCACTACCAGATTTCCTAAACGGTGCTAGTATTCTACCAATGTGTGATACTAGTGGTTCTATGGGCTGTTCTGCTGGTGGAACCGGATCACTAAGCTGCTTAGATGTAGCTATGTCTCTATCTCTTTATACTGCTGATAAGCAAAAGGGTGCATTCAAGGATGTATTCTTGACCTTCAGTGAAGAACCACAACTATTTGTACTCGAAGGTAAAGACATTTATCAGAAGTATTATGATCTACGTCATTACGAAGGTTACGAATATTGGGGTGGCAGTACTGACATTGGTAAGGCATTTGAAAAGGTACTAGAAGTTGCTGTGAAGCAAAATGTACCACAAGAAGATATGCCTGAGTACATGATTATCTATAGTGATATGGAATTCAACTGTACTTACGGTGGTGGAAACGAAGGGAATTGGGATGTAACAGCCCATGAGTATGCGAAAGCTGCTTTTGCTTCTGCTGGTTACAAACTACCTAACGTAGTATTCTGGAACCTAAATGGTCGTGTTGGTAACAACCCTGTTACCTTCGATGAAACTGGAACTGCAATGGTTTCTGGTTTTAGTCCAGCAATTCTAAAAGCCATCCTATCAGGTGAGCAAGTAGATCCAGTATCTATTATGCTTGCAGCGATTGATGTACCACGCTACAAGGTCATCGGATAAGTAACATAGCCCCATGAAAATTGGGGCTTTTTCATTCAAGGACTAAATATGAAACATGTTCGTAATTTTCTTTTCGCTTCTTACTTGAACTTTCAAGTGTCGTTGAAAATGAATCCAATCTTAACAGTTGCATTAGGTGCGGTAACTGTGCTATTCTTATATTCCCTACTTCAGATATTCGGATTATAAAATGCAAGAATACATTGAAATCGAAGGGGTGATTAGATACGACCCTCCACGTTCTGGTATGAAAAAGAACACGGATTTCTGGTGTATTCTAGAATTGCCCCAAGAGTTAGTTAAGTACTACCAGTACTTTGTTAGAACTGATTTACACATTCCTTTAGCTGACCCTTCTTGGGGAGCACATGTTAGTATTGTTCGTGGTGAAAAACCACCAAACGCTGATGTGTGGAAAAAGTATGATGGTAAAGTTGTTAAGATACGATACTATCCGTACATTCATGTGAAGAAAGATCCAAAGAAAGCTGGATTGTACTGTTTTATAGATTTTGAAGTCCCGTTCTTTCGGAAGATACGAGCAGAGCTAGGATTACAATCTAAATATACTTTCCACTTCACAATTGGAAGAACACACTATGACTAAATATCGTTATTGTGTTATGTACAAGGGTATGCCAATAGAAGGTATTTCTTCTTCTAGTGGCTATCCTATTTTTTCAGTACATGACAAAACACTACCGGACATGTCGTTTCCCTCATATGAGACTGCATTATCCTCTATATCTTATATGGTACTAGAATCACTACGAACCGTTTCAAGACCTGAGTTTGATGTTAACGATTTGACTGTTGGTGTTATTGAAGTAATTTGTCGAGAAATGCCTCCCCCAATGTCACCATTTGACATGGCATTTCAATCATTATCTCTAGCAACCTATATGGATCTTGCACAATTAGAGAGTATCATACATACATGTGTGCGACGTGGTTTTAAAACTGTGTTACCAAAAATGCACACAATTTTACTGAGTGATTCTCGATTTACCGAGCACTTAGAAAAGAATGTCCCGTTTTTTGTTCAACAAAACATCGAACGGTTCATGGATGCAGGAATTAGTACTTGCACTGATGAAGAGATTGGTGCTATAATTCTTACATCGAGTGATGAGCTTCTTAAAGCGATTCACATAGATTCATTAAACAATGTTTCGAAGTAGTCAAATAGACTATTGTAGGAAGTCCAACGAGGCTTTGTGCAAACATGGCCTCAACTGAGTCCAGATGTGCGGAGTTTCCATAACATAGGAGAAACCAGTGAGAGCGTTCCAACAACTCAAAACTTATGTTTTAATAAGTTTTCTGTTAGTGGCTGGAGCTATTGGATATATTGGTTATAAACACAATGATAGTACACCGTCATCAAATTCAGGTGTACAAATAAAACCACAAGTTATTCAAATTCAAAAGCAACCGCCCGTTACCACATTGCCGATTCAAAAAGCAACTGTGTATAAGACGGAAAGCAGAAAACAGTATATTGTACAGTCAAAGGATACGTTTTGGGTAATCGCTCAAAAGTTTAAGCCAGAGAATGTTGAAATGTACCCGTACATTGACGTGTTTAAACGTGTTAATTCGGGAATCAAAGTACTACATGTTAGTAAACCAGTACATTTACCTAATGAGAATGATTTGAAGTCTGTTATTCTACCTGATGTAACTATTCACTTCGATCATCTTGATAAAGAAGTAGTAGATTATATCAAACAAGCTGAAGGTTCGAAAGAATCTCAAGCTGTGATAAAACGCAAATTACTTGGCGGTACAGTTGGTCCGTCATACAAAAATTCTAAGTTCTATCCTTATAAAGATGTTAAAGGCAACTATACCATCGGATATGGACATTACTTAGGTAAAAAGGATTCCGACGCAATAAAGTACAAAAAAGGTATTTCTGATTATGAAGCTAAACAGCTACTAAAGAAAGATATGACCCGTACTTACAATGACTTCACTTTACTATTGCAACGGAAAAATGCTGTAAATCTCACAAAAGAGCAACAGCGTATTTTATACGAGATGGCTTTCACTATGGGTGTCGATAAACTTGACAAATTCACGAAATTGTGGAATAGTGTAAAGAACGAAAACCCTCGTAAGTTCAAAAAAGAAATAGAAGGTTCACTATGGTTCAAACAAGTTGGAAACCGTGCTGAAATCCTTCTTAGTTCCCTATAAGGAGTTGTGTATGATTAATATTCAAGGTATCAATACTGAAGTAACCGAAGCACTACGTGAGCATGTTGAGCACTGTGCGGCAAAATTGGATAAATTCAACACTAAGAACGACCTTAATCTTAAAGTCAATCTAAAAGTAATCAAACATGATGAATTCGACGTTGATGTTATTGTTGTTGGTAAAAGCATTACAGGTGGTACACAAGGTCATGACATGTATGATTGTATTACCATTGCATTTGAAAATGTGGAAACCATGTTAGCACGTCAGAAAGGAAAAGAACTTTCCAAACGTCATGAAAAAATTGACTTGACAGATACGGAAGAGTAAAGTAGAATAAAGGACATTCAAGTGAGTGTCCTTTTTTTATTGGAGAACTGATGCTAATCAATAATGAGAATTTACGTTCAGTACTGAACTATATTAAGAAAGTTGGATTGGACTACGATCCAGATGAGTGGATTAGAGTTGATGAATTGACTGAATTTTACATCAATACCATGTCACACAGAATTACTATTAATATTGCATTAGTAGAAGATGAAGTGGATTACGCTAAAGACCCGAATGGGCTGGCATTTTATATCTATAGTAATAAATTTATATTTGTACACTTCTTTGGAATTAACCATTTCGCGAAAACCTGTGAATCGAAAAACGAGGCAGCGATCCGTTCAGATATTGAATCAGAGGAAGAATTCTTCCAAGAGTCTTGCGTTGAAAACCTTCTTAGTGTAGAATACTCAAACTATCAACTTGTGAAAGAAATTATCGAAGCCTGTGATGGTTTCTTATGGAGTAGCTAATATGATTGCAGTACTAGAAGAAGATTGGGGCTTAGGCGGTGATGGTACACCATATGATGACTATTACCCACCGAAAGACAAATATGGTTGGCGTAATTTTGATGAGAAACCTGCTGGGTTATTACCATCTGATATCGCTGATGCATACAATGGTGGAAAACGCAGAAAAGAAGAAGCCGAAAAGAAAGAACAATCGCTATGGGACAAATTCTGGAATAGGGGTGATAAATGAAAAAATATATCGTAGGTGGCTTCGTTCGTGACAAACTACTTGGCCTAAAACCTAAAGACAAAGATTATGTACTTGTTGGTGCAAAAGAGCGTGATATTCAATATCTAATCTCACAGGGATATCAACAAGTAGGAGCAGATTTCCCGGTATTCCTATCCCCAGCAGGTGATGAGTATGCACTAGCTCGTGTTGAGCGTAAATCTGGAACTGGATACAAAGGTTTCACTGTAGAGACTGAAGGTGTTACTCTAGAGCAAGACCTATTCCGTCGCGATCTAACCATCAACGCAATTGCTTACGATCCGGTATTCCAGAAACACGTTGACCCGTATAATGGTAAAGCCGACCTACAAGCAAAAGTACTACGTCATGTCAGCCCACACTTTGCTGAAGATCCACTACGTGTACTACGTCTAGCACGTTTTGCTACTCGTTATAGTGATTTTACAGTACATGAAAGTACTGAAGCTATGGTAATGGAAATGGTTAAAAAAGGTGAGATTGATTCTCTAACACCAGAACGCGTTTACGTTGAGTTTGAGAAAGCACTATCCGAGCGTCTACCAAGTACATTCATCTTTCAGCTAAAGGGATGGGGTGCGATTAAACGCATTCTACCGGGCTTAGAGAGCTTCAATAAAGATGACGGTGAAGCTATCAATAAGTTTGCTACGATGAGCACAGAGGCGTACAGTGCGGATTTCATGTGGTCTTACCTACTATCCCGTACAACGGCTGATGTAAAGAAAGACTACACTGTTGGTCAGATTAAACTACCTGCACGTTTTGTGAAGTTCCACAAATTCATTGAAACTTTCGGTGATGAGATCAAAACCTTCAGGAAGAAGACTCCTGAGCAAATGGTAGATGTACTATCCAGAATGAACATTCATAACCAAGGCGGTGAAGAGTTCCTATACAAAGTACTAGAATACTTCAACATTCAACGTACCGTTGATGGTGAACTAGAAGAACTAATCGTCAAGGTTTATGACAAGTATGAAGGTACTGTTATTGGCGACATTGATCAGATGGTAAAAGATGGTGAGCTAGAGCCTAAGAATATCCGTTCTTACGTTGCAAACCTACGCACGGTTGAAGTCGCTAAAATGTTCGCATAAAATCGGGACAAAATGAAAAAAATGTGATATACTATAGGTATCTGATGATTTAATTGAGATGAAAAATATGCGATACACATGCGGAATAATTTTTTATCGTGATGGTCAGATACTTATAGGTCACACTACTGGACAAGAGCATTGGGATTTACCTAAAGGAAAAGCTGAAGGTGAAGAAAGCTATGCAGAAGCGGCTGTTCGGGAGTGTTATGAAGAAACCAGTTTTAAGATTGATGAAAAAGATCTCCTTTTGATTGGTGATGTATCGTATAGAAAAGGAAAACGTCTTATATTATTTTATTACACCGCTAAATATAAGCCAGAACCGAAAGAACTAAAATGTATTAGTACTTACACAAATAAGTACGGTCAAACAAAGCCTGAACTTGATAAGTTCAAATACATTGATGTAGAAGACTGTGAATTGTATTTGACCAAGCGAATGTGTAGCAGTATTGTAAAAGCTGTGAAGCAGTTCCAGAAGAAGAAAGGAAGATAAGATGAAAGTAAAAATTTATGGTCGTTCAGTTGGTTGCCCTTATTGCACCACAGCAAAAGATATTTGCGTCCAGAACAAATTCGATATGGAATTTATCGATATGGAAAGTACTGGTATGACAAAAGACGATCTAATCGAAATTGTTGGTAAGCCAGTTAGTACTGTACCACAAATTTTTGTGGATGATGAGTACGTTGGTGGATGTACTGAGTTCATTAAATTCCTCAAAGCAAAAAGTGAGAAACAAGATGACTCAAACGATCAGTGATTTTCATACTAAATGTACTTCTCGTGCAGAAGAACTAGCAAAGCGTCTAGGGGTTGATTTCCAGCCTCTTGATGTAGATGGTATTGAGACAGCTACCCGTAAGAGAATGGCTGCACTACGTAAGTACAGTGAACGTAAAGCGGAGTATGATGCTTTACTAGAAGAAGTTTTCAAGGTATGTTCCCCACAAGAGGTTGTTGATTTTCTTCAAAAAACCAACAATAAATAATTATGAAGGAACAATCCTTCATGTTAAAAAATTTGGGAGAAACACTATGCTTAGTTTTCGTGAAAAATTAGCTCAAGGCATCTTTGAGAGTCAACCTAAAGTAACCGCAATTCCTCGGAAGTCGGCATTTTTAGGTACTATTACCGAGAATGGATTCTGTGACTATGAAGTTCCAGAAGATGATTGGTATCTAACAAAATCAACAGAAAAAAGTAATCGCCTCCACAAAAGTACAACAGCCAGAAAACATCGCAAAGAACTAAAACGTTTACGTTTTGGAACTGAATAATAATAATTAAAAGGACTCCTGAACAAGAGTCCTTTTTTCATCTGAGGATATTATGATACATTCATCGTATGGTAATTTATTTGATAAGTACAGTTTATCAGTTAACTCTGACCATTTACATATTATAGTACATGGTTGTAATGCACAAGGTCGTATGGGTTCCGGGTTTGCTAAAGAACTTCGTGAACGTTATCCTGCTGCATATGAAGAATACAAAAAAGTACATGAAACTGAAGGTTTAAAACTTGGAAGTACTGTATACTACTTAGCTAATCAAAATTTACTAATCGCGAATGCTATTACTCAGGAATTTTATGGCTATGACGGTGAAAAATACGTTAGCTATGATGCGATTGATACTGTCTTCAAAGACATGAATGATTTTATCGCTGAAACGGGGAGATGCACAAATCTCCACTTCCCTAAAATTGGGGCAGACTTAGGCGGCGGGTGCTGGGATGTGATATCGGAAATCATTGACCACCGCATTACAAATGCATCTAAACATCTATACATATTGAAATAAAAAATAAATCAAAGGATTGACAAAAATGACAACGAATGTTAAACTACTAAACATCAACGGTATGGGTCCAGTACTAGCAGTTATGCAAGCACACAATGATGAACAAATCATCGTGACCAATCCAGCAATTCTAGGTACTGACCCAGAAACTCATGATCTAGCGATTAATGACTACCTCGGCGGTATTAGTGATCTAGATTCTGAAGTAGTATTCATGAAATATAACATTATTTCTATTAGTACTCCTGAAGCTGGTCTAGCACAAGCATACATTGCTGCACTAGAAGCTGCCGCTGAACCTAAATCACAGATTTTCGTTCCTGACAACAAGATTGTCGTAGCCAAATAAGAGGTAATAATGAACCAGACTAACCCAAGCATTTATCAAGCAATTGTAATTCTAAAAGGCACATCCCCAGATGTAGTTGCAAAAGAACTTGTTCGTGGTACTCAAGTACTACTAGCACAATATACACCCGGTAAAGCAAACAACTTGGGTTCATTCGAAACTAAGCAGTTCAAAGAAACCTATGAGAAATGGGTTTCCGAGAATGATGGCGTAATTCGCGTATTCTACGCCGATGAGCGTCTAGAGCTAGATAGTATCGAATACCAAGCGGTTAGTCTAGAAACGGTTCCAGCCAGTGGTTATGGTGATGGTGAAAGCGTTCTAGTACTTGGTCCCTTTGCTGGTGATCGCCTAGACTTCCATCTACAGAACTGTACTGAAGCGTAATGATCTCAACCCCTATAAATATTGTAGATAATACAATTATAGGGGTTCTTTATGTCTTATGATTATCAAGGCGGTGATCCAGAATCACCACAGTTTGACCACCGAGAAAAACTAAAAGATAAAATCACGCAAATGTTAGGTGCTGGTGCAGTAAACGTTGAAATTACTGACGGGCAGCTTGAAATTGCGATTGATAATGCTGTAGAAAACTATCGTGCATGGTCAAGTGCTTCAAAAGAAGAAGCATTTTTACATATGAAATTATACCCTTCTGAGTCAGTGTATGTACTACCTACTGAAGTTGAAATTGTTCGCAGAATCTATCGCCGTGGTAACGGTGTAGTAAGTGGTGAAGGTTCAACAGTTGACCCATTCTCACTAGCATATAGTAATACTTATTTGCTTAGTGCTGTGCGTGGTGCAACAGGTGGTGGATTACTAACATACGATCTATATCACCAGTTTGATGAAACGGTTGCACGTCTATTTGGTCGTGAAATCATCTTCCAATGGAACTCCGTTAACAAGAAACTAATCATTGACCGTGATATTCGTGGAACAGAAGAAGTACTACTACATGTGTTCCAAAACGTTCCTGAAGAAATGCTATTCCGTCAACAAATGTCCTATCCTTGGATTCGTGACTGGACTTTAGCAGAAGCTAAGATTATGTTGGGTACAAACCGTTCTAAGTTTGCAACACTACCCGGACCACAAGGTACATTCTCAATGGATGGTGACACTTTACGTCAAGAAGGTTTTGCATTACAAGAAAAATTAGAACAACAATTGCGTAACTATAAAGATGGTGGAATGCCATTAGGTTTCATAATTGGATAAACAAATACGGAAGTGGCTTATGGTCACTTCCTTTTTTTATAGGTATAACATGGAAAGAAATATCGTAGCAATAAATGGATGCATTGGTTCTGGGAAAGATACCTTTGCTAAAACCTTCATCGAAGGTGGATATCAACGTATGTCCTTTGCAACTAACCTAAAAGATTCGGTAGCAGCTATCTTTGGTTGGGATCGTGAAATGCTAGAAGGTACTACTGATGAGTCCAGAGCAATTCGAGAACTACCAGACCCATTCTGGTGTAAACGTCTTGAATTAGATTGTGTATCCCCGCGTTGGGTACTACAAAATTATGGAACTGATGTACTTCGCAAGCACTTCCATAATGATATCTGGGTTTTCAGCCTAGAAAAAGATATGATGGAAGTAGAAGGTAACATTATCATTACTGATTGTCGTTTCCCCAATGAATTACGAATGATCCGTGCTAATGGTGGTACTATTATCGAAGTACAGAGAGATTTGCCATCATGGTATGCTGATGCTTATACCTACAATGTAAGGGGTTGTGAAAAACCTGAATCATTGAATGATATCCATAGTTCCGAATGGGCTTGGATTGGTATCAATAAGCCACATTATGTAGTTAAAAATGACAGTACTTTAGAAAAATTACAATTACAGGCCGAATGGATACTTCACGGCATCAACGACCAAAACTAACTACTTTCTACACCTAAGTTTCTATCCTCCAATAAATAATGGTATAACGAATATTCGAAAACCAATTAATTTGGAGGATTTTAAATGGCTGATTTATTATCACCCGGTGTAAGTGTAACCGTAACAGACGAATCGATTTCTGCACAATCCGCACCCGGAACTGTGCCACTTTTCGTAATCGCAACTGCACAAGACAAGCTAGTTCCCGGTAGTTCTGCTATCGCTTCTGGTACGTTAGCTGCAAACGCAGGTAAGTTACAACTTATTACCTCACAAAAAAACGCCCTAGATATGTTTGGCACACCAGTGTTCCAAAAGCATTTAGGTTCCGTAGTTCAAGGTGATGAGCTAAACGAGTATGGCCTCCACGGTCTATACAGCTATATGGGGATTGCTAACCGTGCGTATGTAGTACGTGCTGACCTTGACCTTAACCAACTACAACCATCTGGCACTGAACCTACTGGTGATGTTCCAAATGGTACTCTATGGCTAGATACATTTGAAACGCAAGTTGAAGCATATGTTGCTAATGTAGCTAACCCACAAAGTTTTTATGACTGGACTTTAAAACCAGTTCGCATCGTTAGTGCTGAACTAATCGGTGATGTAAGTACTGTCGGTCTAAACGTCGATGATCTACTAATCCGTCATGTTCCAAGTACTGGACAGATGCTAGTATACAAATTTGAAAGTGCTGGTCTAGTACAAGTAGAAACGTATCTATCACCAATTAACAAAGTGCCAACTGGTTCTGCTATTCACGTAGGTGATATCTGGATTCGTGACGGTTATGTTAAGAATGGTTCTAACTACTTCGGTACTCGCTTTGTTGTTAAGCGTTATGCTTCTCTAACTAAAGTATGGGTTCCAGTTGAAACCTTCACTGGTAGTTCATTCTACGAAATCGAATCTAAAACTGGCGTATCAAGTAATGCTTATTTCGCTGCACTATTCGATTGGGATAGTTATAGTTTCTCACTATACACCAAAACTGGTAACCTAGTTACTACGAGTGCTCCTGCTACTCCAGTTGGTGAAATTAGTCTAGATATTGCACAAGCTGATTGTTTCCTAACTTTAAGTTACCTAAACAAATCTGTTAAAGTGCTAGTTGTTCCAACTGGACAAATTAAGAACTCTGCTACTATCGTTGCAAGTCTTAACCGTGTTGCTCAACTAATCAACGATGGCTTCTCTTTCTCTGTACAAAGCAACGGTGTTGTTATTAGTAACAAACTTGGTTATAGCTTCAAAACTGTACAAAGTGGTGAATCTACGTTTGATGCAACTAACATTGCTAAACTAACCGTTGATAGTAGTAACTATTCTCTAGTTAACCCACAGATTCTTCGTGTTGCATCAAGTGCTCCACGTGCTAAAGCAGCAGATGGTACTTACTGGTACGATTTCAGCAACTCTGATAATCTACAAGTAACTCTTTATGTAGCTAACCTAAGTACTGAAGATTGGGATCTAATCCAAAATAACAACATGTATCTACAAGTTGATGAACCTGCCGCTGACCGTGATTTCTGGGTACTCCCGCTATCACAAGGTGTTGATGGTTATAACTTCTACCGTAATGTACGTGGTGAGTGGGTTAAACTTGATCCAGCAGATCAAAGTACTCTAAACGGTATGATCTACGAAGACTTCAACGACGAAGTTCCAAGTGCAAACCTTTATCAAAATGGTATGCTCGCTGTTGACATGGGTAACACCGAAGGTGTTGTTAAACAAATGGTTGATGGTAAATGGAAAGTTGTTAGTGGTGTTGCAATTGATGGTAGCGGTCTATTCGGTCGTCACGCACAGCGTCAAATCATTGTAGAAGCACTAGCTGCGGTAATCGTTGGTAACGAAGCAATTCGTTCTGAGTTTATTGACTTTAACCTAATGTGTTCACCGGGTTATGTAGAACTACTTGATGAGTTCGTAACACTAAACACTGATCGTAAAGAAACTGCTTTCATTGTAACTGATGTTCCAGCACGTCTAAAACCAGTTGCTACTTCCATTCAAGAATGGGCTACCAACGCAAACAATGCTCCAAGTAATGGTGACATTGGTCGTACTACTGCTTATGCTTACGCTGCACAGTACATGGGTTGGTGCTTAAGTACTAACGTTGATGGTGAAGAAGTTGCAGTACCGGGTAGTACAATCGCGATGCGTACCTATGCATATAGTGACTCTGTTTCTTATGTTTGGTTCCCACCTGCTGGTACTCAACGTGGTGTTGTAAGTAACGCTGCTTCTGTAGGTTACATTAATGACGAAGGTGAATACTCTCCAGTAGTATATAACAACGGTCAACGTGACACTATGTACGTTAACAAGATTAACCCGATTGCAATGCGTCCAAGCCGTGGTCTATTAGTATTTGGTGATAAAACACTAGCTGCTGATGAAGGTAGTGCTCTAAGCCGTGTAAACGTAGCTCGTCTAGTAGTTTACATCCGTCGCCAACTAGAGATTCTTGCTGATCCGTTCTTGTTCCGTCTAAACACTGCAAGTACTCGTCAAGAGTTCACAGGCGTAGTTAACAGTTTCCTAGCTGAGATTCTACAACTAAACGGTCTATACGACTTCCTAGTTGTTTGTGACGAATCCAACAACACCCCAACTCGTATCGATAGAAACGAATTGTGGATGGATATCGCAATCCAGCCAGTACGTAGTATTAACTTTATCTACATTCCAATCCGTATTGAGAAAACTGCTTCGGCATAACAATACATCCAAAGGGGCTTTTAGCCCCTTTACTTTTTTGTAACTCCGATGATGGAATCTTTTCTAATAAATATATTAAAGATATAATTCCAATTTTGGGAGAACAATATGGCAAATATGTTGGATAAATATGGTGTTCCACTAGCTGGTGGTGGTCGTATTGCAATGAAACAGCCTAAAGCGAAATACAAGTTTCGTGTAATTTTCTTCGGCTTCGGTGCTGCGGAAGATGGTGATTTTATTACAATCGATACTAATACAGTAGCTTCACCGCACGTATCGCATGAAAACGTAACTGTACACAGTTATAACAGTAGTGCACACTACAAAGGTAAGTACACTTGGAGTGAAATCGAACTAGCTTTCCGTGACTCCGTAGGTAACTCATCTTTAAAAGCATTGTATAATCAAATGCGTAAAGAATTTAACTACTACACACAGGAATCTCGTATTGCTGACGTACAGTTCAAGTTTGAAATGTGGATTCAAGTACTCGACGGTTCAAACAGTGAAACTACTACTAACCTTTATCAAGGTACGCAAAATACATGGGTATGCCAAGGTTGTTTCATCGCTGATACAAACTTTGGTGATTGGGACTATTCAAGTTCTGATCCACAAGTAATCTCTGTCACCATCCAACCGGATGCGTGTGCTCTACTTGGCCCAACTGGTCTACCTCTAGGTGACGATGTAACTGGTAACGGTACACCTGCTAACGCAAGTACCATCTCTGGTGCACAAACCGCAATCAGTACGACTTCTCTTACTGATAGTAACTTCTTTAATAACTAATTTAAAGATCATAGCCCTAGATTCGTCTGGGGCTTTTTTTATGCTAAATAATGTATGATCCAAAAATTAAATAGGGGTTACTTTATGGCAAACATGCTAAACAAATATGGCGTTCCTCTACCAAGTGGAAGAAACAAAACAATGCTTCAGCCAAAAGCAAAATATAAATTCAGAGTGATTGTTTATAACTTCGGTACTGATATAAATGAACGTGATCACATTGCTCTAGATGTGGATCAAGTAGATAGACCAACCGTGTCGTTCAACACTCAACAATTACATATGTTCACCACTAATACGTCATATGTAACTAAGCATAACTGGAATCCGATAGTACTCACTATTAGAGATTCAGTAGGTAATGAATCCGCAAAAGCTCTATCAAGACAACTCCAAAAACAATTGGACTTCCCACGAAGAATTACGGCACGTTCTGAACAAGAATATTCAGGATATAAATTCGGAGTAATTATCCAAATGCTTAATGGTAGAAATGCTGAAGATACCTTAACAAATTTAGGTCGTGACACCATTACAGATGTTGCAACCGCATTAACTAACAACCAAGGCTTAACCAACGCAGTAGACCAATTTATTGGTGGTTCTTCATATAATAATGATGGAATCATGGAGTACTTTGTATGCGTCGGTTGTGTTATTCAAGAGATTAACTATGACTCACTAGATTATAGTTCATCTTCACCAGTAACGATGAAAATTACTATTAAGCCAGATAACGTAGTACAGTACGATACTATTGAAGAAATGTATAGTTCAAGAATTAATTCATTACTACCTGATAACGTTAACCAAGGACTCGATATTCTAGATAAGATTTTCGGTTCAGCAGGGTTATAAGGAGAGGTTATGAGTTTTATTGATACATTTGTAAGTACTGGTACTCAAATCGTAACATCAGTTATTGAAAATACACAAATAGTTAGAAATCCACAATTTGAAGCATATAACGCTGCTGAACGAGTGTTCGGTACTGCTGGGGAAAAAGGATTTACGGCTTTTAATATACCTAAATTTAAAGACTGCTTTATTGTAGAATTCGTTTTAAGTGAATATGCAAAAAACTTCATCGAAACACAATTACCGGACACACACAATGAATTTACATTGCATAATGTATCTTGTTTAGTTCGTGATGTTCAATTGCCTAGTTTTGCATTTGAAGTAGAAGAAATGAACCAGTACAACAAAACTCGATTGGTTACCAGTACTGTAAAGTACAAACCAAGTACTGTTGTATTCTATGACACAGTAGACAGTGCAGCATATTTGCTCATGGACGCTTACCGTAAATATTACTATGGTGATTTCTTTGATAAGACACCAGTAGCGTTTACCAACGATGTTTTAAGTTCCCCGAATCAGTTTGAAATGATGGGAACAAATTGGGGCCGTACTGTTATGAATAACGGTAACTACGATTCTCAGTACTTCTTCAAGCAAATAAACATTTATGAAATCGACAGTGATACTTATACTGTTCATAATATGTTCAACGTCTTTGTTGAAGATGTACAATTGGAAAACAAGTCCATGACATTAGATGATCCTAGTGTAATGACATTAGTTTTGCGTTATGAAGGTTGTGGTAACTTTAACCGTCAAGGATATCAGTCTATTGCAGTTCCTACACTGGAAATTGCACCAATTATTACCAGTACTAACGGATTAGGCAAGTCTGGATTCTTTAAGTACTTTGGTGAATTGGATGATAAATCATTGGGGTTACTAACCGTTGGTAAAATTATAAGAGCGGGAACTGCTGGACACGATATTATATCATCCGTGAATGATATTTTGCGTGGTAATATTAATCCAGATACTATTCGAAACTTAGGTGGTGCAGTACGGAAAGGTGCTGATGCAATTGGGTTAGGTAGTGTAGTCAGTTCAGCCACCGAGAAATTCGGTCTAGGGAATATTTTAGGAGACTTTTTCTAATGCAACAGTTTAATCCAGCAAGGATAACAAATACTAAACAGGCACAAGGGGTTTATCCTATTACTAATATTAAGAAGTATAAATCCGCTAACCCACCAATTTACAGAAGTTCGTGGGAAAAGGATATTATGGTCTCATTAGACCATAATCCTGCTGTTATTGAATGGTCAGTAGAACCATTCTCAATACCTTATGCATGTCCGGTTGAAAAGGACAAAATGGGTAATCCAAAAATGAAAAATTATTGGCCGGACTTTTATGTACTATTCGTAGATAATAAAGGTAATAAAAAGGCACAGATAATTGAGGTAAAACCACTTAAGCAATGTTATATGCAGTATGCTAAATCCAAGAAGGATAAAATTACAGTGGCAGTAAACCAAGCTAAGTGGGCGTATGCAATGGACTTCTGTCAGCGTAACGGCTTAGAATTTAAATTAATTACAGAAAAGGAATTATACGGTAAATGAAAGCAAAAAAAGGTGTTGACGAAGCTCTAGGCTTACCGTCACTAGATGAATGGAAAGAAATGACTGGACAGGAAGTACAGGAATTAGAACTATATCAGGAAGAAGAAGTAGAACTTGATTCTGACGAAATTAGTATTGAAGAAGCTAAGGCAGCAATGGCTAAATTAAAAGCTATGCGTACACAGTTGAAGGATATTCCAGATATTACTTCCCGTAAGGCACATTTGGATCGTTTAGCGGAATTAGCTGAAAGACGCTTTGAAGATATCTTTGATCGTGCTTTCAACTGTGAAGACCGTTTTGCTTCCGAAATGATTAACGCAGCTAACGCTATGCTAAAAATCGCTTTAGATGCTCACGCTAAAATTATTGATTCCGATGTTAAGTTAGTTGATTTACAGATTAAGAAAGATAAGATTGAGGTAGAACTCAATTTGCGTCCTAAAGAAAAGCCACCAGAACTTGGTGAGCGTGATGTTAGTACCGGGGTAAGCATGTCCCGGAACGAACTTTTAGCGTTACGCAAACAGAATAATAAATAAATTAAACTACTGTGACCCGGAGTTAATAATGAATAAACTACAGACAATCTTAACATCTCTCACTCCTGAATATGAATACAGAGTGAAATTTGCAATGGAACCAACTAAAGAAGATCTAGCAAAGATTACTGCTCGTCTTATGGATCGCTACGATGCGGTTGAAGTTGGTGGCCTAAAAAAATTAATGTTCCAAGAAAAACCACTAGACTTTTACGAGTTAGATTGTGGTGAAATTTGGATGTTTGACTTTACATGTAATCGTGGAGTTCAAACTGAAGTACTACGCTATGAAATTGGCAACCTATTAAAATGGACTGAGGCTTATATCAAAGTTCGTGGTAAGGGTGAACCAATTGAATTAGAATATGAACAAGAACTAGAAGATATCGACTTTGACGAGTACGAACCAACTCTAGGGCAACCATTCGGTGAACCAGAACCCGATAGTGCAGAATTAGCTGGTCAAGAACGTGCTGATACTGCTGTTAAAGATGCTTTAGAAAATCTAGCTAAAAAGAGTGATAACTTTGCCAAGTACTTTGCTGCTGGCTTTAACGGTAAGAAGGATTAATAATGAGCATGTTAGAAGAGATGTTTGATGGTAGTGACCGTCAAACAATTAATGAACGTCCTTATTCAAGAACACAATCAGCGATTGACTCTGCGAAGGGTAAAGTAAAAGGTGCTTTTGGTTCAGGTCAAATTGAACAGGGTGCTGCTGAAGTTGGGGCAGAAGCTAATAAACTATGGATGGATTTCAAGCGTTACATTGGGCGTAAATATGGTAAAGCACAACAATCTGTACCATATGGTGATGTTGTTGCCTTTTTCAAAGGAAATAAATTAGACCCAAAATTCTTGGGTAATAATGAACGTAGAAGTTTTTCTCCTAAAGATGTTGGTCAAGCTCTATTATCAGCGGTTCGTGAATATATGAACGAATTCCAACCTGAAGAACAACCACAGGAACAACCCCAAGGTCAGCCTCAAGGACAACCTCAAAGTGAACCACAGGGACAGCCGCAAGGTCAACCTCAACCACAAGCTGGTGGTTTAGAAGGTATTCTTTCTGGACTTAGTTCTGCTGAACGTGAACAACTTCTACGTCTACTAAGTTAATAGGAGATATATAATGCTAAATTTTTTCGGTAACAACTCATTGGTTCCGAATGGCTATGTTTACACGTCGCATACTGGTTCAAAATATGTGTTTGTTGAAGGGTTATGGTTTAATAACTCTTCTATGCAAATGATTGACCCTTCAAAGTACTCAAATATGTATGTAAGTGCTCAAAAACAAATTGTTGAACATAATTCATCTTCTAGTATGAAAATTGGTAACGTATATAAGCATAAAGGTGCGGATTATACTTTTATCGGTGAAGGTAAATTTACTCAAAACGGTAATGTTATCGCTGAAAGCCTTAGCATTAGTCATTCTATAATGGAAGCAGATGGTGATGAACCACTAGCTTCTGTTCCAGACGGTTATGTATACGTATCTGGTAAAGGTAAATCATATTACAAGAAAGGTGGGGAATGGTATATTAGTGGTTCCCAACCTAGACTTAAAGTTAATATTTCGGCTGCTCGTCCATTAGAACAAGCAGCTATTCGTAAAATTGAAGACGAAAATAGTTCAAGCGAACTAAAAATTGGTAAAAGTACTTGGACCTCCAGTAAAGGTAAAGAATATACCTATGTTGGTGATGATCGTTTCATTAGTGCTGATGGTAAAATGTTACCTAAAGGTATGGCATCAAAAGCAAAAGATGATATCGTAGCTAAGAAAGATGATCATAAAGAAGAAAATGATAAAATTCGCGATGACGTAGATTCTGAGGTAGATGATACCAGTACTGCTAATCCTGAAGATCGTCATGAAGAAGAAAAAGTAGATCAGGAAAAGGCGGTTGATGATAACGATGCTAAAGAGGATGACCGAAAAGAAGGTGATAAACTCAAAGGTTTAGCGGATAAAATCAAAGCACATCCACAAGCACGTAAGATTATGATGTTGCTTAGTCGGGCTGACAAACTTTCACTTATGGCTGCTGACATTATGCTATCTGGTGATGCAGATAAAGTTAAGCAGATTATACAATCATTAAATAATAGAGATGAGTAATCACAAGGATTAAAAAAATGACTAAAAAAATTAATGAAGCATCAATTAAACTTGATGTTAACGGACTAGAATCAGAAGATTTCGAAACTCTATCACGTATGCTTGCCTTAGCAGGGCAAGCAGAAACCAATACTGGTTCAGTTGGTGGTATGGGTGGTGGTCTTGCTCCACTTAAACCAATGGACTTTGATAGTATTGGTGGTGAAGAGACTCAGCCTATTATGAATCCTGAAGATGCAATGTCACCTGCTTCCCCGGCTGATGGTGCTGGTGATCTAAGTGCAGCGATTGATGATCTTGCTGGTACTGTATCTGATTTCGGTGCAGATGATGAAGAAAGTGAAATGTCGCTTGACATGACGGGACAACCTAGCGTAGAATCATCCTCAGAGTTTGAAGATGAAGTAGAATTAGGTGATGAAGTCGGTTTTGATGACGTGAGCATGGAACTTGACGATGACGGCGACGATATGTTTGACATGGGTCGTATGTCTGAACTTGCTGGTATCGGTGAATCTCTAGTACTTGAAGATGATTCTGCTGCTGAAGATTTTGTTAATGCTGAAGCTAAAGAAGATACAGATCTTGATGATGCCGAAGAAGAAGCTGCTGCTTCAGAACTAGGTGAAAGTGCTCAGATTCTACCTGATCTATCATTAGAAGAAGATAATAACCAATCTGTTGAAGGTAACAAATTTGGTCCATTCGCTACTGAACGTGACGCAGTGCAAGATGCATCCCAGCGTACTAACGGCGTTGAAGGAGATCACTTCATTGTTGTTCCTTCAGGAAACCAGTACTACTGGAAGCGTACAATGCAAGAAGAACTACAAAATGAGCCAGATCCACATGCATTCGATAATGATGGCATTGAGAACTCTCGCCATAACTATCGTCACAAGCGAACTGCTCTAGGTGATAACCCACTTCTAAACAACGTTCGTGAATCAGAAGAAGTTGATGCTGATAACGACGACCCAGAAGATGAAGAAACCGCTGAAGATATCTACGAAAGCATTGCAGCTAAGTACGAACGCTTCCTTGGAGGTCTCAGTGACAAATAATTACAGAGAACTACTTGAAAGTATCGACGAAATATTAGATAATGAAGAAGTAGAGTCCGAAGAAGAAGTTGAGGTGGAAGGGGAAGAATCCCTTTCCCCACAAGAACTTTTAAAAGATATCGTAGGTTGTCTACGCCACTGCATCGATTCGATGGCTGGTGAAGAAGTTGAAGACTACGATAAATTTTTAGATAAATTGAAAAAAGTGCGTGACATTCTACACGAAGACGAGTATACTGATGAACATCAACTAGGCGATGAAGAAGTTGTCGAAGAAGATAGCCCGTTCCCGAACATTCCGGGTGACGAATATGGCACTCAGGGTATGGGTCCGAAAATTGATAAAGATGGAAAGCAGAACTATGATAACCCCAAAGGTCAGTCATATGCAGCTAGACATGGTTTTGTAGGGATTTAAAATGATCCCAAAGACCAACAGCACTGAATATCAAAATGAAGTACTGGAGAAGGTAAGAGATGTATATGAAAGCGAAGCTGAAATTACTGATCGAATGCTCCTTATGTCAATTTTTGAGAACTTCAGGACTGGTGGCGGTCTAAGATTAAGCAAATTCGGGTTTGATATCTGTAACGGTAAGGAACTGTACGAATTTGTGAAAGTCCCTTTAAAACGGGAAGATAGAAATTCGGTTGTGTATACATCAATGGATCGCATTTGCACTAGTCCGTATTATGTCAATGGTTATGACATATACATCTCGGACATGATGGTTGTAACGCAGTTAACATTCTGCTGCGACGACTTTCAAAAACTCTTTGCGGTTTACATGTAAAAAGATTTAAAAAATCTTGGGACAAACGAAACATTATGTGATATAATAAACGCATATTAAGAGAACAGTACGGAATACTAACAAGGCACTAAGTTATGAGTAACGCAGTGCCTTCTCTTTTGCTTATGGATAAGCGTCAAACGTAACTTAAACGATGAAGTACTTTTTTATAATCCAAATGAGGAAATAACATATGAGCAAAACTAACGATATCCTAAACATTACCCTATCTCCTAAGCAAACCAAGAAAGCAATGGCACTTGCTGATAAAACTACAGATAGTCTAATGATTTGGGGTGCACCCGGTATTGGTAAATCCGCAATTGCTCGTCAATATGCAGATGAAAACTATCCACTACGTAAAGACAATCTAGCTAAACTAGAGTTCATGAAAGCTCAAATTGAGCAAGAAACTGATGCTGCACAAAAAGCACAGTTCGAGCGTGAACTACGTGCATTCGATGCTAAACTAATCGACCAAGATAGTAACTTCATCGACTTCCGTCTATCTCAGATTGACCCAACTGACCTACGTGGTATTCCAGTACCAGAGAAAGTGTTTGTTGGCATGGACGGTGTGAACCTAATCGAATCTCAGCTAAAAGATGTACAAGATTACATCGCTGAAACTGCGGTTGTGTGGGCTGCACCAAAAGTACTAAAACTATCTGCTGATTGGAAAGGTGTGATTCTATTTGATGAAATCAACTCCGCAATGCCAATTGTACAGGCAGCATCTTACCAGCTAATCCTAGACCGCTGTGTTGGGGAAATGAAGCTACCTAAGACCTGTCTAATCCTAGCAGCGGGTAACCGTGAGAACGATGGTGGTGTAACCTTTACCCTAGCAACTCCACTACGTGACCGTATGACTCACATTGAGATGGAACCTAACCATCAGGATTGGATTGACGATTACGCAATTCCAAACCGCCTAAACGCAGCAACTGTAGCGTTTATCAGCAACACTGGTAGCAAGAACTTCAACACCCTAAGCCCAACTGATCCATCTCACTCTGGTGGTACTTCTCCACGCTCTTGGGAACGTGTAGCAGACTTCGAAGATTGCAACGATGGTTCCATTGACAAAGCTGTATATCGTGCTATGATTGCAGGGCGTGTTGGTGAAGGTGTTGCTATCTCCTACATCGAGTATGTGGAAAACGTATCTAAACTACCAGATACCATGAAAATCCTAAACGGTGAGATTAAAGTACTACCAGAAGGGCTAGATATTTCTTCTAACTACTTCATCTCCCTAAACCTAGTGTACAAAATCATTGATTTGTACGAGCAAAAACAAGAGAAGAAAATCGAAGTTGAAGAGTGGTCTCGCCTAGCGAACAACTTCATCATCTTCCTAGAGAAGAACTTCTCTGAATACTCTGCTGAACTAGCTGTACTAGCAATCCGTACACTAACCCAAGCACGTGTTCAACTATCTTACAAAGAAGTACCAGCGTTCCAAGAGTTCGTAAAACGCTACCAAGACCTAGTACGTCGTGCACGTACTCTAAACTAAGAAGTATGAGGATGGCAGTTGCCATCCTCTTTTAATCCAACAAGAGGAATTTTGATATGTCCACTACTAATAATCTTGATGTAGCTCCTGAAGTACTAAAAGAATGTATCAACCGTATGATTCTTGCTCGTACTTCTTTGATGCTTGGTAATCCATTCTTTGGTGTACTAGCTTCACGTCTACGTCCAGTACCGAATAATACTTGGTGTCGTACAATGGCAGTTGATGGTCGTCACTTGTTCTATAACGTAGAATTCGTTATGGGTCTACAGGATGAATCCAAACGTGCTGAGTACGAAAAGAAACTTCGCGATGCAATTCCAGATATCACGGATGAGCAAGTAGCGAGTTCAATGAATGGTCTATCGGACCAGAACCTAATTGCTGTAATTTGCCATGAAATCCTACACTGTGCTTATGACCACTTCCTACGCCGTGGTAACCGTGATCCTAAAGCATGGAACGTAGCAGCAGACTACGCAATTAACCAGATTCTAGTCCGTGAAAAAATTGGTCAAATCCAAGATACTTGGCTATTTGACAAAAAATATGATGGTAAAACGGCTGAAGAAATTTACACTATCATCCTAGAAGAAGCACAGCAGAACCAAGGCGAAGGCGATGGGGAAGGTGATGGCGACGGTGAAGGTGATGGACAAGGCCAAGGTGGAAGCGGCAAAGGTCAAGGCAAGTTCCGTGGTACATTTGGCGGCGGGGGTACTGTAGACCAGCATGATATCCCTGACGAGGGGAAAGCAAAAGATGCTGAAGGTAATCCAATCGACGGCGACAAACGCAAAGAATATATGGAAGACTTTAAAACCGCAATGATGAATGCTGCACGTGCTGGTAATGCACCTGCTGAGATTCAGCGTATGATTAAAGACTTCCAAGAGCCTAAAATCGACTGGAGAGCTAAACTAGCTCGTACACTACGGTCGTGGATGAAGAGTGATGCATCCTTTATGACACCTAGCCGCCGTTCTTGGAGTACTGGTTTCGGTACATCGGGTTCGTTCTATGGTTGTCCTATCTTCCCCGGCCTAAAGCCTGACGAAGATATTGATATTGCAATTGCACTAGATGCCTCTGGGTCTATTAGTACTGAAATGCTAAAAGACTTCATTGGTGAAGTACTAGGTATCACTAAGCAATTCAAACAATTCAAAATCCGTATCATGACATTTGATACAGCAGTATACACCGTAAAAGACTATAAAACTGGTGACGAGAAGAAGATTCTAGAATACCCAATTCATGGTGGTGGTGGTACTGATTTCCAAGCAGTTTGGGAACACATGAAGCAAGATGATTATAAGCCTAAACAGCTAATCATGTTTACTGATGGTGAACCTTGGAACTCTTGGGGTGACCCTGATTATTGCAAAACTCTTTTTGTGATTCACTCTAACCCTAAGAAAGAAGCACCATTTGGTGAAACTGTACACTACGAGTGGGAAGCCGAAAAAGCTAAAACTCGTTAAGAAGTAAATAAAAGGCACATTGATTGTGCCTTTTGCGTTTTTCTTGGGACAAAGCAAGAAAAATGTGATATAATAAGTTGTAAGACAAAATAATACATGGAGTGTATAAAATTATGAGTACTGAAAATCAACCAACCGGAATTTCCATTGATATCGTTGATATCATCAACGCTGCAAAAATCATGGAACAAGCAGTTAAAGCTAATGCTTTCTCCGTAGAAGACCTAGTAGAAGTAACCCCTGTTGTTGCTCGTTTCATCACAGTTGCTAACCAGCTAATCGAACAGCATAACGCTCAAGTTGAAGCTGCTGAAGCTGCTGACAAAGAAGTTGAAGCACAAGATACCGCCGCAGATAATAAAGGGGAATAATATGGCTGTTACTCGTCACTGCGGTGTTGTCCGTTCCACTGGCTCACGTGTTTTCATTGTTTGGAGACAACTACCTGATTCAGTAAATGATTGCTTGGTAATTTATCAAGATTCTCTACCAGAACAATATGCGAACTTTGTTGTTGACCTAGTAATGGGTCGCGGTCAAGCATCCCTAGAACTATGGGACGTTATGGACAAAGTTGGAGTACTAGATGGTCGTAAAATGCTAGACGTTCTACATAATCTAGGTTACCTACGTAAACTAAAAACTACTGATATTGATATGCACATCGGCAATGGTGCTAAAATTGCACTTGATGTACTAAATGATCAGTTAGTAGCACAATCCACTTATACTGATGGTAAAGTAAAAGATTTTAACCCTTGGGATAAATCAGAAACCCAATTCACCGAAACTGGTGGTATTGTTGGTAAACTACTTGCCGATGCAGCACAGTATGAACAACTAGCTAAAGAAACTTTCGAACGTGCTTATAGCCTAGAACCTTCACTTCGTCCTCAAGTACAAGTGATTGAAGCTGATCCTAATCAGCCACTAACCATCACCATTCCTGATGGTACTTCTCAGACTAAAGCAATCGAAATTCTAAAGAAAGCACTAAAAGAACGTAGTGAAAAATAAGATTACTCGCGAAGATATCATTAACTTGATTATCGAAGAGAGACAAAGACAGATAGAGTCACCAACGACTCTATCTGATACTCTAAAGACCAAAAATGATTGGACAGCACTTGCTGGATACTATCTTTTTGAATCTGCCTCTCGACCAGATAAACACGTTTCTTTTGAAGAATTCAGAGAATCCCTTATTAAAGTATCTGCTGTTCTACTAGCTGCACTAGAAACTAGTTTCTCGTTGGAAGATGATAAACTTAAAGATTTACTTAACAAATTGGATTCAAATGATGACGATAACCGAACTCACTAACTGTTTGTTAGAGTTCCAAAACGTTTGTTATAGCGGCGGTGCAGCGGGAGCTGACCGCCTTTTTGGTTTGTGGGCTTCTTGGAAAGGTCATGAAGAAATTCACTTCTCCTTCAAAGGACACAAGTACCACGTAGACGAAGCAACAGTTGTGGAACTACCTAACGAAATACTATCAGATGATGTAGTATTCTCAAAACTATGCATGGCAAATGTAAAACTAAGACGTAAAGTTCCACCAAAGAACTCATACGTTTATAACCTTTTAGCTCGTAACTCTTTCCAGATCGCAGTATCAGAAAGAATCTACGCATTAGCTAAAATTACTGCACCTGATGAAGTTGATGGTGGAACGGCTTGGGCTGTTCAAATGTACATCGACTCGTGCGAAAACCCAGAAATCTATATCTACAACCTACTAGATAACAAACCTTACATTTACGATTGCAGTACTAAAACTTTCGTAGAAGTTAAGGAAGTGCCTGAACCACATGGTAGATGGACAGGTATTGGTTCTAGGTCTGCAACCAAAATTGATATGGATAGTTTCTGTACTTATTTCAAATGAGGTAATTATGCAAGATGAAAATTGGGATGCTGGATATGAATCTGGTAAACACGATGGATTCAATGAAGGATATGCTGATGGTCATAAAGACGGTTCAGAAGCAGCAGAAAAAGAAGGTTACGAGCGTGGCCTAGAAGAAGGTTACGAGAAAGGCACAGTTGATGGTACTGATGCAGAAAACCAAAGAATGGAAGCTGAAATGTCCGATATTCGGTACAATTTCAAACAACAACTTGAAGATAGTCATTATACTATCAAATGTCTCAAGGAAGAGATTTATAAACTAAGGAAAGAAAATGCAACAATTACACGAACTATACAAGAAAGTACTTGAAGAAGGGAAATACAGTGCTGACCGTACTGGCACAGGAACCTATAAACTAATTGGTCAACAAATGCGTTTTGATCTCCAAAAAGGTTTTCCAGCAACAACTACCAAACGTTTAGCGTGGAAAGCAATGTCTTCAGAACTACTATGGTTCCTTGAAGGTTCACAAGATGAACGCCGCCTTTGTGAAATTCTTTACGGTACTCGTGATGAAGCTAAACGTACAATCTGGACTGACAACTATGAAAATCAAGGTCGTGCACTAGGATACAATAATGGTAAACTAGGGCCAGTATATGGCAAGCAATGGCGTGAATGGGAAGATGTAGTTATTCTACCTTCTATCTATGGTGAAGTGGTAAAACACACTGAACTAGGATACAATATGGTTGAGCAAACTGTTAGTGGTTTATATGTAATGAAACGTGTTATTGACCAAATTGCAGTACTAATCGATGGTCTACAGAATGATCCATACGGTCGCCGTCACATTCTATCCGCATGGAATGTTGGTGATTTGGATAAAATGGCACTACCACCATGTCACTCATTCTCTCAGTTCTTTGTAGTTGATGGAAAGCTATCTTGTACTCTATATCAACGCAGTGCGGATTTATTCTTGGGTGTACCATTTAACATTGCAAGTTATTCTCTACTAACTCATATGCTAGCACAAGTTTGTGGTCTAGAGGTTGGTGAGTTTATTTGGATTGGTGGTGATTGCCACATTTATGCAAACCATTTGGACGCAGTTAAAGAACAACTACAGCGTGAACCAAAAGAACTACCTACATTATGGATTGATAAAACCATCACCGACATTGACTGCTTTACTATGGATTCTTTCAAACTTGAAAATTATAATCCAGATGCAACTATCAAAGCACCAATGGCAATTTAAAAAGAAAGGAGCCGAAAGGCTCCTTTTTTTATTATCTATATGTTATAATAGCTCGACCAGCAAATCGAACATCTGGTGAAGATGGAATCGAAAGAACTGCGTTTGTTGGTGAAATTACAACACTGTCAACCTCAACGATATTAAAGTTTGAACCTATTTGTTCTTGTACTTCAACACTTTGAATATTTGTACCAGTAATTGTATAAGTGTAGAATGAACCACTCAATACCCATGAAGAAGTAGTAAAGGCTTGCTCAACGCCACCACCTGAAACGGTGGTCCATTGACCATTTGCTTTTTGCATAACGGTATTACGTTGAGAACTGTATGCAATCATACCATCCTCACCAACTGCGTTGTCAATAGGATTTAGTACTGGAAGTTTAACACCATAACGGTTTACTTTAGTACGAACAGTTGAACCATCGTTGATTGTTACATCAGAAAATGCAGACATATTCAATCTTAAGTTAGTAGCTTCTTGTACAATGGCAGTAGGGTTAGTACCTTCAAATGTAAAGACACCACTAGGCATCATATTAATATTCTTGAATCTATTCGATGTTCCATTGAACACGGTATTAGCTTGGAATGTACTAGTAGCATTTACGGTTAGTGTATCACTAGATGCATCACCTAAAATTGTATTTCCTAAAATAGAACCATTACCATTTACTGTAGCATTACCACTCACTAATAAATTAGTATCGATTGTAACTGAACCGTGGAATAATGATGACGCATCTTTAATCTCAACTTGATTCTTTCCATTTACACTAAATGTGATGGTGTTGTTTATTCCAGAAATACCAGAGTTTACTGTGTTACCTGCACCTTGGAATTGGAATGCAGGATTAGTAGCAACGTTTACGTTACCTGCCTGTAAAAGAATCATACCAATACTATTAATACGAACCTTTTCAACACCTGTACTAGAAAAACCTATACTACCAGCGGCTTGACGGAAAATACCAGTACTGGTATCAGTCCATTGACTCGGAATCATACCACTATTCAAATCAGGATCGCTGTTACCGTCATTAAACGCGATAGAAGGGGCTGTGGCAGTACCATACGTTACCCCTAGGCGACCTGCACCAGCAGTCCCATCGTTCGTCATGGAGTCGCCTGTGCGTCGTAGGCCGTATATAGCGAGGTTATCTATGACACCTTGTGCTGTACTGTTGCTAGTAACGAACTGACGTTTAACTGAAGCGATAATGGTATTGTCATATGACACAGAAGATGCCATAATACTGACACGGTTTTGACGTAAACGTTGAACACTAGTATTGGAGAAAATAATCCAATCCGAATCACACAAACCCAATTCAATTGAAGGGTTGTTTACGTTAGTAAAAGCTGCGGTTAGTTCTGCGTTACCATTAGCTAATGCAATTAGGCCAGCGTGACCAGTTGTTGGAATACTACCAACGATGATACGTGCAAATGCATAAGTTACTATTGTATTTGTACCAGTACTTGGATCTTTACCAACATAATATTTTATTTGTGTCCAGTTACCCATCGCATTAGTTGGTGTAAAGATAACAAAAGCACTTGATGTTGGGTTAGCTGCCAAGTGTTTGGTTGCTTGGTCCATAATACCACGAGAGATGTAATAATTACCACTCATTGTAGTTGATGGTGCTGGTAGTGCTGCATATGTAAATGGAGGATCGATATCATCTTGATATGCATCATAAGTACCTGCATAAACCATCCCACTTGTTACGTTATCTGGTAGTTGTGAAGTAAGTAATCGTCCATTTGAATCCAGTTGTGCAAAACGTCTATAAGCTACAGTACCATCATCGAAATCTATAACACCTTCGAACGCTTTCCATGCTAAGTTATATCGAAACATACCTTTACGGATAGGATCTTGTGTTACTTTTGTTGGAGCTTTTGGCATTTCTAAAAATGCATTACTACTAATAATAACGCCATTAGCACCTTTAATTGTTTGTATACTTGTCATTAAAAATTCCTCAGAATATGCTCATATATCATTATTTACCCTATAATAGCTCATTTGTTGTAGGTAATAAAAAAGACCGCTTAAGCGGTCTTTTTTGTTTTAGAGAGGTTGGTCGCCCCATACTGCTGCTGCACGAATTGCTTCGTAGTCAGCCGCTGCATCAATTGCACTCATAAGTTGGGCTTCGGTATCAAACAAGCCATCGCGGTATAATGCAATTTCAAGGTAGAGAGCTTTAAGATCTGCTACAGTTAATTCTACATCTTCACCACTTGGTAAACGCATTGAAACACTTTGAATAGTAGAATCAAGTAAAGATTCTAGTACTAGACCTTGTAGTTCCAAACGACCTTCTGAAGAAATGTCATAAACTTTGTCATCTTTAGTGTATTGACTTGTTGATAATTGTGAACGGTAAGAACGAACACGATTTTTCATTTCATCACGAATTATAGCTAGATCCATTAGTTTATAGAAATATGAATTGGTTACACGAGCGTCAACATCATCAAACTCAACTTCTTTACGATCAAATTCTTTGAATTCACCAGTATCGATGTATAAATCTTCCTGTTCCCAGAAGCCATGTTCTAGACGCCCTGCGGCGTCTAGGTAGGTTACGTTACCAATTGTAGTGCCAGTAATATGGCTACGTTGGTTGATAACGCTTGTTAGGGTTTTAAGAATTTCATATTCACCTGATTCGTTTTTAGTTACTGCTACATAAATCATTGATTTATTCTCCTTAGTTTACTATTATAGGTTACGTTGTGCAATGAACACATCTAGACGGTCACCAACACCGCTGTAAACAACTTGACAGATGGATACAGAGTTTTCAGTACCGTTAATTTCACTATCACCAACAACACCGAATGGTGCGTTCCAGTTAATAGTACGACCACCAGTAGCATCTTGTGTAACATAGATGAACCAAGAACCAGCTTCACCAACAGTGTATGGGAATGATGGGATAGTCAAGGATGCAGCAGTTAGAGTAATGTTATAAACGTTACTAGAACCATCTGGAGTCCAAGTTGCACCAACACTTTCCATTGCTTTAGCTTTAACAGCATAACGATTGGTAGTTACAGATTCAGTTACTAGGTCAGCAATATCAGTAGTCAATGTACCAGTAACAGTTAAGTTATTAGCAGTGATTGTGCCAGTACTTTCTAGGTCAGCAGCAGTTACTTTACCAGTAAAGGCAGAAGTTCCGGTTACAGCTAGAGTTCCACTTGCAGATACGTTAGTTGCGTTAACAGCAGCTAGAGTACTTAGACCAGTTACAGTTAGAGTATCAGAAGCTAGACCACCAGTTACAGCAGCACCACCAGCACTAACAGTCAACTTACCACCAATAGTTGCGATACCAGTAGTAGTTAGTGTATCAGATGTAGTTCCACCAGTTACAGCAGCACCACCAGCACTAACGGTTAGTTTACCACCGATAGTAGCGATACCAGTACTTTCTAGAGTTGCCCCTTTAACGAAAGTAGTCGCTGTTACAGACTTAACTGTAATATCAGAAGTAGACTGATCTAGTGTACCAATGATTAGACCCTGAACAGTAAAGTTTCCAGTACAAACAACGTTTCCGTTAACTTGTAGGTTGTTGTTAGGGGAACCATCTTCACCGATAATAGCAGATGCCATTGTTGCCTGACCAGTTACATCTAGTGTAGTACCAACTGTAATATCTTGTGAAGTTGCAATACTACGTGGAGCAATATCACGACCAGTTAAGTTAATCGCAGCGTTAATAGTACCATCAACGTCTAGATCACCACTAATATGAACAGCACCACCAACTTCAGCAATGTACTTACTTTCATCCCATACTAGTGAACCTACATGTAGGTTTGTAGTAGCAGTTTTCTTGAATGAAGCAGTTGCACTCGCCGCACCACTTTGAACAATGTTCCCAGCAGTCACGGTTAGGTCACCAGCAGTTACAGTTGCACCACCAGCAGTAACGGTTAGACCATTATCAGAGGTTACGGTATCGAACTTACCAGCACCAGAGCCAGTTACGGAAGTTGCTGTTACAGCAGCTAAAGTACTTGCACCAGTTACAGTTAGAGTTCCACCAACAGTTGCATCAGTAGTTACAGCTAGAGTAGTACCAACAGTAGCACCAGCAGCTAGTTCTAGACTATTTGCAGAAATGTCTGCACCAGATAAATCTAGACCACCTTGTGGTAATAGAGTGCCTTCAACAGTTAGGTCACCTTTCATTACTGAAGCATTTGTTACTTCTAGTGAGTTAAGAGTTGCTTTACCTGAACTTGCTAGGGTTGTTACACCAGTAGCACCAGCGGTTAGACCAGCTAGAGTTGTCGCACCTGTTACACCTAAAGTAGATGTTACTGTAGCAGAGTTTAGTGTAGCCGCACCAGTTGTAACACCAGCTAGGGTTGTCGCACCTGTTACGTTTAGTGTACCAGAAACTTTTGGTGAACCAGTAATGTTACCTGTGGTTAGAACTAGGTCAGCACCAACAGTTGTGTTACCAGAACTCGCTAGAGATAGAGCAGCTAGGTTAGTAGAGCTTAGGTCAAATTGACCATCAACAGTTAGGTCACCAACAACGTGAGCATTACCAAGTGAGTTAAGAGACTTAACAGTTACGTCAGTAGTACTTAGGTCGATAACACCAGCAGTTAGTGTTCCAGAAACGCTTAGATCACCAGTTACAGAAGTATTTTTAAGGATTTCAACTTGAGAATTACCAGAAGTAATACCACCATCAAACGCAGCAGAACCAGAAACATCTAGTGTAGTGGTAGCTACATCACTTGCGGTTACGCCAGCAAATGTACTTGCACCAGTAACATCTAGAGTAGTTGCAGTAACACCAGCTAGGGTACTTACACCAGTTACGTTTAGAGTTGTTGATTTCGCAGCACCCAAAGTAGAATCAGAAGATTGTAGTTTAGGGAATGTGTTAGTTTTATCAGCATCAGTACTTACAAAACTTAGAGCAGTAACATCAGCACCACTTAGGTCAACTGTACCAGCAACAGATAGGTTACCACCGATTGTTGCACCTTCAGTAGTCGTAATAGACTTAGAAGTAATATCAACATCGGATAGGTCTAAACCACCAGCTAGAACAAGTGTTCCTTGAACTGTTAGGTCACCAGCAGCAGTTGCATCGTTAGCTAGTGTAATACCAGCAGCATTTGCGATTGTTGCAGTTTCAACAGAAACAGCAGTTACTTTACCACTAGAAGTTACAGCACCAACAACAGATTTTCCAGTTACGGTTAGGTCTGTGATATCTGCATTAGTTGCAGTTAGAGATGTACTGTTTAGTACTGGTAGAGTACTTGGATTTGTCGCATCAGTAGAAGTTACAACTCCCGGAGTTGTTAGTGATTTAACACTTACATCAGCAGCAGTTAGATCTACTGTTCCAGTTACTACTAGGTTTCCACCTACGTTTGCATCACCAGTTGTAGTGATTGACTTAGCAGCTACATCAGTAGTACTTAAATCGATTGCAGCAGGAGTAAATGTACCTTGAACTTCTACGTCACCAGTGAAGGTTGTTTTAGTACCAGCAACAGTTGGGACAGTTAGAGTAGATGCAGTTACGCCAGCTAGTGTTGTTGCACCAGTTACATCTAAAGTAGTTGTAGTTAGTGCAGAAGCAGTAACGCCAGCTAAAGTAGTTGCACCAGTTACGGTTGCAGATGCTAGAGTTGTAGCACCAGTTTCAACTTCACCAAGAGTTGATTTGCCAGTTACATCTAGAGTTGTTGTTACAGCTACAGAGTTAGGAGCGATATCTAGCCCATCAACGTCAGCTTCAGCAGTTACGCCAGTAGTAGTACCAGTTACAACTAGATCTTTAACGGTTACTGTTTGACCAGTTACGTTAATGTCACCAGAGAAATCAGCCGCTGGAGCGGTTAGTTTACCAGTTAGTACAGAAGTACCACCAACTGTTAGATTTGTACCAACCGAAGTTGTAGTAACAGACGATAGTGTATCACCAGTAACAGCAGCAGTAGCAACTACAGAGTTAGGTGTTAGATCTTGACCGGAAACATCAACTGTTAGACCAGTTACAGTACCTGTAAAGTCAACATCACCTAGGATGGATTTACCAGTTACTTCTAGTTGTGGAGATGCAGTACCGATAGTACTGTTACCAGCAATTTTTAGGTAATCAATTGTAGCTTTACCTAGAGCATGTAGACCAGAAGTACCACCAACAACACCGATGGTTGCAGCATCAGAAACAACGTTCTTAGCAGCTACATCTGTTGTACTTACTTTATATGGTTCGATACTTGATTTAATGTCATTAGGACGTGCTGAATCAGAATAATCAAATTGAATAATACCGTGGTTTCCAGCAGTACCATCAGCAACAGTAAAGGTTGCGAATTTAGAAATACTAGATGAAGAACCAGTAATGTTACCACCAACAGTTACACCTTGTAGGTTAGAAGCACCAGTTACAGTTAGTGAATCAACAGTTAGATCAGAGAAAGTTAGACCTGTTACGGAGCCAGTGATTTCTAGATCACCAACTGTAGTTTTACCAGTGAATACTGATTTACCCTGTACTGCTAGTTGAGTTTGGTCGCCAATAGTACTGTTACCAGTAATGTTTAGGTAATCAATAGTTGCACGACCGATTGCGTGTAGACCAGAAGTACCACCAACAACACCAATATCTGCGGAGTCGGACTTAACACTTTTAGCAACAAAGTTGTTAGAACTGATTTGGTAAGGTTCAATACTTGATTTAATATCAGTAGGACGTAGTGGGTCATTATATGCGAAATCAACGATTGCATCTGAGCCAAGCATACGAACGTGGTTGATAGAAATAGTACTGTTAGTACCAGTTAAGTTACCAGTTAGAGTAGTAGATCCTTTGATATTAACGTTGTTTAGATCACTTAGTTGTGCTACTTTAATACTGTTAAAGTTACCAGCGTCCATTGTGTACGTACCAGATAGAGTACCGTTGATAACAACGTCACCGAAGGTAGAAGTACCAGTTACCGCTAGTGTACCGCCTAGAATAGAGTTACCATTTACTTTTAGAGTATCGGTTTCTAGGTCTTTCATTGTAGCTTTTGTGCCAGCACCCATGTTTAGGTTGCCGTTTAGAGTAGAAACACCAGCTACAGTTAGTGAATCGGCTGAAGTTGCTTTGAACGAAGCAGTTCCAGATTGTTGTGTTACGTTACCTTGTAATACAACAGGAGAAGCGAATGTGCTTGTTGCATTAACAGTTACAGTATCAGTACTTGCATCACCTAGTACAGTATTACCAGAAACATTCACGTTTGTAAGTGAAGAAGTTCCGGTAGATACGATATTAGCGAGATTTGCATCACCTGTTACTGTGATCTGTGTGAACGTTGCGTTAGCAAAGTCAACTGTACCTTCAACTTTAAGATTTCCTTTAACAACTGCGTTGCCTTTTACAAGAAGATCTTTGTCAATCGTACCGTTGCCAGAAACGCCTAGATCAGTTTTAATAGAGTACATGTAATCCCTCCGTTGGAATTGTTGAACTATTATTGTTACGTGTATTTATTGGATAATATGAGAAAATATCCAGAACCTTGTAGTTCTGGACATTAATATTATTTTCCGCTAATAACGACTTTACCGCTGAATGGGGCATAAGATTTGAATGAGACATTCCCAGAGCTATCGATAGTGCTGTCGGTAGTTACGAGTGTGAAAGGAGGAACGCCAGTTGCACCGTCTACCACGTTTTCATAAATCGCGATATATAGTGGACCCGGTTCTTGCCCATGTGTAGTAGCTGGTACTGAAAGTACAAACATATCTCCACTCTGCACCCATTGGGACTTGTTGATTGTATTACTATACGGTGTAGTCATAGTAGTTGCTCCTATAAGTTTAATTGTTAAGTACTCGGTTGGTCTTTCAGTTGTAACTAAAGTAATATTCCCGATATTATCGAGCAGTACTTCAGTTTGTACGCTGTTACCAGTTGAATCCTGTATTTGCACTAGAACGCCAGCACCACGATTATGAACACTCACAGGTAATACATATGTATAAGTACTGCCGGAGCCATTAAAATCGGTGGGTTGAACAGTATGTGCAGTTACATAATCGGAATCTTGAGGTGGTACTGGTTTAGTAAAAGGTTTCCAAATCCCATTATCTTTAATGAAGATTTGAACGATACTAGTATCGTCTACTTGGACATATAAATCCCCATCAGATCCAAGACCTACATCTGGTTCTGACGTGCCGCGTAGAATAGGGTTACCTGTTCCACCGCCACCGTGAGTATTAAAATATCCTAGTGTTACTAAGTGCGAAGGCTCAATAGGGTCTGCCGCACTAATCGGAATTAATCTGTTTCCTTGGTAGTTTTGTACTTTAATAGTACTTTGGGTATCATCATATGTGAATCGTCCACCATTCTTACCAAGAATAAACGATTTTTTCATAGTTCCGTCTAGGTTTGAAAAAATTGCCATTTATATCTCCTTAGATATGGTCTGAAATCGGTTCAATTGGGGATTGGAATGCAATCGTTACGATGACATGAATCTTACCAGTTGTGCTGTTATTTACGGATTCGTTGAAAATACAAGAAATGATTTCATCTTTATCACTAGGTTCGTGATTTACTTCATCAACGATATAACGTTGTTGAGTTTGAATATCAAAATAATCATATGGAGCGATAACTGTACCGTCCAATTCAGATTGTGCAGTACCACCAAAGCGAACGAGCATTTCTGACACATCACCTTCATATGGTTGAAGAACATCTAATTGAATATTTGTAACAACATAACCAGCAGGACAAGTCCCAATTACTAGTAATGCGTTTGTATAGCTTGTATCAATGTCATTAACGATAACTTTAATGTCTTTACCATTTTGACCCGGATCACCTTTGATACTTTCACCCTGAATACCTTGTGGACCACGGAATTCAATACCGGGACTCCATTGTTTCTGGTGAGTTACTGAATCTTCTTCTACATAGTACAAAAAGCCTGTTTGGGTATTATAGAATGTATAATCTAATGGTAGATCTGTGATTGATGGGAAGTCTGTACCTTGTGAGTCGATGATAAAACGACCACGTAAACCTTGAGGCCCACGGAATGGGAATGGTCCACGCCAAGAAGTTGTATCCAAATCATAAATGTAGATATTACCATCTTCTGTGTTGTAGAAAGTATATTCATCTACTAGAATCTGAGGATCGGTTGGTAAAGTTGTTCCTGAACCGTCAATGGTGAAAGGACGACCAGAGTCACCTTTTGGACCACGACCAAATTCAGATTGGTTCCATGTTGCAGGAGTTACGCCCGGTGCTGATGTTTTAAAGTATAAAATAGCTTTGCCGTTCGCAAGACTTAAGTACGTCCAGCCGATCGGTTGATCTATTTCAAAGTTTTCATCAGGAACTTCAAAACCAATTAGGTTTGGATAGAAGTTTGTACCATTTGCACCATCATGTCCAACAACTTGTCCTAAGTCTTCGATAGTGTTATCTGCATAAGTTACAATTAAGTGACCAGCACTGTTAATGTGGAACTTTGCACCAGCACTATTACAAGAACTACTTGACCCATTATTGAATGAAATTGTCATATGTATTTCCTTATGAGTTATGTCATATTACAGATATTTATCAGGTAAAATAACATTTGACTTCCAATAAATAACTAAAAGTTCATTTAAGAGGACTACAGACAAATGGCTCTAAGATCAAAGAATTTTCTTTACAGAAGAAAGGATAAAACAGGCGTATGGATCGATTATCAAGATTCCGATAGCTGGTATCCATCCAATGATAACTATTATTGGAATGAAGTTACCCAAAACTTACCAGCAGGTGGTTATTGGGGAAGTACTACAGGATTGCATACAATCGCTTTCACTTTGCGTGAATTCGTCGGACGTATATACGTTGAAGCAACTCTAGCGAGCGATCCACAAGAAGAAGATTGGTTCCCAATCAAATTCACAGAAAGTTGTAAATATTATATGGAATTTACCGATACTCGAATTTATAATTCAAACACTGGTGCACTTATGACTAAGCACGGCGTTACTGGTACATTCGCAGAATCATTAACAGGAAACTTCACTTACCTTCGTGTTGGTATTGACCGTAACTACATCAGTCACGATCCTTCCGACTTCCAAAAACGTATGGCAGGAAAAATTGAAGAAATCCAAATAAACTATTAAGGAAAAGAAATGGAATCCAAAATTGAACAACCGAAATTGTTCGTTAAAGGACACGTACTAATTACGGACGTAACTGATCCAGAAAATACTAAAGTACTTCTAGATAAAGCAAACGCAATTCACCCTGAAAATATGAGCCGTGCAATCGCTGATGCATTAGCAAATAACGTCGATAGCTTAGGTATCAATATTGGTGCTATTTCAGAAATGCGTTTCGGTAACGGTGGTACAGTCGTATTAAGTACTGGTCGTGTAACTTACAAAACTCCACGTGTAACTTCGTTTGGTGGACTATATTCAGAAACATATGCTAAAAAAATTAACCCACGTGTAAACGCAGGTATCGATTCACAATACAATAACATCACTACTATGCACATTCCCGGACAAGTCTATACCGATATTATCTGTGTTTGTACTCTAGGATTGGGTGAACCATCCGACCAAAATACAAGCTCCAGTACTAATATGGATGGCAAGTATGTATTTGATGAATTAGGTTTATATACTGATGGTAACAATGGTTTACCACTAACTCATATCATTTTCCATCCTGTAGAAAAAAGTGCAAACCGTGTTTTACAAGTGAAATACACAGTCCGTGTTCAACTACAGTAAGGATAATAAATGATTAACTATTCAATTTATAGAAGTAATGGGAAGATCTTCGCGACGATCCCAAATAACTCAGTACTTGGTCCTAACCAACCAAACCAAAACCCAACACCAATTAACTTGGTTGGGAGAAATAAAGTAGGCTACGGTCAGGCATGGAACGAAAACGCCCTTTGGCAAGCAGAAAACTTTGCAGGTCAATTAGCACCAAAAGGTTCCGTTACTGGACAAATCTGGTACAGATATACTTCTGGTATTGGTGAACTACTTATTTCATTAGTTGATAATGCTCGCCAACCTGATGCAAGTAATCCTGCAACCGAGCTTGATTGGGCTGCTATCCCAATGATCACAGTGTTTAACACAGTTCCAGATGGTTCTAACTCAATCATGGGTAGAATGGTTCTAACTAATAATGGTGATTCCCTTCGTGTACTAATGAAGGACAAAGAATGGCGTGAAATTCAAACTTCTCGTCCACAAAATAAACAGTTCGAATCTTTACTTGATATTCAATATGATTCTGGTACTAAGTATGTGTCATTTACACAATCACAAAATACTAAACCAATTTCGTATTTCAACGTAGGTGCAGCAAGTGATGTTAATGAGTTCGGTTATACCGTATTCCAGAATGGTGATGGTGTATTCCAATTCGGGTCAAATTATTTTTATGAACTAAAAATTATTGCTCGCGAAGTTAACCTAATCGAAGGTGAAGTAGTGTCTATTCCACAGAACTACAAGACATGGCTAATTAAAGGATCGTGGTATGTAAATAACCAAGGAAACTTTGTTCCGGGTACAACAACCGCTTCGCAAATTCCAGATCCACGTCAGGTTGCTAACCTAACTCAGATTATTGATACAATCGATAGTACTCAATCAACTTGGAACGTTAACGTTAATATTAACGGTGTTGATGTTTCATTGCCGGGTGCAAATGGTACAACACAAGCTGATTGTGAAAACTATGTATTAGCATCATTAAACAGTCCTAAGCATTTAGGTATTCGTATTGATGGCAACATTACTGGTTTAAGTGCTGGACAGACTAAATTAACTCAATGGTCAGTATTCATCAAACTCACAGGTGTTCCACCTGTAGGTGTATAAAAAAAAACAAAAAGGTAGCCACAGGGCTACCTTTTTTTATATCGGCAAACTATTCAAGAATGGTTTGCCATTTTTTATGGAATCCCATAAAGAATTAAAGTCATGAACAATTGTAGGATTGTAGAGTGTACTCTTCGCCCCAGGATGTAGTGGTTTAGGCCAGTTGCCAATTTTAACCCAAGCATAGCCAGCACTTTCATCATTTAGATCAGGAATAAATTCGTCAGGCAATACAATGATGAATGAATAGTACTTGAATTTTCCATTCTTAGTACAGAAAACATCAAAAGGAATGATATCTTCAATATCAGGAACAGATGTTCCTAGTTCTTCTTCAATCTCACGGTGTAATGCTTGTATAGGGCTTTCATGATGTTCTATCTTCCCACCAACGAAGCCCCAATTGTTTGAGTACGTCACCGAGTCCGAACGTAGATTAAGCATCATCCGTCCAGTACTCTTGGCGAGAAATATCGCACCCACAGCTTCGTTTGTCATAAGTTCTCCTTACTCTTTAAAACCAATTCTCCAGTAACCAGCACGGTACTTATTCATAATGACCTGATGCCACCCGAACTCTCGATTATAACGATAGTAGCTTTGGTCATCGGTGTTATAAATGTACCCTTCGATTGTGGAAGGTTCTATTAGTTGTGCACCATCATTTGTAATGACAGCAGCATAGTTTGGAGGTATAATACTTTTCTTGTAATTAATATTCCTTTCAGATACGTTAACGTAAACCTGTTCTGGAATAGCTTTACTCAATTGATTATCCTCGATAATAAAGGATTGTATACCAAATTTAGAAGTATAGATTGATGAATCAACCTGTACTAAAAGTTTATTAGCACTTTCGTCTTTACCAATGCTTATTACTTCACTTTTAATTGGCGTAGGATCTTCAATGGACGTTAAGAAACGAATTTGTTTCTGTTTATCCTTATGAGCCTTGTCCAAATAGTCAAAATATACATCCCACGAATAGATTCTACCATTCGCTGATATTGTATTTAATCCTTGGCTAACTAGCGTTAATTCGTACATTTCAGTACTCTTATCTCCACTATCAACTTTGTCTACAAGTATTCCCATATTCTTAGGAGTGAACACATCAACCACAATATCATTGAAGTCACTTAGAATAAAGTTCTCTTCAGTGTTTGCGATTTGCATATTAGTAACAATTTGCTCAATTAGTTTTGGTTTTGTCACTTTTGCAGGTAAACTCATCCAAATTTGACATTTGAATGTCATTGTGGCAATATCTAAGTCAGTGTCAGTGCCTTGAGGCATAGCTCTTGAGCTAAAAGTCGTGTCCAATAGTTCAACATCAGTGAGTGAACACCAATCTAACGGGTTCTCGGAGGTCTGTAACGTCACTGAAGGTGCAAAAAGACACGCTAGTTGTTCTAAAAGTTCCATTTTAGTAGTAAGAAGTGTTGTCCAGATGTTTAAACTGAAGGTCAAATCCCACGGAACCGGGTTGAAACGCTCAACCCTGTACTGATCTGCTAATGTATGGTTATATTCGTTCTGTGCAGGTGACTCATTAGTACCTAGTACTATGTTTTGTGACCAGTGTGAGCGAATATCCTTACGTGCCATAGTGAATGAATCAACACTAATAGTCATCATAGGTGAACTTTTAGCTACGTTTTCACTATTTCCGTTAATAATGTACTGAGCCATGCGAGAAATGTCTGCATAGCGTACTGGTACTTTGCGGTACTTTGGATTTCCTTCATCATCGGAGCCAAAACGTACTTGAAAGTCTCCGAAAAGTCTAATCAAGTGCATTAGAACACGGTGAAACTGTCCATCGTAGTAATATTCTACTTTCATTATTTTTTATCCTTATGTACTCTGTACACAATGTTTGGTTTTACTGCATCTTGCAATGGAACACGGTCTGGTGAGTTCAAGAAACCTGTCATATACTGATCTGCACCCGTCCAAGGCTTACGTCCACCGTAGTTGAACTGTTTCCAAGAGTGAGATTCTTCAGAATACTTCCATAAAGTAACTGGAGTATAGTCAGTACGGTAAAAGTACTCATTATCCTCTGGATCACTAGGGAAAGTTGTTCCTTCGCCTACAGTTCCACGTGCTGGGGGAATTTCTTCACGCCAATCTTCAGGGTTGTAGATGTTTTCAATGACTTCCTTGGACACGAAGAACTTCTGGTGTTCTTGATCAGCGAGAATCCACGTTTTATTGTCATCTTGTACTTGAAAAAGTTCAGGAGTTGTGTATAATACATAGAAATCGGCAGAATCGGTGTCTTCCTTGCGGTCTTTGGTGTATTCAAGGTCACAAACGAGCCAACGTTTATCAGATTTTAAGTACTGATACAGTGTATAGCCACAAATTGATGCAGGATCTTCTTGCATGAAGAAATCTCCATCTTTTGGACGTTTTGGGAAATCTGGACCGTATTTTGTTGGAACTTCTTCCCATTCAGTGTTGACTTTCTCAAGAAGTAATGGTAAAGTCTCTTTCCAGAAGAACATGTTCTTTGACGGTTTCTTAGGGAATGTTGTTCCACGGAAGATTTCACGTGCTTCACTGTATAAATCCACTCTATCGTTGTAAAGGTGTTCGTTAGTGTAGTGAATGTAAGGTACTTCGTCATCAGCTTGCATAATAATGCGATTCATTATTTCTAGCTCGTTGCCGTAATCACTATTTTCGCCACCATCACTAGTACTGTTACCATTACCGTTGTTTGGATCATCAGGATCGTCCGGGAAGTTGTTGTTACCACCTCCGATGAGGTCAGCATACTCAGGACTGTCTGTAAGCGGTTTTACACGTATCTTAAAAATATGATGCTGCCATGTCACTGAGTAACCCTCAGACGTTCTGAACGCATCCTGTACAACGTAGAAGCGGTTTAAGCCACTATCTTTACCCATAACATCGAAGTCACGTAAGTTAGGTAGTTCAATTACATCTCCGGGTATAATTTTTCTTCCTACACGCTGCATCATTGTGTTATAATGCAATGTAATGTCCATTGTGTTGAAGTTGAAGAACAATCCCGGAATTTTTAGGTCAGGTGTTGCTTCTTGTATTTGATAAACTACTGGAAGGGTGAGAGCTTCTAGATTGTATGCACGATCTGGAGTTTCACCAAAGATTAAATCACTAATGCTTGACACATCGATAGTGTTTCCTGTAGAATCTGGTAATGAAGGGTCAGTACCCGTATTTTTCTTAGGACCAATGTAACAGTACAACCACATATCGGTTCCACCCATGTTGTATTGGTCGGCAATTGCACCGTCGATGAATTTATAGTCATCGTGACGGCCTTTTTTCCACATGCTATATGCCATTTGTTGTCTCCAAAATGTTTATATATTTGTATTTACTTTTTTGGGACAAATCAGTTTTTTTGTGATATAATTTATTATGTCGTGCAAAATTTCAATAGGAGAGCACTTATGAGTTACAGTTTTCAAGATTTATATGACGATAGTAAAGCCTTTGCACGTAGCCTAGGCCATGAGTTCATGACGATTGACCATCTAAGTGCAATCGCTCTTAAAGTTGACAGTGTGAAAACAGCACTAGAAACGTTTTCAATTGATACTGACCAACTAAGTCAGCGTATCGAAGGTTACCTTCGTGAAGTTCCACCACCACAGCTTCCACTATCAGTGAAAGAAGCAATTGGAGATGAGCAAGTACCAGTTTCAGTACTAGTAACTCGTGTAATGTATGAACTACAAAAACAATCAGTAATCGAACAATTAAAAAATGATGATTTTACGGTTGAAGGGTTCTTTGTACTATTCGAGTGCTTATCGTTCTCCAACACAGCACTAGAAGTAGCTCTTAAAGAGCAGTCGTTGACCCGCACTGAAGTAGCACGTTCACTTCAGAAGTACGTAAGCGAAAGACGTGCCGATGTAGATTTGACCCAGAGTGTTAAAACCGAACAGAAAGGAGGCCGTGTGGCTCAACAGCAACCATCATCTGGTAAGAAGTCTATTGAAGACTACACTACCAACCTAACTGAGCTAGCTCGTGAAGGTAAACTAGATCCAATGATTGGACGTGAAAAAGAACTACTTGCACTAGTAGAAACTCTTTCTCGTCGTACCAAAAAGAACCCATGCCTAGCTGGTGAAGCTGGTGTTGGTAAAACACAAATTATTGACGGTCTAGCACAAGCTATCGTTGATGGTAACGTTCCAGAACACATGAAAGATCTAACCATTCTTTCTCTAAACATGGGTTCGTTCACTGCTGGTACTAAGTATCGCGGCGAATTCGAAGAACGTGTAGATAATTTCCTAAAAGAAATTAAAACTCGTGAAAACACCATCGTATTCATCGATGAAATTCACACTATCATGGGTGCAGGTTCTTCATCTTCCGGTACTATGGATATGAGCAACCTAATCAAACCAGCACTATCACGTGGTGAAATTAGTGTTATTGGGGCGACCACTTATGATGAATATCGTCAGCACATTGAAAAAGACGGTGCACTATCTCGTCGTTTCATGAAAATTGACGTATCAGAACCAACGTTCGAGGAAACTACTCAAATCGTAAATGGTATCAAATCCAAATACGAAGAATTCCACGGCGTAACCTATACAGAAGAAGCGATGAGTGCTATCATGGAGCTATCTAAGAAGTTCCTACAGAACCGCCGTTATCCTGATAAGGCAATCGATCTACTAGATGCTTCAGCGGCGAAGAATCGTACTAAAACTGGTACTGATCTAGTAGTAACACGTAAAGATATCGAAGAAGTTGTTGCAGGTATCGCAAACCTAGATCTTTCTGTAGTTGCTTGTACTGAAAGTACTCGTATGATTGAACTACCAGAAATGCTACGTAATCGTGTGTTCGGTCAGGAAGAAGCAGTTAATACACTAGTTGATAACGTAATGGTAGCTCGTGCTGGCCTACGTGATGCTTCTAGCGTACAAGGTGCGTTCATGTTTGTTGGACCATCCGGTACTGGTAAGACTGAAATTACCAAAGCACTAGCAGATGCAATGGGTTCTAAACTAATTCGTTTCGATATGTCTGAGTTCTCTCAAGAACATACCGTTGCAAAACTAATTGGTTCACCTCCCGGCTATGTTGGTCATGACACTGGTAACGGCCTACTTCTAGACCAAGTAGAACAGCATCCAAATGCAATTCTTCTTCTAGATGAGATTGAAAAGGCACACCCTAAAGTACTACTAACCTTCCTTCAGGTACTAGATGAAGGTCGTCTAACTGGTTCTAAGGGCAAGACTGTTTTCTTCAATAACGTAACTGTTATTATGACTACTAACTTGGGTGCTGCTGATGCTGGTAAACGCAGCATGAATATGGGTTCAACTGAAACTGGTCAGGATAAAGCTATCAAAGAATTCCTACCACCTGAGTTCCGTAACCGTATTGATGCAATCGTGAAGTTCAAAGACCTATCACCACAGGCAATTGACAACGTTATTGACAAGTTCATGAGTCAGGTTTCTGAAGCCGTAGCGGGTCGTGGCGTGGTTGTAGAACTAAATGATGATGCACGTGCTTGGTTGGCTAAAAACGGCGTACAACGCGGTATGGGTGCACGTCCTATGAAGCGTACCATTGAGCAGAACATTCGCTTACCACTAGCAAAAGAAATGCTATGTGGCTCACTACAAAATGGTGGGGTTGTCGAGTTCGGCGTACAAGACGATAAGATTGTTATCGTGAAATAAAAAAAGGAGCCGAAAGGCTCCTTTTTGTTTTATCATTTAAGCAACGTTGCTAGAATTGTTCCCGGAATTTGTAGAGAAGAAGTATAAGTACTCAACGGTATAACCGGATAGTTATTTGCATACATATCCATTTTACTTTCTTTTCCTAAATTCAAACCACTATCACTAAACGGAGTAGGATAATAGTTCTCTGCACTTCCTTTGTATCCAAATAGTGCATGACCATTTGAACGCATTAGCATTAGCTGAGAATTCATTTCAATTACATCGTCTTTACTAGCAGAAACACCACTAACAACAGAACCATTTACGGTAACTTGACCAACTGCGGTAGGTTTAGAAACATACGTGATGTTCTCAACACTATCGTTTAGGACAACAGTACATCTACTGTTTGTTTGAATGTAAACCCCATCAACCACTGTTAAAGCGTATGTCCAATATGCATCTGACGTTTCCGTTTCAGGTACAAGTACTGGTTTGATGGTACTGGTATTATATTCATAAACATAGATTTGAAGTGAATCATCAAGTTTAGAACGAACTAGCTCACTAAGAACACCTTGTCCGTAAATCGGTTGATAATATCCGTGATCAACTTCTACACCATTTTCATCAAAGATTTCGTTAGAAACATACCACACATCATAATCATCTTTTGGAAGATTATCAGTATAGCTTCCACCTTCCAACATAACATCATAGAACACGTCATAATCCATCGCATCGACCGCATAAGAGCGATCAGCAGCATATTTGACGTGGGATGAGGTCGCAAAACTGGAGTCCGTGAAGGACGTTACACGCACGATATTGACACTGGTGTATGGAGCACCACGTAACCATCTATCGCTTGAATGCGTATAAGTATTGCTAAACACCAATCCGGTGATAGTTACCACATCGCCATTAACTGCCCCTACTTTAAAGATTCGTGGTCTGTTACCAGTACGAATAGATGCAGAGGTTAGAATAGTAACGAATGTACCATCAACTGCGTTAGCTGCATAATCATCACCATCTGGGGTAAAGACTGCAACACTATCACCAACTTTTAAGCCATGTCCACTTCCTAGACGAACAACACCATTGATGTTAGTAATGTCATAAACGTGGTTGGAGTACTTGATTTCGTCATGATACATGTTAGTTCTATCCATTAAGGCAATTGCTTCTTCGTATCTAGGAATACTCACTAGTACTTCAGATTTATTATATGGGTTTAGAGTAACATAACCTTCAACTTGGAAGTTGCCTTGGTTTTTCAACTGCGGCATGTTATCTTCATCATATGAATAACCATCAATAGTAAAACGTAACTGAGACATATTTTGTTTATTCGGGTTTAACTCCGAAATGTCCATGAAGTAAGAATCTTGCGTTGCATTCACTAAATCTTTTGCAATTCGTTCTACACGTTTTGTTTGAGATTCAAATGCAAGGTTATCGAAAGAATTCATATCATCATAATATTCTCTGTCGTTATATGCAGTCATGATTTTTTGATAATCAGAGTACAATGGATTGTTTTGATCCATCGGTAAATCATTAAGGTTAACTTCAGCTAAGAATACGTTATTACCTTCACTAATGAACTGTTCTTCCATGAAGTCTTCGAGACTTTGGTCAAACGGCACATCTAGATATTCATTCGCTTCATTGCGAACAAATACCATTTTACGTGGAATCATTACCATACAGTATGCATCAACATCATGGTTGTTTAGAATTGCTTCTGCAAACGCATAATGATCGAGGTCATCTTTATAGTAAGTACTTCTCATCGCTGTTAGTACTTGAACCGTGTCGCGATAGAAATCATCAGAAACATTCCCATCTTCATCTGGTGAGGTCATAACCTGCCAGCAGTATAAACCGTATTCATATTCTAGATAGTAATACAATTCATCATGTGTATATTCTGGATGAGCTTCTTTAGCCATAGCCATAAACTTATTGAATAGTTCCACCGAGTGCATTACATAACCAAAGTTTTCTCCATTACTTGCCGCAAAACCTAACGGTAGGCGAGTATTTGGGTTATCATCGATTGAAATGCCTTTAAATGGACAACCAACTTGTTCTTCGATTGAATCAATGTCGTAATTAGTGTAAACTCTCAAGCGGTTAGAAAGAGTGTTGTACATTCTGTACTTCTGCATAACATCAACGGATTCATCACTTGCTAGAACTTTGTTTGTCGCAGTAATTACATCAGCCGTAAATTGGTTAGAAGCAGCGGCATCGTTCATTAGAGTATTGTACATTTCACGTAGACCAACATCTAGACCACTTCCCATGTTGAACGTAGGATAGGTTTTGACTAATTCAGTACTGATAGCATTTTCAATATCTAGTTGGTTTGCAACTGGAACTGTATATGTATAGCGTTGAAGTTTGTAATGACTCCCTTTACTTAAAAAGTCTTGTTCATTACTTTGGTATGCGTTATTTGCTGTTTCTAATTCTAATGCATCTGGCATATTTTCATCAGGTTTACATTGAACATTATCGTAATGCATAATAACATCAATTTCTTGGAAACGTCTATTTGGTAACTCGAAGTCAGCAGGTAGAGAACCATGAATTTCCCACTTGTTAGTGGTAGTGTTAAATTGTGCATACTCATAATCCCAAATGTCAGCTTGAGTTTTAACCCATTTACCATCACGATAGATATATCCGTTAGGATCTAAATCATTCATGATACCATTGATTTCATCACTGTCAGATGTTTTCTGTTCAATTTGAGAACGAATCTTAGTTCTGTATGGTTTAACTTCTTCAAAGTACGCCACGATTTGTCCAATTAAATCTTCACTGTTTGAATAGTTCTGTTTAAGAGACTGATCCAAACCTACAATGTAGATGTAAGATGTTTTGAATACCCAATCAACAACAGTTTGCTCAACGTGAACATACTTAACCATATCGAAAACAATCTGACTCTGATATCCATCAAATGAATTCTTAAACAAGGCTAGGGCTTTGCGAACGTTTATTTCAACGTTAGATAAAGAACCATCTTCGTTATATTGAGAGTAGTTGTTATACAATTGATTGTTTAATTTAACAGTACTGTTCTGACGACCAATCGCTGTCCAAATTAATAGGTTACGTGAGCTATCACGGCGGTACAATGTCCAAACACCATCTGCATCAGTTACACGAATAATATCACCAACTTGGTAATTCTTCGTATCAGCTACAGTTAGAGAAATTTCTGAAGTATATTCAGTATTTTCATCATAGCCAACATCATACCAATCAGCTAATGACCAGTACTGAGTCATGTCTAGGGAAGTTCCTAGTGATTCAATATAATCAGTTTGCTTAATCATACTATGTTGACCTTCACCTCTGTTTTCCAAGGTAATAGTAATCGCTGAACCAGATGTACTTGGGTTGTTCATTAGATGAATATAACCGTTTTCATCAAAGTGTACGAAATACACACTTGTACTTGAGAGTGGTGATGGCAATGTGCCATTTGTGCTAACTAATACAGCATCGTTCTCTAGGAACTTATCTTCATTAGTTGCAATAACCAATTCATTGTTATATGTTAGTACTTTAAAGCCAACTTCATTAGGGTTAACTTCTGTAGTCTTAACATTAAACACATCATTCATTACAACGCTATTGGTTGTGATGTTAATATGGCTGTATACCTCGTTAGCTGCGTCAACAAATGTTCTACGAGCTTCGATAATATCTTTAAACCATACTTTAGATGATCCTAAACCTAATTCGGTTTCTGGGTAATGCAATTCCTGTACTTTCCCGTTCGCTAATGGTTCTTGACCAATTAGTGAATTCCAAAGTGAATTCCAAATCTCAGGGTTGAAGTTGTAATTATCTCCTTCTTTACAAAGTTGATACTGTTCGTGTTTAATAACATCGTCGTGATCTTCTTTGTAGTTAATAGTTAGAATACTCTTGTCATCAGTTACTTCATATTGCATGTCAGACATGATAAATGAAGTTTCAGAGATTGGAGAATACCAAGGAGTACTTAAAGTTAATGGATTCTTGATAATACGTGCAATTTCTTGACATGATTTATCACGATTCTTAACTTGTGGTACATAAATGCTATTCTTCACCCAGAAGAAATATCTATTCACATAAGTTTGTGATGCAGTATCGTACACGACGAACTGACTATAGTTTTCTTCTAATGCTTCTCCACTTGGAACATAAGAATTTTCATTTTTGTTTAATTTAGATTGTTCGTCACAATATCTTTCCCAATCATAAGGCTCAACTGGAGAACTAACCCACTCATAAATGTTAATTTCTGAATGTGGTAGTAATTTGCCCCAATTAACACGTTTGTAATCCAAAGTAGCTTCATTATCAACATTACCATCAGTGTCATAAACAGGACGGGTGTAATCTAAGAAATATGCTTCTCTGGTATCCCACCAAACTTGACCAACTTTATCAGTACCCCAAGCCATTTCCTCTTCACCATTGCTATTATACAATGCTGGGTCATGGGAACCGACGAAACCTACGTTTGTCATGGCTGGACCCGGTAGAACACCGTTGATTGGGTCATAAATGTTAATATACAATTCAGTAACGTTAGTTAAAGAGTTATACGTTGTCGCTTTATCGAAAAGTTTAGTTTCCGGTGCAGCATAACTATACTTTTTGTTAATATAGGAATCTTTAGCAGAAGAAGTTGCGAAGCGAGACACATAACGATATAATACTGGCTGCGGTGCAGAGAATGTCATATCAATTGCAATGTTCACTGGAACAATAATTTCGTTTGCTGCTGTTCCTGCACTATAGTACTGCATTTCTGATGCTAATAGGTCAGGCATGTAGTTTGTTTCATCTACGAAGTAGAAATAATCACCATTGCTCATACCATGAGCAGCACTTAGTACTAACTTACAGTGAGTAGTTGGCATTCCATCATCACTCTCAATCGCAACAATACTAGTTAGTTTAACATTCGTGTTGTTTAGGTTGAAAATGTTCCAAGTGTCGTTCATGTCGTGGAACATCCACACAGAATCAGGTACTTCACCATTATTTGCATAATAAGCTAGACGATCTGCATAAGCTGTTTCAAAATCACGAGTACTATAGTCCACTTCATCAAGTGTTACTGGACCAATATCCGGTAGATTGATGTTCTCACTCTTACCAGAACGCATCGGGAATGCAAAGTGACCTTTCGGACGTGTTACCCAACGGTCGTCAGCACCTTGTTTACCAAAGTACACAATGTTGTTACCATCACCATTAGAAGTTGCGTTCTCATCAAACGTAATTAACTGCGGTTGCTGTTTAAATTCATTGTTAACTAGACGGAATTGTAGTGATTTAGTACCATATAGGTTACCATATACACCAATCTTGAAAGCCCACTCTTGTAGTGCTTTATATTCATCAGTATTATAAGATTTTGATACACGTAGTACACGTTCTAGTACTTGGTTAGAACCTTTATCACGAATAAAACCTTTATAGAAGTTTACACGTGCTGGTTCGCTCGTAATCATTTGGATTAGATATTCTCTGGACTGATAACCAATCAAGTGACGACCTAAATCACGAAGACTTACGTTCGATACTGGTTCATCAACATCATAGTAGCGTTGGAAATCAGTTACTAGGGTTTCAAAGTCTGGTAATGTACCAGCTTCTAGTACTATGAAGCCCGGTGCTTCTAAACGACCATTCCAACCACCAGTTACATAACCGTACATGCGAATTAACTCTTGTACTGAACCATATACTGGAATATAGATCGAATCACCAAAAATAGTTACGTCATCAAACACTACAGCATGTTCATATGAAACTAGGTTCAAACGAATCAACGCCATACGCTTATCCACATCATCTGCTAGACGAACGGTAAAGACGCTACCTAAACGTGTAGTTTCAATCTCATATGGACGAATACCAGCGTTCTCATCATCAAGTAATGACCAAACACCACCGTTGAATTGAGTAACAGATTGTACTGAACCGAATTCTGAACCGAATTTAGCACTTGCAGTACTTGGAGATACTGAAATGTACTCACCACGTGCTAGAGATTCTTGACTCCATAGTAGGAAATCTTTACCAATCTCATCCCAATCAAGGATAACACCATCGTCGTTCTGGTCTTCGAAAATCCAGCCTTTAGTTTCTAAGTACTTACCATATGAACACAAGAATGAGTAAACATCTTGGAATGAGTTAAAAGTAGTACCATATTCGATTTCATTTGTGTTAGAAGTGTAATCCATGTACGTTACAACAACACGATTACCAACTTGTGTAGTTACTTTCTTACCATTCTTGTTAGGAACTAGAACTTTAAAGTTTGCACCAACTAAATCATAACCATCAATCTGATACGCACTTCCGGTCCAAGTGATTTTTACTGCACTTAGCACTTCATTGCGAATAGCAGAGCTTTTAACTAAACCGATGTGTTGACTTTCAGTACTAATTAGACCGAAAGACTCAGAATAGAAACTAAGTTGATCTTGTTTGGTGAAACCACCAAGTTTATGACCAATGTTGATGTTAGATGAACGTAATACATCACCATATTTGGTTGTTACGTTTTTGTTTTGGTACAATAGGTAATCAGTAATAGCCATTTGGTAACCAATAACACGGTTATTATTCTCACCATTAACTAGTGTTGTACTGTTGAAGTTTAAACGATGATTAGTATCACCATATAGGAATTGATAGTCATCAGTTAGTACTTTCTTAAGAGTACTACCACGAGTGTCATAGAAATAGTTCGCAAACTGTGCTGGTTTTGCACGGTATAGCAATAGTGCTTGATCGTAAGGGAACATACCAGTGTTCATGTAAGTAAATTCCATGTCACCCATGTCACCATAAGCCCAAGGTTCTGCACGATGGTTTAATGAACCACTTAAAACGCCCAATGTTTCAGGGGAAAGTAATTCAAATGTATAAATGTCTTCACCACCACTAGTAGTACCACTGACAGTTAGTTTAAACGGTTGTTTACCACAACGTTTGTACTTGTTATACTGACCAGCACGACTTCCGAATAGGATTGTACCAGTACTCGCATCACCTTTAAGTGAACCAACATCCCATAGGCCACTTGGTACTAATTGACCGTTCTCATCATATACTTCAGCAGTATAAACAGTAATGAAATCAGTTGCACCTTCACCAATACGAACTGTTGTTGGTTCGTACTCTTGGTTCCACCATGTAGGACGTTGACCAAAGCCAAACATTTCCCACGGATGAGTAGCAGGACGATATGTACCAAACATGTCGGTATAAATTCCACGCCATGAACCACGTGCAGGGTAATTAGTAGGTTGACCATCAATTACATAAGTTGTACCAGTGTAATTCCAAGTCATCCAGTTAGCAGGATCATATTCGTGGGTACTATTACTAATTCCATTGGTTGCAATGAAGTTAATATAACCACGTAGTAAAAGAGTGTTGTACTCTGTTGCATTATAATCAGTACTTGGGTTAAATGGAGTAGGGAAAATATCACTAGCATCCATTGGTGGTAGATAATCTACAACTTTGAATGAATTATCAATACTATTGAAAATACGATTTTCAAGTTCATAGATAACATCATCCATTTTATCAATTCCATTGATAACTTTATATGCTTTAGAAATAATACCAGTGTGGCTCACATTATAGCAACCAAGTTCATTACCAGCGTACATATACGTAGCTTTTTGTGGGGTAAACGCTTTTAGGATACCCATGAACTGTGGAGTAGGTGGAATAAAGGTACGGTTAGTACCAGCACTACTACCAACACCATCCAAATAGAATGGGAAAGTATTATTTTTACCAACGTTAATTACATCAAAGATTGCATTCACGATGTTCGATGCACTATTAGCCATGAACCCGGATTTGTCATCATTATATAGATTAACCATTTGGGTGTTAAATTTGTTTAAGAAACGGAAGTATTCAGACTGCAAGAACATGAATGCTTCAAATAGATCAATGTCTTCGTTAGCAGTATCTAGCATTAGTGGAAGCATTGATGCTTCGTTCTGAATAATATGAGTACCAACAGAGTTGTCTACCAAACCAGCTTCTAAACGTTCTTCGTAGTTGTTGAAATCATCAACTGTACCACGAGTAATGTTCTTTTGGACAATTTCACGGAAATGTGGAGTATAATCACCCTGATGGATGTACTTAACAAATTCGTTATATGGGTTATTTTGTAAGTTAATAGGAATTTCATAAGCACCTAGATCGAAATTTGGTACTTTCTCTTTGCTGTATGTACGAATACAAACAACAGAATCCTCTGTGATATTCACAGTACTGTCAATATTAACGAAATCAATCAATCCAGATGTGTTTAGCTCTACTGTGTAGTTTTCAATCTTAATACCATCGATATTAATTTCAATACTTTCATCAGTATTATTTGGATCAATCTTTTGGGCTACTTCATACTTGTGATTATACACATCATAAGAAACAGCTTGCTCTAGAGTTCTGTGCCAATCCATGAAAGTACTGTTCTCAGCTTTATAATAGCGATAAGTACTGTCAACTTCACGAACATATGCAAACATATCTTCGATAGGAGAATCAAAGTTTTCCATTTCCTGTACAGTATCAAATACACGGTACATCGCAGTTTTTGTAACTTCCGGTACTTGGAATACGAACTGTTTAGAAAATTCAGGCGAACGAACCCAATCCGTTTTGAGGTTATTGGTAAACTCATTATTCACTTCGTCAATTACGTTGTAATAATACAAACCCGGAATCTCAGTGACAACGCCAAGTTTATCAAACTCGTAACGAATACTCTGAAGGAAGTTTTCAAATACAAAATAGTTATATGAACTTAACTCAACGTTGGTTCCATAAATGCTATTAAAATTATAATCGAAGTTAACTTTTAATCCAAATAGTGAAGAACCTTGGAAGTTAGAACTTGGATAGATCTGTCCATCACTCAATTTAATGCCATTACGGTCGTATAGTTGGAATAATGGGAAAGTGTTAACACTAGGTTTAGCTTGTGCACGAGTCCACATAGTACCGTTCCAGTACATCGCAGTGTTACCATACACTGTACCAGATTTGATTAGTACTACATCACCCACATGTGGCTCACCACTTGGACGATCTGGAGTTTCTTCGTCTTCGTCTAGTACTAGACCATATACACGAGAACCGTTTTCCATTTGCTTAATATAAACTTTATAGATACGGTTATTTTCGCCGGGGTTACCAATACTAGTGAATAGCACTCGGTCACCAGCTTTTAATACGAAACCATCAACACGAATACCGTCTGATTGGTTTTTGTTAACAATATCTTCTGGCTTTAATGTATCAGAAAGATAATTAACCACACCACGGAATTTTGTACCGTAGTTTAATAGTTCAATGTTTTTGTTATATTCAATGATTGGAACCTGTGCACGTGCAAAACGTGAACTCTGTGCCATTTCATCAGTTAAAATAGTACCATCAGCTAGTGTTTGACCAACTGTGTACCAGAAGTTTTGCAATGACCAAGTATTGCCGTTAAGTGCGTTACGCTCCATAACAACATAGTCCGGTGCAATACCATATTCGTTTTGTGTATCCCAAAGATAAGTACTGAAGTTGATTAGTTTGTTCGGGTTAATAGGTGGAGTCCATGAATAGAACTTACCATTGAACAAACGATCTTGGTTATCAGCTAGACAGCCGTAATGGTCTAGATACCCAACTAGATCTTCGTAAAACTGTAGACTACGAATGCTTAAATCTTCATTACGAGATACATACGCAGGACTAAGTTGATATGCTTGTCTTTGTTCTGTTAATTCTTTAATGAAAATCTTACCGGAAGCCGCAGGTGAACTACTATCACCAATGTAGCCATCTACGATTTCTTGTTCAGCAGGATTAAACCACTGTTGAATAATATCATCACAAAAAGTTTGGATCTGTTCCAATCCTTGCATCCATTCTGGCAATCTTTTTATGAACAATTTTTTATTAACAGCATCAGCTACTTGTGTGGGCTGGAATTTAAATTCATTAGCCATTTATTTCTCCGTAAAAATTCATTTCATCGTTTGGTTTATTTATAAAAAATAAAAGGCATCCGAAGATGCCCTTAAATTAATTACCAATATTGATGTTACTCTTAGCTAGTGAGCTAATAATAGATACGTTATCAACAGTCGCAGTACTTACAAAAAGCTGATCCGGTTGGCATGGTATCTCAAACAATTCACCAAACTTACTATTTGGGTTGTTTGGAACTAACACTACAGTACTGATCTCAGTACTCAATTGCATGTGGATGTATGCACATAACTCAGTGAAGAAGAATGTATCACCAAAGTTCCAATAATTGATATCAAAGAAATCATTGGTTATACTAATAACCTTCTGACGTATCTCATCATCACTTAATGTACTATTAGGAATCTTCACGACCTTGATATCAGCCTGATATGCAGGATCTGCACTATCACCAAATAAAGGAACATAATTCGCACTGTGCCAAATAATACTATCACTAATTACAATCTTCTGTTCAACATCCTTGAACATTTCCTTCAATTCAACACTAGTAGGTGGTTTAGGGAAAATGCCCTTAGCCCCATTCTTAATCCACAAATCGATGTTTGTCTTATATGAGTTCGTTAGAACATACATATCAATTAAGTTTGTTTTACTTGGGTCAATTCGGTTGTCATCAGGTGCGTAATGCTTCCAATGGAACATAATTCCGGTACGAGCATTAGAAACAAAATAGTACTCACTAGATACTTCTTTATATCCATAGAAAGATAATTTTTTATTCGCTGGAAGCTGTGAATTGCCCTCATTCTGAATAGCACGGTAAAACGCAATTTCCGGTGTCATCTCAAATGTATCATCAGGCTCAATCATGTTAGCAATAAAGTTGTTTAAACGATCATTGTTATTACCAACAGTCTGTTCAACAAAATATGAATTACCATCATATTGGAAACCAATAGTAAATCCTGAACCCTTACCATATAAATCACTCATAGAAGTACTACGAATTAATACGTTACGCATAAATTCTTGACGTTTATATGTGTTAACCTCTGCCTGTGCTTGTGCCTCAGTATATGTCCAACTAGAATCAAGTACTGTGAAGTTAGTTGACGGTAAATTCAATATGTCAATCGTGAAATCGGTGTTTTCGCGGAATACCAACAACCCACCATACTTTTTAGCATCTTCACCAGTGAATTTAGGAACAATAGAAGCAAATTGATTAGGCTCCAACGGAATTCCATTGCTATCAACGTCCTGACTTGTTATAATAACACGAGAACCATCAAGATATCCATTTTCTTGCTGAATTGTGTCCAAAATTTGGAAATCAACATTAACACCTAATCCTAAATTGTTATCAGGAACACTGTTACATGGTAAAATGTCAATCTTATCGGCTTGTACTGTACCAGTACTGATATCAGATATCTTCTTAGTACTTACAAAGTAAAACTTAACCTTATCTCCACCAACAAATACATAATTTACACCATATCCATCAAATTCCCATGACTCAGCAGTGTATTGAACACGAACTAAAATTGGATAAGTAACATTATTGTACTGAATAGTAGCTTCAGATGTACTACCCTCAATTGGAATCCAAGAAAGTGTAGAAGTATCATAGATAATAACAAAATCAGTCTTGCGATTCATCATAGCAGAAATAGTTTGGATCTCAACTGTATTAAACTGAACACGATACGGCTTCAAATATGAATAAATCAACATATCAGCCGAAATTGGTTTGGATAAAATGTAATAACCATTATCCTCACGACCAACAATACTTGTCCAATAACCAGAAGTTGTATTACTTTTGAAGTTGATTAATGTACCCACATCATAAGCAGATGTTGGTTCACCGTTAATCAAAATACGACCATACGTATTTTTAGAATACAATGAATTGTACTCAGGTGACCAATGCTGGTTATTAGTTGGATATACGGTGTTAGGCTCCCATTCTTGATACGTCTGAATAACAGATGTGTCACCAATGATAGGCTGAATAGAATCAACTATAATAGTTTCATTAGATTTAGCAGTTGGTAATAAAACACCCTGACGAATAGTTTTATTCTCTTTATACATCGCACCATCATCAGCAAATACGTCAGTATTTTGATATTTCCCGGTAGGGTCATTAATATCGATGAATCGGGACTGTCCAGAGTAAATTCTATTAAGTGCCTTAGCTTTTAGTACGGTATTACCTAACATCAACGGTGCAATGTTATAATCCTCACCATTTACAAAACGGTTTTGTGTATAATACATCTGTGGTGCACGATCTTTAATCTGTTGAATAGTTTCTGCACTCTGTGCCAAAGATGTTTCGTACTGCAACGTGAATTTAATGTCTAAAGTACTATTTTCGAAATCAGTTTGTGATTTAGTACGGTAAACGTACTTAATACCTTTGTTCTGAATATCAGAAGTCTTAATACTATAAGTTTCTCCATTACTCACACGATACCATACACGGAATGTCCCACGAGGTACTACACCACTTCGTTGATCAGGGAATTTAATAGTAATCTGATCATTATCGCGGGTTGTTACTGAGAAAATAGATTTTAATTGACGATCTACCGAGTTATAAGCTATACTCTCCATTGACGGTACTTTTGTCCACTTAGAACGAACGATACCATCCTCATTGATTTCTTGTACCCAAACATCAGTCTCATTAATGTTGTTAGTGTCAATATTCTGTATACGGTTTTCAATACGTATATCGTACTGATAATCTGTATAAGATAATGTTCCCTGCTTGAAGTAAACAAAGAATCCAGTGTTAGGAGATGCAAAACCATTACCATCATTACGATAGATGATGTATTTTTGATCTTGTGGTTCAGGGTGACGTTCATCAGCACCAATACTGTTAATATCAGGGTTAACTACCTCAAATGTAGTCGATGTTCCATTGATCACCGCAGTAAATGGAATACTAGGTGCACTCATAGGTATGGTGTTCATTCGATATAATTGATTCGATACACCATTGGTAGAAATTTTCTTAACAGGATTACCAAACTGGTTAGAACTAATAAATGAACTGTTCATAACTAAAATAAAGTTCTCATACCAGTTATTATCAGCAGGATCGTTCCAACGAATTGTCTTGTTACGCAATGATTCATTGTAACTGTTACGTATATCTTGGTTTGTCTTGATTTCAGTTAACTTAGCTAATCCACGACCCGGATACGCCCGTTTAGGTGCGTAAGAAATCATCTTCGCTAGTTTTAGTACTGAAGCACGGCGTTCCGCTGTGTCCAAAAAGTTTTCACGAGAGTTTAGGTCCATTCGGAATGCTAAGTTTTGTCCTAGCATACAAATAGTGTCTAGTATAAAGATGAATTCACTATTCTCAATCCAGTCATTAAAAGAATCGGGATAGGTCAATCTTAAGTAATTGATCATACTCTCACGAATGGTGTCAAAATCGTAGGCTGTCAAATTGATTTTATAAAAACTTTCATACACTTGCTTCCAATTCTCGGCGGCGTATAAATTTGATTGTCTTTTTTGTTGTGACATAGTAATTATTCCTTTAATTCTATATTAATAAAGTATTCTTTCAGTACTGAAATATGATCTTCATCATAGGTTTTCTTCTTTGTCATTACGTACCTCGAATATTAGTATAGAAATATTTATCAAAAAGAAAGGCATCCAATCGGATGCCTTTTTATTAAAAGTTAGAAGCTATAGCTACCATTTTTTCGTTAGTACGTCTATCGAACACTATTACTAGGTCTTCAACTGATTCCAATTGAACATAGTACAGGTTAATATTGATACGGTAACCGTATTCAGTATTCAGTACTTCCAAGTGTTGTACTTCGACGCGAGGATCTTGAGCAATTATACGTCGAGCATCATCATCAAGTGCTTGTTTAACGCTTGGTTGGTCGAGTTCGAAGATGAAATCCCATCCAATGAAGCCGTATTCGGCATCGAAAGCCCGTTCACCTTTTCTGGTATTAAAATGATTTAGGAGGTCTTGCTTAACAAGTTCTTCGTCATATAGTACTTTAGTTTTTCCAACAATGGGTGATGAGAACCCTTTGAATATAACTGCCATTAATTATCCTTACTGAAGTCCCTCTACAATGCGAGCCATTTTTTCTGCACGAGAGGTAGTTTGTCTATACCATCTAGAGTCACGCATTTCTCTACCAGCAGTTTTGTAGTCACCTTTCCCCATAGCAACAAGTGCTTTGCGGAAGTTGAGTACTGACGACTTACCCATTTGGAAAGTCATTTGCCAGAGTACACGCTGAAGTTCGACTGGTCCATTCATACCATATTGTTCATAAATTGACTTAGCATCTTTATAAGCGTTAAGTGCATCTTTCTGAAGCAACGCCTCGGCTTCGGCCTCAGTGAGACCATTAGAGAAGTTTTCACCTTGACGAATCAAGTGACCGTAGCCGATTGTTGGTAGTCCTAGACTATCTTTATATGTCCAGAATTTTCCATTCTTGAACATTCCTTTAGCTGTTTGGAACTCTTTAGATCCTTCATAGATTTTTACATCTGAAAAGAATTGAGAGTCATTAGCGGTTAAAGTCCAACTCATATTTTATTCTCCTTTATTTAGTCGCCTAAAATATTTATTGACAAGCCTCCATATAACGTGCCATAGTTTCAGCACGGCGAGTAGTTTGTCTGTACCACAATGAATCACGAATATGATGAGCAGCTAGTCTATAATTACCTTGTTGAAGTGCTTTGAACATACCTTTAAATTTACCAAGAGCACCCGGTCCCATTTGGTATGCCATTTCTACTAGTACTATCTGGCACAAATAAGGTGTTTGTAGCGAGTACTGAGCATATAGGCGTTTAGCACCATCTACAGATCTTTGTAAATCTTTAATTAGGATTTGTTTAGCTTCATCTGGTGTAATACCGTTATTAAACACTCCACTGGCCCGTTCGCTTGCAGTAACTAAGTGACCGTATCCAATATCTTGTCCTTTAACTGGATCTGGGAATACCCAGAATCTACCATTTCGGAAGTGTCCTACTTTTGTTTGATAAGCAATAGTACCTTCAAAGTTTATAGTATCATTGACTAATTTTTCGTCCGTAGCTACAACTTTCCATCCAATAGCTGCCTTATCAACTACACCAATTGAAATAGCTGGAGTATCATCTTGTACTGATTGTCTACGTGCAGAAGTTTTACGTCTAGGGACATGTCTTGAACCACGCTGGGAATATGTACTACCAATACTTTTAACTTTAGTCATTACAACTAATTCGTCACTATTTTCTGAGAATGTTGTAGCATCTGCTGCTGGAGCATTAGGATTACTAGGCTGTCCACCAGTTAATGCCCGGTTTGCGGCTTCGGCCCCTTCACCAGTAACAGTACTATAGAATAGACCCGGATCAACTGTTCCACTGAAACCGAATAGATTAGAAGAAATTCTTCGTATTTCGAATTCAATAATACCTTTACCATTACCTAGAACATCACCTTTCTGTACTCGACTTCCGTTCTGTACTGTAACTTCCAATCCATAGAATACAGATTTGTATCCACTCATGTGTGCTACTACAACACCACCATTACCTACAAGTGAAACAGTACCAAAGTCTGGAGCTACTACATTACCTTTAGTTTGTATTGTCCATCCATATCGGTCAGCTTTGTTACCATCTTGTGTAGGAACATTCTTACCCCAATAACCAAATTCACGAATTGTCCCGGTACAAGGCATAAACATGTAAAGACCTTCGAATGTTTGGGTATATGTCATGCTATCACTTGAATAAAGCATATCTTGGGTAACCACTTGTGAAACTTCTTGAGTACTGTTAATATATTGAACAGCTTCGTATTCAGTTTCTTCTGGGATCACTGGAGCCACATCGTTAGCTGGTTCTGCTGGTTGAGCGGGACTCGCACTTGATGAACCACCGCCATTTACCGGAGGGGCCATAGCATCACTGTGGTTTGATGCACTAGAGAATGATTGGTGGTAGTGAATATGTTCTTTAAGTCCAACAGTAGGTGTTTTGAAGTCTGGAGCACCCATTTCTGCTGTACTTGCTGTACTCCCAGCTTTAACAGTAAGACTAGTACCACCGCCAGTGATGTTTACAACTGTTCCACCGATATCCACATTACTACCTGCTGTAATCGCAGTATTAGTACCAGATGTTATGTTAACACTACTTCCTGCTTGAGCACGAAGGGTGGCGGCTGTTACTAAGCGTAGGTCAGCACCAGCATTAATAACGACTTGGCCTCCAATTTTAGCATCTAGAGTACCAATAAGGTTCAATTTAGTATTTCCTGCAACACTACATTGCATATCAGCACCAGCTTGTATATTAATATTACGACCAGCGACTAGGTTAATGTCTTCACCCATACGGGCATTAAGACTTTTATCGCCGTGAATCATAATATCCCCTTCTGGTGTCATTTCTATGCGAGCAGTACCATCACGGTTAATAATAAACACTGATCCAGTTGCTTCTGAAAGAAGTAGTTGAGCACCACTACGAGTACGTAGTACTATACCTTCGTTTTTGCGAGTACCGATCGCAGTATCATTAACGGGGTTGTTAACTTGTGTATCTTGGTAACCGTCTGGGTCTTGGTTCCAGTTTTGTCTGTTTAATTCGGCTTCGGTGAAACCGTCATCAAGAACGAAGCTGTTACCACGTGGAGTACTCATGCCGTACACTGTACTAGCGATAGTACGAGTACTTGAACGGTTTGCAGCACCTTTTTCCTCATCATATAGAAGGTTTTGTTTCTTTAGACCTTCGATTGTTGGTACGTTTGGATATTTTTCTTTCAAATTCGTTTGAATTGTGTTACGATCATAATCGGTAACAGGTACTGGCATATCATACCCACTATTTGGTAGGTTTTCGGTTGCCATACCCGGAACCATAGTGTTCATGCGTTCATCGTATACGCAGCCAATCCAATATGCTTCGAATTGGCGGCCTTGAATGAAGATTACAGCTACAGTACAGCCAACATCCGGTGGTACAGCCCAAAAGCCATACCCTTTCGGGAATTGTTGGTATGAATTAGCACCGGGAACACCCGGTGTACGTCCTGCGAATGGAGAGAGGTATCCTACCTCAATCCATGAGTCTTTTGCGTCACGGTCACTCTGAGAGCCTTGAATCCAGACCTTTAGTTTACCACTATTGGTTGGATCTCGGTTGTCCATGACTGTTGCTAGTTGTGGGTAGCTAGGATCAAATCTAGTCAACTGATCCTTGGCGAAAATCTTACTTGTATCAGCCATTGCTTGCGGTTCCTTCGTCGTCGTCAGTTAATTGGTCACGTCTACGTAGAGAGCGTATTACTATACCACCAGTAAGTTGTTGTGTGAATGATCCATTAGGACCAAAATCACTAACAACCTTGTTTACACGGTATATAGTTTGAGAAAATATTGTTGGTGTATCATAATCTAGAATACCAGTACTATCACTGATAGCAACAACAGGTTTTATGTTTAAAAGTAGGTATGCTTCACTGTTAATCCAGTTAGCAAAGTGAACATCGGTAGTATCTACTTCCATATCTTCACCTGCAACGGCTTTTTGGAGGTAATTCATATATGAAATGTCACTCCAGCCTAACCAGAACGGGTCACCGACAACTTTCATATCCAATTTACTCAAGAAAGTACGGTTATAATAGTTGTCACGCATTAAACGGCGATCCATTTCATAGCTACCACTGTTATCGTTCTCTGAACCTGAAACAGCGGTTTTAATGTTCTCTGGTTCAGTAGGAACAGCATCGATAGTACCATTTTTACCACCAATACCTTCAGTACCAGCATAAGTCATGTCATATTCGTTTCGGTAGTCTTCGATATAAGATGGGCCAGTACTAGTATATCCAAATAGCTCATTTTGTTCATCTTCTTGACCGACTTTCATTTGTTGAGATGTTACTGCTTCAGTGTCACGTATGAAACGTTGTTCTTCATCTGAAAGAACTCGACCATTATTTTGTTCATCTTTTAAATCTTGTGATTTACTCCACATATCGGTTACGTTAGTACGGATAGAGGTATCATAAATTGTGTCACCCAATTGAATGTACTCAGCGGCGTGAGTACCACTACGGTTTTCAATATCTCGTTGTGTATCTGGGTTACGAGTTACTGCTACGTTAAATCCTTGGTCGAATTTAAGTTCTAGGTTCAATATTTCTTGGTTTAGACCAGTAAATTGATAGTCGTAGCGTTTAATATTAAGTTTAGGTTCATTATTACCCGGTTCCGCATACTTGTCGGCGTTTTCAAAGAAGTATTCGAAGTTGAATTTTTCATGTTTAAGGTCTTCTTCACTAACAACATCACCAATATTATACTTAACAATGTAGAAGTGATTTTTATAAGCCAAGTTTGCACGAATTGGATCATAGCCGACATATTTTTGTACTGGAATAATGTTGACAAATTGGCGACGGCGGTCAGTACTTGATTGTACTGGAATACATGTATCCAAAACGTCATCGAATGCACGAGATACAGGAACATCAGCACCCCAAGAGAAGTCTTTAGCACCATCAGAGCCATTTACTGTATTTCCAACTTCTTTAGATTGTTTCATGTCGTAGTTAATTGACATTGCAGCCAATTCATCAGGAACGTGAATTTCATAATACATTCCATTAGCAAATTCATCGTAACGGTACTGTAGATATCCGTATTGCTTTTGAGCCATCTTGTTAAGTTTGTCTTGGATTTGTTGAACAAAGTCACCGAACGTTGCAGAAGTACAAGTATATGGTTCTTTGAGCATCCAATCCTTATTTTCAACTAATCCAGCACGTGCACGAGTCATTTGTAAGTCATAAACAATAGTACCTCCACTTTCAGTTGCACGAGCTTTAATTGTATTAATACGGACAGCCCATTTTCGGTTTAGACCCGGTATACGTTCTGGTTTACCTGTTACTGGATGGAAACCGATGAAATCCATTTCCATAATAAGAGGTAGGTCCATAAACTTGTTATATCCTAGATCATTTGCTAGTACTACAAGGTCATTAAACAAACTCATACCATTATTTTCAGAAATTGCCATTACGCAGTTATTAAATGAGAAGTTTGTTGTTAAACCCGGTGATGCAGGGCCAGCAGTTGTAATTTGAACACTATCTATACTAAATCTACCAGTTACACCACTTTCCGCTATTACATGTCTATTAACTTCGGTATCTGGGTTATCCCAGAATAGGTGATATTCAGGGGAACTCAATCCAAATAGAGTAAAGTGGTAAGTGTAGTTGTCATATTTTAATAAAGCGTTATCATAAGGTACAATAAAATCATTTAGGTTAGCATCTGAGTAAACACCTTCAGCACTGTTCCAGTTTTTAGGACGTTCACCAGTTACTTTTGCTTTATAAGGGTTTGAGGAATTAGGATTCATACCAGTAAGGTTAGGATCGACATTTGTTTCAATTGCTTTTGCTTTATTAACAGAAGCGGTTGTTACTTCGTCGGATGTTCCTTTACTAACAGTATTATATGTTAATTCATTGGCTTGACCACCTAATCCTGATGATAGTTCATTAATTGTATTTGATGCTGCATCTGAAATTCGATTAGCCATATAAACTCCTTTTATTTGACTCGGCGTGGACTACTTAAGTAAGTTTGGATTCGTTGTAGTGATGGAATACGGATAACTGTACCTGCTGTAAAATCATAAATTGGGTCAACCAAGATATTTGGATTTAAAAGTGCAAATACGTAGTATAAGCGTTCATTACCATACAAATCGTATGATAAACGCCAAGGCTGTTCTGCGTATTCTGCTGGAATAGTATAATCCACATCGGTATCAGCAGGGATAATACCGATTGGTAGGTTGTAATCTAAGTACCATGTTTGACGTACTTTTGCATACGGTGAGTACTGACTATATGTAGAAGCCATTAAATGAATCCTCCTTTTCTCATTAGTGCACCACGTTTAAATGCGTTTAAGTTAAAATCCTTCGTCATATAATCTGACGTAGGTTGTTCTTCTAGTTGAAGTGTAATTGGTAGCTTTTGTGGTATCCACACTTCGTTTTCTTTATTCATTAGTCCTTGTGCTCTTAAGTTATTAAAAAATGCACGAGAATCTTTGTCCGTTACATTAAATTTAGCAGTGATTGAATCAACTGGTACTTGAATGTAAGGAACATCATTTTGGAAGTTAAAGTTATAGGACTTAATGATCACTGGAACATCGTTATACATATAACGACCATATCCACTGAATAGTAAAATTGGTGGTGGAGCACCAACAACTGCTACGTTAGGGTTGTTAGCTACTGCTGCCTGACGACCAAAGTCCATTAGGGAACTTGCACGAATAAAGTTCATACATGCTAGCGTATACATAGCTTCAGTTGCAGTGTTGGAGTAAAAATCTCCTTGTACTGAAATTATGGCGTTAGATGTGTTTTTGTAGTTGTTGTAGTTTGCGTTACTGTGCATTGTTTGTTGAGTTTCATAGCTCACTGAACGTTGCTCGGTAATGGTAGGTGTATAATTCCAGACCATCCCGTTAGTACTTCTAAGTATTGACAGGAGTGTAGGTTGGCTTAAATTGCCACTATCCCCGTATACGTAGTTTTGAGCCGCAGGGCGTGGTCTCAATCTGATTCGACGGTCTATCATAAAAATTCTCCATAAAAAGACTTATAATATATTTATAATTTTGGGACAAACTCGAAAAATGTGATATAATAGTGAGGTGGGACACGGATGGTCTCATGAAAAAAATACATGGAGTGTTACAATATGATAACCAAACCCAAGCGTAAAAAGTATTTGAATAACGCTGACTTACTACGAGAAATACATCTCAGTAAAATGTCATACTGCTGGCTAATTGATGAGTGCTACAGTATGTACGATTACATCGTCTTCGATGTGAATGAAATTGATGAAGAACTACTTGAAAAAGCTAGTGCAGCACGTATTAAACGCCTCAACAACGAGACAGTTGAACGGATTAGAGCAGAAGACGGCCTATCAGCGAAGAAAGCTAAAGAAGCTGCTGATGAGCGTGGCTTGTTCCTAACAACAGTACCAATCGATGAAGTTGTGATTCGCGTAATTACGGATGAACACATACCAGAAGAGAAAGGTGCTAAAATTCGTGTTAACTTCGAACCATTCAAACATTACATTGTCGATGAAGACGCAACTTTCTATGAAGTAGCTCGTTCACACTGGTTCGGTGATACGGACAGCGGTGAGTTTTGCTTAACTCACGGAAGAATGACTAATGAATTAGGAAAGATGTTCATCAAACTTGCAGAAGAAATCTCCCATAAAACTAACTACCGAAATTATACGTACTTAGATGAAATGATGGGCGATGCAAGAATACAACTAGTAAAAAATGCCTTACTATTTAAAGAAAGCATTTTGTACAAAAAAGATAAACCTGCTGTACAATTAAATCCCTTCTCCTACTATACATCTTTCGTTAACAACGCATTTAGATCAGTACTTAATACTGAAAAGAATGTACGCAATATTCGTGATGATTTACTCGAAATTAATGGTTTTACACCAAGTCATACACGACAAATTGAAATTGAAATGAAAATGATGGAAGGTAGAAATGGCTCTATTTGATAAAGCAGTAACGTTCACTGATATTCATCTTGGTTTGAAGAATAACAGTAGAGAACACAATTTAGATTGCGTTAACTTCGTGCAATTCATGATTAATGAAGCCAAAGAACGTGATATTAAAGTTTGCATTTTTATGGGTGACTTTTTCCATAACAGAAGTAATGTTAACATTAGTACTCTAAACTACGGTCTAGAGATTATGAATCTACTAAATGATAACTTTGAAAAAACCTACTTTCTAGTCGGTAACCATGATATGTATCACAAAAACAAACGTGATGTAACAAGTATCAATATGGCTAAATCATTTGCTAACATCGAATTCATTAATCAAATGAAAACAATCGATGACTGTACTTTCATTCCTTTTATGATTGATGATGAGTACAAGCAATTGCCATCACTCACCAGCAAATATGTTTTCGGTCACCTAGAACTTCCGGGCTACCTACTAAACAAAATGGTTGAGATGCCTAATCATGGTAAAGAAACACAAGAGTCTTTCAATGGCTGTGAGTATGTCTTTAGTGGTCACTTCCACAAACGACAATCAAAACTTACACCGAGCGGTACTAAAATAATCTATACAGGAAATTGCTTCCCACATAATTTCTCAGATACTTGGGATGATGCTCGTGGTATCATGTTCTTAGAACACGGTAAAGAACCACAATTTAAAGCATGGGATCAAGCACCTAAATATAGGACTTTCACTTTATCAGAAATGTTAAATGAGCCTCAGTACTACATGCAAGATAACGTCATTGCTAAGGTTCAAATTGATATTCCAATTAACATGAATGAGATTAGTTACATTCGTGAAGTCTTTAGTAAGCTATACAAAGTTCGTGAATTCAATATTGTGAACAGTAAGAAAGCTCTACAAGAAAGTTTGGAATATGGTGAAGCAGAAACCAGTACTGAATCAGTGGATGAAATAGTACTACGTCAGATCCAAGAGATCGATTCACCAATGTTCGACAAAAATCTTCTAATGCAAATTTATACATCACTTTAATGGAGTAAAGAATGTTAACCATCAAAAAAATCTCAATGAGAAACTTCTTCTCATTCGGAAATGCCCCACAAGAACTTGAATTACAAGGTAGAGAAATCTCTCTTGTACTAGGCCAGAACAATGATGTTGTTGTTGATGGCGGTGACAGTACCGGAAGACGTAACGGTGTTGGTAAATCAGCACTTATTCAAGGACTTGTTTTTGGATTGTATGGTAAAAGCATTGGTAATGATATCAAGATTCCCAACTTAGTCAATAAAACTAATACAAGAAATTGTGAAGTTGAGATTGAGTTTATTAAAGATGGAATTGAATACAGAGTTGAGCGTGGGCGTAGCCCCACGTATTTCAATTTTCTTACTATTAAAGATGGTGAAGTCATCGAAGATGAATCCAGAGGTGAGAAAAAAGATACACAGGAAGAACTAAATGAAATTTTAGGTATTTCCCAGACACTATTTGAACATATTGTAGTACTTAACGCCAACGTAGACCCTTTCTTATCATTGAGTGCTCAAAAGCAACGTGATATGATCGAAGAACTACTTGGTATTACACAATTGACTGAAAAAGCTGAACTTCTAAAGGATATGCAAAAGGATTCTAAGAAGACTGCTGAACAGGAAAAGTTCAAGATTGATACATTATTAGCTTCAAACGAAAGAATCCAAAAAAGTATTGAGAATCTACAGTCTCAGGCCAATACTTTTGAGACCAATAAGCAAAATAGGATTGATGACTTAAAAGTTAAACTATCCGAATTTGAGTTTGCCGATAAATTTGGTTTCGAAGCACTTTATATTAGTGCAAAAGATATGGAAGATGCAATTGAGCATAACAATAAACGTTCAGTACTTGAGAATCGACTAAATTCACTAATGCAAAAGCGTGAACAATATGATCAGCAACTTCAAAGAAATAAAATTGAAGTACTTGGCAAAATCAATGAGCTAAAATCGATAGATATTAGTTCTGAATTGGCATTGCATGAAGAATTAGACGTTTGGTATCAATTAGAAGGAATTCTAAAGACAAATACCAGTACTAAGATGTTTAAAGAACAGGCTATTCGTCAAAGTAAGTCTGAGCTTGAACGTCTAAATGATTCTCTAACCAAAGAATACAATAAATTGAAGACAATAGAAGATAGTAAGTGTCCTATGTGTAATGGTGAATTGAAAAATGATCACAATCACACTGATATGCTTGATAAAATCAAGAACACTATAGAAGATCTATCTTCTCAGATTATTCAAGCTGAATATAACATTTCAATCACTACTGAAGAGATTGATGAACTTGAAATCTTTGAAATGCCACCTAAGCCAGTTACGAAATACAGTACATTATCAGAAGCAAAACTACATGAGCACATGTTAGCTGAAAATACAGCAAAATATGAAGCTGATGAAGTGAATATCTATGATGATGAACTAGTTAGTACATATACTGAGCTAGAAGGGATGGAACTTAAAGAATATGATGTGGTATTCAGTACTTCAGAAGTTCAAAAACTTGAAATGACGTATAAATCGTTATCAGAGAATTTGAAACGTGAAGAAAGTAATTCTAATCCATATATTGCTCAAATTGAGACATTAAAAACTGAATCATTACAGACTATTGATTACAATACTTATAATGAGTTAGAAAAGCTAGCTAATCACCAAGATTTCCTAGTGAAGTTATTACTAAACAAAGATTCATATGTACGTAAACGTATTATAGAGCAGAACATTACTTATCTCAACAATCGCTTGCAATTCTACATTGACAAGTGTGATTCTGAGCATTTTGTGAAGTTCATGAATGATCTAAGCGTTGAAATTACATTGAACGACCAAACTTACGACTATAAGCAATTATCTCGTGGAGAACGTACACGTGTTAATATTGCATTATCTCTTGCATTCAGGGATACTTATGAATCGCTTTATCAGCGTATTAATATTCTATTCTGTGATGAGTACATTGACGTTGGTTTGGATACAAGTGGTGTTAACCGTATTTGGACGATTTTCTCTGATTTTGCTGTAATTGAAGGTAAGAACGTATTCGTTATTTCTCACCGTGAAGAACTATTGTCAAAAACTGACAATATTTTGAAAGTAGTGAAAGAGGATGGGTTCAGTACTTTAGAGTATGCAACACTTGACGACATTTATTAAACAAAAAGGAGCCTAATGGCTCCTTTTTTTATGGTGGGTCAAGTGGTAAAGCGATACGTACAAATGATGTTTGTACTGAACTATAACCCGGCAATTCAGTACTAACAGTAGAAGCAGATCCACCACCAGCACCATATAATTTATTTTCATATACAAAAAATGAACTATAAAATCCAACGCACCAAATTTTCAATTTTGAATAATCAGTTATGATGCTATCAATTGAAGAATTTCGGGTATACATAAGTAAATTACCAATTCCTCCATTTCCGTGTTGACCATATCCACCATACCCACACTGATATATTCCAGTTGCAGTTTGTAATACAGGAGATACAAAGTTACCCAACGATGAATATCCCTTTACTATTGTAGAACCATCAACACCAGAGGGTAGAGTTGAGTTATTACCAAATCCACTATAATTTGTAGTGTTATTAAGATTAAAACTCAGTTGACCACTATTGTTAGATCCAGCAGGTCGAATTCGATTCGAATCATTACCACCCCCGGTCATCGTTGCGTTGTTTATAAATGTACTGATACGTGAAGTGTATAATACATTTTCTAATGATAGTCCCGGATACGCAAAAGTATAAGGATTATAAATTATAGTATTCATTCCTTGGTTGGATGCGGTTGTACCTAACTGGTAATTTGAGTTTGACCCACCAGCATATATTTTCATATCAGAACGTAATGTAAATAATGCTTGGTTGCCATTTCCATGTATATCATAACACACAGATAAAATCAACGTTGGTGTTGCATATCTAGTCGAAGCACTTGGTGCATATTTGGCATAAATGTTATCACCACATGCATACAATCTATTTGATTTGTCTAGGACTGCCAAACATCCAGCATTAATATCAATTTTCTTTATATTTTCAATTCCTATAGAACTAAAATATGAACTAACATCAGTCCATGAGGCACGACGAATGTTTGAACTATCAAATAATGTTCCTATACCAGAACATAACATTTTACCATCATTGGTTAAAACAAGAGTATCGTTAACACCCAACCATACATCTTTTACATTACTAAGTAACAAAGTAGGTGTTGTTATTGGTGTATTATCTCCAGTACCTAATGAATATTGGGCGTTTGAACCCCAACCATACAATTGACCGCTACTATACAGAACTACAGTAGCTGCACCAACATTACTTAGTACTTTTACTATATCACTTTTAACTACCACTCTATTTCCATAAGTACTTATTCTTGGTAATGGAAACATATCAACTCCTTTTTAATTTAAGCATATCCAAATCGCCAGATTTGATTAATTTACGAGCTTGTTTTGCTCTTTTCGCAGTATTAGTATCAGGAATCACATCAAAAGATTCTAGTACTGAACACTGTTGGGCTGCTGGTAAGGCTTTAAACTTTTTAACATCCACGGTAAGTGCAGTATGGTGAATTACCATTTCGTCTTCAGGGATACTACCATTTCGATCAAGATAATCGGCTAGGTTTCTCAGTACTTCGGATAGTGGTTTATCTGTTAAGTGCTTCATGTATCTATTAAAGCTATTGGTTACTTTCCCTTCCCATGCGTTGCATTCGTTTTGTAGTACCTCACGACAATGCTGGTGGCCTTGGTGATAATGATCTAGTACTGGTTTAGTTATGACTTCTTTAGTAATAGGATCAATACCATTTTGTTTTTTTAGTAATTCATTACGGTACTTTGCAGCATCCTTAGAATCTTTTAATCGTTTTTTTGTCATCTTAAGTACTTCTCCAAATAATTAATACAATGTATTTACGTTTTTTGGGACAAATGAGCAAAAGTGTGATATAATATAGATAACTCAGTGTGGAGGCGAAAGCCTACGAAATGAATCCTGATCCTATCGAAAATGTAGATGGCAGATGAGCAGACCACACGTGCGAAGTGCAGAAGAGACCCGTTAGGAGTTGGCATAGTTTGTACCACCCACGGCAATACGGCACTATAAACGAGCGTGTTAGACAGATTGACGCTTGCTAGATAGATATATGAGGGACACCTGACCACACTTGTTAAGGGAGTTCAATTTTAAGGCTGGCTATAGATCCGCTTGAAATTTGAACAGCATTAAGATTCGATTGTATGGATTTTAATGTATGCGTACTAAGACTACGACCGTTGCACATGACAGTGATAGAGAGAAACAGAGCAACCCGCTTTCGCTCTAAAGAAATTTAGAAATTCACTATACAATAATTCCGATGCTATCAGCGTCAAGCAATATTCAGATCCTTAATTGGGTCTTTTTTATTGTCTTCATTCCCCTGCGGGGGGATGAAATTACCTCAGCAAATCTCGTCAAGATATAAAGTACAATTAAGTACATTCAATAATTAGAAATGAATTGAAATTATGAATAACGAATGAAATGAGTTATGAATAATTGAAAATTCTTAGACAATCGAAGATTGGCTAATCAAACAAGATAGATACAATAATTGATTATTACCCAAATTAAGATACAAAAAAACCAGCACAGAGGCTGGTTATGATTTGTTTTCTTTAGTTACTTTTTTGTTATATGCACGAACCAGAAGGTCTCTTTCATTTGTTGGCATATTGAGTAGCATCTCATAGGAAGTGTTAGTGATATAGACAGAAATCTCCATAAGAGATGACTTTATCTCTTTTACATTGAGTTCCATATCACTCAACACTTGTCTTATTTCTTCTGGCTTGGCAATGAGAAGCTGAATCCGAAAAAATGTGATGGGTCATAACGAAGTTTGTCGATTTCCCATTCATGATCACATTCAGAGCATTGCACTTCCATTTTATGACTGATACCAATCTCTTGAAGTTCATCAGATGCTTCACGTACTTCTTTAAGTGTGCTTTTTGGTAGTGAACTTACCCATTCAAGAATAAATTCTGCACTATCCACAATATCACCATCTGGTGTTTCAATTTTCTCAATACTTTTAACAATCATGTCAAAGTTAAGTTGAGTCATCGCTTCAAATACTTCAGTGAACATTTTCTTCTTCTGTTCAGTACTCTCATCATCATCCCCTTCGATTAAATCAATCATTTCTGATTTCTTTTGCTCTTGGAACATGCGTTGACCAAAATCACTGTACTCATTCCATGTATAAGGTTTGAAATAAACTTTTAGACCATTTACTAATTCTACGATTGGTTGTTTATCGAAATAGCTCATTGTATCGAGTAAATTTTGTAGATTACGATGGAATGCACCTTCATGATCACAATGTGGACATTTTGTTTGAATCTCATAATCTTCTTCTTTAGAAGCAACTTTAATTGCAATTAAAAGCTGTTCTACGTCATTAACAAACAACTCACCAGCATCTTCAATACCGGGAACACAGTTCTCAATGACTTTAATCACTGCATCACCTCCGATAAGTGCATCTGGTGTGTTAAGCATAATTTCATCACGTGCTGCACGAGCACAAACACCTAGTTTAATACTTTTTAGTACTTCAGGTTTGTATTTTACTACGTTGTTACTTGCTAGTTTAACAAAAATCTCTTCAATCTTAGTATACTTAGCGAGTGGGTTCATTTTACTCATAAGGACTCCATATAATAAATAATTCTATATAATTTTATTTATAAGGAATTAATATGGCAATTGATAACAGTTTCCTTTTGCAGCAAATGCTTAATGAACAAACAAAAGCCAATGACCACCTAACTGCTATGCGTGAAGTACTGGCTGATAGTTTGAAAGTTCAAATTCAAATTGCCAAAGGTAAAGGAAAGAATGGTAGTGGAGGTAGCGGGGGGAATGGGAATCCACCTCCGGGACCGGGTGATCGAAGAAGAGGTGGTGGTCCAAGACCTCCTGACTTCTCTGGTGGTAAATTCTTCAAGCAAATGTTTGGAGAGATGAAAAACATTTCAAGAACTGCCCTCGGTAATAGTGCCTCCGCAGCGAACGTAGTAGGCTCTCTAGGGACGAGTGTTGGTGCATTAGGTAGTTCACTCAAAATGATTCCCGGCCCCGTAGGAGCGGCTGCAACGGCGTTTACGGCTATTGTTGACGTAGGTATGAAAGTTTATGACTACATGAACCAACAATTAGACATGTACAACCAATTAAACAGTGCTGGTTTGACTTTGCGTGACGGCATGATCTCTGCAAGACTTGCTTCTGGTAAATCTTACATGAGTTTAAACGAATTCAACGCAGCTTTACAACAAAACAGTCAATCAATTGCAGCAATGGATGGTCAGTACGGTGATGGTGTAAGCAGTTTTGCTAATTTACTAGGTTCAGTACAGGATCTACAACAAGCAAATGGAATTTATGGGGTATCACAACAGCAATTAGCTGATATTACGGCTAAGAACTTCAAGTATCAGAAACTTTACGGTACTCAAGAGTCATTAAGAAGTATAAATCAAGCTAGTAGTACAGCAGAATTTGTAAATCAGATGACATATCTAAGTAAATCTGTCGGTAAATCGGTAGATGAACTACTTGGTAAGTTTGATTCTATGGGTGAAACACTTGACAGTACTGTATCACAATATGCAATGACCGATAATTGGGGTGTTGATCCTGATAAAGCAGCAGAAGTAACCAAAGCTATGAACAGTGCGTTCGTTAGTATGGGTGAAACTGGTAATATTCTTCAAAAAATTAACGCATCAAGGCTATCTTTATACCAATTACCTGATGAGTACAATAACCAGTTCATGCAAGGCTATGCTGACATGATGGAAAGCCTACAAAGAAGTGGTGTAACCGATTCTAAGGTAGTTCGAGAGACAATGGCGGCTTATGTTAAGGAACACTCTGAACAATTACGTTTGGAATTGATTTCTCAACAGAGAAGTGGCAACACTCAAGCAGCAGCACTACTAACACAGATTCAAAACCAAGAAAAACTATTCAATGACAGCAATACTAAGACTAATGCACAGCTAGAACAGTACACAAGCAACTTCAATATCTGGATCAGCAAGACATTTACTCAACCATTTAATGAAATGTACAATAATCTTCAATTAAGCACTATGAAATATCTAAGCGATATGACAATGAATGCTGATGGGGTATTTGATGTACTAGCTAACATCTCTACTGATGCTTATAATTACTTTAATAGCAAAATGGCTGGCATGTTTGGTGTTATTGGTGAATTACCCGCTAGATTAGGTAAAATAATCCTAGGTGATGAAGCATTTAATACAGTTAAAGCTGCATATGATAAATTCATGGGTGATGTAGTTCAATTACCAGCACGTTTAGGCTCATTAATTTGGGATTGGTTAACTGGAAGTGATATGGACAAATCTAAAGAGCAATTACAAGGAACCGTCAAAAATATGTTTGGTGATTTTAATGCTTTTTGGGATTCTTTGTCTAACATTAAGTTTGATTACTCTGATATGAAGACTCGTATTCAAGATGCATTCGAAGATATGAAAAAATCTATTAGTGGCTGGTGGGATACTGCGAAAAGTTGGTTTAGTGACGATCCAGTACCAGAAGAAGCAAAAAAACAAGCTAAAAACGGTGTCCCGGTGACAACTATAAATACAAATGCTACAAAGGAACAGCAAACAGTTGTTGCAGCTAATAAGCCCCAGCAACCTCCTGTACTTGCGGAACCACCGCAAAATAAACCTGAGCGTATTTCAGAAGAAGCCAAAAAAGCCACTGCGAAAGAAGAAACTCCAGCAGTTCCAGATCCGCTATTTAACTATGATGAAGCAATGCTTGCACAATTGAAATCTTTAGTTGGTGCAACGGATGCAAACAATAGCAATATACAGCAAATGGCACAGCTTCTTCGTCAGATTTCCGAAAACACGGAAACTGCAAGACAAACCTAATCGGAGAATTATAAATGAGTTGGAAACGTCAGATGACAACTGCGAGGTCAAAAGTATCGACCTCGAATATCGAGCAAGATAAAGGAAGTACTGCTAAAAGTACTGGTTCCAAATCTAACTATGCTTCTTACTTGCCCGTAGTATATACGGGCTTGTCGAATCGTACTGATCGATACAGACAATATGAACAAATGGACCAAGACCCAGAAATTAGAACCTCACTAGATATTATCGCAGACTTCTGTACTCAAAGTGTTGAAGATTTCGGTTTACCATTTAAAATTAGATACAAAGATAAAATTGGCGACTCTGAAGTTACTACTTTGGAAGATCGTTTAGAATCATGGGCTGAACAAAACGATTTTAAAACCAGAATTTATGAAATAGTTCGTGGACTTTTAAAATATGGAGATCAGTTCTTTGTTCGTGACCCAGAAACTATGGAATGGGTTTGGGTAAACCCAGCAAACGTTGAAGGTGTATTTGTCAACGAAGAAACTGGTAAAAACCCTGTTGCTTACTTTATGAGAGATATCTCTTATAACATGCAAGATAAAATTTTCTCAAACCTTCAAATTGGTTTTGATAAAATGGCCTATCCGGGTTCATTGCCAAACGCATTAAGCGGTTCTGCTAGTCAGTTCGGTGGAATGGGTGGTGGTTATGCGAATGCTGGTAACGCACAAAGTGCTGACCCATTCAATATGGCTGCTGGTCGTAAAGATGTTCTTCCTGTTGCGGCAGAACACGTAGTTCACCTAACACTAAATACAGGACAAGATCCAGTATGGCCTTTCGGCACTAGTATTCTAGAATATGTCTTTAAAGTTTATAAACAAAAAGAACTTCTAGAAGATAGTATTATCATCTATCGTGTTCAACGTGCACCAGAGCGTCGAGTATTTAAAATCGATGTTGGTGAAATGCAAACTCACCAAGCAATGGCTTATGTAGAACGCTTTAAGAATGAAATCCACCAGCGTCGTATTCCTTCTAATAAAGGTGGAAGTACTTCACTAATGGATGCAGCTTATAACCCATTAAGTATTCTAGAAGACTATTTCTTCCCACAAACTTCGGAAGGTCGTGGTTCATCTGTAGAAACATTACCGGGTGGTGATAACTTGGGTCAAATCGATGACTTGCGTTATTTTAACAACAAATTGATTCGTGGTCTACAAATTCCTGCCTCTTATCTACCGCAAGGTCCAGATGATGGTGGTGTTGCTTTATTTGGTGACGGTGCTACACAGGCAATGACTAGTGAATTACGTTTTAATAACCAATGTATGCGTTATCAACGACTAATAGCTAAAGTATTCGATATGGAATTTAAACGTTATATGGTTAAGAATGGTTATAGCATTAGTGCTTCATCATTCGAGGTTATTTTTAACCCACCAATTAACTTTGCTTCTTATCGTAAGGCTGAGTTGGATGCAAAACTAATTAGTACTTATATGAGCCTTGACGGTTTACCTTATGTTGCTAAACAAACAATTCTTAAGAAAATGGGCTTTGAACAAAGTGATATTGTTGAGAATGAGCAATTATGGTTACAAGAAAATCCTGACGCACTTAACGCTTCTAATGGTGAAGATGCTGCTGGATTGAAATCTGTTGGTATTGATGCCCCTAATGATCCGGGAATGGATTTAGGAATGGATGAAGAAGGTAATATGGAAAGTGCTGATAAAGAATTCCAAGATATGGTTCAAAACGATGATTTTAACCCGAATAATTTAGGCAATTCTTTCTAAGACTAAATAACAATGATGAGTTCACTTCGCTTAAGAAGTGAACACGTTAGGAGATGTATATGTTAAATGAACTTTTTGAATCTAGAAATGATTCTATGTACGATCCAGAAGATGACCAGACAGTTTACAAGCTCACTGACACTCGGAAACCTAAACTAACTTTAAAAGTACTGAACAATTTACGTAAGTACCGTGAATTTAAAGCTAGTGAAGAAGAGAAACGAAATCAGGTAGTAGCTGTAGTTTATGCCCCGGCTCCTTCTGATGATAACATGGACGGCGGCATGGGCGGCCTAATGTAAAAATTCCGCTTTTTAAAGCCCTTTTTAAAATCGGAATTTTAGTACGTATAAATAATGACATACTTAATTTAAAAAAATTTGTATATCTATTGGAGGATATAATGGCAAATAAAAAACTATTGCAAGAAGCAATTCAGGCTTTTGCTAACAACGAACAAGACCTAGCTGCTAAAAAAAATGCGTAAGTATTTCCTAGAAGCTGCTCAGGAAATTAACAAAAAACTAGAAGAAGAAATGGAAGAAGAATGCGACCTTAGCGAAGCAGAAGAATCCGAAGAAGTTGAAGATGAAGTAATCGAAGAAGATATCAATGGTGGTATGGATTCTGGTCTAACATCTGAAATTCAATATACTCTAGACGAAGAAGAAGAAGAATCTGAAGACGTAGATGTATCTGCTGAAGATGGCGAAGGTGAAGAATCAATTGATTTTGACGCTGAAGAATCTGAAGGTGGTGAAGACGTTTCTCTATCTGGTGACGAGTGGGAATCTATTAAGGATGCATTCTCTGATCTAGAAGCTATGTTTGATCGTATCGATGGTGACGGTGATTTCGAAGTAGACCCTGAAGGTGATTCAATGGGTGATGCTGAAGAAGAAGTTGACTTTGATATTGATGCTGGTGGTGAAGACGAATTCGCTGATATCGGTTTCGGTGATGAGAAAGTTGGTGAAGGTTATAAAATGAAACCTGTTAGCAAACCTTCTAACGAAGCAGCTAAATCCAAATCTCCTGTAGCTCCTAACGCTAAATCTCCAGTAGATGGCGTAGCTCCAGTTAAGATCAAAGACGGTACTGTTGTAACCAACGATGGCGATCTTCTAAAGAACAAAGATGCTGAAACTGCTAAAGTTGAAGACATGAATAACGTCATGGACAGTGCTAAAGGCATGATGAAAGATGCGAAGAAACCAAAGAATACTGCGGAAAAATCTCGCTCTCCACTACCTAAAAACGCACCTAAATTTTAATCATAAATAAAAAAAAGAAAGGAGATCATTACTATGAGCATGATTCGAGAGTGGTCTTCATTCAATGATTCTAAAATTGTACTAGAACACCGTGATAATCCGTTCGGTGGTAAAGATTGTTACCTAAGAGGTATTTCAATCCAAGCTGACCAACGAAATAAAAACGAACGTATATATCCATTTAGTGAAATTGCTCACGCAGTGGAAAATATGAACCAACGCTTAATGAGTGGTGAGAGCATTCTTTGTGAATGTGATCACCCTGAAACCCTTACTATTAACTTAGACCGTGTAGCAGCAATGATTACTAAAGTCTGGATGGAAGGTAAAAACGGAATGGCTGAAATTAAGCTACTTCCAACTGCACATGGTGAAAATATTCGTAAAATGCTAGAAAGCGGTGTGAAACTAGGTGTTAGTTCGCGTGGTTCCGGTAACGTAGACCATAATGGCATTGTTTCTGATTTTGAAATAGTTACTATTGACATTGTGGCACAACCGAGTGCTCCAGAAGCGTATCCAACAGCGGTATTTGAATCTCTTATGAGTAAGTACGGTTCACCTCTTAGTGGTAGTAAAAAAGCAGCAATAGTGGAATCTAAATCATCAAATGGTGTAGAAAACGAAATTCACGCTTTTTTTAAAGATTTAAAAGGGTAACAAAAAAAATTTATAAATATTTGTACATCAAAAGTACGAATGTTAAGTACTTTACAGGAGATTATAATGTCTAAATTAGATAAGTTTCTAAAAGAATCATCTCTTTCTGACGAAGCGAAACAGCTAATTCAGGAAGCATGGAATGAAGAAAAACAAGCAGTAGCCGCTGAAATGCGTGAAGAAATGAAAGGTCGTTATCAAGAAGACCTAGGCCGACTAACTGAAGGTCTAGATAAGATGGTAACTGAACTAATCGCTGAAGAAATGGGTGCAGTATACACCGAGAAAGCAAAACTCGTTGAAGACCGCGTTACACTACGTAAAACCCTAGCAAACTTCGGTTCTTTCGCTAACGGTGTACTTGCAGAAGAAGTAAAACAAATGCGTAACGAGACAAAACTCGTTAAAGAAAGTCTAGATAAATTCGCAGGATTCTCAAACCGTATCCTAGCAGAAGAACTTAAAGACTTCCACCAAGAGAAACGTCAATTAGTTGAAACTCGCGTTAAATTAATTGCAGAAGGTTCCCAGAAGATTAATGAAGCTCGTCAGAGTGTTATTAAGCGTATTACTGAAACCAGTGCTCAATATATTGCTGAGACTACTCACAGTAATCTAAAAGAGCTAAAAACCGAGTTGCGTGAAGCACGTCAAAACATGTTTGGTCGTAAAATTTTCGAAGCGTTTGCTAACGAATTCTACAGCAACCAATACAAAGAAAACTCAATCCTACGTTCTCTAAACGAATCTATTAAGCAGAAAGAGCAAGAAGTTATTAACATGAAAGTTGAACTTCAAGAATCTAAAGCAGATGCAGATGCCGCACACCGTAAAATGCGTATCATGGAAGATACCCAAGCACGTAATGCAATCATCTCTGAACTTGTGAAACCTCTTACTGTTCAACAGAAGCAAATTATGGAATCACTACTTAAAGCTACTCCAACTGAGAAACTTAAAGACGATTTCATGAAGTATCATAAGCCAGTGCTTAAAGGTACTATCAGCGAATCTGCTGCAAAAGCTAGCCGTCCAGCAGTTAATACTCAGGCTAAAAATACTCTCACTGAAGGTAAAGTCCATCTCGGAAACCGTGAAGGTATCATTAAAGAAAGTGAACTAGATTCCGACGACCTAGATTTCCTAAAATCTCTAGAGCGTAATGCAGGAATCCACAAAAAATAAACATTTTTAATAAGCTATTTTTTTCAGGAATAAATAATAACATACTGAAAAACGAAAAAACATCTTTTAAGGAGATATATAATGTCACAACTATTAACTGAATCTAAATGGGCAGCAGTGAAAGAAAAACTTACTGAAGGTCTAAAAGATAACCGTAAAACCGTTATGGAAGCAGTACTAGAAAACCATCGCAAAGTAATGCTACGTGAAAGTGCTTCACAGGGTGCTACCTCTGCTGGTAACATCGCAACGCTAAACAAGGTAATTCTACCTATTATGCGTCGTGTAATGCCTACTGTTATTGCTAACGAAATCATCGGTGTTCAACCTATGACTGGCCCTGTTGGTCAAATCCACACCCTACGTGTTCAATATGCTGACAACGCACCGGGCGTTATCGCTGGTGAAGAAGCACTATCCCCATACAAAATCGCTAAGTCTTATACTGGTGACGTTAATGGTGATAATGAGAATCCACGTGCTGCACCTACTAGCCAACTAGAAGGTACTATGGGTCGTCGCGTTAACATCCGTATTCTACGTGAAACGGTTGAAGCGAAATCTCGTCGTCTATCTGCTCGCTGGACTGTTGAATCTGCACAAGATGCTCAATCCCAACACGGTATTGACGTTGAAGCAGAACTAATGGCTGCTATCGCACAAGAAGTTACCACTGAGATCGACCAAGAGCTACTCCACAAACTACGTGCTCTACCGGGTGCTGCTGCTGTAACTTATGACCAATCTAAAGTAACTGGTGTTGCTACCTTCGTAGGTGACGAACACGCTGCTCTAGCTACTCTAATTAACCGTCAAGCGAACGAAGTTGCTCGTCGTACTAAGCGTGGTGCTGCGAATTGGGCTGTTGTTTCCCCAACTGCACTAACCATTCTACAGTCTGCAACTACTTCTAGTTTTGCTCGTACTACTGAAGGTACTTTCGATGCACCAACCAACGTTAAATTCGTAGGCGTTCTAAACTCTACTATGAAAATCTACGTTGATACCTATGCAGATGACAGTACTGACGTACTAATCGGTTACAAAGGTAACGCAGAAACTGATGCTGGTGTATTCTATTGCCCGTACATCCCACTAATGGCTTCTGGTACTGTAATGGACCCTAACACTGGTGAACTAGTAACTACCTTCCTAACTCGTTACGGCTACGTACAGTTGACTGATAGTACTTCTTCTCTAGGTAACGCTGCTGACTACTTCAGCAAAATTGCTATCCGCAACGTAACCTTCATGTAATATGAAGTGTTTTTGAAGAAGAAATTAGATTCAAAATTAATAAATCAAAAAAAGGAACCTTCGGGTTCCTTTTTGCGTATTGGAGGTCTTATGAAAAGAGATGACATGACAGTAACAGTTTACCAAATCCCTCGTGATGGATTTTACCCAACTCTTGGTGGTGGATTAGAATTCATGATAGATGCATACACATATGTTGCATACATAGAAGAACTACAAGAGCTATATGTAAGTATAGAAGGAGTTCGATACCCAAAAAACAAATACATCCAAGATATAATGCTTGTTGAAAGCAAAGAAATGCTTTACAAAGACTACGTTCAGTGGTATAAAGACATGTTGAACGCAAAATTCCCTGATGCTCCAGTACTCGCCACGATTGAGCTAGATGCACAAGGAAGACCGAAACCAGAAATCCCAGAGCACCTTAAACCCAATGATGCTTTCTCTAAGTTAAGAAGTGCCGGGTTGAATTTCACAATTCAGCGATAATAAATACTTCCAATGATATGGAGGTAATATGTCGCAAATATGTTATGTAATCACGAATCCAGCATGGCCTGAATGGGTAAAAATCGGATTCACGTCTAAGTCGGAAATGAAAACACGTTTAAGTACTTACCAAACCGGAACACCATTCCGAGATTTTGAAGTATATCATGAAGTTCACTTTGAAGATGCAAAAGAAGCAGAGAAAGAAGTACACAAGCGTTTAAAACAAATGAATGCATCAAGAAGTCCCGGAACTGAGTGGTTTAAAATGCCAAAGAAACTGGCAGCTAATATGATTGATGGCGTTGCAGACGATTTAGACAACGGACTTCTATAAATATCATTATAGTTTTAAACAATAAAAGGATTTATAAATGAGTATTAGTTTTAATCATCCTAGTAATACGGTGACTAGTACTGGATCATTGAGTTTAATCGTTAGTGGGGGTAATACTACTTCTCCACAGCCAATTAGATTCAACTCCACATCAGTTGTTATGCCAGTGCGAGCTTTACCAGCAGGTGAAGCAGGTGCAATGGTCTTTGACACTGGTACGAAAACCATGAAGTATCATAATGGTTTAAGTTGGGTAGAAATGCTTGGACAAGATGTAATTCTACAACCAATTTATACTGAAATCAACAATATTAACAATAAACTTGCCGGGAAAGTAGATACGGTTACTTACTCATCAGGTTCCGTACCACAGGCATCTATTAGTGGTTCACAACTAAACATTATATTCCCAATTGGTGGTGGTGGAGGAACTGGATCAACTGGTCTATTCACATCATCGAAACAAGGTGCAATACAATATTATTCCTTGACAAGTGGGATGAACGCAGCTACAATACGTGAGCAAATGAGTGGCGTTACTGGTGGTCAAGCAGGACGTAACGGTTCACAATCACTTCCTTGGAAAACCAACGATGGTTGGACATTCTCTGATGGTATGTGGTGGACATGGGAAGGTGAATCTGGTGTTGTAACTCGTCAAGTTCCAAACTTGAACCAAAACGCGTACTTGAAACCAATGGCAGTAGCTTCAGTAACCAACACTACAAACTTAGTTGCTTCTTCTGCTTCTATTGGTGGCACTGCACTATCTATTGCACAATTACCACCACACAGCTTTACTGTTTCAGGACAAACAAACTCCGCTGGTACTCACCGTCACGGAATGTCAAACTTGTGGTCTGGACGTATGAGTATCGATGACGTTCGTGTTGGTGTATTCCGTAATGGATATAATAGCTTTTCAGCAACAACCTCGGATGCTGGTGATCACTTTCATACATTCTCTGGTACTTCAAATACCATTGGTAGTGGACAAACACACACGCACTCCATTAATAACTTAGACGTAGACCACTTCACAGTAGCAGTACTTTATAATATTGCAACACCTAGTTTTGCACTAAATGAAGCTGCTGCAAACTCCAAGTATGTGTTAAAATCTGGTGATATCATGACTGGTTCTTTAACTATTGCAACTTCGGCAATTTTACGTGGTAATGATAACAACTTAACATTTATATTCCGTAATACTGCAAACGCAGAACGTGCTATGATCTATCACAGTTCAGTAAACAATACATTACGATTCCGTGCTAACGGTGGTACTGAAATGTTACTAACATCAGCAGGTGGTTTGACTGTAAACACACTAACATCAAGTGCTGGTTTGACAGTAACCAATAACACTGCAACTGTTGGTGGGAAGAATATTGTACGTAGTATTAATGGTCAGAGTGCAGATGCTAATGGTAACATTACTTTAGCTCAAGGTAACTACATCGAACGTATACGTATATTCAATATAAGTTGGGCTGGTGTATCTGAATCGCCAGTGTATCCCGGTACTGTAATGACAGGTTGGCGTTATGGTGATAAAAAAGAACTACGTGGTGCATCATACTTCTATGGTTATTTGCAATACTATGCAAATGGTACATGGTATACTGTTGCTTATCAATAAAAGGAAAATAAATGAAACCTATAGTGTATAAGGGGTGGGAAAGCTATGACCCACCTGAAACTGAAGAAAACAAATTCCATATTTTTCATGGAGCAAAATTTCTAAGAAATAAAGATGGACAGGATTGGTATGATGTACGAAAAGAACTTATGGAAAAATATGAGGGATATTATTTCCTTCTAGTTGATTCAAACACTGATATAGTTAGATTTATAACTATTGATCCGTCAGGATTGTTCCCACACAATACATATATTGTAATTGTTGATGAATTATCAGATGAAATCAAAGAATCACCATATTTTTATAAGTTTTCTAAAGGTAAATTTGTTCCTGATAATACTTTTAAGATTCAACAATTGGAAATTTATCTTTCAGAAGAAATATCTTGGGCTTCTTCACAAATTAGTGCTCTAGATGACATTTCACTGTTCGGTACTCCTACTGATGAAGAGAAAGAACGCCTAGATGCCCTACGTAAGTACCGCTTCACTTTGGTACGTACTAAGCCTGAAGACAACCCTGATATCGACCTTCCAGACCGTCCTTAAAAATAAATAAATTGCTTACTTGTAATTAGTGGGCAATTTACAATATGAAAACAAGGACTAATATGAAAACATATAATGGCTGGCAACAATATCAACCTTCTTCAGTACCACCAGAAGATCAATGGAAGCTAGAATCTGGTCTACCATTCTTCATTGATGAAGATGGTAATGATTGGTATCAACTCCAGAGAACATATGAAGGTTCCCAAGGAAAAACATTCATTTGGATTGTAACAGAACACCGAAATGGTATTTCTCAGTCATCTGAAAACATTTTTGATTTGGCCTTTGAACCTACCGCCAACAGTATATTCGGTGTTGTAGAAACTGTTAATTTACCAAATGGATACGTTAATGGTGGATGGCAATGGGTTGTAAAATTTGGTGGGGAGATTGTTTACATGACAGACGACGAGTTTAGACAAAAACTCCCACTTCATAGGGAGACCGAACAGAATTGGGCTTCTGAAGAATTACAAATACTTAAAGACCAAACACAACTCAAGGCTAGAATAGCAAAAGTTCAAAATTATTACAATAGTTATCAATACCTTGACATGAAACATGCAACCGTAGCATATGCATTACCGATGCGTCCCGGAAATTCTTGGGACAAAAAACAGATCATGTGATATAATAGAAGCACGATGAGCAATGACGCTCTCGTGCTTTTTTTATTACAATGGAGAAACAACATGGCTAAGAAAACTGAAAACAAAGTAGAAATCCAAGACCTAAACGACGAACAACGTAAACGCCTTGGCTCTGGCCTTAACAACGCAGTTGTCCAACTAACCTACATGCAAGACACTAAAGCAGCTTACTCTGACTTTATTGACTCGCTAGCAGATGAACTTGGTATTGATGCAGGTATCATCAAAAAAGCTGCAACCCGTATGCACAAAGGTGACTTCTTCGATATCGTTCGTAAGCAAGACGAAGTTGAAACCATCCTTCAAATTACTGGTAACCTACCAGAAGACGACGAGTAATATTGTCTCAGCCTCCTAGATTGGAGGCTTTTTAATTGAAGTATGTTTATTATAAGGAAATAAGATGTATATAGATGGATTTATGGAACGTAAACGCACTGGTGATGTACTTCACGTGGCAGAACGTGTGAATGGTCGTCGTGTTCTACGACAGCTAGACCCTTTATATGAATACTATGTGGAATCACCAACAGGAACTTTCAAAACCATTCATGGCACTATGGCAGAGAAGAAAACTTTCTCTAGTCATCGTGACTTGAAAAGTTCCTTAGAATTAGATCAGGGAAAGCGAACTTACGAATCTGATTGTAACGTAACTTTCAAAACCCTTGCTCAAGAATATATGGGTAAGAGTTCTCCTGATTTGAACATGATGTTTTTCGATATCGAAACCGACTTCCACAAGAAGCTCGGATATGCCTCACCAAGTAACCCATTTAACCGTGTTACTGCAATTTCCCTATATCAAAGCTGGACAGGTAAGGATTATGTACTAACCTTAGCTCCAGAAGAGATGGATTTGGTAGAAGCACAAGATATTGTTAACCGTCTAAACGCAGAAACCGATGATCCAAACAGTGTAGTTGTACTTTATACTGAAGAAACTGAAATGTTTAATGACTTCTTCGATTTGATGGAAGATGCAGACGTACTTTCAGGATGGAACAGTGAGTTCTATGATATTCCGTACATGGTTAACCGCACAGCGAAGATTTTCAATGTTGCTACTACCGCTCGTTGGTGTTTGTGGAATAAAAAGCCTGTAACTCGCGAAGCTGATATGTTTGGTAAGACAATTGTAACTTATGACCTAATTGGTCGTGTTCACCTAGATTATCTAGCGTTGTATAAGAAACACGCAGGTCAAGTAGAACAATCGTACAAACTAGACTATATCGCTGAGAAAGTAACCAAAGAAAACAAAGTACCGTATGATGGTTCCCTTGACAAACTATATCGAGAAGACTATATTACGTTCCTACGTTATTCTAAACAGGATAGTATTCTACTTAAAAAGATTGACGAAAAATTAGACTTCATCAACCTACACAACCGACTAGCACACAAAGAATGTGTACTAATCAGTACTACAATGGGTTCTGTAGCTCTAATTGACACTGCTATCATTAACCTAGCCCACTCAAGGGGTGAAGTGGTATTCGATAAGAAACCACAGGAAGATACCGGGTCAGAACAAGATGATCGTTATGATTACCTCATTGAAGATGAGGATGATGGTTCAGATAATGAACAAGTATCAGCTAAAGCGGCTGGTGCATGGGTACAAGATCCAATATTAGGACTTGTAGACTACCTAGGATGTACTGACTTTAACTCACTATATCCAACTGTACTTCGTGCATTAGGCATGAGTACTGAATGTATCCTTGGTCAAATTCGCCAAGACTACACCGACGCACACCTTGCAAGACGTGTTGATGAACAGCGTATTAAATCTAAATCGAAGAAATTCGAGCCAGATTGGACGGCTGCATGGCATGGTCTATTCGCAACCGTAGAATTTACGATGGTGCGTGAAAAATCCCAAGAGAAACTAATTGTAGACCTAGAAGATGGAACTAGCTTCCAAGTAACAGGCGAAGAACTATATAATATCATTTATGCACCTGATAGTACTATTGTACTTTCTGCTAATGGTACAATGTTCGATAAGACCAAGTACGGTGTTATCCCTGAGATTCTAACTCAATGGTACTCTGAGCGTAAATCGCAACAGAAAATGGTATTGGACTTCAAACACATCTATTCTGATGGTTGGGAGATGCCAGAGGACGCAGTACCAGTAATTATGGCTGCTATGGCTCGCTACAGCCGTTCTGAGACCATGCACCGTACCAACCTACACGAAGATGACCCTGTGTATAAAATCCGTCAGGCGTTGACACAGAGCGATTTTGAGGCTGTTGGGAAGCTAATCACCGAAAATGGTCTTCTCCTTGAAGAAGGTCGTATCAAATGTACAAAAGAAGAGAAATCTTATTGTAAAACACAATCTGCATTCTGGAAACAGAACCAACAGATTCGTAAGATTCTTCTAAACTCACTTTATGGTGCACTACTAAACAAAGGTTCTCGATTCTTCGATAAGCGTCTAGGACAATCAGTTACTTTAACTGGTCGTAGTATGACTAAACACATGGCATCCCGTATTAACGAGATCTGTACTGGTGTTTATGATCATGGTGGTGGTGTAGTAATTTATGGTGACACTGACTCCGTGTATTTCAGTGTAGCACATTACATGAAAGAACAAGGTTTACCGTTTGATCTAACCAAAGAAGAAGTAGTTGATTTGTACGTGAAAATCGGTGACGAAATGGGTGCAACATTCCCTGAATTTATGGATGAGATGTTCAATACTGGTATTGAAAATGGTCGTATTGTTGGTGCGGATTTGGAAATGGTAGGCTCACGTGGTCTATTCTTGAAGAAGAAGCGTTATGCAATCCTAAAATATTGGGAAGATGGATTCCGTAAAGACGAAGGTGATTCACCGGGTGAGATTAAAGCGATGGGCTTGGAAATTAAACGTTCCGACACGCCAAAATACATCCAAGACTTCTTGCAAGAAACACTAATAGCATTACTAGTTGGCGAACAAGAAGAAGAACTACGTAACCGTGTTCGTGCGTTCAAAAATATTTTCAAAGACAAACCAATTCAACAAAAAGGTCAACCACGTACTGTGAAGAACTATTCTAACCTTGAAGAAGAGTACAAGAAAGTTGGAAAACTATCTGTATCTCATGTTCTAGCAGCTATTCAGTGGAACCGATTACGTGAAATCTATGAAGACCAATCTGTACCAGAAGCAACAGATGGTACTAAAGTCATCGTATGTAAGTTGAAGCCAAACCCAATGGGAATAAAAGCTGTCGGCTACCCAATTGATTGTGCGGAGTACTTACCACAATGGTTCTTGGATTTACCTTTTGATGAAGATGAAATGGAAAAATCTGTCTTGACTAAGAAACTAGGAAACATATTTGGTATTCTAAACATGGATATCGCAATTAACGAGAAGAGTACTATGGTCATGGACTCAGGCTTCTTCTCATGGTAAAATAGGAATTAAAATGGCAGACATTTTTCAACGCATTGGGGAAGCTATTGCTTCCCAAGGTAAAATCACAGTAGTAGTAGCATTAAACGATGTTGAAGAGAAAGTACTACAAGGTGCAGGATTTAAAATGGTTGGTACAATGGAACTTAATGGTTCAGTACTTAAATTGTTTGAAGTGAAAATTCAACAAATTATCAATGCCCCATCACCCGGTGTTTGGAATCATGATATCAATAAACCAAAAAAGTATGTACAAGAATGGCCTGAAGGTTATCGCATGTATAGTACTGGTACTGGTAGTGATAATCTAATTTACAAAGGCAGTACTACATCACTAATGGATGCAGCTTACAATCCTCTAAGTATTTTAGAAGATTATTTCTTCCCTAATAACGAAGAAACTCCCAAAACTACTGTTAAAATCAGTCTTGGTGATCTAAGTTCTGAAGATTCAGTTCGCTTTGCAAATGCAATCAAAGATGAGTTCCAAAAATCAGGCCGTTTAGTATCTGATGATAGCTGGACTTCATATCAACAAGGTTATCAGGGCGACCGTCAAAACCGCAACTGGTAATAAAAATAATAAAAAGTTGGGACGTATCTGGGATTATGTGATATAATAGATACGTCACAACGTTACAAATTACGTTAAACAAAATGGAATTGGAGATTTAAAAATGGATTTACGCAACGTACTACGCGACCTAGTAAACACTACTAACGGCATGGATTTTTCTTGTATCGCAGTTTCACGAGAAGATCGTGGCGAAGGTGACCGTGTTTATTTGGAAGCATACACAGATGATAAGACTCTAATCATGCGAGCACACACCAAAGAAGACGTACCGGAAGTTGAAGGTCGTTTCGGTCTTGGTAACCTCGGAATGCTACAAGGTCTTATGAATCTAAAAACTTACAACTCTGACTCTGCAAAGATCGCAGTCAACGCAGCGAACGGTGTTGTTAAAAGTCTAGCATTTACATCTGATGATGCAAGTACTAACTTTATTGTTCAATCGGAAAAATTTATTCCTAACCAACCACGCTTTACTCCACAACCATATGATGTACAGGTTACACCTAGTGCTGCAAAAGTTGGAGAGCTAAAGTCTTTCTCTAGTGTATTCAAATCATTTTCTGCTTTAGTTACTCCTTATACTGAAGGTGATACACTATACTTCCACGTTGGTGAGAAGAATAAATCAAACCATAGCGGTGCAATTGCATTCACCAAAACTGACGGTGAACTAAAGCTAGGTTATGGTTACGCGATTGATCGTCTTCTTCAAGCACTAAACCGTGTGTCTAATGCTGAAGAAATTTCCCTAGGTATTACTAAAACTGGTATGCTAAACGTCACTGTTGACACTGGCATCACCGTGTTCCAGTTCTTTATCCAAGGCAACTAATAACTAAAGGGGAACAATGTTCCCCTTTTCCATTGGAGAAGTATATGAGTACTCCACGCTTTATCGCGGATACCCATTTGGGACACCGCAACATCTATAAGTACAGACAAGTGTTTGACAGTACTAAACACAACGATTTGTACTTCATTCGTGTCCTCCAAGAAACTTGTACTAAACGAGACATTATGTATTTCCTCGGAGATATTTGTTTCGACAGATTTTATTTGGACATGATCAAAGAATTACCCGGTAGTAAAATCCTAATTGCAGGAAATCACTGCACCGAGTACATTCCAATGAAAGAACTAGTGAACGTCTATGATGAAGTTCATGCACTACTAAAATATAAAGAGTTTTGGCTTTCCCACGCTCCACTATCAGAAGTTGAATTACGTGGTAAACGTAATATTCATGGACATGTCCATGCTAATTCATTACCGGATATCAAGTACTTGAACACTTCGGTTGATAGTACATTCATGCGTTTCTTACCACGAACTTTACATGAAATCCGTCAAGCATTTGAATTGATGGAAAGTAGTGGTTCTCACTTCGGTGGGTTAGAAGGTCGTGAAGAAGCACTAGAAGTAATCATGAGTGATCCTGTTTCAAGAGCAGCTTATGAGTGGGCTAAAAAAGAAGCGGAAAGAATTACGGTATTTCAATAAGGATATTTAAAATGCCATTATACACATACAAATGTCAGAATGAAGATTGTGAACATTCTGAAGATAAAATTGTAAAACTATCAAATCGTGATGATGAGCGTAAATGCACTAAGTGCGAAGATGGTCTAATGCAGCGAGAAGAATTTACTGCTGGCGATAAAGGAGCTACATTCCGTTATCGTGGAAATTGGTTTAACACAACAGGGAGATACTAATATGAGTACTTTAAAAATGATTAACGACTATGTTCTAGTCGATTTACTTGTCAACGACACCGTGAGTACTGGAGGTATTATCCTATCTAACGTAGAACCACCATGCATTGGTCGTGTTTTATCTGTCGGTCCCGGACGTATCCTAAATAACGGTGAAAGGGCTGAACATAACATCGAAATCGGTGACGAGATTGTATTTGGTAAATCTTCATTGAATCAGCCTCTAGAGCACGAAAAAGTAACATACTATGTTATGAAAATTGATGAGGTATTTGGTAAGAAGAATGGCTAAGAAATTACCATTTTGGTTGATCCCCGCTCATTGGGGATTAACTGGAAAAGCAAAAGAGATTGCTAGGATTAACTACTACTATGATGGATATGAGGCTGACATTCGTTGTGCACCTTTTGTATATCTAACTGAGTATGAATCTGATAAAGCAATTGTTGATATTGAAAAAAAGTACAGTCAAATTACTGAACTTGAGTACGATCTAAAGATGATTGATGTTGAGCTAAAGCATAAGCGTATTACTGAAAGTGAACGTGACAGTACTTCTTTAGAATTACGTTATAAGCATAACGCTATTCGTGAAAAAGAATATGATGCACAAAAAGTAGAGCTAATGGAAGATGGTGATGAGAAACGCATTGCTGCATTGGAGTATGCTTTCAAGTATCATGAAATTACTGAGAGAGAGTACAGCAAAGAACTCTTTACTATGCGTAAAGAACCGTGGATGGATTTTGATGTAGATTTCAACCAAGAGACTAATAAGGTCGAATTTACTTTCGATTATAACGAGTACTTTTGGAAGAAGTTAAAGAATGAAGGTCATCCGGGTAATGACGAATATGAAATCATTGAGAATTTCATTAAAGATTGGGGTCGTAAATTAGATGATGAAGAGTACACAGATGATGAAGATGTGAACTTAACTAGAATGTCTGATGAGCTTCCTGAGAATATCAAATTTTACAAATAAAAAAAGGAGAACGAAAGTTCTCCTTTTTGTTTTTCAATTTATTAATCGAGTAGTGCTGGGATAGATTTGTAGATCTTAATAGCAAAGTTACCAGCCGCAGCGGTAGCAGAACCTTTAAGAATTACTTCAGCACCAGTTTTATCCATTAGTGGAACACCAGCTAGGTCATTTAGAAGTAGACGACCTTCATCGATAGCTGTAGATGGAACACCTTGGAAGTTTACTGCGTCTTGGTCGAATACGTTTGCACGTTCAACTAGGAAAGTGATAACATCAGCAGATGCGATGTTAGCAGCAGCATCAACACCATCAACAACATTCTTTAGGCCATTAGCAGCAACGCCTTTAGCGATATCAGAAGTAGCGATGATAACTGCACGTTGCTGAACAACATCAACGATACGTTTAATGTTAGTTTGAGCAGCGTAAGATTCGGTGTAATCAGCTTCAACAGTAGCTTCAACGAATTCAGAACCGTCAACACGGACAACACCTTTTTCGTTTAGGAATGCTACGATTTCATCTTTGTTCTGGGTGTTTAGGAAATGCTGTAGACCTACATAGGAGCACACAGCACCAGTTACTACAATAGCGATATCGCCAGTAGTATCGATAGCGATTGTTGCTAGGGCGTTCTTACCTTGGAAATAACCAAGTACGCTATCATGAGAGAAGCCATTAATACGTTCTAACATATTATATTCTCCTTATTATAGTAGTACAGGTAGGGATGCGAACACTTTGATTGCAACAGGTAGAGCACCAGCAGCGGAACCATCTTTCTTACGGAAAGCACCAGCTTGGCCTAGAGTAGCAGATAGTTCTGCACATGGATCAACTGGAACTGGATAGTTTGAACCCGGACGAACAGCTTGAGCATCAAATACGTCTTGACGTTCAATCATGTAAGTAATACCGAAAGAATCAGCAGTTAGAGTACCAGCTTTACCGAAAGCGATAACGTTACCAGCGATAGTATCAAAACCACCAACGGTAGGATCAACAGTACCTTTAGCTAGCATAGAAGTAGCAACTTCAACAGAACGTTGTGCTAGAATCTGTGCAATCATAAATTGGTTGTATTCAGCAGCAGTTAGTGCGGTTTGAGCAGCGTTATCACCTAGTTCAGTACCGTCAGGTAGAACAGCGGTTTCACCAATTTCAACATCGGCTGGTAGGGACACAACTACAGTTACGAAACCGTTGTTACCACCCCAATATTCGCGACTATTAGCTGACATGCCATAGTTACGATCAAAAGAATTAAGACTCATAAAATCTCCTTGTCTAATTTGTTGCAGGATTGTCCTGCTTAATGTTATTTATCAATTCCATTCATTCATGTTTAGATAAATGCGATAAAATTGATTTGTTTCTATGGTTTTATTTATCAGATCTTGGGACAAAGAGAAAAAATGTGATATAATATAGAGGAAATAAATGGAAATGGAGTTTTCATTATGAATAAAAAATTATACCTACTAACGGACACACAGAACTGCTTTCACCGAGCAATCAACGTGTCATCCAAACACTTAGATATGTGGACCAAAGCTGGTCTAGCTTTACACATCACCCTAAGTGGCCTAAAAAAGATGCAAGACATGTTTAACCCAGACCACGTAGTATTCGCTACTGAGGGTAAATCTTGGCGAAAGGAAATTGACGAGAATTATAAACAGAACCGTAAAGAAAAAGCATCTAAACGTACTAAAGAAGAAAAAGAAGAAATGGAAATTATGTTCGAGATGATTAACGATTTTACAGATTTCGTCGATACTCAAACTAACAGTACTTTACTTCGTGCTCCACGTGCAGAGGCCGATGACTTTATCGCTCGTTGGATTCAAACCCACCCAGACGATGACCACATTATCCTCAGTACTGATAGCGACTTCCGTCAATTGATTTCAGATAACGTTAAACAGTACAATCCTGTACAAGAATACTTATACACTCTTGATGGTGTGTTTGATTCTAAAGGTAATGTCGTTACTGATAAACATGGTGAACCACTAGAGAAACCAAATCCAGAATTCCTTCTATTCCAGAAATGTATTAAAGGCGATACTTCAGATAACGTCTTCAGTGCATATCCCGGAGCACGTATGAAGAGTTCTAAAAAGGCAGTTGGTATTCAAGAAGCATTTGACGACAGGCACGTAAAAGGTTATGCTTGGAACTCTTTCATGAATCATCGCTGGTTACGTCATGATGATGTGGAAATTACAGTGAAAGATGCTTATGCACATAACCAAATCCTCGTAGACCTCACTATGCAACCACCAGAGATTATTGAAATGCTAGATGAAGTTATCGAGAACCGTAGTAAAAAGAATGTTCCAATGATTGGTGTGCACTTCTTACGATTCGCTGCAAAATATGATTTAGTTCATGTTCAGCGTAGTCCAGAATCCTACATCAAACTATTTCTAAAGAAGGATGAATAATGGCAGTACTTAACAAACTAACAGATTATTCATTCATTCTAGAAAATGAAGCAGGGGAACAACTAGGCATTCTAGTTGATTATAGTGCTGGTACAACTGATCGTACTGGTATTGAACTATTCAACAATGATGGTGTCTATGCTTTTAATTCTTTAACCGAATTAGAAGAAATGCTTGGAGAATCTTTCCAAGTAAAAGAGAAAGAACAAAATGACAGTACTGTTAGTACTAAAGAAATTGATGGATATCCGGTAAACGATACTGATTTAACTATTGGTGTTGAAACTGATAGTGTAACTGGTTATCCAGTATTCAGAAAGAGCCAACGTTCTAAGAAACAATTTTATCCGGGCTGGTGGGTTGTACAAACCGCAGCAGGAGATTATCTTGCACGTCTAACTCTTAGCGTTGATATCTACGAAGAACGTAAAGATTCTGGGAAAATATTTGGTCCATTTAAAACTTATATGGAATGCAACTATCAACTAAAATCTCTACAATAACAATAAGGATGCTTCGGCATCCTTTTTTAATTACATTTGAAATAGTTTCATATGCAACTAATTTGGGTATCAATTTTAAATCTTTTATAAATAAAAGTGAGGCAATAAAGCCAAAAGATTTTTAAAGGATTAAAATTATGAGTTCTCAAGGATATGAACTTGAAGACTATTCCAAACTGAAGAAAGTCGGTAAAGTTATTGAGTATACCGAAGAAATGCTGGATGAGTTAGATCGCTGTTCAGTAGACCCAATTTACTTCATGGAAAACTATGTCTACATTACTGGTAAGAATGGTCCAGTACTATTCAAGCCCTATGAATACCAGAAACAAATGGTAGAAAACTTTCAAGAGCATAAGAACAACGTTATGCTTACTGCCCGTCAGATGGGTAAAACAACGGTAGCAGCAGCTTACATTTTATGGTATGCTATGTTCCACCCGAACAAAACTATTCTTCTTTTAGGTAACATTGAAGAAACTGCAAAAGAGATTATGGAACGTATTCAGTTCTCTTATGAAATGTGTCCAGACCATATTCGTGATGGCGTAGTACGTTACAACGTTAAATCTATCCGTTTCGAAAACAAATCTCGTATCATTGCAAAAGCAACTACTCCTGCATCTGCACGTGGTCTATCTGTTCACTTACTATATCTTGATGAATTTGCGTTCGTACAAGAAAGTTACCAATCAGAATTCTGGTCAGCGGTATCACCTACTCTAGCAAGTACTGATGGTCGATGCATTATTACTAGTACGCCGAACACCGAATATGATCAGTTCGCAACTATCTGGACTGAATCACAGAACTTTGTTGATGAGTACGGTGCAGAGATTGATGATACTGGTCCGGGGTCTAATGACTTTAAAGGAATGATGGTAACTTGGGATAAACACCCAGACCGTGATATTGAATGGGCGAAGAAAGAAGAGTACAAAATTGGTACTTCCAAATTTAAGCGTGAGTTTAACTGTGAGTTTGTAACTTATCAGGAAACTCTAATCGATTCTGTAAAACTTACAGAAATTAAGAAACGAACAGTACGTGAACCAGTTCGTAAAACTGATGAAGTACGTTGGTTTAAACCTATTGAGTACGGAATGACTTATGTTGTCGCCCATGACCCATCTTCGGGTACTGGTGGTGATGACTCTGCTATTCAGGTATACGAACTACCTACAATGCGTCATGTAGCTGAATGGAAACATAACAAAGTTATTATTCCTGAGCAAGTACGTTTGATGCGTAGAATTCTAAATGAATTAGCTTTCCAAATGCAAGAACTTGGTGCTCGTAACATTGAAGACCATTTATTCTGGACATTTGAAGGTAACGCAATTGGTGAAGCCGTTATAATTGAACTAAACAACTTAGGTATTGAGAACTTCCCCGGAACATTAATTAATGAACCGAAACGTACTCGTACTGGTCGTGTTCGTAAAGGTTTAACAACAACACGTAAGACTAAAGGTACTGCGTGTTTGCAGATGCAAAAACTAATGGAAACGTTTAGAATGGAAGTGGCAAGTAAAGAATTACACCGTCAGCTTAACGACTTTATTAAGAGTGGTTCTGAGGATGGAGTATTCAAAGCTAAAATAGGCTGTCGTGATGACTTAGTGAGTGCTACTCTATTAATTGTGCGACTTATGCACATTATTTCCCGTTGGGATGATAGTACTGCTGATGTTATGGGTGAAACATTAGAGGAAGATGATGAATCATTTTATCAACCTCTTGGATACCTAATGTCTTATACTCGATAAATAGAATTATAATACATTGACAGGAGAACAACTAACATGATGCAAGGCGTTCTTTGTTCTGACATTTATAAAATTCTAGCGGCTCCATCATATGGTTTTAACATTATGATGTTTGACGAAGAAGGACAAGGAACCATCAACCCTGTAGAGGCGGCATGGTTCTACGTCCGTCCAGTAAACTTTATGATCCAAGCACCTGAAGCTGACGATACGGTTAGACCGGAAGTTTACTTGTGGAAGAGTTCTGATATAAAAGACGAACAAACTATTCAAGTCCTAAAACGACTTAAAAACGTATCCAACCAATACGGTTATGGATTTACAATTTATGACTTTGGAGCGGGTAATCTACCTAAGAAATTCTCTCACATTGCTATGCGAAGTGTAGAAGAAACCAAAGTAACAGAATCATTAAACGAAGGTCTTAGTGGAAGTGCTATGCGTTCATATTACCAATTGCCTCGTGCTAAAATGGTAATTGTACACAAGAGCAAAGTACAAGAAGAAGTTCGTGGTTCCCGCACTCGGAATATTAAAGAAGTATTCATAGAGAGTGGTGGCGAACGAAGAAGAATGAAGACTAATAACCTACACGCTGCCAAGGCCATGACTCATCACTTGAATGAGGGTGGACAGTGGGGTGACCGTTTTAGTACTCATTTAGAAACATCTTCATCTGATTTAGAAATGTTAAAATCACTTCTATCAGATTTAGAAATCAGCGGTAGAAATACTCATGCAAGTAAAACTTTGCATTACATTAATAATTTAAAGAACTATCTACATAGGTCGGGAACTCCGAGAGGATATAGCGATTCCGTAAAAGGGTTGTCGTTGATGCCTAGAATTGGTAGTAAATATATAGACGACTTTGCTCAAAGGCTTGGTGCTATTTCCAATGACGCTGATAAAAACAAATGCTTTGCGAAACACTATCTCATGGAAGAATGTTCACGCTTACCAGATTACTTAAGCATTATGCAACGTAATATGTTGGGTGACTATAATCCAAAAGACATTAGTCGTTCAGCGAAGCGAGTGTGTCTTGGATGTGTGCCTAATGATGGCGAATTCACTTTTGAGCCAACTGCTGACGAGAACAAAATCCTCCTATTCGGTTCACAAATTGCCGATCTAATTCAGGATGAAATAGTCAGTGAAGTCCTTGGTAATATCTGTGAGAAACCACACTTAGAACCTGATGATGCGAAATTTATTATAGCAGTCGGAAACTCTATGATAGGTAGAAATTCAGACAATCGTGAAGTACTGCTTGAACCTGAGCAAACTTCACTAAATGAATGGATAAACAAATAAGGGTGATACGTCACCCTTTATTTGGGACAAACCGGATTTTTTGTGATATAATAATATTACGAAAGTATGACAACAAGAAGTCAGTAAAAAATCTTGAAAATTATTGGGACATTTTGAAGAAAATGTGATATAATAATGATACCGGAAGACATGATGTTTGATGGTAACCTACACCCGACATGACGTTAGGTGTTAACAAAGAAGCAAATAAAAACGTAACAAAGAAACCAAATGTAAAGGAATACAATATGAAATCTCTAGCTGAAATTCGTGCTCAACTAAAAGCAGACGCAGAACGTTCTGAAGCAATCAAAAGCGGAACATTTACCGGAACTCGTCAACCTGACGCATTCCTAGCGTTCTGGAATATCCCTGAAAACGAACCTCTAAACCTACGCTTCCTACCAGATGCAGATGAGAATAACCCATTCTTCTGGCGTGAACGTGACATGATTAACCTTGAGTTCAACGGCGTTGTTGGTATGCATACCGATAAAGTACGTGTTCAAGTACCATGTAACGAAATGTGGGTTCCAAAATCTTGCCCTGTACTAACCGAACTACGTAAGTGGTACGAAAGTGCAAAAGAAACTGGCAATGATGAACTAAAAAACCTAGCTAGCAAATACTGGAAGAAAAAATCTTACCTACTACAGTGCTTCATCGCACCAGATTCAGTAGCAGTTAAAGATGATATGGCTCCAGAGAATCCAATTCGTCGCGTACTAGTTAACAAGGAAATTTTCGATAAAGTAAAATCTATCCTAATGAACCCAGGCATCAAAGAACTACCTACTCATTATCAAGAAGGTCGTGATTTCGGTGTTGTTAAAACTCGTAACGGTGGTGGCTTCAACAAATATGACATGTCTCAATTCTCCATGTCAGAACGTCCACTAAACGCTGAAGAACTAGCAGCAATTGAACAGTATGGTCTATTCGACCTAGGCGAATTCATGCCTAAGCAACCAACTCCAGAAGAGTTACAAGCTATCGCAGAAATGTTCGAAGCATCAGTAGACGGCAAACCATACGATCCTGCACGTTGGGCTTTCGCTTACCGTCCAGCAGGTGTACAAAAACCAAATGGTACTGCTCCACAATCTACTCCAGTACAACAAACCGTAGCTCAAGCTGCTCCAGTTGTTAATACTCCAGTTGTAGAAGCAGCACAAACTGTTGTTACTCCAGCAGCAACTGCTCCAGTAGTTAATACTACTCCAGCAGCAGCATCTAAACCAGCGGTATCTGCTTCTGATTTAGTAGCTCGTCTAAAAGGTGGCAATAAGTAATTTTTCATATGGGGCTACGGATTAGCCCCATTTTATTTCATGGAGAAGAAGATATGAAAATGACAAGTGGTTTTTCAAACATTCTAAAGAATAGTACAGCATCAGTCAAAAAGAATACTGGTGTATCAGTTGGTTTTCACGACCCAGATACTTGGGTTAGTACCGGAAACTTTGCGTTAAACTATCGAATCAGCGGTTACTTTGATCGTGGTATTCCCCTCGGTAAAGTAGCAATGTTCGCTGGTGAATCCGGTTCAGGTAAGTCATTCATCGTGAGTGGTAACCTAGCACGTGAAGCACAGAAACAAGGCATCTTCGTAGTCATGATTGACTCTGAGAACGCATTGGATTCTGATTGGCTACATGCTCTAGGCGTAGATACTTCCGAAGATAAACTTCTAAAAGTTAATATGGGTATGATTGGTGATGTTGCCAAATTTACTTATGAGTTTATTGATGGCTATCGCAAAGAATATGAAAACACACCAAAAGAAGAACGTCAAAAAGTTCTATTCATTATTGACTCAATCGGTATGCTTAATACTGAAATCGCCAATGACCAGATGAAAGCTGGTAACCTCAAAGGTGATATGGGACATAAACCAAAACAACTAAAGGCTTACATTACTAACTGTGTAAACTCTATTGGTTCCCTAAACATCGGCATGGTATGTGTAAACCACAGCTATGAATCCCAAGATATGTTTAACCCAGACCCTAAAGTATCAGGTGGTAGTGGATTGATTTATGCATCCTCTATGGTAATTGCAATGGGTAAACTAAAACTAAAAGAAGATGAAGATGGTAACAAAACTTCTGACGTTAGTGGTATTCGTTCAAAATGTAAAGTAATGAAAACTCGTTATAACAAACCATTCGAAGAAGTTGAAATTAAGATTCCTTGGGATAGTGGTATGGACCCACGCAGTGGTTTACTAGACATGTTTGAAAAATATGGTTTAGTTACAAAATCTGGTAACCGTCTACTTTACGTAGATATCGATACTGGTGAGCAAATTCTTAAATTCCGTAAAGCATGGATGAATAATGAAGATCAGTGTTTAGATCTAATTATGAATCAATTTAAACGTCACCCAATGATTTCCCCTATTACTGAAGAAGAAAAAGGTGATGAATCATTCGGTACTGATGTAGAAGATAGCGGAGAAGAATAATGCGACCTTGGCATTGGGTTATTAAAGATGATAAAGCCAAGATTGTTGACATGATTGAATATTACGATGGTGAGCTTGAAGAGGCTCGCCGTGAAGTAAAACAAATCGGCATCATCGAGAAGATTGCACAGCAATTACCAGCTTGGCATGAAACCAGATATAGCCAGTTGCAACAACTTGAAGCTGTACTTGAAGTACTAGAAATTGAAATGAAGCAATTAGAAGGTGAGAAGTTCAAGCATTTCCTTGAGCACTATAAACGCCAACTATCTAGTTCAGACTGTAAACGATATGTCGAAGGTGACAAAGAAGTTTCAGAACTATCAGAACTAATTAACGAAGTTGCTTATATTCGAAATCAGTTCACAAGTATTGTAAAGTCGTTAGAGATGAAAGCATTCCAGTTAAACAATATTGTTAAACTAAGAACTGCTGGTATCGAAGACGCAAGATTGGAATAAATTTATTAAGGACGCATTGAGCGTCCTTTTCTTTTGAGAAAAATAATATGAATAAGATTGATGAATTTCTACAGAAAATCGTAGTCAATGATACTGAAACAACTGGTGTTGGTGAAGATGCAGATATTATTGAATTCAGTGCTTCATTCCCTATGAGTGCAAATGATGACATTGATGAGATCGTAAACTACACTCAACGCTATAAACCACTTCAACCAGTACCAGCAATTGCTTCTTCTGTGCATTTCATTACTGACGAAGATTTAGTAGACTGCGGCACTTACGAAGATGATATCCAGAATATAGATTCACTCTTCGGTACTCGTGAATACTACATCGGACACAACGTAGACTTTGACCGTGATATGTACATACAGAACCACGCAAAATATGTTGGTGTTGTTCCAGAATACATGCTCGACAATACTAAGTGGATTTGCACCTTACGTTTAGCAAAAAAACTATTTGCCGAAGACATGGAATATGAAAACTTCAAACTAAGTTATTTGTGGTTTAAATACGGATTACATAAATCTGTAACTCGCCCAATCAATGCTCACGCCGCAAAGGATGACGTGTTCATGTGCTACAAAGTACTAATCCATTTAGTACAGATTTGTATCGAACGTGGTGAGGTTGATCCAACCAAAGACATTGGTGAACAGATTATTGCATTCTGTAATAGACCGTACCGTTATAATCTAATGCCTATTGGTAAACACAAAGGCGAGAAGATGAAAAATGTTCCTTTAAACTACTTGCAGTGGATGATAACTAATAGTGACATTCTAAATGCTGATTTGCCAAACTACGATGCAGACTTGGCTTACACCATTGAATGTGAGTATTCAGAAAGAACAAATTGATTTAAAAGGACTCAAGGATGAGTGGAGTTTGTAAACTAATACTTCAGGATGAAGTAAACTGTAAATTTGAAGGTCTTGAACCTTCAATACGAAGCAAGATGATTAACGAAGTTGCTTATGTACTTCCTTACGCTCGTTTTACTCCAGCAGGTAAAATGGGTCGTTGGGATGGTAAAGTACACTTTATGAATATGGGTGGTAGTACCTATTATCATATGCTTGATAAACTACTACCAATTTTAGATAAACATAATGTATACATCGATGTTGTTGATGAGCGAATTAAATATGATTTTCAATTCGACCCAATAGACGAAAATATTTTCGATGACGTAGAATTCCCTGCTGGTCACCATATGGAAGGGAAGAAAATCATTCTACGTGAACACCAAGTAAATGCAGTTAATGCATGTTTGAACAATCAACATGGATTATTACTTGCAAGTACTAGTAGTGGTAAAACACTAATTACCGCAGCACTATCTAAATCTGTTGAGAAATACGGACGCAGTATTATCATTGTACCAAGTACTGATCTAGTACAACAAACGTATAATGACTATGCTATGTGTGGATTGGATGCGGGTGTGTTTTATGGTGATAAGAAAGAGTTAGGCCACCAGCATACAATTACAACATGGCAATCACTAAATTCTTTGTGGAAGAAAACAAAGAAAGATGAGATTCCATTGACTGAACAGGACATTCACGACTTCATAGACGGCGTGGTATGTGTGATGGTCGATGAGGCTCATACGAGTGCTGCTGATGCGTTACAGGCCGTTCTAGGGCAGGTTATGAGCCGTATTCCTTTACGTTGGGGATTAACTGGCACAATTCCGAAAGATCCAGTACTAGCGGCTAAAATCAAATGTAACGTAGGTGATGTTATATACACAATCACTGCAAAAGAACTTCAAGAAAAGAACATTTTGAGTACTTGTAATGTGAACTGCATTAAATTGAAAAGTTCATTGAAGTTTGCAACTTATCCAGAAGAGATGAAATTCTTAGTAACGGATAGAGATAGAATGAAATACATCGCTACATTGATTAGTGCTATTTCAGAGAGTGGTAATACACTTGTGTTAGTTGATAGGTTGGAAGCAGGGGAATTACTATGTGAGTTTTTGGGAATTCCTAAATCTGAGTTTGTTCGTGGTAATACTAAGAAGAAAGACCGTGAAGCGTCATACGGGGAAATCCGTTGGGCTGATAACAAGATTCTAATTGCTACATACGGAGTTGCGAGTACTGGTATTAGTATCAGTCGTCTATATAACGTAGTACTAATTGAACCGGGAAAATCTTTCGTTCGAACTATTCAGAGTATCGGTCGTGGTTTACGCCGTGCTGAAGACAAAGATCACGTTGAAATTTTCGACATTTCAGGATCAAATAAGTATTCTGCAAAACACTCAAGGGAGCGAGTTGCTTACTACAAAGAGGTTCAGTATCCATATGAACAAATAGTAGTTGACGATTGGCAAAACTTGGGATGAAATAGAAAAAATGTGATATAATATAAATGTAACTAACATAAGGAATTAAAAAATGGAACTTCGATCTTGTATCGCTTTTATTGGAGATTCAGCAACGCTAGAAAAGATCGATTCCTTGATTAACGAGGAATCTTTGATTGATGACATGGTATTCTCAGTGGACTTCATAGCAGAGCTAGAAACCGCTGATACGTATGTGTATCGTTGCTATTCGGATAGCGATTCATGGATTAATATCTATGAAATCCAAACACGTTTTGCGGAACACGTTGGCAAAACAAAATATGACATAATTTATGCTAGTACTGATTCTAAAACCTTTGTGGACGTAATCAGCATCACAGGTAACTTTGATGCTTATATTGACAGCGACACTGATAAGATTCAGGAAGTATGTGATACGTATGGGTTGGAGTTTTTTGGTGCTGGTGATGACGAAGAAGATTATCAGGACGACGAATACAACTACGACGATGATTACAACTACTAAGGAGGGTTTATGCAAATTCTAACCCCAGAAAACTATGCATACGAAATGGACTTGGTATCTGATGAGATACCAGAAGAGATGTACTGTGTACTAGACTTGAGTGATCACGGTGATTCTGACTTTTACTTCAGACCTATCAACCACACAGTATCATTCAACAGCTTGAGTGCTGATTTACAAATTGGTGATAAAGTTATTCAAGTACCCCTAGGTTGGCAGATACTTCTAGGTGACGAAGATACTGGAATGGCAGAGATGTGTACTATTGAAAATCTTTTAAACATGAAAGAACCTAAAGCATACGTATACAATCCTATTCGTTCTATGTACGCACGTTATGAAGACGTTAAAGTACTACGAGTATTCACACTAACTACTAAATGGCAAATGCCAATGGTTCAACGTAAGAATTTACTTGCTGTTCCATTGTCAAACGGGTATAATCCTAAATGCGTCTTTTTTGCAGACGAAAACGAAAAAATACCTGATTTATTCTTGGGAGCTTGATAATGTTTGACTTCAGTAATACTAAAGAAACAACTCCAGTAGAAGAATACGAGATTGAGAAGAAAGTCGAACTCGATATGAATCTTTTGCTAGAGAAGATTGACACTGCACAATACGATTACTTTGACACTCTAACTGATAACCAGAAGAAGAGTTTTCAACCATACGTAATTCAACGTTGGATTAGTTCACTTGATGATTCTATGCAAGTAACTTATTCTGCTAAAACCGTTGAAGCTATTTTTGGTAAATGGGCCAAAGGTGGCAAAGAAGCACTAAACGAATTACGTACTGAATTTAAAAGTAAAGAGATCAACTGTATCGGTGTTGCGAAATACCAACACGCACAGTATGATTGGCGTATTAAATTTGCAGTGAAGGACAAAGAATCGGCAGACAAACTTATTGTCGCGATGAAAGAGTTCGGTATTACTGGATTTGAAATGGTATCACTAGTTGACAGTACTACGTACAAACATATGCTTATTATGCTTAATGACATGGTGAATGACGGTATGTGGGAGATGCAAAATACTCCCGATCTAGTATATCAACTACTATGTTCTGTTTCCTCTATTATTGGTGGAAATAAACAAGCCCATACGTGGCTACCGTTCCCTAAAGGTTTGAAGAACGTCAATAAGAACTTATTCGAACTAATCAAGAAAACGCAGTCGGTTTATACTGCTGCACAACTTTCTGAACTTGAGTACAAAATTCTTCTTTTGAATTACGATAAGAAATCTTTTGAATCTCTACTTGATGATTTTGGATTTCAAGATAGTGATAAGAAAGACTACTTAAAACAGTTTAAAGCAGAGTGTGAAAAATATGGCAAAGTTAGCTAAGAAAGCACCTACATTTAAATGTGGGTTTTGTAATAAAGAGTATAAAAGAGAAGAAACAGTCATGACTCACAAATGTGAGAAACGTGAAAGATACAATGAACGTGACTCCCGCCAAATGCGGGAGGCTTTTCGTATCTACATGCTGTTCATGACTAAACACAAACTAAGTATGGGTAAGAGTGAAGAACCACTAATGCACTTTATAAAATCAAAGTACTTTAATGATTTCTATAAATTTGCAGAATACATTCTTGCCAATGATATTTTGAACAAAGAACAATTTGTTGAATCTATCATGACTAGTGGTAAACCAGTGTACGAATGGATGACTCATAAAACCTTAGAGGAATGGGTAATTAAATGCATTCGTGAAGAACATCCACGCAGAGCGATTGAACGCTCGATACCAGCGTTGGTGGAGTGGGCTGAGATTGTTGATAGCGATTGGACTAAATTCTTTGATGAAGTTAGTTCGGTACGTGCTATTCAGTGGTTTGAGTGCGGTAAGATTTCCCCTTGGTTAATTTACATCGCACCTACTGCTGCTGGTAATTCCTTATTCTCACGACTATCTAATTCAGAATTAGAATATCTAATTAAATTTGTCGATCCTACTTATTATCAAATGAAACAAATCAAATACCAAGAAGATTGTAATTACATTCGCAATCTTTTGATAGAGGCAGGACTATGAGCAGTAAGCAACCAACGAACCCACCACAGGATAGTACACGTCCAGAAGCACCACCTTCACCACCAAAAGTACAGACAATGTATAACGTGAAGATTGATGAAAAAGAAGATACAAAACCAAATAAAGAATCGCAGAAGATCACAGTACTACGAGAAGCACATGTCACTGAAATCACACTCGACGGACAAACCCTTCGAGTCATGGATGCAGGACACATTCAAGGAGTGATCAATATGATTGAGAAGCACAATAGTAGTATTGCAGAATTGAATAAAGGTGTTAACAACCTTAACCGTACTGTAAGAACTTTGGACGGTCATATTAGATCATTACAGGCTGAATTAGATTCATTGAAAGGAATGATGAAATACAATGGAATATAAAAAGGCGAGAACTGACGTTGATATTGACGTTAGAAGTTCGAAAGAAGTAATTCCTTTACTACCTTGTGTTCGTAGTGTAGAAATCATTAATGAAGATGGTTTTATAGTACACAAGAGTGGTGTACATTTTGATAATATACCTACAGATCCAATTACTGGATATGCGAGTATACCATATAAAGAAGCCGAAAGATTAGGATATCAAAAAGTTGATATACTTTCTCAATCGGCGTATGATCATGTTCGAGATAGAGAACATTTAAAAGAGTTAATGGCACGTGAGCCAGATTGGTCGTTGTTATTAGTTCCAGAAATTGTTGAACAATTATCTCAGATTAAAAAGCACATATCATTACTACAACTTTGGAAACCAAGTTCCGTAGATGAACTAGCAATGTTTATTGCAATCATTCGACCGGGCAAAAGACACTGCCAGAGTATGAATAGTTGGGATGAAATTAGGGCTACTGTTTGGGATTATGCTTCGATAGGGCTTGACGGAGAAGGTCATAAACTACGTTACTTTAAAAAGCCTCACGCTTATGCGTATAGTCTTATGATTGTAGTTCAGTTAAATGCATTAGTTGAGCATCTTACTTCTTCTTCTTGAGGGTAATGTTTCGGCGTTTGATTCGTTTGGTTGGCAAGTCACTTAGTGATATTGCCGGGCCTGATATAAAGGTAACAGTGTCGGTATTAAACCGTTGAGTAAATTTTTCGTAACATTCCATCTCTTCTTGCATAAAGAGGCAGATGGGGATTGAACGATTACTTTGCCACCACCATGTATCAGCCAGATCTAATAGATCCTTTTGTTGGGATTCTTCCATCATATGAAAGCAGTATAAAGTTGTATATTGCTTACTTCTAATCTTTATAATCCCATAATAGATATTACCGTTGTGTTCCAGTACTGTTACATACGGTGGGTATGTTTTGCACATTAATAGGACTCCCATAAATATTATATAGTTTAAAAGTACATAGTATTTATAGAGGTAACTAATGGCACATTACGGCGTTTATACGTACCCAACTAATAATGAAGTAGCATTGGGCAACTTCAATCTTCCTTTCAATCAAGAAAAGGTTGTAATTTATCGTGGTGCGAACAACTCATTATCATTTTCAGTACACAACGCTGATGGTAAGTATACCTTACTACGTGACGATGAGTATCTAATTTTTGCAATATTTGATGCTCGGAACAACACAAAAATCTTTGACGTACTGTTAGAGAAGATTGTTCCTTCATGGGTATCAGAAGCGGGTCAAGCAAGACCCACATTAAGTAACAAGAAAAAAGTGTATTACGGTTGTGTAGTACCTGCTGGTGTTATTCAAGATTTAAGTTTCGGTTCTAAGTACCGTTGGAGTATTCACAAAGTTCGTCTTAATGGTGACCTTGTGGAGCCAACCGAGTTCTTGTATACTGGTTTAGGTTTTGAAGCAAGTGCGGAACTAATTATTAGTGATCAGGCAGCACCAGTGTTTGTCGCATCACAAGAAATTAGTGCTGACAAGAACGCAAGCTGGATACCAGTAGCACACAAAGAAACACAACCTATCGCTAATGGCGTAAAAGGTGATTTCGACGTAATGCACACATCATCGATTCGTGCTGGTTGTCAGTACGGTTTAGTCGAGGGCTTGAGTACTATCGCATTCTATTTCAAAAACTTTGTCGGGAGAATTCAACTACAAGGTTGTTTAGCTAATAACTCACCGATTGACAATGAAGAATACAAATGGTTCATTATCAAATTGGATGGGAAAGAGTACATTGAAAGTGGTTGGGATGAGCATGGTCATCCACGTTCCATTGATGGAATACAAGCATTTAACTTCAAGGGTAATTACATGTGGGTACGAGCAGTTTGTTGTATTCCACCGATTGTAATGCATTATGAACCGAGTGAGGTTGTGAAGCGTTACGAACCATTGAGGACTGTACCGAAGATCTTAATTAGACGATAAAGTTGGGATGAACCTGAGAAAATGTGATATAATCAACCTATACATGAGGATGAAAATATGAATCAGGTTCAAATTATCGCAGCGAACTTGATGCAAGATCCTGTCCCAGCAATGGGAGCATGGAAGCATCATAACTGTCCTGCTTGTGTATTCAAAGGTCAACCCAGACCAGATACACGTGGACGTGGTAACCACGTCTTTAATAATGACGGTGGAATAGGGTATAACTGTTTCAACTGTGGCATTAAAGTAAACTGGACGCCCGGAAGATATATGAGCAGCGACATGAAGACGTTGCTCATTTCATATGGAGCGTCAGATAAAGATATCGCATTCCTTGAACTCTTCGTAGAAGAGATGGTCAAGAGTGGAGATTACGAGGTAGAAGAGTCTGCTTCGAATAAGTTATTCCAAAGAATAACAAAAAGAGATTTCCCAGAGAATACCAAAAGTTTCTCTGAATGGGCGAGTACTCCAAACATTGAAAAGTTACATCCGAAGTTCATTAGTGTACTAGAAGAGATTAACTTGCGTAATCCATACCTATTGGATTTAGATTTGTACTGGAGTCCGTCTAAAGAGCATCGTATGTATGATAGGTTTATAATTCCTTATTATATGAACGGTGAAGTGATTGGATATACGGCTAGGCACAAAGATGTAGATAGTGAATATCGCTATGTAAATCAAGTAAGCACTAGCCTTCTTTATAACTTCGATTTACTCAATGATGATAGAATCAAAGTTATATTGGTAGGAGAAGGACCGATTGACGCAGCGTTAATGGGTGGTGTATCCGCAAACAACTATTACCTAACATCTGCACAAATAGAAATGTTGAAAGCAGCCCAACAGCAAGGGAAAAAGATAGTAATAGTACCAGACCGTGATAAAGACGGTTTGAAAGCGATTGACCAAGCGAAGGAACATGGATTTGCTGTATCGTTCCCGGATTTTGGTACAGTCAGACAACCTGATGGAAGGGGAATCCGTCATATCAAAGATTTGGATGAAGCATGTGCAAAGTACGGAAGATTATTCTGTGTGCAATTGATTCATGCAAGTATCGTTGATGATCCCTTTATGATTGAGGTACAAAAGAGCAAATGGATTTGAGGAAAGAATAAATGGCACTAGTAAACACGGACGTTAAACAATACGGAATTAATTATCAAGAATATCTACTATCGCAGGTTCTAAGCAATCCAGACATTTTTGTACGTTGTAAAGGTATCCTCAAACCGGATTACTTTGATAAGGAATTCCATAACAGTATTAGTTTTGTGCACGAGCACTCCCAGAAGTATAATACTACTCCTACACTTGATGACATTGAGTTTAAAGGTGGATATCGTTATCGACAAACACCAGTAGACTCATTGGGCGAACAAGCAGTACTGGATGATGTTGGTCAGTTTTGCCGACATAAAGCACTAGCTATCGCTATTCAACAAGGTATGGAATTAGTAAACCAAAAGAAATACGGCGGCATTGAAGAACTTATTCGTGAAGCAATGTTAGTAACCGTACAAAATGAATTAGGTCTTGATGTTTATGAAAACCCAGAAGATGTAATTAGATCATTGAATTCAAATCAGGGTTCCTTTAAAACTGGTTGGGAAACATTGGACTTTAAATTACAAGGTGGTTTCGGTCGTCAAGAACTAGAAATCTTTGCAGCAGCATCCGGTGGTGGTAAATCTGTAGTACTACAGAACTTAGCCGTTAACTTCTCTAAACAAGGAAAAGTTGGTGCATACATTTCTCTTGAACTAGCAGAGGAATTGGTAGCAGTACGTATCTATTCCATGATGGTTAATAAAAAGAACCAAGAGATTAAAGCCTCTCCTGAGAATGCTGGTATTCAGATTAAACTAGAAGAGAAAACAAGCGGCTCATTACGCATTAAACGGCTACCAGAATCAGTATCAACAGTTAATGATATTGAAAGTTACTTACGAGAACTACAAATTAAAACTGGTGAAAAGCTAGATTATGTTTGTGTGGACTACCTTGATCTATTAACTTCAGATCGTTGTGGACCAAATGACAAATCTAACGCATTCGTAAAAGATAAGTTCGTATCCGAAGAACTACGTGCATTAGCAATGAAGATGGACATTACTGTTATTACAGCTTGTCAGTTCAACCGTAGTGGTATTAGTGAAGACAAGAAATCCCAGAGTCAAATTGCTGGTGGTATTTCTAAAATCTATACCGCAGATAACGTAATCTACATTGAAGCCCGTCGCGAAACTGGTGAAATGTGGTTTGACTTCCAGAAAACCCGTAACAGTGGTGCAGTTGGCTCAAGACTTCGTATGTCCTATAATACTGACAGTCTTCGAGTACTAGATCATGCAATCACCGTACAACAAATGGAAATTGAACCTTACGGATTCAAGCACACGAACCCTGCTAATATTGGCGGTGGAAACGTTGTAGGAGCACCCGGAGCAGCACAAGTGCAAACTCCTATGCAGATGCTACATTCTCACTTCCAAGCGACCCAGAGCGTTTCTACGACCTCTCCCGATGCCCCTGTGTCCCAATCTCCCGGCATTCAAGATAATTCTAATTCAACTAGTATAAATACTACAAATGACGCTAGCAAGAACAACGAAAGTATGCTAGCCATCAGGAGTTTATTGAATAGGAAATAATACATGTCGAGTGAAAAGAAAACTCTTCTTGACAGTATCTTTAACTTCACTCCAGAAAAGAGTCAATTACAGAATTTCAGTACTAAGGCAGACCATGCCATAAATTCTGTAATTAATCTTTTGGAGTATATTGATACTGAATTTGCTCAGGAAGATGCAGAAGATCTTAAGAAGCGTTTGTTTCTAAGTATTAAGAACCGTGACTATAAAAAGTTTCAACGGGGATTAGATAACATAGCTCTTGATGAAAAAAGACAATATAAGGGAGGTCGTTTAGATGAGTAAGAAACTCAAAGAAAATGCTTCTTCTGGTGCTACAAGTGCAGGTGCTATTGCATCTGTTAGTTCTGGATTACATTTCCCTCTAATGAAACGTTTACCAGCTACTAATTTATTTGGTGGGTATACTGAAGTTAAGATGGATAAAAAGGAAAAGAAATGAAACCATACACATTCTACACGATAAACACGATTGTAGATATTGGTGATGGTAGTACTCCCGCAATAATTGATGGAAAGTTCACAGGTGCTATGAACTTAACTAGAATAATTCAATCCGTAATGGATTATGATTATCCTATGATGGTTAGTATCGTAAAGAACGAAGTTGATTTGTCTAAAGGGAATAACTCTGATTTCTATAACCTACCTCCATCATGGGGAAAATGCATTGTTAGTACTTTAAAATTTGCATTACCAGTCGATGTACATATACAATTGACAGGAATACCATTAGTACTTCCAACTGTAGTTAACAAGACGAGAATTACACGTTTCAACTTAGCGTATAGTACTCGCAACACAAGCATAACTAAGCAAACCTTCGGTATGGGTAAATAACGTATAGGTTTACTTTTGGAGATACAATGGACATTCAACAAGCTGCAACGGAATTGCAAAAGTTCGCTGATGCGAATGGCTTGCAAATGGACGTATCGAGTGTACTAGAAACTATGGATGCTGGAGACTATGTTTCCTTGAACCAAGCTATGGACAACTCTGATAATCGTTCTATATTAAAAATTTTACAAAAATATAAGTCTCGTACTTTCGAGAGTTATGAATACTTCGCTGGTATGCTATTAACAGAAGATGATAGTATCAATCTTGTTAATGACATGACACCAGACGAATTGATTGAACACTATCATACTATTGATGGTATGATTCACGATGTAGAGCACCTTACTCTACAAGAATTACGTACTTTAGTTTATGAAGATTTGGCAACGAATCTACGTGCTAATCAGATTGTAGGTCGTAATACTACAACTGCACAGCAACAAGTTAACCCTCAAACACAAGCGAAGGTTAAGCAAGCTGATTTACAACGTAATGCGAACAATGCTGCATTCAAGGTTTCTGTACCCGGAAACCAACAAGGTACTCAACAAATTGAGCCTGTTGTTGGTGTAGATCCCGGTCCAACCCCTCAACAAACTTTAGTAGTTACTAAAGACCAAAATAAACCAAATGAACTAAGTGTTTATGGTTTAGATGATGTTGAGACAGTACAGAATCAGCAAGCCAATACTATCAGCGAAGAACTTTCTCCACAGGAAGCAAACGATGAAGTAATGGGTCCACCAGCAGGACATGATAACGTAGGTGGTGGTCCAACAACCTTTACGCACACTGCACCGGGAATGGGTTCTATTATCCAAGCCGTTGATGATGCAGTATCCTCTAATGTAGAGAATCTTGATGGTGAGCAAAGCCCACTAGGTAATGATGCTACTGTTGCTGGTGATGACATGATTGATCAAATTATTGATTTTTGTGCGAGAATAAGGGGCCGTTAATGAGATTAGCCAGAAGTGAACATGGCGTTTCAGTAATGGTTTCAAATGAGGAACATCGAGTTCTTCAGAAAATTAGGTCGATGGGGCGAGTCAAGCGTGATTTAGTCCCAGAGTATTATCAAGAAATTGCTGACCGATTAGTATCTCGTGGTGTTCTAAATAGATTAGAAATTAACGATAACGAATACTATGCACCGATTAAGGATAAGAAAGATGACTGATAGAAATGAAGTAAGCAATATTATGGATATGCTTGGTTCCCTTGATGAAATCGAATCAGGAACTAACAAACCATCTGCATCGCAAGAAACGTTCAACGCAACTCGTGACCTTCTTAGTGGTCTAAATGAAATAGGTCTAGCCTATGGAAATCTATTGACACCAGAGAACGCTGTACAAGATAATATCAAATCACAGCCTGTCTATGAAAACTATGATGATTTCGAGTCACAAGAAAGATTAAACCGAATTTATGAACAAAACCCGGATGGGGTTATTGATTATGGACATAATTATAGCCACCAGCCAGTTCAAAGTACTTACAGTACTAAACCTGCTATTCAACCTCAATCTAAACCTAAAACGGAATGGTCACTTTCTGAAGGTGTTGTTCCCGGAACGAAAAGTACTAAAATGTACAGTGTAGTTTCGAATTACAGTGGTACTAAATTGATGGATGGTATTATGATGTACGAAGCGGCATTAACTCTTACCAATCTATTGAACGAAGGTCGAACTGTAACGGATACAAAAATCTTAGGTATTATTAGTTCAGGTTTGCAATATACTTCAGTTGTTAACGAAGGTATTGCCGCTGCCAAAGAGCGTAATAAAGTACTAAAAGAATCTCGCTATGATGAGGCAAAAGATTTAGATATCATTATTGCCGAAAAGAAAGCAGAAGCGTACAAGTTGAAAGAACGAGTACTCAACTTTTTACAGAAAGAAGGTTACATTAGTAAATAAATTAGAATTAATCTTATAAGGAAATAGGAATGTCTAAACAATTCAAAAAAATGATGGAAGCTGAAACTAAAGCTCAAGCTCTTTCACTTGTTAAACTAACTGAATCTAACATTGAAAAAGCAGAAATTGTACTAGCAGTTAAAGGTGAAATCGTAGATAAATTACAGCGTCAAGCTGAAGTAATTAACAACATGGGTGTTGACGTACTTGGCCCTCTACTTGATCGTATCAAGGCAGAACATGGGCTAGAACATGCTGATGCATTCCGTAACAACATTAGTGGTCTATTAGATACTGCTGTCAAAACTCTTATGGATGTTAAAGACAAGATCAGTACTGAAACCCTAAAACTAACTGGTGATATTACCAACTCTCCAGACGTATCTAGTATTGGTGATGATTTTGGTGGTACTGAAGATGTATCTTTAGATATCGATACCCCTGATTTTGATTTCGAAGGTGAAGCTGATTTCAGTGATGACCTAGTAGAACCAGTACCAGCAGAACGCGAAATGCGTGAGAGCGTTAAACCTCGCATTGGTCTCAAACTAGAAAGTCATAAAGGCACTATCGGTACTAAATTCTTTGAATCTAAGACCGCAGCTAAAGCATGGCTAACTGAGAACAAGAAGAAAGTTAAACGTGTAATCGGATATACAAAATAAGAGGTGCTAAATGAAATTCAGTGATTTAACTGAAGATGCACCAGCAAAAGATATACGCAACATGATAACAAGTGTTGCGTTGTCACTTGTAGCTAGTGGACGTGAAAACGTTAGTGTACAATCTTTAATTGCAGAAATTAAAAAGCGTACTAACATCGACGTACCTTATAATGTAATGATGGATATTTTAAACTCGCTTCCATTCGTTCAGGATGCAAATTCTGACATGGTGCAATTCGCTGGTGCTGATGAAAGCAGCAGTGAGGAAGTTGAGAGTTCAGAAGACATTGTAAGCGACATGGCAACAAAAGCTGCAAGCAGCAATTTGAACCAAAAATAATTGAGACAAAACATACTTAATGTGATATAATAGGAGTACAATGGATGTACACCCCACCTATGACGAACAGGTACACTTATCTCGGTTATGATCGTATAGAGGGCGGCCCTGAAGGTCGCCTTTATTCTACCCCAACCGGGAACTTACCGTCAGTGACAACTATTCTTAGTGCTACTGATGATAATGAAGGGCTTAAACAGTGGCGAGCATTCGTCGGTGAACAGAAAGCAAACGAAATAACATTGGAAGCATGTACCATTGGTACATTCATGCACGAAAACTTAGAACGTAGATTAGTCGGTGAAGAGGATCATTTAGGTGGAATGCCTATTCGAGTACTCGCACGTAAGATGGCTGATGTAGTTCAACGTGAAGCATGGCCTAGAATTAATGAAGTATGGGGTCAAGAAGTTCCCTTATTTTATGAAGGACTATGGGCTGGCACTACTGACTTAGTTGGTATGCACGATGGAATACCTACAATAATGGATTACAAGAACTCTCGTAAACCGAAGAAATGGGACAAGATTGAAAACTACCGTTTACAGACCGCAGCATATGCATTAGCACATAATCAAATGTTCGGAACTGATATTAACCGTGGAGTAATTTTCATTTGTGTCCGTGAAGATCCAAATAATCTTCAGTACCAAGAATTCGTAATTGAAGGACAGGACTTTGAAGATGCCAAACAAGGCTGGATTGCACGAGTAGAACAATACTATATTATGAGAGGCGATATACAACAATGAGCAGAGCAATGAAAGAAGACCTATTTACAATCAAAGCAATTCAAGCTAAAGGCTACAAAATGGAAGATTTAATTCTACTTTCTGAAGAAGAACTAGAAGCACTTCCACTCTCCCAACGCCTAATCGAAGGTGTTAAAACTGTCAAAGCACGTGGTGGAAAAACCGCAGACCAGATCGCAGAAGATATTGCAGATCTAATGACCCAAGATGTTACCAGTTCTGTTGAAGTTGACGTACCACAAGTGGTAGAAACTTACAGTACTCAAACCCCTGAATTCATCGAAATTCAAGAACAGATTGAAGAAGAAGCAATTGTAGAAGAAATCGCAGAAGATGAAGTTGAAATCGTTCGTATTGAAACTGCACCTGAAGATGCTGAAACTGTTGTTCAAGTACTCAAGTCTAAAGAATACAAATCTTTCCAGCCGTACATTAAACTTCTACAAAACGAAGTTCCTAAAGCGATTCTAGATGAAGTTGATAGTACTCTATTAACTGAGCTAATCGAACAGCGTATTGCTGAAGTTAAAGCAGAAGCTAAAAAAACTAAATAATCCTATACTATAATAGGAGAATTTAGGTATGGCACAAAAACAAATTGCCTTACAACAAGTTCGTTCGGGTAAACAACGTGATTTACCCGATGCTCTTGAGAAAGGCCAGATCGGATTCAGTACTGACGTAGGTCGTCTATTCATTGGATTACCAAGTGCTTCAGAACCAGCATCATTAGTAGCTGGTCGCAACTGGAGCAACGCACCTAATAGCGGAAAAGAAAACGTCGAAATTATCACTGAGTTCACACCGTGGGAAATCATTAACGATATTGTCAACAAACCAAACTTACTACAACTTCCAGCAAACCAAACAACTGTAACTACTCTACGTACAACATCGCGTGTATTCTTAGAGTACGTAGGTTATAACACAACTGGTTTACTAGAAACTGGAGCAGTACAACTTGTTGCAGTCGATAATACAAACGTGTTAATTTCTCAACAGAATAATACTAATAAAACTGATGGTATCGTTGCGATTGATTTTGGACAACCATCATATGACACAGGCACTAAACGGTTATCTATTTCAATAACTAACCGTAGTAGTTCTGCAATAACACTTGAATTTATTATAAGAGGGTGGGATAAGCAATAAAGGCGAATCCCGCCTTTTATTTCCCCTATAAATATCAAACTAAAATAATTAACACAAGGAAGTCAAATGATCAACGTTACTAAACGTAATGGTGCTAAGGAAGCACTTAATCTTGAAAAGATTCACCAAATTCTATTTTTTGCTTGCGAAGGTTTAACCGGAGTCTCAGTATCAGAAATTGAAGTTCGAGCACAGCTACAGTTCTTCGAAGGTATTGAAACCAACGCAATTCATGAAATTCTAATTAAAGCTGCTTCTGAACTCATTACTGTTGATACTCCAAACTATCAATATGTAGCTGGTCGTCTAATTAACTATTCACTACGTAAGAAAGTGTATGGAGATTATGAACCACCTAAATTTACTGCACATGTTCAACAACTAATTGACATGGACATTTATGACCCTGAGATTTTAGAGAAGTACTCTTTACTAGAAATCGAAGAACTTGGTAAGTACATTAAACATAAGCGTGATGATAAATTCACATTCGTTGCTATGAAGCAATGGGAAGGAAAGTATCTCTGCAAAAACCGTGTTACTAAACAAATCTATGAAACTCCACAAATGGCGTACATGATGATTGCAGCAATCGTCTTCATGGAATATGATCGTGATGTTCGTATGAGCTACGTTAAGCGTTTCTATGATGCTATCAGTAACTTCGACATTAGCCTACCCACTCCAATCATGGCTGGCCTACGTACTAATACACGTCAATTTAGTTCTTGCGTAGTACTAAACGTTGGTGATAGTCTAGATAGTATTGGTGCAGCAAACCACGCAATCCTACGTTATATCTCCCGCAAAGCTGGTCTAGGTATTAACTACGGTCGTGTTCGTGCTATTGATTCTGAAATCCGTGGTGGTGATGCAGTTCACACCGGACTAATCCCATTCATCACTAGCAGTACTAAAACTGTTAAATCCTGTTCTCAGGGTGGTGTGCGTGGTGGTGCAGCAACAATTCACTTCCCATTGTGGCATTTAGAATTTGAAAACCTTGTAGTACTAAAGAATAACAAAGGAACGGAGTTTAACCGCGTTCGTCAAAGCGATTACTGTTTCCAAATCAACAAAACTCTTTATGAGCGTCTAACTAAGAAAGGCGACATTACTTTCTTCTCTCCTAGTGACGTACCCGGTCTATACGATGCATTCTGTTCTGACCAAAAAGAGTTCGCTCGTTTGTATAAGAAGTACGAAGCTGATCCTACTATTCGCAAGAAAGTAGTTCCTGCTATTGAAGTATTCACAGTACTAATGCAACAACGTGCGGAAACTGGACGTATCTATATCCAGAACATTGACTTGACAAATGAACACTCACCATTTGATCCTAAAGTCGCTCCTATCGAGCAGAGTAACCTATGTCAAGAAATCGCATTACCATCTGTTCCTTTTGAAGATGTTAACAGCGGTGAAGATGGCCTAATTAGTCTTTGTACTTTAAGTGCAATCAATTGGGGCAACTTTGACAAACCAGAAGATATGGAAAATGCTTGCGATCTAGCTGTTCGTGCATTAGACTCCTTACTCGACTATCAAGATTACCCCGTAATCCACGCAGAACGAGCTACACGAGCTTATCGTCCTCTCGGTGTGGGAATCATCAACCTAGCTTACTTCCTCGCTAAACGTGGTCTACGTTACGATGATGGTGCATTGGAAACTGTCAACACTTGGGCTGAAGCATGGTCTTACTACCTACTTAAATCTTCCGTGCAACTAGCGAAAGAGAAAGGTAAATGTGAATGGTTTGATAACCTAAAGTACGCTGAAGGTATTCTACCAATTGACACGTACAAGAAAACTATTGATGATTTAGTTGGAACAGAACTAAAAATGGATTGGGATTCTCTACGTTCTGATATCGCACAATACGGTATCCGTAACGCTACCACAATGGCACTAATGCCAGCAGAGACTAGTGCTCAAATCAGTAACAGTACTAATGGTATTGAACCACCACGTAGTCTAGTATCGATTAAAGCATCTAAAGATGGTATCCTAAAACAAGTCGTTCCAGAAATCGGCAAGTTGAAAAATAAATACACCCTACTATGGGATCAGAAAGATAACGAAGGTTATATCAAGATTTGTGGTGTACTACAGAAGTACATTGACCAAAGTATCAGTGCTAACACAAGCTACAACCCAGAACACTTCCCAGAGAATAAACTTTCCATGAAAGTACTTCTAAAGGAACTTCTATTGTCATTCAAGTACGGTTTGAAGAATTTGTACTACATGAACACTAACGATGGTAGTGGTGAGATTGATGTTGAAGCACTAGAGAAAGAACAATCTAAACCTCGTACACAAGCACAGGATGAGCCAAGTGGTGGATTTATTCTACCAGACCTACCTGATGATGATTGCGATAGTTGCAAAATCTAATTTAAATAGTCCCACATGATGTGGGACTTTGTTTTAACAGAATAAAATACAAAAGGAATTGTAAATGTCAGTATTTAAAATTAACGAGAAATCACACCTCGACAAGAATATGTTCTTCGATGAGTCTGTTGATATTCAGCGTTTCGAATCAGTTAAGTACTCAGCACTTGAGAAACTAACTGAACAACAAAAAGGTTTCTTCTGGTCACCAGAAGAAGTAGATGTTACTAAAGACAAAATTGATTTTAGTAAACTAAGTGAAACTGAAAAACACATTTTCACATCTAACCTAAAACGTCAGATTCTTCTAGACTCAGTTCAAGGTCGTGGTCCTAACTTAATGCTACTACCATATGCATCCTTGCCTGAACTAGAAAACTTTATTGAAACATGGGCTTTCTTTGAAGGGGCAATTCACAGCCGTTCTTACACTCACATCATCCGTAACGTATATCCTAACCCATCTGAAGTATTCGATACTATGTTAGATATCCCAGAGATTACCTCATGTGCTGAAGACATTTCTAAGTACTACGATGATCTAGATGAACTCGGAACTTGGTATAAGATGCTAGGCGAAGGTACTCATACCGTTAACGGCAAAACTGTTGTTGTTGATATGTATGAACTAAAGAAAAAACTATGGTTGTGCTTGAACAGTATTAACATCCTTGAAGGTATTCGTTTCTATGTTTCCTTTGCTTGCTCATGGGCTTTCGCAGAAAACAACCTAATGGAAGGTAATGCTAAGATCATCCGTCTAATTTGCCGTGACGAGAACTTGCACTTAGCTGCTACGCAAATGATTCTACGTCTTCTAAAGAAAGAAGACCCAGACTTCGCTAAAATTGCTGAAGAATGTCATGATGAAGTACAGAAAATGTTTATGGATGCTATTCGCCAAGAAGAAGAGTGGGCTGATTTCCTATTCAAAGATGGCTCTATTATCGGCTTGAACGCACAAATCCTAAAAGATTATATTCGTTGGATTGGTTCTAAGCGTATGGGTGCAGTGGGTGTGAAATGTCCGTTCAGTGTATCCAAAAACAATCCTCTACCTTGGACGGTTGAATGGATTAGTGGTTCTGATGTACAAGTAGCACCACAAGAAACAGAAGTTAGTTCTTATATCACTGGTGGTATCACTAATGATATTAACGAAGATGACTTTGCAGATTTTGATTTATAATAATAAGGGACACATAGTGTCCCTTTTGTATTGGAGTAATACATGGATGTATTTTCATTTATGCCAGAAACTAAGTACACAATAGTACTAGAAGGTGGCTTACAGTTAGAAGGTGAGATTATCGAAACTTTTGATAATGGCATCATGCTAGAAGACGGGACAAGAATTCCACAGGATAAAATTCTATTTTTCCGTGCAGAGTTTGGGACAAACCCGGAATAATGTGATATAATAAGGCATCAATAACGAAGGAGAATAAAATGGATAAGAAAGCACTAAACGAGATGGTTGACGAAAGCATTGAAACTGCAAACGAAGAAGTTGGCTATACTCTAACCGAAGAAGAACTTGAGTACTCTAAGAAAATCATTGCTCAACTCTCTGGTTATTATGCACGTAAAGATGCAAAGAAAGCTGAATTCCGTAAAATTAAAGAGCGTAACCGCAGTGCAAACAAAACCGCAAAAGCGTCACGCCGCAAGAATCGTAAGTAATAAGGAAGTTTGAATGTCTGATGTACAAAAACAAATTGCTCAAGTAGCACAATTTATGAAAGTGGCGGGTCAAGCTGCAAATACTGAACCAACCCCTGTTAGTCTAGGAGTGGCGAATCTACGTCGCAGTCTTATCCTAGAAGAAATTACTGGTCGTAACGAATTCCAGTACTGTTCAGAGCGTGATGATCTAGTAGGTATGCTAGACGGCCTCTGTGATATCCTCTACGTGGTTTACGGTGCAGCCCTAACCTTCGGTACTACGATTGATTTCGAAGCCTCCGCGAACGCTGTAGCTGCTGGAAAGCTAGCTCAAGCACACCAATCCATCAATGCAGTGAAGAATATGATCTTTGATGCAGAGCAATTCACTGTAGGTTATAAAGAAGGTCAATACCACCTAGTAGAGACTTCACTAACTAGCATTGTTAAAGAAGTATTCAACTATGCTTTTATTATTAACGTTGACCTAGCTGGTGCATTTGAAGAAGTTCACGCTTCTAACATGAGCAAGTTCAGTGAAACTAAAGAACATGCCGAAGAGAGTGTTGCTAAACGCCTACTAAACGGTGATGAGAAGTACCGCAACGTTTACGTTACCAGTGTTGAACACGAAGGTGGTCTACTATGGATGATTAAACGTAAAGAAGACCATAAGATTCTAAAGAGTCTAAACTTCTTCGAGCCTGATCTACAAAAATACGTATAAAGAAAAAGGAGGCTTACGCCTCCTTTGTTGTAAATCTTAGTGAGTCTTGAATCTCAGCTAATTGGGAACGAATACTATTCACTATTCGTTCGGTTTCGGTATTTTCATACCTACCATTTAATACAATCATGATATACCCAACAACTGTATACCCGTCCACATCGTTAACCGGAACCGTAATAAAAGTTTTATAATGCTGACCAACATTCTTGAATTCATCACAGAAATATTGAGTTCCTACTTTATAAAAATTTAGACATTGGTTAATTTTGGCATCGATGTTTTCGTAGTGAACTTTGTTTAGTAATATTTGCTGCATAAATGTATTGTCATCTATTAAAGAAACAACGTGTGTGTTCAATCGGGATTCACCTGATCGATCAACCATAGTAATTCCAACATGACCTTTGAAAAAATGAGATTTTTCATCAGGTAAAAATTTGAACAGTACTACAGTATCTATTCTGTCGTTTCCATTTATAATAGTCGAGAAGGTTTTGTTTACTTTCCCAATTTCGTAAGATTCGCGGTCAACATGCTTTTGTACATATGGTATCACGGAATCAGAAATAGTAGACTTAACAGAACTGATATTCAATACAATTACCAAACCGAAGATTACACAAGCAATTACTGCAAGTAATCTTCCTATTGGTGATTTTTTGTTTGTACAATTAAGCATGTTATCTCCTTAGTTTGAGATGTAGTATCTCACGTCACTAACCAACTGTGATGCTATGGCTAAGTACTTGTCTAGTTCAGCTTGGTCCTTTGGGACTTCCTTGAAGTAAACACTTACATAACCATCAATTTTGGAATATCGCACTGGCATAGAAACCATGTACTTCGCTCCATCGTTGAATATAGCAGGGAAATTGATCGGTGATAGATACTCTTCTCTGTTCTCGTTAGTAGGTAACATACCCTCAGTGTATATCTTTTCGATATCCTGAGTAAAGGTTTTACCATTTAACAAGGTATTGGTTTGTACACGAAATGCACTAATCGGTAACCACTCCGTATGATACTTGGCTATCTCTAACTTCGTATCTGGGTTGGTAATTCCTCCAATTAATATTCTCCCTTGGTAGAATGTGTTATTATCAGGTACAAACTTGTATACTAACATCATTGCTACACTTTCTGCATTCTTAGTCATTGATCGTCCCAACACAGTGTTGATACTCGCAATGGCATCCGGCGACAGGTTTGTTTTAGCTGGTTTGAATAGCTCACTTTGTGTTTGATGGTTAAGTGTATTATCAAAGTACGTAACCCAAGAGTCGGAAGTTTGATAAGCCACAAAAGCAACCAAGAAGCACAAAGTAACAACGATTGACCTGATAACGGGCATTCCAGAGAATATTTCTAGGATTTTTGTAATTACACCAGAATCAAAATTGATATTCATAATCCTTTTTATCCCCTTTTTGTTTTTGTTATGCAAGTATTTAGCTCAAAAATAAAAAATTGGGACAAATCAGAAATCATGTGATATAATATACATACATACATTAACATAACAGAGGGTTTACATCATGGGTGCAGTAATTAAATTTCTAATTGGTATTAGTATCTTCATCATCCTAGCAGGTTGTGGTTTCCCGCTTGTGGCTCAAATTTACTTGTGGTTAGGTACAGTAGCTCTATTCGTCGTTTCAGCAGCTTCATATGCAAACATTTCTATGAACTGGAAACGTTTGGATAATAAAGAAGAATTACTTCCTGAAACTGTAAAGATTCTTCCAGTACTTTATTCACATAACATTGATGTACTTAGTGCACATTCATTATGTGGTAACATCATGACTGCTATCATCGCATTTTACTTACTACCAGTAATCATGTTACCTATTGCAGTACTTGTTGCTATGGCTATGCATATCGTATCCTTGCAACATACTAAGGAGTTTTTAAAACATGTCAAAAATGATTCTCGCTACCAACAATAATGGTGGTATTGGTATAAACAATACGATTCCGTGGCATAGTGCTGCGGATTTCAAACACTTCAAAGAAGAGACTACAGGTAAAGTAATCATAATGGGTTACAATACTTGGAAGTCTCTCCCAAAGAAACCACTCCCCGGAAGGTTGAACATCGTCCTCCTTTCTCGTGAGTACTCAATGCATTCAAGAGAAGATTGTGACAAAAACACTTCAGTACTCTTCCTTAATGTAGAAGACCTACCTAGCATCATTGCTAATAATCCTGATTGTGTTGTCATTGGTGGTGCAAAGATTTACGAAGAAGCTATCAAGTACGTTGACACTATCGTACTAAGCGTCATTGATAATGATGCAGAATGTGATACTTTCTTTGATGTACAACATCATGCAGCTTATGCAGATGTGCTAATCGAATTAGCAACAGTCAAAGTACTAGAAGATGGTACTATGGTAGAGTATTGGAATACTCTATAATATAACGTTGAGGGAATAATGTTTACAGTTTACACAGATGGATCTTGTTTAGGAAATCCGGGACCGGGCGGTGTCGGTATTGTAGTACTAAAAGATAGCGTAGAGATTGGTAGATTCTCTTTTGGAGAGAAGTACACCACAAATAACCGAATGGAACTACTCGCTGCCATGAGTGGAATTGCATACGTTAAAGAAACTTACGGTTATGATAGTACTATTAAAGTTATGTCCGATTCTCAATATGTCGTGAAAGGTATGACAGAATGGAGACATGGCTGGAAAAAGAAAAATTGGAAAGGTTGTAAAGCTAACTTAGATCTATGGCAACAAATAGACGTGCTAGGCAATGATTGCCAGTACGAATGGGTTAGAGGTCATAATAAAGACTATTACAACGAAATAGCTGATGACTTGGCACAAGCAGCAGCACAAGAGGCGAAGGAGTCGCAATGAGTAATATCACGCTTACGGACAAGCAACAAGAAGTATATGACGATTTTATTGAACGTGTGCACAACTTTCCGGGTCGTTCCGAATGTGTTCTAGTTGGTTATGCTGGTACAGGTAAAACAACACTAGTAGCTGAAATTGTCGATAGTCTTCACAAAGGCTATAATATAGCAGTAACATCACCAACGCATAAAGCAAACTCCGTTATTCGGAAGATGCTTATTCAAAACGTTGGTCTAGGTGCAGCAGATGCACAAGTAAGTACAATACACTCTTTCCTAGGATTGAAACTAGTCTATGAAAAGAACCGTCAAGTACTTAAACACGACCCACAATCTAAGAACAGTACTTCAATGGTTGATGTACTAATCGTAGACGAATGTTCTATGATTTCAGAAGAACTTTATCAGCACATTGTTGACCAGATGTTCCGTGTTCGTCGTGCAATTATTTTTGTAGGGGATTCTTGCCAGTTACCACCTGTTGAAGCTGAAGGAACAATTGGTGAATCCAAACTAAGCCCAACCTTTGACGTTGAAGTTAAGTACGAACTTACTGAAGTACTACGTCAAGCGTTGGATAACCCAATCATCAGCATCGCAACATCCATCCGTGAATGTATTGGTACTAATGGAGATCCATTATCTATCCTAGATACTACCTACGGTCTTGATACAATCATACCTATTGATGACGAACAAGTATTCTTGGACGTTTATAAGGAGATGATTCTTGAACACAAAGGTTCTTCTAATAAAATCTTTGACTTCGTTCAGGAGAATAAAATCATTGCTTACACAAACTACAGAGTTAGTTTGTCGAATATCTATATTCGAAGTGAGTTGTTTGATAAACACCAAGACGTAGAGTTTGTTAAAGGAGAACCAATTGTATTTGACACGGTAACTGAGAACTGTCCGTATATGAATCAGGAAATAATTCAATGTCCTGAAGTACGTAAAGAAAGTTTCTTAGGTATTGATTGTTGGCAATTTAAACTTCCTAACGGTAATTACATTCTAGGTGTAGGTCCAGAATCTAAGATTGGTTTGGATGACTACTTAGATAAGCTAGTCAAGAAGATTGAACGTAAAGATATCAACCCAATGACTAAACGTGCATACCAATGGCAAGATTACTATATCATTAAAAACAAGATTAATATCATTAACTATCCTTATGCTACAACAGCACACAAATCACAAGGTAGTACTTTTGATAATATCTGGTTCGATACTGACTTCATCGAACGCATCCGTAATAATGATACTAAATGCCGAATCATCTACACTGCCATGACACGTCCACGTTACAATGTGATGTTCCGTAAGAATGGAATGTTCTAATGAAAGACAAAGAAGAGTACGAATATCAGCCGCATAAGTTTGTGTTCAGCAAAGCGGCTGGCAAGCAGTATTGCGTGTATTGTGGGTTGGTAAATACCAACAACGATTTCACGAAGTGGGCCGTCAACAAAGGGTGTCAGAATGCTCTACACCCCTCTTATAAAAGTGCACGAAAGAAATACACAAACCAATTCGACTTTTAAAAATAAATAAGAAAAAGTGTTCTTTATGGAGAAATAAGATGAACAATTTATTCAAAGTTTTTACAATTGAGGTTCCCGGACAGAACCTAGATGACAAGCGTTTCTATGAGTACAGTGATTTTGATTCCAACGTCATGACTACCCCTACTGATGCACAAGTACTACAGAAAGCTATTGCTTACACTCGTATGCAACAAATCAAACGTAAACTATCTGAACTAACAGTACCTTTGTATTGTAATGTAGAATTTACCACAGAAGGTAATTGCAGTACGATCCCAACAGGTGCTAAACTTACTGTTGGTTATCTAAGCTACGAGCCATTTGTTAGTACTGTCGATCCTATTCCTAAAGAGGAAGCGGAACAAATTACTACTGCACAAGAAGTAATCAAAGGTATTATTGACAAGGCACTAGCAGACGGACTAGAACAAGAACTTGCTTTTGTGCAGCGTATTGTTTCTGTACCTGATAACGCACTCGTTACAACTAGTGAAGATTTGCGTGATGTTTACATGGACTATATTGATGTTCCTAAACTTGATGCAGTTGTAAGTACTGTGACATTCGTTAAACTATAATTTTCATACATGGAGTCAAATCAAATGGAAAAGAAACCTTTCTATGAGCGTTTTAAAGAAAGCCAAGATGCTTTCAACAAAGTAATTTATGAACTTGAGCAAATGATCGAGCAAGCACCTAATGCTCGTACTCGGTCCCAAGCAGAACTAGCTAAGAACCAACTAGTTCAGGTTCAGTTGATCGCAGAAGCGTTCAGCAAACATAATCAATAATAGGGGTTGACAAGCCCCTCCCAATGTCATATAATGGACATAACTTAACAAGACTGGAGTCTAACATACATGAAAGAAATTATTGCCAATAAAGAAATCAAAGCTAAATCAGTACGTCTAGTAACCTCTGCTGGTAGCAATGTGGTGGCAATTTCAGAAGCTCAGAACCGTGCTGATGCTTTGGGGCTTGACCTTATTCAAGTAAACGATGGCGATGTGCCTGTGGTGAAGATTGTTGATTTGAACAAACACAAGTTCGAAATCAAGCAAGCTGAAAAAGATGCACAGCGTAAGCAACGGCAGAACGTAACGCAAGTTAAAGAAGTACAGTTCTCTTTCAAAACCCAAGAGAACGATCTCAAGGTTAAAGCTAAGTCTGCTGGTAAATTCCTCAGTGAAGGTAAGCAGGTTCGTGTAGTTATGGCAGTTGAAGGTCGTATTGCTGGTAACCAAGCTCTACTAGAGCAGAATACTTCCTTCCTCAAACAATTCGTTAATCGCCTCGGTGATGTTGAATTTGTTCAGAAGGTTGAAGTACAGGGTAAAAAAGCCACCTGTGTAATCAAAAACAAATAACGAGGTAAACATGAAACAACTTGAAGTACAAGAAGTATTCTCACTTGATTCTTATAGTGTGATTAAAGCTGCTTATGGCGAAAGTAAGTACTACATCGCTGGTAAGCATGATATTACCGACTATGTGAAAGCCGTTGCACGGAATTCATTAGACGGTGTGGTGAATAAGCCAGTACTTGAAGAAAGTTTGCGTTTATTCTTTTCTCATAATCCAGAGAAAAACATCCTCAACGTTCCAATGTTTGATCTAGTAATGCTAGATGATCCAAATAGTTCTGCTGAGTATGTAATTGAAATGTGTCGTGACCTATTCCACTTCGATGAAAAGCGTTGTATGGAAGTAGTTCATGCACTAAACGGGAAAGAACATGCTTATACCATTGGTTCTTTCTCCGAAGAAATGTGCATTACTTATGGTGCAATGTTTGAAAATGGCAACGAACAGCTAGGTCAGAACATTGGTATGGATATCGTGCCAAGTACTGTGAAACCACAAAGCTACGAAGCTGCACTACAAACGCTAGAGAATCTAATCCGTCGCGATTATCCTAGCGATATCTAACTAATTAACTCCAAGGTTTACCGGGATAAATACTCGATAATAACCTTGGAGTTTTTTTTATGTATAACGATTTATTAAAACGATTACTCGAAGCTATTGCACCTACAGACGTAGAATCATCACACTTACAAACAATTGAACACAACGGAAAGGACTTGTATATTACTTTCCAGAATGGTACAACTTATGAGTACGATGACGTTCCTGAAGCAATGGTTCGCCAAATGCTCCGTGTGGATTCTAAAGGTAAATTCCTTTGGCGTTACATACGTGACCGCTACCCTTATCGCAAAATTAAAGCGATCCCACAACAGAAATATGACACCAACCCAAACGCTGTAAAACAACGTCTAAAGTACGATGTGGAAACTGGTGAATGGACGGATGCCCTAACACCAGACTCTCTCAAAAGCGTTGAAATCCCCGTTGGACACAAGTTCCGTGCTCCTGATGGTGATACCTATACCTTCCAAGGTGCTCAATGGAAGAACGACCGTACAGGCCGTGTTGTGAAGCGTGATATACGCGACAAGATGACAAGTATTGCGAAACGTATGATTAAACTACGTGGGGATGACAAAGATGAATTATAATCAAATTAATGAAGCAATCATTAAAGTTCCAGAAGAACTATTAAGTAAAGTTAACGTGTATGTGTCTTCAGTACTAGCATATAAACTACAGAAGTTCTCTGAACGCTTTTCTATGCTTAATAATGAAAATACACCAGAACATGAAAAACAAAAGATTCAAAACGATATAAAACAAACTATCGGTAAACTACAACAGAAGTTTGGTGCAAAGAATATTAGTACTGCTACATTTAGCCAACTAGATGGAAAGAACATCCGTTTAGATCTAGACTATGATCGTTTCTTCAATGAGTTGAACTATAAAGGTATTACACCGGAGATGGTCGAACAAGTGAAGAACAATGCTAAGTTTGAACTCTTTATTGTAGGTGGCTCAAGTGAAGCTGCTGGTTCCATAACTAATGACGGAAAGATAGTTCGTCTAATGGTACATACTGGTAGATTGAATGGTCGTAACTCTCTCAATACGGCAAACGCTATTATGCGTACTGTATACCATGAGTGCCAACACGTAGTGCAAGATTTTGCTATCAAAACTATCCAAAACAACAAAAATCCAAATAAGACCAACAAGCAACTAGACCGAGGTGATAACTACGGTGATGCAGCCCAAGGATATTACACAAGTGGTATTGAATATACTCCACAGTTAGGAGATGTTATTAATACTATTAATGATATTTTAGAACGTGATTCTATTGGTGGTGTACTTGATAAAAAGATGAACCGAGCAATAAACAATGCATTAGTTGATGCTTTCCAAGAAGACAAAACTATTAGAGACTTCCTAGGCTATCAACGCAAGCATAATCCAGATGGTTATCAGAAAGCCCTAAAAGCAATCTATTCCAAAGTTGCTCCTGTGTATAAACAGTTACAACAAAATGGCGTAGATTATCGTTATTCTGATTTGGAGCCTGAAGTACTAGAAGCTAATATAAACGTACTAGCAACTGCATTACAAATGATGCGTAAGAAGTCAGAGAAGTTTACTATTAATGGTAGACAAAAAGGTGACGATATTCAATGGTTATCATTGGAATCTAAGAATTCCAATTGGGAAGTTATTGTTGCTCCTAAAAGTAATGGTGAATACCAAGTTACTTTCAAGCACGGTAATTATGATGAAATGGAAACATTAGATTCTCAATCTTTGTTAAACTTTATTGGAATCATAACCGAAAATACATATTTTGATGCTGATGATGTACTAACAACCTTCGATAGTTATGTAGATAAAGGTAAAGATTTAACAGAACAAAATCTACTTAACATTAAAGAACGTATTTTGAATTATGCAGAATTCATGAAGGTTCCATTTGATGATGAAGCGGGAGCAGAATTTAGTATTGCAGGATTACCATTAGGTTTGTATTTGGATGAAGATAATAAGGATCGTTTAATAGTTAAAGATCCGGGTGAAGAACTCTATTTCGTACTTCCACCTATGAAAGTAATAAACCTACTACAATCATTCGTTCAGGGTTCAGTAAATAATCCTAACGAAGCGAGAGAAGTACTATTAGACTTCTCCAGTTACATTGAGAAGATTAATAAATTAAGGAATATATAAATGCCTAGTAAATCAAAAGCACAAGCTAGATTTTTTGCTGCGGCAGCACATAACCCGGATTTCGCTAAGAAAGCGGGTATGTCTACTAAAACCGCCAAAGAATGGAATAAGGCCGACGAAAAGGCGGGAACTCTCAAGAAGGGTTCCAAGAAACCAGAACGTGTAAAAGAAGAAGAAATTCTAGACGAAGAACTATTAGATGAAGCTAGTGGGGTTGGTAATTTTCCAGTACCACCAAGTTCGTTAAAACTAATGCAAAAGTATGCGTCTTCAATTGTATTAACACTTGCATATAAATCATTCCAACAGATGCAACAAAATACAGATGATGAATTAGATCAGCTAGTTGCATCTAAAATTCTTCCGTTCCTAAAACGTTTCCAACAGAAGTACGGTGCTCAAGTACTGAATGATGCTAGTATGAAACGGTATGTGAACCAAAGTATTAAAATGCCAATTGACCATGAAGCAATTTTCAGGGAATTACCTAAGTCTTTACAGAATGAAAAAGTAAAAGCAATCATCGAAAAGATGGCAGTATTTGTAACTTTCGATGCTAACTATTATAATCGTCGTGCTGGTGGTCATGCTAAAAAAATTAATGACCGCACAAGTGAAATTGTTCTTTCCCTAAGACCAGAATATTTTCAATTCTCTTCTACATCCGGTACAGATGGAATTACGAAGACTATGGAACGTATGGATTATTTCTTGGGTTCGTTAGAGCACGAAATGCAACACGCATTCCAAGAAATCGTAACAACTCAAGTGAGTTCATTAAAAGACAAAAACCTTGAAATGAAGAAAGGTTATGGTGGCATGGACGATGCATACCACGCAAGTGGTGTTGAATTTGGTCCACAAACTAAAGATATGATAAATGCTGGGATATTGTGGTTAGATAATCAAAAAGACAGAAATGAATTAAGTGGTAATATGAATCGTGATATTAAAGATGCGATTCAATATGCATTTAAACGTTTAGCTCATGGTCAAGGTAGTGTATATCAAGCTCTTAAAAATTATAAAGAAGATGCTAATGCTAAAAAACATATGACTCTTATTTTTAAAGGACTTGCAAAACATTATCAAGAAATGGATAATGAAGAAGATTCAGAATTGGATTTAGAACCTAAAGATGTTGATGGTGGTGAAAACCGTATGTATCATTCTAGTACTAACGGTCCAGACAAAGATGCAGATGGTAATGACCCAATGGTTAAAATCTATCGTGCAATGGAATCTACAAACGATCTTAAACCATACAATGTTGAAGAAGAACGTGAACATGGTACTCCACGCGATGATTATGCAAACCCATATAATAAACTAGCTTCGATGGTTTATCATTTGAGTGATGATAGTATATTACGTTTCATGAAATATAATGGTAAGATTATGCTCACCGCATGGAAAGATCGCTCCGCATTATCCGATGGAAACGCAGTTAATATGGATATTCCATTTGACAAAGCTGATATAATTACCGAATATATTAATTGGTTTAAGAACTTTGACATGACCGAACGATTCATTAATGAACTCCAACACAAGGTTGATGGTTCAGAAATGAGTATCGAAGATATTGCTGATGAATTTGGTAATTGGTATAATTCTGCTGTTAAGAAAATGGGCGGTGAACCTGAAGGTAAAAAATTAAATGCTTACATTGATGAAGGAACTCTATATATTGAGTTTAAAGGTCTTCGTATTCCATTATATATGCAAGCTGGTTATGCTGATGGGGTTCAAATAGATAACGCTGAAACATATGATGGGATAACTAGAATTTCTTATAAAGATGTAGAACATGTAATGACTCGACTATTTGAGATTTATCTTGAAAGTACTGACAGACAATTCAACCGTGTATTCAAAAATCTTGATAAGACAACAACCCCAGATAGTCTTGACAACGTATGGCGATATGTCCAAGAAAGTTCTAGAGCACCAGTTGAAGAATCTTCAATGCGTGGCTTTATGGATTTAGTACAAGATGCTGAAATTGCAGATGGTATTGATCAAGCTAATAAAATGACTGATGTTAACTTAATGAACAAAGCTAAGAAAAATAAACAGCATACTATTAACCAACTAGGTGAAGAAGAAGAATATGACTTACAAGGGAAACCAGTTAAGCCAAATCAGAAATCAGCACCAGTTCACGCAGGTACTAGTACTGAACGTGATGTTAAGTTAGATGAAATGCCACAGCGTTTTGATGCATTCGCAAATCAAGATCGTGATGAGTTTGTTGACAAGTCAGTAAAAATGACAGGCAAACATAACATGGCACTATTTGCAGAGCACGAAAAATTTGATGTTATGATTATAAAAAATGGTTCAGGTTTTATTGCTTTAGATAAACAAGGTAACCAACTAGCATTACTTAGTGGTCATGTTAGTTCAAAAGCAGTACAGGGAGTACCAAACGTATTCGTTGAAAATGCGGTAGCTGCTAAATCAAACGTTAAAGGTGTAGTATACCAAATGTATATGGATATTTTAAATGCAGGATATTCTATACTTAGTGATGGATTACACAGTGATGATGCAATAAAATTCTGGACACGATTACTTACTAACCATACAGTGTATGTTGTAGGTGGTGGTGAAGTACTAGCACGTGCTACCCCAGAAAAAGTACACAAATACTGGAACGAAGATGAAAACAGCCCAAGTGCTGAATTACGGCTTCTACTAGTTAAATAAATAATATCGGAGGCATCGCAAGGTGTTTCCGATATTTTTTGAGACAAAGAAGCAAAAATGTGATATAATATTGGCTAAGAGACAAAGAGACAAGGACAGCAAATAATGGCAAAAGAAAAGAAATCCTCATCCGTGCTTTCTGAACATGACGTTCAGCGACTAAACGACTATCAACATGCTCGCATTCGTACTGAAATGTACTTAGGTTCACGTTCTGTTCATGAACACCAAGTGGTACTTTTCAAAGAAGACGGTTATAACGTTGTGAACCTAGAATGGGTTCCAGCACTAATAACAGCGTTCCGTGAGATCATTGATAACTCTCTTGATGAGTTTAAAAAAGCAGGTACAAAAGATCCTGTACTAAAAATTGATTACAACGAAGACGATTTATCATTTGTAATAAGTGATAACGGTCGTGGTATTCCAATTGATTACGTACCAGAGTTCGATGTACATTTGTGTACTATGGTACTAACTGAAACCAAAACTGGTCGTAACTTTGACGATTCAAAACGTGAAGGTACAATCGGTCAGAACGGTCTAGGTGGTTCCATTACAATGTGTGTGAGTTCGAAAGCAGAGCTAGAGATTCACCGCAACGGTCGTCCTTATAAGACCCAAGCATCTAATGATGGCTATGATGGAATTTATAAGTTCAACCAAAAGTTCAAGGAAGGTACTATTATGTTCCCTGAACTAGATATTCAAGAACCTACAATTCGCAAAGTTCAAGCGGATAAAACTGGTACATCAATTAGCTTCACGCTAAGTCCAGAAGTGTTCAAGAATCGCAACCTCCCAATGGATTTAGTTTACAGTATCTTGAAAGAGATTGCTTCTGCTAATCCAGCGTACAAGATTATCCTTAATGGCAAGAAGATTGCTACTAAGGCGACACCAGAGAAAACTCTTTTTGGTGCAAACAAAATGATGAACCTAAATGTTAAAGATGATAGCATTGGATTTGACAGTACTTTCTATATTGTGCCAAACGCAGTAAAAGATATGAATACCAACTTCCACATGCAAGGTATTGTTAACAACGCTCCTGCGTTTGATGGCGGTACTCACCTTGAAACATTTAAAAAGTTCTTTGCCCTAGGCGTTAGTACTGCACTTGAAAAAGAAGCTAAGAAACGCAAAATGACTCCTAACCGTGGAGACATTGAAGAAGGTCTAATGATTTATAACGTGACTACTATGAACGCACCATCGTTCAACTCACAGATTAAATCTAAGCTAACTAATGAGAACGTTATTGCTCCAGTTAAAAAAGCTATGACTCCTGAGTTCTTTGATGAACTAGTGAAGAAAAACAAAGATTGGGTTGAAGAAATCTTTGAGCGTACTGCTGCACGTACTAATAAGAAGGACGCAGATGAAGATCGTCGTCTAGCTAAGAAACTTCTAAAAGCTAAAGTAGCTAAGTTACTTGATGCAACTGGTTCTAACCGTACTGAATGTATTCTTCTAATTGCAGAAGGTGATTCAGCGGTAAGTAACATGTCAGCAGCACGTGATTCTAAGAAACATGGTATACTCCCACTTCGTGGTAAGATCAAGAACGTCAACGGTACTGAAAAGACCAAAGACTTAATGGATAGTGATGCCCTAAAAGACATTATGGCTAGTATCAACTTGATCCCCGGACAGAAAGCAATCCGTGATGAATTAAACTACGGTAAACTATATATCTGTGCTGACGAAGATGAGGATGGTAAAAACATCGGTGCACTAGTCGTGAACTTCCTATATAAGTTCTGGCCTGAATTGTTCGAAGATGCCGAAAACCCATTCGTGTATATTTTCAAAACTCCTTTTATTATTTTGGAGAAAGGAAAAGAAAGTCGTTATTACTACGGTCACAACGTAGAAGAATATAACCCAGAAGAATGGAAAGGTTGGAAAGCAACTCGTGCTAAAGGATTGGGTACTCTAGAGAAGAGTAACTTCCGTGATGCACTAACTAACGGCGTAGCAGTAGCTATTGTTGATGATGGTAACTTGGGTCCAACCCTTGACCTAATCTTCAACAAAGAACGTGCTGATGACCGTAAAGAATGGATGAAAGACTAAGTACTAAAGAAGGGGTACAGGAAGTACCCCGAAATAACAAAGAGGCAAAGGAATGGCTAAATCAACTAAAAAAGCGGCTGCAAGTAATGCTATTGAAAACGCAACGCTAACACTACTAAAATACGTGAGTTCTGAATATATCAACCAATCATCATTGGAATATTCTGTCAGTACTCTCGACCGTGCAATCCCCGGTATTGATGGATTGAAAAGCTCACAGCGTAAGGCTATCTTCACGCTAAGTAAAATCTCAGGTGAGATTAAAACTGTATCCGCAGCAGGACGTATGATTAGTGATGGTATCTACCTTCACGGTGACACTTCCGCTTCAGGAACACTACAGAACCTTGCAAGTCCAGTAGCTAACAACTATCCACTCATCGGTAAACGTGGTGGTTTCGGTACACAGGTTAACAGTACTCCAGCTAGTGCTCGTTATACTTACGTTAAACGTACCGCAGTAACAGAAGCGTTAGTACTACAAGATATGGACATTGTACCAATGCAAGAAAACTATGATGGTACAACAATGGAACCAACTCACTTCCTACCTATTATCCCATTATCACTATTTGGTAATGATAGTATGTCTGTAGGTTATAAGAGTTTGATTCTACCTTATCGCATCGAAGATATTATCGACAACTGCTTACGCGTAATTAACAAAAAGCCACTACAGAAAATGACTCCTTATTGTGTGTCACTTGGTGCTAGTGATATTGTTGGTGAAATCGATGAAAACAAATATGAATTCTATGGTCGTGCAGAAGTAATTGATGCAAGTTCAGTTAAGATTCTAGGTCTACCACCTCGTGTGAAGATTGATTCTTTTATTGAGAAACTAATTGCTATGCAGGACAGCGGTGAAATCCGTGACTACGACAATGACAGTACTGATACGATTGATATTACTATCAAACTACCACGTGGCACAAGTGCTAAATGGGTAGAAAGTGATGTAATCAAGTACTTTGGTTTGAGTAGTAAATTGACCCAATCACTTGTAGTACTCGGTGAGAACGGTCGTGTAAAAGTCTACAATAACACTTCTGACTTAATCCATGACTTTGTTCATTTCCGTTTCAAATATTACGTGAAACGTTATGAGCATCTATTGGCTAAAGCAGAAGCAGAAGTACGTTATAAAGCACTAGTAGCTAAGTGTTTTGAGAATGAGATGGTAACGAAGATTAAAGACTTCCAAAACCGTCAAGAGCTAGTTGATTTTGTTACAGTACTCAATGATGATATTCAAGCTACCGATGATAATATCCAAAACATCGTGAACTATGCTTCTTATCGTTGGACACAAGAGAACTACAATAAGACACTAGAAGAGATTCAAGAAGCTCTAGACTTAATGAATAAGTATCAGGACATTCTAGATAATCCAGAAGAGATCTGGACCATTTATGCTGATGAACTCAAGAAACTACGTAAGATGGACTGCACACCAAAAGCAGAAAAAGACTAAGTATATTAAAGGATGCCTCGTGCATCCTTTATTGTTATAAATACGGTAGCTTTTAAATATTTGGAGAATTAAATATGGCAAATTTCCAGCCACGTTGGGACTTGAAAGCTGACGCAACAGTGATCGCAGAAGGTGGACACTTATTTGTTCGCATTCAATTAAGAAAAAATGATGATAGTACTAACCTCCAATACAAGTTGGGTGACGATCAGCATTTAGAACTAACGTACACTTTCACTGGAAGTGGTGAAACGTTAGATGAACGTGATTTCGAATTGTACGTTGGTGAAAATCAGAATAGTTTAGTGAACATTCACGAAGGAACTACTGGTATTAAAACTATGTTCGGTCAACATACAGTAAAAATGACCAAAAAAGAATTTAATCTAGTAAATGATAATTCAGTACTAGATGTTTATTACATGAAATTAATAGCTATTGATGATGGTGTTTGGGACGGGCCAGAAACTGTTCATATTACATTAAACACAATGGATGTTGTAACAATCACTGACGGTCAAATTTCCAACCAAGAAGCTGCTGGAGATATTGTTACTTCTACTGTTGATATCGTATATAACGATACTAATGAAATTTGGGTCACGCCTAGTATTATTGCTAGAGGTGAAAAGTACACAATTGGTGCAGTTGGTTTTGGTTCGGACAGTCGTTTGTTTGTTGATGCCTTTGGTCAAGTACGAAAATACGATGACTCAAAAGATTTCACATACCCAGATGACAGGTCAGATCGTGTATTCTATCCTAGTTACCAAATTGAACGTATTACTAAAGGACAAATACCCACTGATAATATTACCGGTAGCGGTACAATTTTAATTCCAAAAACCACTGCAATAACTGAAGAAACTGATATTGTCATAATGGATACTTTGGGTAACTTAGTAAGTACTGGTATGCGTTTTAATGCTAACGGTCAACTTCTTCAAACAATGACATACGAATCAGATCCAATTGATGGTTATTTCCAAGTTAAGATTGTTCCTATTACTGCATTCTATAGTTCACCTAGAGATGCATTCTATGTAGGGAAGCGGTTCAAAGCATATCAAATGTGGGTGTGTCCTAATGACATTAGTTATATTCGTGGTGGTGCAAAGCCCGGACACTTATATCAGTTGAAAAACAATATTGTTTATCCTTATGTGATAAAATCAGAATACATTGATAGTAATGAATATGCAATTTTTGAACCTTCTATGTGGAATGATTTAGGTGTATATGATTTAGCACTAGGTGCAAATCTTATAAACAAATCTAGAATGTTCCGTGCATTAATAAATGCCAGTACTGGCGGTGGTATTGATTTTGAAACAGATGCAAACTTAGGTAGAATTCATGTTGGTGAGTATTTTGGTCATACTGTATATCCTAAAATTAAAGCAAGTGGTACATTAGTAACTTATCGGATTAACTATGAATCATCTCCTGATGATATTCGTAAGTACAATATGGATTTAACTGCTGATGGTTATATGGTTGGCACTGCATATGCAAGAAGCCAAGACTTTTCAGCAAATGATGATATTAAATTAGAGTTTGACGTAATCGCCAATGATAAAGGTGGTGCTACTGTTACAAAACGATTCAATATAACTATAATTCGTGGATTTGGACAGAACTATCAAACTGCACATATTGCACCTAGTAAGAATTTCGAACGTGCATGGTTTGCTAGTGTTGCAACCTCTAACTTCTATTTGAATAAAACTTACTACAGAGAAAGTGATGATCGTTATGGTGTTCAACAGCTTCCTAGAATGCTATTGAAAGAGAACTTCATTTCACAGAACTATCAGTTCCCCGGAATAAAACCCTTGAAAAAGATTCTCTCCAATGTTATTATAGACCCTGAACATGGTGCTCCCGTACCGGATGGTGTTTTCAGTCTAGTAATGGGTAATTATAAAATCACATCAGCCCTTGACAATCTTGGGAATGTGGTGTATGATCTATTGTATCGTGAGTTGCATCCATCAGGAACACGTGTTAGTGTCAGTATGAATCCACATTCATATACCGCGACCGACAATGAAATGTTCTCAGAAGTGTTTGGTTTACGCCAAAACATTTTTAAAGAAGTGGGTGAAGATGTGACAAACCTTTATACTGATCCAGATGATTTTCGAAATCGCGGTTTAGTTGTTCCTGCCATCCCCGGTCTATCCGATGAAATGACAGATACAGTTCCTCGTTTTATGAATCACCCATATGAAGAATATGGCTTAACTCCACAGTTTATGCCAATCCTACCAGTTGCTTACTTCAATCCCGGTCAAGCTGAATCATTCTTTACTAAGCTAGTTCAAACTAACGAGCATAGTACTTTAGTAAATACCGAATTCGAGGTACATGGTGTTGAATTTACATTCCACACACAAGACTATGACTTGTATGTGCAGGACAAATTCATTATACCATTAGTTGGCAAACAGTAAGGAGACATAATATGTTTGATCCATTTTTTGATCCATCTGGCATGACAGATAAAGAACTTCAACAAAAGATTTTCGATATGAGTACTAAAATATCTCAAGCACGTGCAGCGGGTATGTCACATGACATGCTCACTCGTATGTACTTAATCATTGAAGCGTGTGATGAAGAAAGTCTCACACGTTCTTCTCGTAAAGAAATTGAAAAACTTGAAGATGAAGATAGTTGCGTATTTGATACTGAATCTTATTTGAATAAAGAAGAGGAAGACAAGAAGAAACATGAAGGTCCAAGGAAACAGATATATAAATCAGGATGGTGAAGTACACTGCAATCTTAATGCAGTAGTATACGCTATGAATTGCGGTGCGGATTTGCAATATCTCAAATTAATGGAGATGGATGAATTCGAACGTGAAAAGTTCAACGATAACTGTAAGAAATTTGGATTAGAATATCGAATGCTCGATTATACTATTGAGCACGATAAAAACCATGAGCTATGGAAGTACGATCCAGCTTATGATAATTTGAACTTAGAAGAGTACTTTCTAGGGTTGTGCGAAACTGATGCACAAAAGGCTAGAGTACTGGAAGAACTCGCTTTATACGAGAGCTATAATATGAACAAACTACTACGTTGTATGATATGGTTAGTAGACTACCTTGAAGAGAATAAAATCTTCTGGGGCTTAGGTCGTGGTAGTTCAGTGAGTAGCTATTGTTTGTACTTGCTCGGACTACATTTAGTTGACAGTCTTAAATATGAGCTAGATGTAAACGAGTTCTTAAAATGGTAATAACGTGTTAATATAAGGATATATGCTATGGCAAAACACACATCTTATCGTGGTCAGACAATTGATATTGAAATGATGAAATATCAAAACCAGCACGATACAGCACTAGGCAATGCGAACATGAACGCACGTGGTGATAAAATCGGCCAAGGTGGTACAATCATCAAAACTCGTGAAGAACTTCTCGAAGAACGTGAACGCAGAATGCAACTCCCAGATTTCATTCCAGAGCACACAAGCCATTCTGTACAAGTACAGACCGCTAAAGTTGATGACGGCTTTGACGACACTATGTTTGAAATGCCTGAACAAGAGCCTGTAGCTCGTTCTGAGGCTCCTGCACAAGAAGTAGTACCTCAGCCTGAAGTTAAAGAGAAAGCTGCCCCACGCCGTGTACGTGCGTCTAAAGACGGGGAGTAAGACATATGATGGAGTCAAAAGTTCTTACTGCGTGTAAAGGCAAAGTACTAGTAACTAACTTAGACAGTGGTGAACAGAAAACCGCTGGTGGTATTGTACTATCAGATGATGATGGTAAACTACGTGGTATCCATAGTCGATGGGCTAAGGTATATAGCGTTGGTGAAGGTATTGTAGATATTCAAGAAGGTGAATGGATTTTAGTTGAACATGGTCGATGGTCACGTACTATTACCGTTGACGGTATTCAGATGAATCTAGTTGATTATCCAAAAGGTGTACTATGTGCATCACCAGATCGTCCAAAAGGTTTTATTGGACTTGGAAAATAAGTTTATGCCCGAATTGTTTCGGGCATTATTTTTGAAGGTACATAATGATAACAGAAGACGGTAAAGTAGATTTTAATTTAGTACAATTAGAATCCAAAACGGGACGATTCGTATTCGAACATCCTAGGAACAGAAAATTAGTTTACGAAGTAAATCATGATCAGTTCAGAGTTCTCTTTGTAAAAATGGCACAAGATAAAGCACGTGGTAGTGAACTACCCAACCGTTCTAATAGCTTTGACTTTCTATTGAGTCAACTAGAAATGAATGGTGATCTATTTCAAGCAATGTTATACCCAAATGAAGATTGGACAATTTAGGAGTAATTTATGAGTAATGCACTATGGACAGAAAAGTATCGCCCACAAGATATGGAAAACTACGTATTCAAAAACCCAGCTTTCCAAGCAAAGATGGAAGAGTGGGTTCGTACTGGTGATATTCCACACATTGGTTTCTTCGGTCCAGCAGGTACTGGTAAGACTTCCGCAATTAACGTTCTAATTAACGGACTAGAAGCCAATGGTATTATCGACCGTTTTGATGTTATGATCCTTAACATGTCAGATGAAGGTATTGATGCAGTTCGTGATAAAATCGAACCATCTGCACGTCTAACACCAAGTGGTAAGTACCGTATCTTTGTTCTAGAAGAAATGGAACAAATGAACCAAAAGGCACAAGCATCATTAAAGCGTACAATGGAAGACTATGCGGATAACGCACGTTTCATTCTAACTTCTAACGAACCACACAAGATTCTAAAACCTATTCTATCTCGTGTACAAAACATCACTATCGAAAAGCATGACCGTGAAGAATACATGACCCGTATTATTAACGTCCTACTAGCTGAAGAAGTAGATTTGAGTACTGAAGAATCACTAGCTTTAGTTGACAAATACATCAATGCAACCTATCCTGATTTCCGTAAAACACTAAACACCTTGCAAAGCAGCATCGTTGATGGTAAGCTACTAAAACTTGAGGATAGCGTGGATAGCACAGCTAACTATCGTTCCCTTATTATTGATGCACTAAAGAACGGCAGTATTCGTGAGATGCGTGAACTCATCGTCCAGAACATCCCAGAAGATGAAATGGATGGGTTCTTTACATACCTCTCCCAGAATGCTAAATTGTTCTCTGATGACGAAATCACTCGTATGAAGATTATCGTTAAAATCCGTGATGCAATGGTCAAGCAAGCGTCTGTATCGGACCGCGAATTGAACCTAAGTGCATTGCTATGTGAAATTGATCTAATCTGCACAGGAAACTGGTAATGACAAAAAAGAAAGTAATTGTATTTGACTGCGATGAAATCCTACTAGACCACTTAGGTGGTCTACGTGAGTACGTTAAAGATAAATTTGATATTGTAACTGAAACTGAATACCCACATGAATATGGGTTGGAAAAATGGTTGGGACTAAGTTCAGTCCAAGTACAAGAAGTAATCAAACAATTTAACCAAACTTCATTTGAATTTGGTCTACTAAAACCACTGGAAGGTGCACAGTCTTTACTATGTGCATTGCGTCATACATACCCGGATGCAGTATTTGCAGTACTAACTAAGTCAGGAACATTTGGTCATGGTGAAGTACTTCGGAAGGTGAATATTCATAACGTATTCCCTAATGTATTTGATGAGATTCACATTGTAGAAATGTATGAATCTAAACGTGGTGTACTTTCACAGCTTCAAGCACAGTATGATGTAGTTTGTTTAGTAGACGATTACATTATGAATATCGAAACTGCATTGGTATTGGGTATTCCCGGTATTATGTTGAAACGCCCACACAATGAGAAGTACAAGGTACGTACTGATTTCAAATTTGTGGATAATTGGGCTGGAATTGTACACAGTGTAGTTACTGAAATGTCTAAAGGGGAGTAATCCCCTTTTGTTGTTTTGAAATTCAGTAAATAAGAATATAATTATGTAACATTAAAGGAACATAACATGGAAGAAAATTCAGCTATTCAAAACTTGTACGATCAAGATGGACTTCTAGATATCCTTTTAGGGGTAGAGAAGTACTTCGACGATATGGACTTGTTTGCTTACAAGAACTGGATTTACGGTGAGCTAGTAGAGGGACCAATCGTTAGTAAGTATTGGGTGGAAGTTACTTTTAAGTACGACCATGATACTTTCCCAGATCCTATGGGAACTAAGGTACTAGAACAGCAGGGAACTAAAGTTTATATTAAGCGAGATTTCGAGAATACTCCAATTGCTTTCCCACGTAGCCGTAATGATATGGAAGCAGTAGGCACTCAAAGTGGTTCAGTCTCTTTACCTAAAGACGAACGCATTCCAATTATCCTCTACAAATTCCAAATTCCACGTCGCATTGTAAACCCAGAAAGTTTCGATGAGTACAAACTAATTGCTAGTACTTTTAATAAGAACGCAGAGATGGAAGATGAAGAACAACCAGAGCCAGATATGAGCATGGAAAACGAAGAAGAAGTCCAAGAGATGGATGACGAATTCGGTCAAGGTAATAACAACCCAATGGGAGGTATGTAATGAAAAAACTAAATGAACGTGCATTACGTCCTGCTATGCTAAAAGATTTAATTCACCCAATTTTCAGTGTAGATGAATACACTTCTAAGATTGGAGAAAACAACGTTGTCGTTGCGTTTCAAGTACTAGATAACTTTGACGCAGCGTATGACTTAAGCTCATTTATTGAGAAATCACCAGTAGGTGTAATTGACACAGAAGCTAGCGAAACACCTAACGTAGACGGTCGATACATTGTATTCTCTGAGTTTGAACGTGATGGTGAATTCCCACAAAAACTACTACTATTACTCAAAACAATTGAGAACATCTGCCCTAATCCGGGTTGGAAAATTCAGTTGTACGGAGTGAACGATCCAATTGATGTTGATTTTGATATTATCACTCAAAAGATGGAATTAGTACAACCAGATAGAATCACAGAGTTCTTTGATCCTGCTGGCGTAAGTGTTGATATTCTAGAAGAGACTATTCGACTCAATACAATGTACGGTCCATTGCACTTCCAGCTTGGAAGTGGTATTGTATCCGAATCTTTTGTCAAGGGTCTTCTCAATGATAAAACTCAGCTTGACAATACAAGATTGAGTAGTATACTAGGTGAAGGATTTGATGTGCTCCGTTCTGGTAAGCAGTACATTGTAGGCAACCGTGAAGGTCAATACTTCGTACTTCGCTAATGAGAGTACTAACAAATTTAATAGCATTACATGAAACAACAAAATGCAGTAATCAAAAATCTGGCAGAGTAGGTCTAAGTAAACGTTTGTACGTTAGGACTTATGAAATAAACCGCATAGGTAGAGGTTATGATGATATCAGACGTGTTGATGTAGGAACTGAGTTAGTACTCAAGTCATACTTAGCACGTAAGGTATACATAAATGAAAAGAACCTCAGAAACAAATTCTTTTTTGAACAAGAAGACTACGATAAAGAAGTAGAGTTCACTAAGGGATTATGGAAAATCTTCTGTATAGAAGTTTTCGGAACATATATGCCAGAGTTACCAGTACCAGAGACTTATGCAGAGTTAGATAAACTATTTCGAAACGACGCAGTGTACTTAGATTTCTCTTTGTACAAGACAGTGAAGGAAGCGGTAATACACAACCAGATAAAGAACTCTAAACATTTCCAGACCATTAAGGACTTCGATTTGTTTTGTTCCTTACCGGGTATTCCCGGATGGACTGCACAGCAACATGGTGCTATGTTGGCTGATGGTAGAGTAGAGGCTCCACAACGCTTGATGCAGGTTGCATTAGGTATGTTCAAACTTGAACACATCGGATGCCCGGAACCGTACCAGTACTTCTGGAAAGAACGTGCTAACGCAGCGATGAAAAAAGCTATCGTAGTACTTCAGAAGTCATATATTGTAAAATTTAGAAATGCCACTATGTACGATTTGCCCGTCTTACCAGAAAGATTTGAGCCAATCAAAACATTTGTGTGGAACAAAAAAAGAGCGTAAAGAAATATTACGCTCTTTTTGTTTTTAGGGGTTGACAACCCCATCTGGACGAGATATACTAGTCTCACTTTATTGCAGTACACACGTTTAAAAAATTCATCAAAAAGAGGATATACCTATGAGCACTAAAATTGAATTCTTCTACACTCACGGTCATCATTTCACTGCAACTGGCGTAATCGCTGCTTCTATTACCGTGGAACAGGGTGTTGAAATTGTTTACAAAACTGTCTCCGACAATCACGATGTGAAAACTAAGTCCAAACACAAAGTGCCGATGCACGATCTAAAATTTGCAGTCGTTCACTACGGTGACGAAGATTACAATTTCGCAGGTCTAACTACAATCATCCACGGTCTAGCGTCTAAGTTTGATGTAGCAGCAACCCTAGCTGAAGCGGCTAAAATCGTCGCTCTAGAAAAAGCTGAAGTAGAAGCTGAAGCACGTGCTAAAGCTCGCCGGGAAAAAGAAGCAGCTAAATTTGTAGAACGCCGTAAAGCACGTGGTGCAGAACGTAAAAAACTCTACAAATAATATTTGACACCAAAGTACTGAAATAGTATAATCACTGTCATCAAGGGAGCAACCCGCTCCCTTATTAATTGCTAAAGGAACCCAAATGAAAGGCAAATACTTCTTTATTGAAAACAGAAAAGAAATCGAAATTGCAGAATTTGATTACAAGTACGTGCGGAACGCCTTTCTAAAAGAATATGATCGTTCTGCAAACCGCAAGTACTGCTACACCGTTATCGTAAGTCGTACATACGATCCTACTGGCGAACCAATCTTTGATGTTCGTGTACTGGATTTGAACGACATTTACTTTGACAATACACGCCTCCGTATGCTCGAAGTCATGATTGATGAAATCGGCTTCGCAACTGGTAGCGATGATCGTCGTATTAAGAACCTTCCAGTACCACCACTCCAGAAAGAGTATCAGGAGTACTTAGAAGGTAAGAAACGCATGGCAGTTGTTAGTACTGAAACTCCTATGCTCATCGAAGTACCACCGCCGCCAGAATTGGTTCGTGTTCCGGTAACTGAAGATGATAACCGCATTCTTTCAGTTGAAATGATGTTCAAAGGTGGTGATGAAGTTGCAAAACCAATGGTAGTACTTGATTGGGTTGATAACTTCCAGATTGCCAACCACGAAGTAACTGTTAAAATGCGTGGTATGACTGAACGCCAGATTAAAATGGCATCAGCTATCAGTTCACATAGTGAGTACTTGCACAGTGTTATGAATAACATTGGTTCAGTACTGGAAGATATTTTCCCTGTTAATCCGGGCTTCTTCCAAAAAGTTTTTGGTAATACTGATTTTAAAGTTGACAAGGCAAACATGGATTCCGTGATTGCACGTCTAACTGAAGCAGTGCGTATCGATTCACGCCGCTTCAGTGGACTCCAGACGAACTTTGATGAAATCCAAGCCATCGCTGCGGAGATCAAAGAAGACTTGGCTCAGGCTGTTCTAGGCTGCAAATTTGCCGTTGCTACCATTGAAGACGCATATGAGTTTGATGTTCGTCAAGAACGCTTGATGAAAATGTCATTAACTGCTAATCTAACTAGCGTATCAATGATGAGTGCAGAGAAGAAATTCAATATGGATATGGAACGTTTCAACGAAATCCAGAACGTATTGCTACCACTTCTCGTAATTCGTATCCAAGACAGCGTTAACTCTAAGTTAGACGATGACACTGTTACAATCATTCGTAACATGGCAACGAAAAAAGATTAAAATTGTTGTTGACACCATATCGTAGTGCTGTATAATGTTCACATAGACAAGCAGCACTACTTATTAAACAAACATGAGGAATTCATAATGTCAGAGAAAGATATCACTCCAGCTACTAAAACTCGTACTCGTAAGCCAGCAACAAAGAAAGCGACTAAAGTTAAAGAGAAAGACGTAGTACAGAATGATGTTTTCGAACAGACTGAAAAACAGCTTCCAGCACTGACTTCTGCTAAAGGCGAAAGCGTTGCACTAACTGTTTCTAACATTCACACGTTTGGTATGGATGCTGGTGCAAGCATTTCTGTACTCAACGACCAGATCCTAAACCGTGTTAAAGTCGCTGATAGCGGTGAGTTCGGTGAAAGTGTTAACAACATTCTTGCGTTAACCCGCAGCGTTGACATTGAATCACTCGGTACACCACAGAAGGGCGTTTGGGGTAAAGTGATGAGTCTCTTCCGTGACGCAAAACGTCAGGTAACAGACCAGCTTAATACCAGCTATGATCAAATCCAAGAAATCGTTAAGACTCTTGATGGTGGCGTAGTGCGTATGGAAGATGAAGGTCGTTGGTTGGAAAGTGTTTACACTGCTAACATCGACCATCTCAAAGAGCTAAAAACGGCACTTGCTAGCATTGAAGAAGTTAAAGCACCACAAGAAGAAATTCTTAATACTATGCGTCAAGATGACAGCATTGAAGTTGAGAAATTCGAAGAACAGAAACTAATTGTCGAAGCACTTGACAAACAGGCAGATAAGGTACGTCGCTTGATTACACTATCTCAACTAATGGCTCCACAGATTATGTCCATGCGTAAGGTAAACACCAACACACATGAGAAGTACCAGACACTAATCACCACGACTATTCCAGCGTGGAAGACCCAGATGAGCCTAGGTCTAATCAGTGACGCACAGCGTAAAGATAACGAGCTTGGTGCGAAGATTGATGACCAGACTAACCTACTACTATCTAATAACGCAGATACCGTAGCTAAGAACATGGTTGATTCCGCTAAAGCTAACCAACGTGGAGTGGTAGATTTGGATACACTACGTAAAGTACAGAACACTATGCTCAAAGGTATTAACGATACCATTATGGTTGAGCAGAGCGGTGCAGCAGAACGTGAGAAAGCAAAACTTGAAATGGAAAAAATGAATCAAGATTTGAAAAACTCTCTACTAGAGATTGCTGATAAAACTCACAAGAAATAATAAAAATAAAGGAGGCGTTATGCCTCCTTTTTGTTAGGAGAAACAAATGAAACCAGTACTAGTTGAATTCTTTGAGCATCAATATGGTGTTGAAGAAAAACGTTTCTTCGGCTTATTCACATCCATGAAAGCATGGTTTGAATACTGCCACGAACACGAAATTACTGCATCCTTTATTGACGACAATATTGGTTCTCGGTACAGTTTTTATTCAGATGTTCACTCATATAGTGCAAAAGAAGTAGATTTTATAAAGTGAGGTGTAAATGATTAGACGTGATGTGGCGATTGATATTGAATCTCTTGCAGTACCAGAGAATAGCGGGTATGATATCGCCATTCCTAACTACGCATTAGTTAAAGTGCCAGAAGTGCCAGAAACCTATCAGTTGGAATGGATGTATGTTCAAATGCCACTCCAACCACAGATTGACAAAGGTCTTAAGATCTCTGCTTCATGTATGTCATTCTGGTTTGATATGTGTGCAGAAGAATATCCTCGTGCACTACATGAAATGAAGAAATCTTTCCCATTAGAAATGGCAGAACTCAAGCTCAGTACTCAACCGTACCAAACACATAAACTAGTCGATCCATCAGTAACCGTTGATTGGTTCATTAATGGTGAGTACGATGAATATGATGGTAAGATTTGGGGTAATGGCTGCCACTTCGATTGTAGCATTCTTCAAGCTAACCACAGACTTATGTATGGTAATGCTAAAATGTGGAAATACAATGCTCCACAGAACGCCAGAAGTATCAAAGACCTACTAAGTGATGCAGAGCGGGAAGAAATGGATAGCATCGTCAAAGACTATCTAGGACGGTTTGAGACTACAACACGCGTAGAACACGGCTTTGTTAACTTAGAGTTGCATCACCCGCTCTATGATGCGGCTCGTGAAGCCCTACAAATTTCGTACTGCCTACAAAAGAAAAAAGTTGACAGTACTGATCGGGTGGGCTATAATCTTAGCTCACCCACATTAAGAGGATTAACCATGTTAGACTTCGCTATTCTCTTCATTCCAGCATTTTTAGTAATGGTGACAATGAAGATGATGTTCTCGTATCATATTACGCCCAAAGAAGTCGGTATTCATCTAATTGCAATCATCATTGGTGCAGCAGCAATACTAGGAACGAACTACTATTTTCTATACAGTGATCTACAAGACGTTGAAGTACTGAATGGTGAAGTAACAGGTAAGTACAAACATACAGAAATCTGTACTGAGTACAGTTCTTGTGAAAACTATACCGTTCACCAGCGTTGTACTTCAAGTACAGACAGTAAAGGTAACAAAACTGAAACATGTGTCTCATATAAAGTTTTCGATTACTATTCAGAGTTTGACTGGTATGTTGAAAGTACTGTAGGTGAGATTAAGATTCGTCGTGTGAACGCACGTGGTGATATCATGCCTGAACGTTACCGTGTAGTACGCATTGGTGAACCTGCTTCTGCACCACATCAGTACACAAATTACTTGTTTGCTGATGAGCAGTCACTGTTTGCACCAGAAGATTTTAAAACTAAGTACGACCCAGAATACCAAAAAGGTATTCCAGACTATCCGGGAGTTTACGATTATTACCGTACTAATCACATTGTGAACTTGACACGTGTATCGTCAAAGGGTTATAATGAGTACGTATCAGAGGTGTTGAAAACTGAAGGTTCTCGTAAGCAGTTGAACATCACGGTTGTTTTGTACAATGACAGAGATCCACAGTTTGTAGATGCAACCATGACCAAATGGCGTGGTGGTAAGAAGAATGATGTACTCATGTTCTTCGGTATCAACGATAGTGGTGATGTTACTAAGTTTTACAGTACATCGTTTGCTGGTGGTATGAAAAACGAAATGCTTCATGCAACCTTGCGTATTGATGCGTTGAGCGAGAAAATGTCGCTTGACTTGTTGAAAAAACAGGTATATACTACTGTTCAGAAATACGAAAGACTCCCGAATGAAGAGTTCAAGTACATGAAGTACAGACTTGAACCTAAGAAGGAAATCATCGTAGCATGTAGTGTAGTGCTACTACTAATCTCAATTTGTATTGGCTTCTTTATGAGGAATAACGATTTATGAAAAACGCACTAATTGCAGTTATCGCACTACTGGTTGTTGTCGTGTTGGGCGTAGCTGGTGTCGTGGGAATGTACAGTGGTAAGCACGATCAGGCGGTTGAATTTGAAAGTAACATCAAACGTTACTACGATGCTTCTGAAAACGATTTGAGTACTTATACTCTCACTATTAAAGAGAAAACTCAAATCTCCGATATCTATGTTTCAGACCTACGTAGTGTAATTGGCGAGTACTTCAATGGTAAGCAGGGTGTATCAGAGAAGCAGGTAATGTCCTTTATCCAACAGCACATCCCGAACTTGGATAGTAAAATTTACCAAGAACTACTAGCAACGATTGAAGGTGGACGTAAGCAGTTCAGTAATACCCAGAAGATGAAGATTGATCAGTGTGCATCATATGATAAATTCCTAAATGGCTTCTGGAACAAGAAAATAATTGACAGTACTCAGTTCCCATCTAAAGAAAAAGCACACTACTGTGTAGTTGTGTCAGATGCACAAACCCGCACCGCAATGGAAACGGGTATTCAAGAGCCAATTAGCTTGAAGAAATAATTAAACTACTTGCGAGTACTTCGGTACTCGCATTTTTTATAGGTACAAAATGAAAACAGAATTTGATATTTGGTTATTAGAAACACATCGAGCATTAGAAAAGATACAAGGAGTTGGTCAAAACGTTATAATGGGTACTAAGATTTTCACATCCCCCGAATTTAGTTTTCACCGAGCCGAAGAATACGGTGGATACATCTTCAAATGCAGTCGCGAAGTAAGCACCAGCGAATACCTTACCCCTCAACAAGCTATTGCTATGTCCCAAATGCAAGCCCAACCCGGTACTATGATTACATCCTCTGGTGGATGGTCAATCCAACCACAAGCTATGATTTCAAGTCACGTAACAAAACAACCAATCTTTATGATTAAAATTCATATTGATTGGAAATCTAAAGTTAGAAGTATTAAATGGTTAAAGAAAACAGATCGAGGAATGTCAATATCAGTTACATCAGACTATGACACATGGAAACAAGAAGAGGGATATACAGTACACAGTACTATGTTATTTCTAGAGAATGGTAATATTATGGTTGATGGAGTGATTTACTCCCATGATAACCCAGATGCATTCACTACCGATTTAGTTAGTGATAATCCAAAGATTAGATTTTTAGATTTATTAGAACTAAGGGCGGTATATACTAATGGTTTATTTGAATAATTTACCACATGATTGTTTTACCAATGATTATTTCCACACATCGTTGGGTATAATTAGAAATATAAAAAAACAACTTAACGACGTTAATGTTTATGGTCGCCTTAGACTAACATCTTCAAGAGAAGAACCAGTACCTATTATAATTCGTTCTCTTGAAGGGTATCGCGGTGCTACCGATCTATATGTTAGTGCAGCAGGGGATTGTGCAAGAATTGAGTACATGTATAGTTCTTACGATCTTTCAATACGAATGTACTATAATTCAGAAAACAAACTAGTGTCGGTTACTGCTACTGATAGACATGGAAACATTTGTTTCTACGTTTATATTGAGGAAGAGACTTTAACTTTATTCAATGTAGTTTTACCACTCGATGAGTTAGAAGAAATTATCTTTCAAAATGATTTAGTAAGTGAGTACAGTTTAGATTTTTTAAAGGAGTTTGTATGAGTAAGGTATACCTCACGTCGCTTAATAATATTATGCGAAAAAAGTTACAATCAGAAATCGAAGCTACATTAGCTATAATTGAAGCATTTGATTTTTCGTCTTTCAGTAATATTGGTTCAGACCAGTTCACAATCAATGGTGTAAATGTTACAACTGATGGAGAACTTGTAGTATTCAATAAACAGTTCAGGATAGAACTAGTTAGAGATTTTAATGATTCTCATGATTTCTTCAGTAACTATGACTCAATGAAATTTGGCAGCGAATACAAACCAATATATTACGAAATTGCCTTGAATATTCGAATCAAAGACGATAAACTACGAATGATTGATTTGGAGTGGAATGACCGAGGTTCCAAAGCCAAATTAATGAAAGTACTTGTCGGTGACAAAAAAATCTTGATCGAAGACGAATGGTTTGATATAATGGGTTTTGAAGAGAAGGTGTTCCAACAAAGCACGGTTGAAAAATCAGTGCCTTTTGACATTCACTTTTTCTATGACATGTTTACTAAACTACACTTATTTCAAAGAGGTGAATAAATGATCTGGATTGCATTGATCGTGCTAGTGACATTGTATGTACTGTACTTCATTTTTCGCGGTTGTGCATTACTACAAGGTCTTTATTACAAAACAAACACTACATCAGCTTTCGGCTTCTTTGCTGATTACTGGAAGACTTGTCTAGTTTTCAGTATTGTGATGTTGTGTTTAACTTTAAATGACCACAGAGGTCATATCGTGAATATGTACGACTGTACGGTACAGAAGACTATTCACAAAGCAGCAAACAGTGAGTACTCATGGTATAACGGGGAATGTAATTTCCAAGATAAGAACGGTGTATTCATTAATATGAAACGCGTCCGTGGCTTACCTGAAGGTACAGAAGAACATACAGAGGAATAATGCCAAAGAAACTAATATACGGTGTGGGAGTCAATGACTCCCCTGAACCAATAGCAAAATCCGAAGTTGTGAATGGTAAATCGAAACAAGTATGGAGGTGTCCTATATACACCACATGGAGAAATATTTTAGAGCGTTGTTATAGTGAAAAATTTCTAGATAAATTTCCATCATATATCGGAACTACTATTCATGAAGATTGGAAATCCTTTACTAATTTTAAATCATGGGTAGTGAAGCAAAATTATAAAGATCGTGATATTGACAAAGACCTTTTAATTCCCGGTAATAAACATTATTCACCACAAACATGCATTTTTGTCCCTCATGAAATAAACACTTTAATTTTAAAAAGTGAGAAAGGCCGGGGTGAATATGCTATTGGTGTTTCATACGTTGAAAACCGAGATAAGCATTATCATGCGTGTATTCATGAAAACCATAAAAAGAAGCACCTTGGATGTTTTTATAGTGAGTTTGATGCACATCGGGCATGGCAAAATGCAAAAATTGAAATAACTGAAAGGCTTATTATAAAATATACAGGTGAGATTGATTTAGTTAATGTTTTGACGCAATATAAAAATTCAATCCTAGATGATTTAACAAATAATAGGTATACTGAATAATGTTTGAATGGGAACAGGAAAAGTATGAATACTTTGATCCAACCGATGATGGATTTACCCACATTAATACATATAGTAAAGGTCGTACCGAATTGGGGAGGATGCTATCAAATTTTGCATTCTCCCCGTTCGTGTATACAGAGTATGGTAAATTCAACTCAGTGGAAGGCTTTTACTATTGGTACTTAACCGGACAGAAACATGAAGATTTGAGAACGCTAAGTGGTTCTTATGCTAAAGTTAAAGGACAAAGTTATGAGTCCGATCGAACTGAGAAATACTTAACTGAAGAAACAATAGAAGTGATGCAAGGTGCGATTATATGTAAAATTGCACAGAATCCTAAACTACAAGAGATGTTAATTTCCAGTACTTTACCGTTCTGTCATTACTACTACATGCATGGTAGAGTCATTAATCCATTTGACGGACATGATTGGTTCTCTGAGACATTAGAGGATATCAGGAGGGCGTTAAAACTTGGGACAGATGGCGAATAATGTGATATAATAAATTTAGATGTAACAATTGTGGCTGCTATATGCAGACGTATTAAACCGAAACCCTTGAAAACGTAAAGGGACGATGAGCATGACCACACATGCGAAGTGCAGATGAAACCCGTTCGCGGCAATGTGGCACTATAAAGAGCAACGTAAGGCACGTTAAGGCTCCAAGATAGACATATGAGGTCACTCACCAATATGCTAAGGGAAACGCTTAGGCGTTGCACACAGAGCTTGTTCGAATAGGCTTTGTGTGAGTGTAGTAAGACTACGACCGTTGCACATGACCGTGATAGAGAGAAACAGAGCAACCCGCTTTCGTTCTTTGACCAATTTTAGTACGCTATAGTTACGTCTAAAATTCAGAGAAATTCACGATTCGAAAATTCCGATGCCACCAGCGTCAGAACAATATTCAGTACTTTAATTAGTACTTTTTTATTGTCTTCATTCCCCCTGTGGGGGATGAAATTGCCTCAACAAACCTCGTCAGTATTAACAGTACAAAATGAATTGAGATACGATACGAACGAAGTGAGTAAGAGAATCGAAAATTCTTAGACAATCGTAAGATTGGCTAATCAGATAATAGGAATAAAAATGATAACAATAACTGAACTCTTAAATGAAGTTAATTCGTTATTTCCCGGATGGAAAGAAGCAGGTCATCCATATACTGATGATATTTCAGTTAGTCACGAACACTTTTATTTGACATATTCGTATAGACATAAAAACTATCGTTCAGTAAGTAATTTAACTAATTCCAACGATGAACTCATTCGTGGTTATAGTGATATTTCTGCTACTGAATCTATATTAGATCTAAAGGAACAAATTAAATCACAATTGGAATTGGTCAAATCCATCTATGATACAATGGGAGACATATAATGAGTAAACTAAATCGAACGCAAGGTTGCCTAATGGGATTAGCAGTAGGTGATGCAGTTGGGACTACCTTAGAGTTCAAAGAACGGGATTACGAGAACATCACTGATATGGTTGGTGGTGGACCTTTTCAATTAGATCCCGGCCAATGGACTGATGATACAAGTATGGCATTGTGCTTAGGCTATGCTTTACTAGAAAACTACGATGTAAATGATATTCAAGATAGTATCAAATGGTCAGAAGAACAACTAATAAATTATGTTGATTGGTACAAAAATGGGTATTGCAGTTCTAATGGTCATTGTTTTGATATTGGTGGGACAACACGTAATGCATTGATGAATTACATACGTGATGGAATTTTGCGTAATAATGAACATTTTCTAGATTCTGGAAATGGTAGTCTTATGCGTTTGGCTCCAATTCCAATCTATTACAATACTAATACAGTTGAAGACTTTTCTACATTAGTATATGCTGCTGATTTAAGCAGTTCAACCACACATGCTAGTACTTTATGTCGTGAATCGTGTATTGCGTTTGCAGTACTACTTAACCGTGCAATTAATGGTCGTATTGAATTGGATGGGGTTGAACCTGATGAAGAACAGTCAAAACGTTCATTACTTTCATTCCCGGAAAAAGTCTGGGAAGGTATTGTAACTTCACGCGAAATACTAACTATCATGGGTGGATCATATAAGAATAAAGAACGCGATGATATTCATTCTACTGGATATGTGCTTGATTCACTAGAAGCTGCTTTGTGGTGCTTCTATAGTACTAAAAACTTCAAAGATGCAATCCTACTTGCAGCAAACTTAGGTGATGATGCTGATACAGTGGCGGCGATTACAGGACAGATTGCAGGTGCTTTCTATGGTCTTGATGGTATCCCTGCTGAATGGGTAGATAAGATTGCCAAAAAAGAAAGAATACTTAAACTAGCAGAGGACTTGACACATGGGAATTAACATGTCATACTGTATGTTCGAAAATACAGTTACCGCAATGGAAGAAATCAAAGAACGTATGTGGGAAGAGGATTTCGATCCTGATGAACTAAACCAATACGAACGCCGTGCATATGATCAACTCTATGAGATTTGCTCTAGTATCATGCAATCCGTTGAAGAAATGGAAGAACGCAAGTACGAAGAAGATATTGCAAGACAATTAGAGGAAGAAAACAATGACTCAGAAGAATGAGGAACTACCATACATCATCACTGAACGTATTGTGATTGATATGGCCTACAATCCAAACTACGGTGATCACCGTATGTGTACTTGTGGTCATGTCTACTATCGACATTTTGATTCCTACGAAGATAACGAGCCAGCAGGTTGCAAATACTGCGGTTGCTTCGAATTCGTAGAAAAACTTGACAACGAATAAAACAGGTGATAACATGCCAGTACTAAATTGGTTCAAAAGTCTCAATACACCATTGCGTATCATTATGAGCGTAGCAATACTCAATGCTATTGTAGGTGTAATTAATCTTTTCGTACCCCAAGATGTAAAAATCTATGGTCATATTTTCATGCTCGTACTACTCAGTATTGAATTGATTGTATGCAGTTTAGTATGGCATTGTAATGGTAACTTCAACAAGGATAACTCATGAAATACTATATGGTAAATGAAACAGATGCTAGTGGTACAGGTCGTACTGATTTTACTTATTATGCTCTATCGGATGAGAGTACTTTAGAAGATGCTAAAGAAATTTATACTGATGAAAATCCTTGGGTGAAATATCAAGAATGTTCTCGTATGAAAGCCCTAGAAATCGATGAAAGTACTTACAAAGCTGGATTGGCTTATAACAACCACAACGCCGTATGTATGGAAGCATTCAATCGCGATTATGATCTTCACGATGGCAATATGCATCTTAATTGGCGTTTAGGTGAACATCATAATATGTTTGCTTTGCGTAAATGGGCTGAAATGTTTGCAGTACCGAATAAGTACGTTCGTGTTGGATATCCTAAAATGCACAATGTGTACAAAATGGATGAACAACGTAACTTACACTTTGTCTATCATTACAGTAGTGATGTGGATTTCCGTGACCGTGATGATGGTCAGAAATTAATTCAGCGGAAGTTTTAATGAACAAAGAAAAAGTCTATGAAGATAAACTGTACTGTCCACATTGTAAACATGTGTATCAGTACAGAACAAATGAATGTGAAGTATGTTCGCATCCATTTCAAGCATCGTTCCTAGTTGATGAACGTTTCAAAGAATTCCGTACTTTTAACGCAATTCGCTCAATGGAAAAATACATGGCGAATACTAAGGAAATAAAATGAATATCAATGACCAAATTAAAAAAATTCCATTCTTGAGTACTCGTATTATTGTTGACCAGAACGAAACCACCGAAAAGGTCAGTGTTCTCGGTTATCGTGATAATGAAGGTACTGTGTATTCTTCTATCGTTGCTGCTCCAGAATCCAAAAGCGGAGTTCTTAAGCCGTGCATCATGATCTGCACTGATGGTATCATGGTTAAGTACGATGGTGGTACTCAGACAATTAGCGTAAATGTACCTAAGATGAATGGTAAAGAAGGTTTCAATCAAGAATTCCCAGCATCGGTTGATGAAGGCGAATTCTTCCAAGATTCATTGATTAACAACTATCATCATATTACATATGATTACATTGTTGCAACTCGTGATATTTTGGCACTATTAGATGCAGCTAAGTAAAACAAAAAGTCTAATATCTCAATTACTCTCCGAATTCAACGGAGAGTTTGTTGATGATAGAATTTATCAATCCATTTCTGTATGGCCTGATTTCAGTACTACGTATGGCGTAAGCTGTACGTACTATTTCACTTCTAGAAATTATCTTGCCCTTAGTTATTCACCCACCAGCTATATGATGGTTTTTTATGTTGAAAACCGTACTGTAGAATGTCCGTTTGTTAGCATTGATTCTAAGGGTGAAGTACTGATAGGTGAAGCTCTAGGTGATGAAGACTTAGAATCATATGGTAATTGGACTACACCAACTAGTAGAGTACTAAAGAAGATAGGTATTGATATTGAAGTATACCAGGACTTATTAACTTTATATAATTTGTTTGAACCATTGATGGCAAATTTATATGTCAGAAAGTTGGGACAAAGCAAGAAAAATGTGATATAATATAATTACGGAAGGTTGGCAGAGTTGGTTGAACGCGACGGTCTACTAAATCGTTATACGCGAAAGCGTATCGTGGGTTCGAATCCCACATCTTCCACCACTGAACAGGAGACAAAAAAAATGTCTATAATTAAAGTAATTGAAAGTTTAAAACCTGAAATTGATCGGGTTATAGTATATTTGAGAGGAAAAGATTCACCAATATCTGGTAAATTTATTTCATTTAAATCGAATAATTATATAGTAGTTCGCATACCAGTTATTCCACATCCATCCAATACTGAATATTGGAATGTCACGATTTATATTGATGAAATAGCAGCGATTGGTGAAATTTCCAAATAATTTTAAAAATACGAGGTTTTATATGGGTAGCTTTAACGCATCATGTGCAGTAAGTAAGTGCAGTATTAACCCCGGAGATCGAGTTAAATTGATCCCAATTGTAAGTACAACATCTCTTCATTCTCAATATTCAACAGATATGCATAAAGGCTTCGGTTGCTATTGCTATGATTATTTTACATTCTTGGGTTTACCAATGGATGCAACATATGAAGATTATGGTAATTTTGAAATGGTTGATAATTTCAATTCCCAATACAATCTAGCAATCATTAAAGAGAACTATACCAGTACTCCAATGCCCGCAAATAAAACTTATGTATCAGATCGAGATGGTTATGATTTGAAAGCAGAAGATTTGGATTGGGAAAAGATTGGAGAATTGATTCACTTTGGTAATATGAATCTTGACAGTACTTCAGATTTATCTCGACGTAAGTTCATGGGATATTTCCCTATTCATGAAAGTGTGTATAATTTAATGATGCAACGCCGACATGAAATGTATTTCAATAATCACTTCCAAGATGTTTCACTACAAGAATACTTTGATAATAAAGTACAAGAACTTTCCGGTAATTCAAGAGAATTCGAAGAGAAGGTTACCGAGTATATGGATCTTTTTGGTGATAGTATTGGCGAAACCAATAAGTTTGGTCAAATCATTACTGCTGAAGAAATCTATGATAAGGCTGTGCGTATGGCACAATTTAGCCTAGAAAGTCATTCTAATCGAGTTGAGTATTCATATAAGAACTCTGCAAGTAAATCAAACATCAACACTAAGTACAATGAAATTACTGGTAAAGTACTAGAAGGTCAAAACGAATTAGATGTAATTCGAAGTATGTGTGAACTAACATTTGTTGTGTGTGCATTGAATGCATTCCAGATTCCTATTCTACCACCAATGACTGCTGGACAGGAATACGATAAAACTGAACATGCATCATTCCTTGTGAAAATGGGTTCAGAACTAATGAACTTACAACAAGAATCTGAAGATGAAGAAAATGTTGCTGTAGCAAAAATCAGTGCTAAATTTGATGTATCATTGCAACGCATGAAAGAACGTGCAGAAGATGATTATCGACCAGAAAGAGGTGCAGTAGCACTTGCACTAATCAATGATCTTGTGTTAGAATATCCTGATGGTGTAGAAATGACTGCTGTCGAGTTCAACGCCTCTAAATATTCAATCCTAGGTCAGTACCTTTCAAGTTCATTGTTCGATGTTAATTTCATCGTGGACTTCATTGAAGAAGGTGAGAAATAAATATGCGAGTTGGTGAATTGATTGCAATTTTAGAACAATTACCTCTTGACAAAGAGGTGGTTATTCCAGTAAAATCATCACAAGACACAGTAGGCGGGACACCATGTACTAAAATCCGTGCAATTTATGACGGATTTGATTGGGATTCCGGTACTGTGCAAATTTGGACTGAAGACGTATTAGTACGCTTCACCCCGTTGCAACTTGAAGAATTCAAGGTGATGCAACAAGAAGCCCGGATGGTTCGCAGAGACACTTGGATAAAATGCCGAGATATGAGTCCCGAACAATCGGCTGAAGAATTACAAAAAGCAGAACTAGATGTACACCCTATTTTAAGGGTTAAAAGGAATTAGTATGATTAAAGAAGTACAAGCACTAATCGGTCAAATTGAAACCTTCTTATCTGATAAAGAAGGTTTTAGTACTGAGACTAGTAGTAAAAATTGTGTAATTAAAGTAAAGAATGCTAGCGGTACTGAAAATCAGTACGATGGCTATGAACTACTTCTATATACCCTAGCAGTACGTAAGCTAGGTGATGATATTGAGTTGAATATTAACAGTACTGATGATGGTAAAATCTTTGCTATCAACACTAAAGCTAATATGGATATTCGACAGTACATGACTGATGTGAATGCAGAGTTGTGTACTTATGATGATGAACCAGTACAAAGCATTTTGGTATGTGACCAAACTGGTGATTCTCCACAACCTTATTGTGTACTAACTATCTTCAAGAATGGTAACTGGCTACGCCAAGACCTAACTATGGCAGAGTTGCTTTATGCAGCTACCCATGAGTTAAAAATCGAGAAGCAAGATGGTGCTTATGTTTATACTAAGCTACGTGAACTTGCAGATCGAATTCTTAAAGAAATCCAAGAAAAAGAATAAAAACTTGGGACAAATCACTGATAATGTGATATAATAGAAGTATGACAGGGAACAACAAGCACCTCCGAAACGCTCGTTCTTTGTCATTTTTGCTGACGTGGCTCAATTGGTACAGCACCTCACTTGTAATGAGGCATTTTGTGGGTTCAAGTCCTACCGTTAGCACCAATAATCCACCGTCGCTTTTCATTTTCTCCATTTTGGATAGCGACATTTCCCTTTAATTTTGTTATTGACTTTTGCCCGAACATGTGTTACAATATGAACGGGCTTTCTTTTGGAGAAAAAAATGTCAAGTTTGATGATGAAATGGTTTACAGGATTAGGAATCGTTCTTTACGTAATCCTTGTAATGTTTGTAGAAGTACCCAAATTGGTATCAGCACCTGATACTATTCTAAACGTGATTGGATTTGGTATTTTTGTACTAAGTATCCCATCAATCTATGTAATTTACAAAAAGGTATTCAAATAATGTTCAAGAAAATTATTCTAGCAGTTGGTCTTGTTTTTGGTGCACTAGCTCTAACAGGCTGTGATCGTGTTGAACCGGGTTTTGTTGGTATTAAAGTTAACAAACTAGGCGATGACAAGGGTGTGGGTGAAGTAGTTGGCGTAGGCCGTGTATGGACTGGTATTAACACTGATCTTTATGTGTTCCCAATGTTCAAACAAATGAAATCCTACGACGAAGAATTTGTATTCCAGATGCGTGATGGTACTACAATCGGTTATAAAATCGGTGTGTCATATAAAGTGGATGCAAACAAAGTTAAAACTGTATTCCAGACTTACCGTAAAGGTGTAGATGATATTACTGATACTGACCTACGTCAGAAGATTAGTGACTCACTAACACGTCTTGGTAGTAAAATGAGTACTGATCAGTTCATTGATGGTGGCAAAGCTAAACTACTAGACGATGCACTAGCAGATATTCAAGCTGAAATGGGTCCAGTAGGTATTCAAATTCTAAGTCTATCTTGGATGGGTAAACCAGCATATCCACCATCAGTTGATGCTTCCATTAACGCAAAAGTAACTGCGAACCAGAAGACACTACAACGTCAACAAGAAGTACTACAGAAGAATGCTGAAGCAGATATGGCACGTTCACAAGCAAAAGGTGAAGCAGATGCTAAACTACTACTAGCTGAAGCAGAAGCGAAAAGTATTGAAATCCTAGGTGATGCACTACGTAAAAACGCAGATGTTAAAGACCTAAAAGCTATCGAAAAATGGGACGGTAAACTACCAACCATGATGGGTAGTCAAGCAGTACCATTTGTTAATGTTCCAGCAGGACAGTAACAACTAAACAAGCTCCCTCAAATGAGGGGGCTTTTATTTTAAGTTATTTCGGAGGATATATGATAGATGTTAACCGCTTCTTTTCTGTACCATCAGTTGACTTGATTAAAATTACCACCCAAGGTGCATCATATATTGAAAATGGTGAAATCCTTATCGAATACAATAAGTTTTCTGGTAAACTAAAGATCAAGCTCAACCATCGCGAAAATAACATTGGGGCTTATATACTAACATATGATCCGGGGATGGATTGGGTAGTATATGAGGAAGTACCTACACCAAGTCCGAAGCTAAACGTAGTTCTAAGAAGTGTACGTACTTATTTTAAACAGATCAGTACTAAAGAAAGTGATTACATCACTCCTAAAGTATTTGGTCAACTTAAACTTATACTAGAACATTTAACTATAGACCATATGGTGACAAATTATGGACAGCCTCAATAAACAACTGATATTGTATCAGAACTGTACTGAACTAATTAAAGCAGTATATAATAAAAAACGCAATTTCAAAAATGTATATGAAACTTCTAATAAAATCATATACGAAGATGTATCATCTAGAATAGTAGAAATGACTTCTTATGAAATGGTTTTGAAATTCAAAAACACTTCTATCTACTTCCGTGATAATATAATTCAATTTTGTTTGAATCAATTCTCCTACATCCATGATGTAATCTACATTCCCAATAACCAAGACTATTCTTTTTATCAGATTGACGACGAGTGCGAACTATTCCAATTGAGCATGATCATTGACACAAAAATGATCCGTTTTGAAGATATAGACCGACTTAATCGAATTAAGTGGCATTTCGATTATCAACATCTTGAATAAGCGTTGACTTTATTTTTTTATCTGCTATAATTGGTTGTGAATAAATTTTTGGAGAAAATATGAATATTGAAGATATGGTAGTAAAACTTGAGAAGACTGATTTTCATACTTGGATGGTAGTACGAAATCGTGCAACTAATTCTATTTGGTTATCTGAAGAAGAAGATGGACTAAAAATAAATCTTCGTAAAACTGGAGATACTTGGATTGTGCGGTTGTATGAATTTGATCGCATTGGCACTACTTTCAGTAATTCACAACGTATTCTTATTACCAAAAACCAAATCAACCATTACGAACTAATTCAATCACTCGACAATACCGAATTGCATGAAAATGTTAAATTCACATTACACGAGTTAGATGATCTCTATCGTGAAGATTCATTCTTCCAGCGTAGTTTAGTTGAAAATGTTGGTGATCTAACACACGACCTATTCATTCGCCTAATGGCTTTGTATGATGAAGCAGCATACGTGGGTGAGGTAGAGTTGAATGCAGGATAATGAATTTGCAATTTTTCGTGGTACTCCTAGTACTGCGAAAGCATTACTTCGTAACATAACACCGAACTCAATGAAACGTACTACTAACAATCAAGGGAATTACTTTTATCGTGGTATTATGTATGAGAGTTTGCGTGTTATTGTGGATACTAACAATAAAATTATTACTTTCCAGAGAGATTTGAAAATATCTAACGGTACTCGCCGTGAAGGGTTGCGTTATAACTTTGAAGAGATGACGCTATGTAAGATGTTCAAAGAGCCTGAATTTATTCCGGGCGTTGAGCGTGAGAAAATGTACCCATTTGCCATCGATGAAGGATTTCACTTCATGGAGAGTACAATACAAGATAAGTTCTTCCCTTTACATGAAGATTATGTTAAGATGGAAGCCTTAAAAGATTACTTCATTGAGGACGTATACAAATGGATCAAAGAACGGGATCAAGCACACAAAGACCGGAGACACGAGAGTTGGCTCAAATGGCAGGAATTGAAAAATCGGAAATTCAAGGGAAGGTATTCATCCTCCTAAGAAAAGATTTGGAGATGCCTGAAGGTAAGCTAGCTGCACAGGTAGGACATGCGATGGATCTTGTTTGGAATCATCGCAGTACTGAAGCGACCCAAGAAGAACTTGCAGAGTTCCAAACGTGGTTTGATAGCGGTCGTCGTAAAATTGTCTTGCGTTTAAAAGACGAAGGTGATATGATGAAGGTCAAGTCGAAGTTGAAAGATGAAGGAGTGGATGCGTTTGCTATCTATGACTTCGGGATTAATTTCTTCGACGGTTTAACCAATACTGGCTTAGTGGTATTCCCTACTACTAAGGAACTTAAGGCACTCAAACGTGTGAGGGTTTATTAATGAGACTTGAACGTAATAGTGGTTTGGCTGTATTCTTTATGTTAATGTTGTGGATTACTGGTAATGGCATTCATTACATTATTAATGTCTCTGCACCAAACGATGTACTTGTTGAGCAAGCAAGACGTGCTAACAAAGCATCTGAACCACAACATAACGATACTGGCTTGTACGCTGAAGCCCTAGAACTTATGAAGACTTGTTCTTTGAATACTGAAGAACGTACTGGTAATAAGTTCTATACTTGCCCTAATGGGGAGAAGATTACTCAAATTAATTGGGAACGTAATCAAGGCGACCGCAAAGGGGTAGTAACCCGTTACTTTGATGCGAAAGGTAACTTACGTCTAATTTACGGTCACCCAGACGACTAAGGAACAATTATGTTCGAAGCAATTAAACACAATACTAAGGTGAATCCATTTAATGAAGTTGTCCTATACCCTGCACGTGTAATGGTAAAGACAACTTCTGGATACAAAGAACTAGACTTGTATGTACGTGAAAGTACTGGACATGTCTATGCAAAAAATGGTCAATATTTCATCTCCCTCATGCGTGGTGGTTTGACCACGAACTCAAAAATTACATGGGTGGAGTTGGATGGGCTTGACGAGCAGTACGAAAAGTGTTATCTTACTTACTACGCAGATATGACTAAAAAATCAGAAGAGGTATAATAAGTGGCAAATGTTGTTCGTGCACGTAAAATGATTAGTGGTGATGACCTTCGTTATTTGAACATTTACCGTCATCTATTTCAGAAATTATGTGCTGGTGTGCATATGACAGTGGTAACTGATACTATTCAGGAACCGGAAGATGTATTTGGTAATTATGCCAAAGTATTCAAACTGTACATGAAGAAAGGACAACTTGACCTTATTACCATCAACGAAGCACCAGAAGAATTGGAGGATTTTATTTTCCTATGATCAATAAAGAACCTTTAGATCGTGATGACGATTTCCTAGATGAACGTTATGGTGAAAGCGATGAATGAAGAATCAGCAGTACTTAAGAAGATTCTTTCAGAACTCCCGGACCAAGATGTGAATATTTCTGAAGAAGAATATCAGGCTTGGAAAGTTAGTTTTGAAATGAAGTCCGAGCATGAAAAAGTATTCAACCTCCTAGGAGTACTATCTCAGTACTTACTCGGTGGTGGTCGTGCTGGTGCTTCTATTCTTGCACACGCGGTAGTCTGTACTAGTCGCTGGTGCAATGAAAAAGACAACGAAGAATTTCTACGGAGCATGTAATGAGTAAAGTACTAACACTTATGGAAGTAGTAGCGAAAGCTCACGAGTACTTGAATTCCAAACCTGAACTAGAAACAAAAGGTTATAATGATGTATACTACACTGATAGTGTTCCTAACCCAAAAGGACAGGGATATGATTCATGTATTGAAGTATATGTTGGTGAACGTTTTGCTCAGATTAAAGTACGCGATTCCGATTTGCTGGTGGAATACCAATTGTGTATGACACCGTGGAAGCCCGGTTTTCATATTAAGTACTGGTATGATGGCATTGGTAAGAATCCGTGGGAAGGTAACATGAATCTCGGATTCAAATATAATATGACCGAAGAACAGTATTTTCAAGAAAGTACGGTTCATGATTTTAAAGGTCTTACTTTGGAAGATATTGAAGAAGTACAGAAACTTCAGAACAGATTCTTCCAGTACGTAAACATTACACCATGTGGAGTTGATTAATGAATCAGACTGAATGGCTGACAAAAGCATTAGCTGCAATTGATGCTATGGACCCTCGTGATATATATAAAGGTCTGTATGGTTTCTATCCTGAAGAGTATGAAGAGTACCTTCAAAATAAAACTTACGAGATTGAAGCACAATATGTTGTTGATTTGTTAACTCAACTTCGTTGTCCATATATTCATATCTACGATGGTGATATCCAACCACCATCTAAGATGTTCTTCCATTACTTTGCTGAACGTGAGAACATTGGTTACGACCCAACTTTCTATTGGGAAGCAGGTGCAGAGTACTTAGACCTACCTGAATTTAACTTACGTTATTTGTGGGTTAATGGACAAGGTACTGAACATTTCTTCCAGCTTATTGAAGAGGTGAAATGATGGAACTATTCGACGCACACGTACATGCACGTAATAATGATATTGCATATAAACTGTATCTTAAATTTCAAACCAAATCCATGACTGAATACAAGCGTGAGAGTGCCGCCAGAGAAGCCAAGGCAACGGCTGCTTTTGAAAGTACTTACCCACAGGTCGGAGATAGGGTCTATTTCCGCAGTGAGAGCGTTGTAAACGATTCTGTGTTTACCGGATACGGTGAAGTGATTAAAGTGACTGTACGTGATATCAGACGCTTTGACGTTCTATATAAAATCAAGGCAGATCATGGCATGAATTACGAGTGCTACGTAAATCATGAAGATCCTACAAAACAAGGAGAGTTTGTACAACATGCCAAAGAATAATACTTTTTATACCGGGTACAACACCCTAGATAAAACAATTATCTATGAAACTATGTTTCGCCATCGTGCCGATACTGTAGACCAGATGGAATTTCAGTACGGTGCAAATTGGCAGGAAGATAGACCATATTTAACTATTACCGAATGTGAGGTAGTTGTAAATGAGCAAAGTGAAAATCACAGGAACAGTAACTGAAGTCAAAGAAGTAAAAATTGACATTCATCCTGAAACATTAGTTAAAGAAGCATTACCTCATATGAAGGTCGATGATATCATTAAAGTACTTAAATCTTTATTGGAAGGACGTTTCCGTGAGAACGATCCAACACTTCCTAAAGATGCTGAAATTAACTGGTATCGTCAGGTATGGGAAAAGTATTCATTTACTGATTACCATAAGAATGATGACGTTTATACTGATATCAGAAAATTCACTGAAGAAGAGAAACAGTATATTTTAGCTATTGAAACCGTTTATCATGTACTAAACAAATAATGCCGCAATGCGGCATTTTTCTTGGGACAAAAATCAGTTAATGTGATATAATAAAATAAACCGGGCGTATCTCAACGGGCTTCTAACCCGTCGTTAATCGAGTAATTGGAGTATGCGAGTTCGAATCTTGCCGCCCGGACCAATTAAGGAAAATATATGTTAGATCTATCAAAAGCACGAATCGATACGGGTGTTGGATATTACTATGTATATGACCCAACCCACGAAATGGCAAATGCTTCTGGTAAGGTCTACGTACATAGATATGTTGCTCAACAGCATTATGGAATAAAATTAACTACTAACCTTCACGTACACCACATTGATGAAAATAAGTTAAACAATGATCCTTCAAATTTACAGATATTAACAGAAAGTGAACATACCGCCTTACATAGTAATGGTTCTGTTACTGAATTAGAATGTAAGATTTGCAAAAAAATATTCTCTTTTTGGACTTCTGATATGCGAACATATTGTTCAGTTGATTGTTATATTAATGATCCATCGCGTAAAAAATTTGAAGTAAGTGCAGATGAATTACAAATGTTGGTTTATAACTATCCGGTAACCAAAATTGCTGAAATATTTGGAGTTTCCGATGTTGCAATACATAAGCGTTGTAATAAGCTAGGTGTAACTAAAATGCCACGCGGATATTTTTTGAGGAAATAAAATGTCAAACGTTTTACCTATAAATCAATTCAAACAATTCCTCGCTAAACGAGAAGAAGTAATCGACTCTCTCGTAAAAGCATATATTTACTGCATTGAAAACCCCTATGATGATGCGTATACAACTATTCGCCCTAGAAAGGCAAATCAGATTTACGCAAAATATCATCCAGAAAGAAGCACATTTTATGTTGAAATAGAATATAAAAACGTACTTCTATTGTGGTTCTATGAGAGTGACCAACCAGATGTAATTGAAATTCAGTTCGCAACACAATGGACCGACAATGAAATAGATGAGAGTGATGATCCTTATTATATTCCTGCTATTATAGATGGTGGTGAATTCTTTCAGGATTCATTAATTAACGACCATCGTTTCCTTACATGTGAATTACATGCAGCAATTTATGCATTTGTTATGGAAGTACTAGAAGAGGCCAAAATACGTGCGGAAAAATATCTTGCATCATATCCGGGAGTGTAAGAGATTACTTGATCCTATTGTTTCTGATCAATTGCTTGATGTTCAATTTGAAGAGTTTGTTCCAATTATAGATATTACACGCACTCACGATTGTATGTGTACTGATTTCAGTACAGAAATAATATCTCGATTTGAAGAATATCAAGAAGGGAAAGTGAGCGGGTATGTCTGTACGAACATTAGGTCTAATAGAGAAGTAAGTATATTTTATAATCCTGATGGTGGTGTACGAGTGGGTGAGATTTGGTCTATTTTTGATTTAGACACTATTAGCGGCGAAGAAGATTTATTCATGTTAAGCACAGTACAAGAAACTTTCGACCTTACGATGGAAGACATTGAAGTGTTTAATAAAATTTGGAGTTTGTACTATGAATAGAAATAATGTTTTAGATAAAATAGTATTACTTATGGGAGATTTATCGAGTGATAAACATAGTGATTTATTTTACAGTAATGTATATAATGAATTCACCAAGTTTGATGGTTCGATGATTCAAATCCATATCGGTAATAATTTGTGGATTAACCACAAGAATATGTACTATGAATATGAAGACAAGACTATTTCAGAACCAATGTTTTACCGTGCATTTAATGAAGAAGAATTCTTTCAATACACAACACTTTATGATTTTGGAGATGTAACACTTGATGATTTTGCATTTATTTCAAGACACATAGATAAACTAACTTCATTGGGTATTTCCCTTTTTCGTCGTAGTCAAGAACGTATGGATCAAATGTACAACCAAATGACGCAACGTATGACATATCAAATGATGCAACAAATAGATCAGGATCTTCTTGATTCATTATCTCAAATGGTTAAACCATCAGGAAAATCAAATGTCATTACTACGTCCGTACTTAAATCTAGGTTCGATCCCTCGAATCCAACAGGTCCGTCAACTGTGGGAGCTACGCAATATACTTGGAATGCAGATGAAATCAAATTACACAGATGAGTTGTGTTTTTACGATGAAGCACTACAAACGTTATTGAACATTGTTAGATGTAAAGAGTACTTATTTGATATTGGAAACCTTGACGAATGGGAACCATATGAACAGTTTGTACTTAAAGCCGATGGTGTTGAACATATCTTTAGTGCTCATATGAATTTTGAGAAAGATGATGTTTGGATTGAATTGGCTAGTGGAACGATTGATACATCAATTCGTGTTGCACGTAATTGTATTGAATTTTTCACTACTGATGAAAATTATGATATTGTTCCTATCTTTGCTGTATTCAACACTTTGGATATTAAGGATGAAGCATCATTCTTCCAAGCGAGTACTGAACATGATTTGAGTGCAGTACCAGACGGTGAACATTGGTTCATGCGAGTAGTAGACAAATATAATGAAATTGCTTACATAGTGGAGAGCGATAAATGAGTTACAAATTAGAAGTAGATTACCGTACTGGCAACACTTTTGGTACATATAACGAAACAACCATAATTGATGATGTAGAGTTTGCAGATCTTGAAAGTGCCAAAGAAGCATTGCAATTTATTGCACAGCACAAGAAACTAAACGAGCAGTACAGTTCTGAACGTGATAAAGTAAAACGAGATTTGATTAAACTAGATATTCAATCCAAGCCTTGGTGTGTTAAATCCAGATTCAGTGATAGTTTTGAGTTTGCATTGAATGTTCGAACCTCAAAGGACAGTACTGAATTGCATGAAATCTATGCGTTCTGGATGGGTTACTTTGAAACACTAGAAGAAGTTCGAATCATCGATTCTGGACGTGATGAATTGTCTATGCGTTTTGATTGACATGTACAATAAGACTTGATATAATGGCCTCCTTAATTGGGGGCTTTTTCATTTGGAGAAATCATGAATACAGTCTTGAAATATTTAAGAGCAGTGAACCATCCGAACACGGTAAGTAGACTATTCACATATGACCGTGATCGTATGTCTGGTCATGCTGGTAATCGTGGTGGTAGTAATGGTATGACCCTGCGTTTCAATACTTACCATACGTTGCCGTTCTTAGAAATAAAAATGGACTTCCATTTCCATTGTGAACGTTATGAGTTTGTACTATACGAAGACGTTTTCATATTCGAACGTTGGCGTATAGATGGTGAGTTCCCAACTGATCCAATAAGTAGATTTACTGACACGAAAAAACAGGTTGCATATCTCCCAGAGATACCGTATACTGACCTTGAACCAGCAATCTTCCAGTACTCACTACTTAACAGCTTAGGCATGTTTGGAGCACAGGAAGCTGAAATGCTACTAAAAATCCGTAATACTTATTTTGGGAGATTAGAACTTGAATCCACGTCCAAATAATGGTAAAGTACTACCACCAGAAGTTAAGGCTCGCTTAAAGGCGATGATTAATAAAAACAGCAACGTAGTATTCGTTGATTTTAAGAAGGGTAAATGATGAAACAGTTCGCAGTAGTGTACAAACCAAACCGTATGCCTCTGGCATTCTATTGCACTGAGTCAGCAGCAATGGATCGCATGATGTTCATCACTGATTGCAACGTCTTTGGTGTGTTTGAAGTGGATGTTGACATTATATCAGTACTTAAGAGTGAAGATGATTGTTGGGATTCATGTACGCTCGGTGTGGTATGTACTATTAACAAATGCCTACTGTCTGTGCATTTGGAAAGCAGTACTGCATTCCAGCATAAAGAAGCAATTAAATCTGGACTTTTCAAAGTTTGCCATGTATCATACAAACTTGGGAAAGAAATCAAACGTCCAAAGAAAGATGATGAGGAAGAAGAATGTTAATTTCATATATCATTGGTATGATCATTAGTGTACTGAACGATTGGTACTGGTATGGTCAAGCCAAGAAGGGTGTTGAAATTTCAAACTACCCTAAAGAGTACTTCCATTATAGTACTTATAAGTTGTTCCGTTCTTGGGTGTTGTGGTCATTGGTCTGGCCTGTTATCTTCCTCATGGGCGTATTTGATTGCATTAAGAATTGGAGAAAATCATGATCTACCGTACCGATGTATCGCCATATTTTGTTGTAATTAATAATGTAAAAATTCCTGTACCTCGTGGTGTGTGGTATGTTACAATAAACATGTACGGGGTAGTAGAGGGTTGGTCTGAACATCCATACATTTCTGAAGGTTGTTGGAATTGCAACACAAGTGACAGCATTCGCATCGGTGAAGTTGATTTTGAAGATGGCGATTCTGGACATTATCATGTTTACGAGGTACAATGCTCATGAAATCCGAAAGCGTAATTAACCATCCGGGCGGGTCTTCCCGTTGTGATGAAGAAACCCGTATCGTCGGGTTCCGTGTGAAAATTTCAGAAATTGAAAAATCACATGAACAGTGGAACATCACTAATCCTGATATCATCAAGGATTTAGCGATTGAGTACTTAATTAATCTTGGTTACGAGGTAACTAAAAAATGAGCATGAAAGCTGAAAAAGAGACTACTGCACTGTATCTGATCGAGTTTCTGAAAAACGGGGTTAAGCGTAACTATCAGATTCCCGCATCTTCTGAACTGAACGCAGCAGTACGTTTAGGGCAAATCTTCGGTGATGATCGCAATTACCGTGAAGACTTGAAAATCGAAATCGTTACGATCAAAAAGGCTTATTAATGCAAACTAAAACCATGATCAATCTGAAGGGTGCTGCACTTGCAACGGCTGTGAATATGTCCAGTACTCCTAGTGTGTACGTAGAGCCTACTCACCATCGTTCTAAGTTTACGCCACATGACATTATCATGATTAAGCTCTTGCATCATTTTGATCGCCGTGATAAGAATGAACTTGCTGAAATGTACAATGTTGCTCCTTTGACAATTTATAAGATTATCCGTCAAAAGACACATAAGAACATACCGTTGAATCACATGACTAAAGTACCTGAAGAGTTTCATGTAATGACAAACTACAAGTACTTTAACTGTAAAATAAAGGGGCATAAGTAATGCAAAAGCAAAATAACGTACATCTTTCTAAAGAAGAAATCGACGAGATCTTGAATGCTCTTTACTTGAGCATCAACGAATCACAGGAACTTGATGAAGATACAAACATCGAACTTCAAGATAAACTTTCTGATCTACGTGACTCATTGTAGAAATAAAGTCTTGACAGGGGATGTGAAATCCCCTATAATAACTCCATCGACAACTGATTAAGGAAATACGAAATGAAATCTAAAATTCAAATGCGTCGTGCAAAACATATGATAGCTATCTGGATGGAACCCGGCAACCCCGAATCTCTGGTAGATGCTCTGGATACCGCCCGTCGCTGCTGGAACCGTTCATCTCAGCGTGTTCTGCGTGTTTGGGCTAAAGAACTACATCGTAACCCGGAGCGTTATGAGTTCACTGGTATGGCTACTAAGAGTTTGAAATTAACTGATCACTTCAATGCCGAAGAGATTGACACCATCACTAAAACTGTGTATCACCTTAACGGTGCTGATTTTGATCACATTATACGCAGTATTATTCAGCACAAGTGGGTATACCGCTTGAGTACTGAAGATGCTATCAAGTACGGCATTGAAGCATACCACGGTGAAGGTTTAAAACATCGTCCAGCTAAACCGGTATTAAAACCATGCAAATAGAACGTACCGCATCCGGTCCAGATACAGACCGCTTCACTTTAGTGAAAATAAAGCTCACTCATGAAGATGATGTGCTTGACAGGAAGGGTATGTGTGCTACAATGTACCCACAGTATGAGGAACGCATTAACCTCAAACTTAATTCAGCAGGATTAGGCTTCACTCTTGACTTAGAAGAAGCTGAAAAACTTGCAAAGCTATTAACACTTGCACTTAGCGAATTTAAGGAGTAAACTATGTTTAAACGTATTCTGAAATCTTTTACTACCCCATTCGAAGAAGCACTAAAAGCATGGGACGTTCGTAAAGAACAAAGTATCAAAGCAGGTGGTACTACTCCAGTGTACGACCGCTACGATCCTAAACGTGGTCTTCATAATGAGCCACAGAAACCAGTAGAACCCGAAAGTCGTGAAGCTCACTAATATGACTAAAGGTGAACTGTTAGCACAGTTGGATGGTTACCCGGATGATGCAGTAATTGAAATTGTTCGTTACGGTGACCATTACGACTTGAACTGCGTAGTACCATACGATGATCATGGGATTCCAATTCTTGAACTAGGAATCTCAGTACTGAAAACTGTACCAGAATCTAAGAAGGTGAACAATGCGTAATTCACACACAATCTTCACTAAAACTGATGTTCTTGGTGATGACAGTACTGTAAACGTTAACGTTTACAATCATGTTCAAAATCTTCAAAATCCTTCATTGAAGGATATTGCAAAGGCAACATCAAAACTACGTGCACGTGGAAAGACGTACTGGAAACTGCACATGATTCAGTTGACAAAAGGGGATTGGTAATGTCAATCAAGATTGATCCAGATACACAGAAAGCAGTAGACCCTGAAAGCATTGGTAAAGACATGCCGAAACGTGCAATCTATGCAGTACTAGTCACTGCGGTTGTTATTATTGCGTGGAAGGTTGTTTCTAACATCTTACAATAAAACGGAGTACACAATGTCATTTGTTCATTTTACAGATTTAGGAAAGGCAAAGAAAAGTACTAAAGAAATTATTATTCATCTTGAACATTCCGTCTTTGACGCAGAAATTTATGATGAAGTAGAAGGTATTATCACTAAAGCTCTAAGAGAGGGAACGTGGGAACGTACACGTTTAGTTCCACCTTCACCTATGGGTATTAATTTGAAAGATGGAAGTGCTTCACCAATGGATTCATCGGTTTCAACCGATATCTTGGTTAACATTTGTAATGAGATTCTTAGCCGTTTGTAAAATGGGGAATGAAAATGCTTGACGAGCGTCCTGACCTGTAGTATTATACTCTCATCAACTGGTGAGAGTATTTTTAAGAGGAATCAACAATGGCACTGACAATTCAGCAAGTACAAGAGAACAACGTAGTGGCAAAAGGTTGGATGAACGAAATCGTTCCAGAAATTAAAAAGCTGCGTTTAGCACAACAAGTCAGAAAACAACTACCATTCATGAAACGTGTTGCAATGGCTGAACTGTTTATGGCTGAAGATGCAATTCTTAAAGTACTGGAAGAAGCTCTGATGCAACTTAAACTGTACTTTAAGTACCATTACAGTCAAGCAGCACTACTTAGTAAGTTTGATAGTCCAGTACTCTCCTTTACTGCTGAGAAGGATCGTTTGTTCTATAAAATCAAAACAACTTACTTCGTCGGTGAAGTTCCACATCCAGTTAAGTTTTAAGGATAGATATGAAATTTTATACTTTAGATCATGGTGTGTACGGTTCTGTAGTTGTAATTGCTAATTCGAAAGAAGAAGCATATAATATTATGCTGGATGAACACCCACGCACTAACAGATTTAATGATTTCGAACGCATCACTGAAAAAGAAATCAAAGTAGGTACTTCACATTCCAATTGGGGAGATTTGTAATGTCTAAACTATCGCAACACTTCCCAGAAATAACGCTGTCTGGTTATTCAGCGTCCGATTTCTGGACACTGTTCCGCACTGCAAAAGAATTTCTTGACATTCACCCCGATTGTAAGGTACAATTTGAATTCAACGGTAAAATGATTCAAGTCAATGATACCAACGAATATGATGCATGGGATACTTATACAAAAGGCCGTTTATTTCAGGAGCGTTAATAATGCCAGCACTTTACTTTAATGTGCAATACAGTGTTGATGGTGAGATGCGTGAAGAACGTGTTTCGGGTCTGAATAAATACCAAGTAGCTGCTGAACTAGGTTCGAAGTACTTCAAAGGTCACGAACTGTATATTTTTAATATTCAGCTAGCATAAAACAATTAGGGCCATTAGCTCACGCTCCGGTTAGAGCAGACCCCTCATAAGGGTAAGGTACGGTGTTCGACTCACCGATGGCTCACTACTAAGGAAAGCATATTGCTTTCCTTTTCTTTTATCTATAGGAAAGTAAAATGCGAAAGAATCAACTAATTAAAATGCTAGAAGAGATTGAAGGTAATCCAGAGATTGTTATCTGGAATGGTTATGTAGATGATTACATGAACATAGAAAAAGAAACTTTCAAAATTACACTAGTGAAAGAAACTGAAGAATTCCTTTTCAACGCCCTCCGAGGCCAATGGTGTCAAACGAACCGAACCTTTGATGTACCTCCCGAAGAACTAGAGAAACTCAAAGTACAGGCAAAGGAATTACACAAGAAGCGTGAATATGATTTTGTCAATCCATACGTAACGCCTGAAGAATATGAAAGCTGGTATGGAAAAAGAACCTTGACAAAATATGTCATTTCCCCTAAACTACGTGGTAAAACATCTCTAGGTGTATTCAACGCCGCCGATATCGACTACTAGGAGCAATCATGATCCGTCAGAATTTTAATGCAGTGAACATCAACCGCATTGTTGGTGAAGTATCAAATTGGTTAGGATGTGATCAAGAATTCATTACATCCTCTTTCGACTTCCGTAACAGTACTGACACTCGTGTTAAAACACCTGAAGGTAATGTGTGTACCCGTACCCGGTACTTTGAACGTTATCAGCAATTCCACGCTACGATTACCGTTCAGCGTACAGAACCACCAATGTCACCAGTACTGAAGGAATGGATTGAAAACGTGAAGAAGTATCCACCTTCTGAAATCTTCTTCCAACAAACTGGACCAAAGGTAGATAAGGCCGAAAAACGCTGTAAGGCCATCTGCGAGGACTTGTATCGCTTCTCTTTCCCGGAGGGTGAGGTAAATCTTTTAAACGAATTGGGAGCCGCCTATCGCGAATTTGAGGTGCTTACACTGATTGGTTATGATGACATGAAACCATTCCGTTTATTAGAAGTGGCTGCAAAATTGCAGTACTGCATGAAAGAAGTATGTGCAGCTTTAGAAGCTATGCACAAGAAAGATCAACAACTAAATGAGTACTACAAGGCTTGGAAGGTTAAGTACCAAGATCTAAGCAATGAAGTATCTAAACTAACTAAGGATTTTATCTAATGACTGACCTATTCCGCAGTGGTACAACAATTCCTAAAGGTTATGCAGTAAGCATTACTTCTTGGGAAAATGATGGTGATGATTACGATACTTGTCACTGGACAGGACTTGAATCTAAAAATGAAGTAGACCCAACTTCTTTACGTGGCACGTTGGTTTACTCACATGGCTGATGATATGGGTAATGATCCAATCCAGCATGAAGAGATCCTTTCCCGCTTGCATACTGCATATAAAGCTGATATTATCTCTTTTGAGTTCATTCAGAAGCATCTTGAAATTGATATGATTGCCAAAGACTGTACCGATGAAGAATGGGACAACTGGTTGGATTCAATTGTAGAAAATGATGCGTATACGTGTGTTGAAGATTTTGTACGTAGTATTTGTGGTTGTCCAGTACAATACGACTACGACCATGCACGCATGGTTGAACGCATTGATGTGTATTATTTCGATAACGATATTCACATCCCAGCAGCACCAAAACCAATGCAACAGTTCAAAGGTGGTTACCACGACGAAAAAGTAGAGTGGAAACTAAAATAACTTGATATAGGAGCACTCATGAAAGTTTGGAAATATTTAAAAGAAAATATGTACATTCCAGTGAGTGCTCTTTTAGTACTTGCAGTACTAACTATTATTGTTAATGGTACATATGCTGGTTATAAAATTTATACAAATGAGGATAAAAACATGTGGGGATTAATGTTAATTGATAGTGATGGTTCGAAAGAATACGTTACTAATACAACGCGAGGTAGTGTAAGCGAAGATATTGATAATATCGCATTGCTTGCACAAAAGAAAACTGCTGAAAACGCAGCTAAAAGCCTTCTTAAGTCCGAGTGGTTAGATAATTACCCGGATGCAGAGTTATACGTTATTGAAGTACTTAAGATTGCAGTCAACCCTGAGAAAATGGATAAGCCTATTAAGAAAAGTGGCTATGCGATTGAGTACGGTGATCCTGATGACGGTATTGTTTATTACCGTAGTGCTAAAACCAAAAAGTACTATAGTGCGTCCTATGATTTTGGCCCATCAAGAAGTACTGTAACTATTTTCAAATCAGAAAAAGAGGCACAGAAAGTCATTGACATGATTGTTAATTATGTCCGTTCTTGTGAATCTGAAGATGATGAAAAACGTTCCAAGTGGGGTAATCGTTCGTATTCACATCACTTCAATACGTACAAGGAACGCAACGACCATCTAGAAAGTAATATGAGGATTGTTAAACTTGATTAAATTCCTAAAAGGCTTGACATACCTTATTGTTACGATTATAATGATTACATTAACAGTCATTGCAGGTATTTCACCAAATGCTTTGATTCAACTTATGAATTATCCAGAACTAGATATGGCATCTCGTATTGTTGGTTGTATCATTGCAATTCCTATGCTAAGATTGACCTTTGTAGTACTGGATAAAACTTTCAACTTATTGGAGAAGTAATATGCAAAAGGGTGTATCTATTTTCTATGAATTTCACGATCAGGGTTGTCCTCATGTAATTGCTGGCATTTACTCTCCGTATATGAAGTCCGAAGACGAGATGCGTACTCAGTTGCTATCACTAATTGGACATGATGACTTCCACGAACGCGACCAACCAATCTTTGTGAACCATACACACATGTATGCTAATTCACTACTTGGTAACGAAATGGATAAGGATATGAAGAATCTTTTCAATAAGTTCTTCCCTGCTGGTTTAGATCCTGCTGCCCTACCTACGTCACCAATGAAGTTCTATCAGCATGACGCTGGGGCTTATGAGTTCATTTGGAACAATCGTTATCACGAACAATTGCATGAGCATCGTCAGGCTTTGATGAAAGAAGCTGCGGAGAAATACCGTGCACAACGTGAACCACGCAGAGAGCTTAAAAAATGATTGAGAATACCATACTACGCCGTATCCAAACATCGCTAAACAATTCAGATCGCAATATTCAGCGTCAGATTAATAAGGCGTTGGATACTGCACAGTGGGTAATGGCTTTTCCTATTAATGAATGCCCAACTGATGAAGAATCAGATTTGGGTATCTATAAGCAGGTATATATCTTTTTTGGTAAAAGTGATAAAGAACCAAAATTCATTCCTGCTACCAGACCCCAGGATATCTGGGAATATGAATTTGATGATACTGCTGCCTTTGAGATGGATTGGCCTGAAGTGGCTGTTCATATGAACGGTACTGTTTGGTTCGAGGCATCTAAAGTTAAACAAGCATTGTTAGAACCTATGTCTTTTGATATTCTAGATGATTCACCAGTACTCAGTACGAGTCAAAATGAAATACTAGTGGAACAGATTATAGAGTACTTAGGTGGTATTCCAGAATTTGATTACGTAACTGAAGAAAAAGTATCTCAGTACTTGAACTCTTTAGACCCCAATGTGCTACGCATTGACAACGTGTTTGAAGATATATCTAAAGATTATTTCGTCTATGGTACAGTAACTGGTGTTATCCGTTATCATGGTGAAGTTGTTGGGTACGTAAAACGTAGTGGACGTGAACTCTTGGGAACCAAGTTCTTTATGAAGGATTACGACAAATATACGGCTTTGTTAGAAAATGTGGTTGACAATTGTCGTCTACGTGATATGATGAGATTCACTGGAGCAATCCTCGTCAAAGATGGTATGGATGTTGATGAGTTCCTTCCAGTGCCAAATCTTACGAAACATGAATATGGGGATTGACATGACCAAGATTATTGTGTTATCATACTTCAACAATGAGGATGTAGTTCAAGAACACATCTTCGTTGGTAATGAGTTCTCACGTGATCCTTCTGATGTTCAGCAGATTATCAGAGATACTTTTCGCACAACGAGTAGTACTGACAATGTTATCATTGAAAACAATGAAGCGGAAACTTTCAAAGAAACTTGGAGTATCCGTGATTCTAACATTGTTCAAGTTCGCCGTGTCCTACAACAAAATGGATACACCGAGCATAAACCGAAGAGGATTTGTGTGTGAAACTATTTGCAATCAATGACAATTATTACAGTGGAAACATTGATAATTATCATCAGTTCATTAAACACTTAATGGACAGTACTGGATCATCTATCTCAACCTCACATGAGAAAGTTGAATTCTTAAGTCCGTATGTAAATTTGTACGATGTAGAAGCTGCACTAAAACGTTTTGGATTAGAGCAGGTAGATATCATTAACATTATCAAAAAAGAGGTATAATATGATTGTAGCAATTCTAACTCTAGCAGTACTGGCAATTCTAGCTATTATGGGTCAACAAGCACTAATCATTTGGGTAGTGATGGGTATTCTTGCAGTACTAATCGTGCGTCATTATGTAGCTGACTACAATGTAAAATCGGCAGCACGGAAAGAAAAAGAACAGAATTCGTAAAATATTTAAAAATAGGGATTGACAGGGTAACGCCAATCCCTTATAATATTCACATCAAGAAAACGATGAGGATTTAAAATGAAAAAACTTTTAAGCGTAGTTCTGGGATGTGTGTTGTGTACTTCAGTACAAGCACATGAATTTTGGCCTGAAGAGTACACTGTAAGTAAAGGTGTGAATGACACAATGATCATCACGCATTTACGCACACCTGATGATGCATACTACAAGTTTACCTTAAATGGGATTCCATTGGGTAATGAACAGTTGGTGTATCCGGGTTCGGTTGAAGAGTTTCCAATCATCGTACCGAACGGTTTGATTGAGAACGATAAAGTTACAATTTGCTCACTGCGTATGCGGCAAGCAAATCAGTTCCAGCAAGAAGTATGTTTGGTGATTAAGGTGCTATAATGAAAAAGATAATCTTTGCAGGACTACTGTTCAGTACTTCAGCATTTGCAGATATGCCTTACATTGCAAACAATACCGCTGAAAGTCGTGACCGGATTCAATCGGGTGATATGATGTGTGAAACATCAAAAGCTCAAACAACTGTAAACGCAGGGGTATATGGTAGTGACTCCAGTGATTATGGTTTCCAAACAAGTGATAAAGGTGGTTATGTCGGTATCTCTATTCCTATCGGGGATAGTGGTTCTAAAGTAGACTGTAACCGCTTGTATGACCTTGTTGTTAAAGAGAAAGAAATGAAAATCAAAGAGTTGGAAAAGAGACTCCAGCTTATGGAACAACGTACATTAACTGTAGGAAAATAACATGAAAAAAATTGCTATCATCGGTGCAGCTATTGCTTTAGTATTATCATCTTCTGCGTCTGCTAATCCTAACTATTCGGCTTCCGAACAAGTATGGGAAGCCCAGCGTACCAACAATGTTAAAACTTGTGGTATTGGCTTTGCAAATGGTTCTACCCAAATCGGTCGCATCTTGGCTGCTGGTGAATCAGCTTCTCAAGATGGTGCAGTACGCTTTGCGTTTAAAACTAACGCTAACCAAATCTCTTGGAAGATTTCGGAAGCTAAGATTACTGATAACGCAAACCGCTTTACTTTCAGTAATGACCTACTAAACACCAGTACAAGTACCTCTTCACTATTCAGTAGTGTGAACGGTGCTGGCTTTACTGAACAAGCGTGGAACGTAGCTCGTAACGAACAGCGTCTTTCCACCCAGAGCGGTACTATTGATTTGCAACCTAAAATCAACGTAAACGCAGAAGACTTCCCACTAGGTACTACTAAAGTACAGGGCAAGATCATCGTTACCTGTTCTGACTAATAGTTTCAAGGGGGTTGACAAACCCCCGATTTTAAGTAATAATGAGCGTTGTTCTCAGGCGATTCAGTAGACAAGGCATGTGCATAACTGAGGTCGGAAAGCTACCGTGAAGGTTCGACTCCTTCCTTCGCTCCCAAATTTTTCACAGAATCTTGGGACAAACGCTTGATTATGTGATATAATAAATCATCGACGGATGTAAAGCGTAAACTTACCGCTCTCATGTTGAGAGTACTTTGAAAAACGTAAAATAAGGATTTTACAAATATGTCTAACACTAAAACCGAAACCCGCCTAGCTGATATCTCTGACCTAGACCGTACTGTGAACTACATCAAGTTCCAACTTTCTCAGGTTGAAGCGATGCTTGATCAGCATTCTGGTCCCGATGTTAAGAAGATCACTTTTGTGCATCTTCTAGAGTGGAAGAATGAACTCAAAAGCGAGCTACACGATCTAACTCGCAAAAACAAACGTAAGTAATACGTTAAGCCACCACAATGTGGTGGCATTTTAATTCAAATAGAAGGATATGTCATGATTACTACTGAAGAATTAAGAAGTACTTACCATCGTATTCAAGACCTAAAAGTTGTTCGTGATGAGAAATGGTCAGCATGGCATGTACTAAACGATAAAGAAGAACGTACCAAAGAAGAAGGTAAAGAACTATCTTCAATCTCAAGTACTATCACATCTCTTAACTATGAAATTCGTGGTCTAGAGGTAAAATTCATTTCCATGTCTGAACAGTACATTCAGCAAATCGTAGGAGCCTAAAATGGAGTTATTCATTGTTGGTTGTGTCAGTTTGGTTGGCCTATTCGGTATTGGGCTTCTACTCAGTACTATTAGCATGGGAAGCACCACTTTCATTAGCTTGCAAGTACTAATGGGTTCTCTCAAGTACGGAAAAGAAACCAATGACAAGATTGATATCTTGCTTGGTAAAGTAGAGGCTGAACTGTACTACGTTCAACGCACAGAACATACTTTACGTTTCTACCCTAAAGAGAAATACGATTCTTACGAATCCGCAATTCATTGGCGTAATGAACCAGAGATTGAAATCTGGACTTCCAATAAGTTCTATTCCTACGGTAACATCTACCGTATCAATGGTAAGGAAGGTACTTACGACCTACGCAATAAGCGTCCAAGTATTAAAAATATCAAACAGATTTATCAACTTGAACTTACTGATGGTAAGGGAAAGCAACCTAAGAAGACTAAAGACAGCAAGACTGAAGAAGTTATTCTAGGGTAAACGTTGGGGCATAAGCCCCAACACTTTTAAGTAAATGTGGAGTACTATATGACTAATCAAGAGTACATGTATATCTTAAAGAAGTATGCTCTTAGTGATGAGCCAGTACAAACTGAAATTAAAACTGACCGTACTGGAAAAACAACGATTTTATATCGTATCCAAACATTGGACTACAATTATAGTAATAGTACTGGTGGTAAAAGTTCACCTCTTAATGTTGTAGAAATTCAAAATGGGGAACTCATTATGTACGTACCTAATGTAATGGATGATTTTTTGACATTAGAAAGTACATACAGAACGTATTCAACAATCCACAACGCTAATGAAGCATTGTTTCTAGCATCCGAACGCCCCAAGAACCATTTAGATGGTTCACATATGATTGTACCTTACTACGATACTGAAGAAGAACGTTTCCAAGCTGAATTGATGGGTGAGATTATTATATTTGACGAGTACAAACAGTATGTTGATTTGATTGTCCAGAAAGCACATGATAATTATAAGAAAATCATGCAAAAAACTTGGGACAAACGCATAATTTTGTGATATAATAATAGAGTCAACAACAGGGAGAAAATAAAATGGAATATTTAAACGAAGACAATTTCAAAGACCTCGATAATTTTATCGAACAGTGCACAGAAACAGGTGCGGCAATCGGGGATCTTAACACAGTACTAGAATCAATTGATGGTACATATGCCATTCCTATTCGTTCCAGTACTGTGTATGTAGGTGAGCTACATAGCACAGGTAATGATATTCAGTACTATGAACAATGTATTGCTCAAGGTATTGAACTAAACGAAGAAGAATACGCACACTATCAGGAACTATTAAAAGATTCCGAAAATAACTAAGAAAATTTAAAAATTCTTGGGACAAACAGTGAAAAATGTGATATAATATAATTATCGAAAGATAAAAAACGCTAGCAAGCGGATTCATACAGCAAACCTTCAAACAATTATATGAAGTATGTTATGTCTTCGGGCATATAACGCAGAACACGTGCGGAAAATTACGGTGGCTTTATAGGTGAAAGATAAGCAGTAGCGGCCTGTATAGTACAAACAAAATGAATCCAGTTTTTAATTAAAAATCAAGACGATTTGATAAATAAACATATATGAGTTCGAATGGTATGTTTATGAAAAATTGTCAATATTGTAATAAAGGATTTAAAGATCGTGGTATTGCAACCCACCAGGCATTTTGCAAATTAAATCCAAATAAAAATATATCGTCTTCCAATCATGGTGGTTATCGTAAAGGTTCTGGTCGTGGTTTGAAAGGGTGGTATAAAGGAATTTTTTGTGATAGCTCATGGGAACTTGCATATATTTTATATTGTGAATATCATAAAATTGAAGTGAAACGATATGATCGAGAGAAATTGTTTTATACATCGATCGATGGTGAGTCACATGAATATATTCCAGATTTCATCATTAATAATGAAAGCGTAATTGAGATAAAAGGTTACGAAACGGAAATTTCTTATATAAAAAAATATAATTTTCCATATATTACAGTACTGACAAAATACGAAATGATAGAAATTTTAGACCAAGTTAAAAGTATATATGGTGATAATTTTGTATCACTGTACAATAATATAACTCCGGTCAAGAAAGAACGTAAGTTGGTTAAACCCAAATTACCACCCAAAGAAAAGAGAATAGTTCAAATTCACAGCTTGACATGTAAATCATGTGGTGTTATATTTGAACGTATGCACGAACACAGAGATCAACAATTTTGTTCTCAAACTTGTGCAAAAAAATCACAACAAAAATTTGAAATTTCAAAAGATGAACTTTCAGAAATGATATGGAAATATCCAGCATCAACATTATCTAAGATGTATGGTGTTAGTGATAAAGCCATTGAAAAGCGTTGTAAAAAATATAATATATCAAAACCCCCACGAGGGTATTGGACTAAACCTAGGTAGATTGGCAGAGGCTGGCTTATTGCACCAATCTTGAAAATTGGCAGCCGTTAATAGCGGCTCGTGAGTTCAAATCTCACATCTACCTCCAAATCTGGAATAATAAATGCATAAATATTTTTTTAATATTAGTGAAGATGGAACAAATTTTGAATATATTCATGACTCTAATGATGAAGTTGATGACCGTACAATTTGTTATGAAATTCAAAAGAAAATCAAAGAAAAATATGGTTATTATGCTAAATCATGGTCATGTCGTCAGACGCAAACAAACACTGCAACTTTCACAATAAGTGATGATGAAAATATAGAATCATCAATAAAATATGAAGGTTTAAAAATGACTGAATTTTTTATCACTATAACTGATAAACTATAGTATTACAGAATCTTACAGCAATCAAATTTCATGCTTAGAAAATAAAAAAAGGATTCTAGCTATGACACGTCCTGAATTGGAAGTAATGTTCAGAGAACAAATCGATTACTTCTTTAATTGTGGTCCTGCTCGTAAAGACAGAGATACTAATTATGATCTTTTCAGACTCATAATTTTAACATTCAGAACCCCAAAAGATAATAGCGATGCTGAAGTACAGTTATCATACAACTATATTACCAGAAGAATTATCTTTGATATAGTACTGAAAATGGATGATGGTAATGACAGAACATCATTTTGGGTATCAAATATACCTGAGTCTGAAGAAGAATACTTTCAAGAGAGTACAGTAAAAGATATGTACTTCAGTTGGGAATTCTACCAGTACTTAGAAGATATACTTCGTATGGAGTAATTATGACATTTGATGATTTTGAAAAAGTAGTACTCCGCGAAATTAAAAACTTCCTAAATGGTACTAACATGAGTTCTTCGTATAATAAAATACAATACCTCGATAATTTAATATTGAAGTGGCGTAGTAACGAAGATACAGCAAGTGTAAGATTTGTAATTGCTCTTAATCGTAAAACTTGGGACATAAGTTTTGTTTTGGATGTAATGTTCGAAACTGGTGATTCAGAAGATGATATCTATGATCGTTGTGAATTTGAAATGCCACAGTCAGAAGAAGAACATTTCCAAATGAGTACTACTAAAGATATCGGATTCTCTTGGGAATTCTATGAATATCTCTCTGAAGTACTATGGAAATTGAGAAATAAATAAAATAACAATGTGGGATTGGCAGAGCGGTTAAATGTGGTGGACTGTAAATCCACTCCGATTGGTACGGTGGTTCAAATCCATCATCCCACACCATTAATTAAAGGCTATATATGAACGAACGTTTAGAAACACTAGCAGCATACGCACAAGGTATTATTGATGCAACTCAAGACCTACCTGAACAGTACGCAGTTAAAATCGAAGAACTTGTATCAACAATTATGTCAGTAGCAGCTATGGCTGACGGTGTTCATACCAAGACAGTAGATGCTAGTAATCTAGTCGAAGGTCGTAATGATCTAGGTGACGGAGTTATTGCTTACAAAACTGGCAATGAGATTCGTTTGGCTAAAGAATAAGTAATATACTGGTTAAGCTCATAGGCGTCCTTTATGTTGGGAATAAGGGTTTGTAGTACCGGACGTAATCGAGTAATCCCGAAAGACCCAAAGGTATATTACTACCCCTTAGAGGTAACTATGTCAGTACATAAAGAATTATTACAAAAACTTGAGGAAGTACTTGAAGTTGTCAAACCTCTTCCTCAAGGTTATCAGTACAAAGTACGTGAACTTTGTGCTTGTATAGAAACAGTAGTTTCAATGTATGATGACGTACAGAAGGGTATCATTCCTGAAGTACTAATCAAAATGCGTAACGGTACTCTTCTTGATGAAGTCCCTGAAGAGTCCACAACAAACAATATAGAGGATGTTCCAGTAAACGAGCCAGTACCAGCGGAAGCTAAGAAAACGACTTTACAAGTTGGAAATATTCAGCTATAATGTAATTTAGAATCTAACAGCAATTAAATTCAAAATTCAATGGTGAAAACAAAATAGATTCTAGTAAAACGAAATCCAACAGCAATTACTTTTTTCGGATATAAAAAACAAAAATGGATTTCAGTATCGGTGTGTAGCTCAGTCTGGTCAGAGCACTCCGTTTGGGACGGAGGGGTTTTCAGAGGTTCGAATCCTCTCACACCGACCACAAGGTTCTTTGATCGAGAGGCCGATGATGCCAGCCTGTTAAGCTGTCGAGAGAAATCTCCACCGCTGGTTCGAATCCAGCAGGAACCGCCACTTACATTCCTTAAATGATCCATTGACATAAATAAAGAAAAGATTTATTATGTCAGAGGTTAATACATGGAATGTAAACATTGTGGTAAACACACCACAAATGATGAGTTTTGTAACAGAAGTTGTTCATTATCTCATTTTAATAAAACGAGAGTACACTCAGATGAATCCAAACGAAAACGTGCGGAGACATTGAGGAAGAAACTACCAGAACAAGAAATCATTGATTTGTATAATTCTGGGAAATCAGCCAATGAAATTAGAAAACAATTTTCTTGTGCGAGAAATACAATACTCTCAGTACTTAAGCGTAACGGAATTCAAATAAGAACATCATCTGAATCTATTACTCTTGGAAAAGAAAATTCATATAAAGTTGTCAGCAATAAAGGTAAGTTCTGTGATATTCACCAATGTGAATACTCACCATATAATAATGGTAGATACGTATGTAAGCCATGTAAGAATGCGAAAATTACCGAACATCGCAGACAACTTAAATTGAAAGCAGTAGAATATAAAGGTGGTAAATGCACCATGTGCGGTTATGATAAATGCATAGCAGCCCTTGAATTTCACCATTTAGATCCTACGCAAAAAGATTTCTCAATATCCAAAACTGGTTCTACACGCTCATTTAAGACGATGCAACCGGAATTAGATAAATGTGTTTTAGTATGTGCAAATTGTCACAGAGAAGAACATGATCGTTTGAGAAAAGATGAGGATTGATAATCCTCATAAATTTAGTCCTGTAGTTGAGTTGGTCACAATACTCGCCTGTCACGCGAGAGGTCGCGGGATCGTAGCCCGTCAGGACTGCCAATGCGGTGTTAGCTCAATTGTTTAGAGCACCGGATTTTTAATCCGGGTGTTATTGGTTAAAATCCAGTACGCCGTACCACTACTCTATTCGTCTATCGGTTAGGACGTTGTCCTTTCACGCCAGAAAGAACAGTTCGATTCTGTTATAGAGTACTACAATGTGAAAGCAAAAAGCTAGTGTATAAGCGGTTAAGCATACACACCAACCTGTAATAAGGTCAAGTCCAAGTACGGTAATGGGGAGCCGAGTTAGTAGCATTACAATAGGTTGAACCGGCAATTACTCTCAGAGAGTCCAGAAAGCGTCTAGAAGCGATTTGGAATGGAGACAGTATGCGTGGGGTTAGGTTGAGGTTGATCGCTCGATTACTTGGTTCGAATCCAAGACTTCCTACCACGAACATCAGGCAACTGCTTCGGCATCCGAGGTCATCAGTCCCATCTACTGTTGATGTTCACACGATTTTAAATCACTCATCAATATATTATATTTCGAAGTATAATATAAGGGAATCTCATAACATCGTGGATGTATCAGGGTCGCTACCTGAAAGATAAATGCAAGGGTTATGTGGTAAAGATTGGGAACGACTGGCTATGCCTTGAGTGATTTATTTTAATTAAAGAGGTACTATATGATTAATGATTTAATAGATTTATATTTTCATATTAAGAGTACTGAAACATTAAGAGACTTACATAACTGGCATTTTACTGTACATGAAAATCTACATTTAGTAGAGTACAGTAATGTAATGAGTCCATATGATGGAAATTTAATATGGCGTTTTAAGTTATATAATGGAACAGAAGAAGAATACAGTACTATATTTCTTCTAAGAACTAAAATAGTTCTTTCTCTTTGTAATTCTTCAACCCGTAGAATAGATTTACCATTTGGGTTTACATTTGATATTTTAAAAGAACTTAATAATTATATATCTCGTGATGAAATCACTATAATTATTGAAATTTATAATGAGATGCAAAAACTCACAGAACGGTCAGAAGTTCATGAAGTGTGGACTAATATATCTAATATGAGGTACTGAACTATGAAAGAACTGATCAGACAAAAAGGTATGTTTGAACACCTAAGTAAAGATTTAGACAATTTGGAAGATGGTTTCTTAGATGAGCCATCTTTTTTTGTTTGGGTAGACGATGGTGAAGACGGATATCGTGACACTGTTGACACTGAACAGTACTTCAGTGAGTACTGTAATAGTTCCAATTCAAATGAAGTACATCTATTCACTGAAAATTACCATTTCCATTATCTCCCGGATTTTAAAGAATTGAGCATCTACCAGATGTTTCACTTCAACACTAGTGAGTACGGTGTTCCACCTGAATATTATCGTGATGAATTGCATGATGCAGTTGACTCACAGATTTTATTGAAGTATAATGGATTCTGGTTCAGTGATGCGGAATACACGTATAATTCCGAGGAAGAAAGATTCCAGCTTTCCTGTACTGACTTGGGGTTCTACATTGATGTAGTAGAACGTGCACGTGAAATGTTTTTTGCGGAGATGAATCGTGAACATTGAGTTGTACAGAAAGTTATTTGATGATATGATGTTTGCTGAAGACTTCACTTTCGGCTTCGTAAGCGGTGCACCACACCGTTTATTCATCAGGAGTGCAAGTCAGCGTATTACGTTTGATCGTCTTACAAATACTATATCTCTTCCTGATTTGGAGCCAACTAAAGAAGAAGAGGTAGTACTTCAACAGAATAATAATCCCCTAAGTCCATTGGTGATGGTACAATTATTAAGAAATCTTAACCGTACTTCTGAGTACTACGTACCACATTCTGAAGAAGATGGATTTCAAGCTAGCACAATGAGTGATAATGTGTTACCATATGAGTTAGTACATAAACTTGAACTTCTTTTAGGTTTAGCTAAAGAAGAGATTAATAAGTTTTCAGTTGACAGGAGGCGTTACTAATGCAAGTCGTTGTGATTTTGAAAGAAACTGATTACATTGATTCAGAACGCACTGAAGTCTATGGAGTATACGTGAACTTGAAACAGTTTTATGATGAAGCACGTGCTAAAGGTTACAAGTACGATGAACTTCATAAACGTTTTTACGGTACTGATTCACAGGGTAATTTTATTTGGTTCGAAGAAGAAGTTAAAGAACTAAATGGTTATCAACCGCCACACATTCCAGAAGAGGTATGGGAAGATGAGTAAGTATTTTATACGTTATAGTTATAAGGTTCATGATAAAGTCCCTGATGGTAGTGGTTTAGGCTGGAAGTATAGTACTGAAACTGTTAATGAATCATGTATTGCATGGTTGGATGATGGTAGTTTTGATTCTATCTATGATGTACAGCGGCACATTCAGAGTACTGAATTCAGTCACTCATCGAATAAGCCTGATTATTGCGAGATTGAAATTGTAGCGATGAATAAACTATGATTAACTATATCTTTCGTGTAAAGGGTGAAGGTATTGTTCCGGGCTTAACGGTTGTCCGGGCACATACAGCAACTGATGCTCGTGAAATATTACTTGCAGAATTCACTAAACCTGAAGATATTTCGATTGTACTTGTTGAATGCAGTCAAGAATTATCATTCTTAAACTAGGGCAGATTGCGTGATTGGGTTCTCCCGTTAGGGCGAATCCGAGGCTGGGTTGGACTCCCAGCATGTCCACCAACGGGAGAGTGATGGAAAGGTATACATAGGCATCTCCAGTGTCTTAGTCCTAGTGACAATGCAAGGTTCGAGTCCTTGCCTCTCCCACCACAAATGAGGTTATCATGAACACATTATTAACTGTAATTGGCATTCAACCCCCACCGGGTGTGCCTATGCCGCTCGTAATGAAAGATGTTGCTGAAGCAGTAAGTGAAGGTTATGGTGCAGGTACTATTATGGTTCCCGGATATGAACATCTATTTGGTTCATGGACTTCAGTACAGAAGAACATCGATGAAGATCCCACTTATACTATTGTGATCAACTCCAACCGTAAGTTGGGTCCACATGGTATGGCCGATCTACTACTTACCGCAGGAATATACGATCAATGAATTTCTACGATGATCTACGCCAAAGGTACTTAGAAGTACTGGACACTAAATCTGAAAATGATCCAGACCATCCCACATCGAGACACCACCTAGCGTGGATGCTTGACGAATTGGTATCTGATACTATGTCAGAAACGAAGAAGCACCGTTGGCTTGGATATATTCAAGGCTGTATGGTGTCTCAAAATCTTATCAATGTTGAAGACGAGCGTAATGCAACGAGAAATGTTTTTAACGGAAAATGATAAAAACTTGGGACAAAATCAAGTTTATGTGATATAATATACGTACAAGAGGAAAGATATGAAAGCTAACGAATTGCTCGCTGTGATTGAAAAGAATCCCGACGCAGAGATTGTTATTCAATCCTGTCCATATGACGATTACGCTCTAGGGCGTTGTACATCAGTAAGTAGTTATAAAGCTGGTGATATCGTTGAAGAAAGTGGTGAAGATTTTAGTGATTGCATTGATGTTGAATCGAGCAAAGCATTAGTCGATATCATTGTCTTATCCTAATAAATTGTAAATTTGCTAATTGGAGAATCCAAAATATATGAAACTAAGTCTACGTAAAGCACACCGTCTTGTTAAAGACCTACAATCTCATCTATCAGTACGTGTTGGTGCTGCAAAGCTACACCACAGTGCAGACGAAGAAGAGATTCTAGCAGTGATTTCAGCAGTAGAAAACTCTAACAAACTATCAGTGGTGCAATCCCTAATCGTTGTAGAAGTCATCAGCGAAATTCGTGCAGCAGTACAGGCACTTAATAGCCAAGTTGTGGACGGTGACAGTATCGATTCTCTACTAAACCGTAAGGTTCAAATTGAATCCAAAATGCGTGTACTAGCACAGTTCACCGCACCAAGCAAAGATTCACAAGAGAAGCGTGTACTTAATATCAAACGTCAAGTACAGGACGCAGCAAAGAACTCAGGTTCTATGTACTCAAACAGTGAAGTACAAGTTGCTGGTTACGCAGTAGAAGATCACAATGATTTCAACGAAGTCTATGTTGAACTCAAACAAGAGCAAGAGACTGTTAGCGATAAGCTAGCGTATATCAACAACCTACTACAAGTAGAGATTGATGATAAGCACAAGCCATTGCTTAAGGCACTACAAGTTCTATAATGTCGCTTAACCGCTGACCTCCCTTACCGGAAAGAGCATATTAGAGAAATCTAATACTACATGGTATTAAATGTTACTCCTTGAGAGACATTTGATGAAAAAAGAGTTTGCTCCGTATACTATTACAGATATTAAATCTTGCTTGGTTGTGGAAACGGTTATAAACTCGATTGCTCAGTTGAAAAGTTGCTATGTTGCATTGTTGCTTCGCTCTTTTCGGTACGTATTTTGGCTACGTTTTGATGTAAATAAAATGTAGCACCTATTAATTAAAGAGGATATTATGAAACGCAAAAAGAATCTTAATAGACCGATAAAACCGATAATGACAAAAGAACAATTGTCGGAATTCATTAACGCAGCATTAAAGAAGAATTAAAATACTAGAGCGGTTGTTGCCAGTACTAGACATGGTGAGGGAATTAGTGACCCATATCCCTAGTAGCTTTTATAGCTGACACGAGTCCATCACATCCTAACTCACTACTAGGGTGTACACGTAGAGTTGGAAGAAAACGGGTAAGAAGTCATTTATTGGTAAAGGTGGCCTTACATTTTTTAATGGAATATGTATGGAAGAATGGAAAGATGTTGTTGGCTATGAGGAATATTTTCAAGTTAGCAACCAAGGAAGATTGTTCAGTAAACGAACACAAAAAGTTTTAAAACAAACAATAAGTAAGAATGGTTATTACACAGTTTCCACTAGAATAGGTGGACGTACTGGAATATGTAAATGTTTTAAAATTCATAGAGTTGTTGCAGATGCATTTATACCTAATCCAGAACAAAAACGAACGGTCAATCATATTGATGGTAATAAATTAAACAATAATTTAAGTAATTTAGAATGGGCAACCGATTCTGAAAATACACAACATGCTTATCTAACTGGTTTAGCTACCGCACAAAGAGGTTCATCTAATACAAATAGTAAGCTAACTGATGAACAAGTTATTGAAATTCGAATGCGTCGTAAAAATGGTGAAACCTGTAGATATTTGGGTGAAGTTTTTGGTGTGCATCATATGCAAATATCTAGAATTTCAAGAAATGTTTCTTATAAAAAATAAAATCGCGTGTGTCGTATAATGGTTATTATCAATGGCTTCCACCCATTGGATGAGAGTTCGATTCTCTCCACCCGCACCAATTTAAAGGAGAATAAAATGAAGTTTTCCAAAATTTTAGAAGATTTACAAAAGTCATGGAACAATGGCGTTTATGTTGAACTTCCAGAGTTCCGTAGTAATGAACGTATCTATGTTCATAAAAGTGGTAAACTATTCCACGTAAGGAGCCGGGTTGATGGTTCACAGCATGTTATTCCAACTGAACTCACTTCTTATGAAGCTGAAGATGATCGTTGGTACGTTAAGCCTTTCCAAGAACGTGTACCTGAAAAGTTCAGTACTGGTTGGTAATAACATCCGTACCGGGGCATTTTTATAAATACTTAAAATATCTCTCCGGTAGTGATGATATTCCCCAAACTACCAAAATGCATAATCTTGTATTATGCCCTTAAGCCAATAGTAAAATCATCTACTATTGGCTTTTTTTCATCTGGAGATTGTATGACTCGACAAGATTATTTGAAGTACTTCAACGATGTTATTAAAGATAATGGAACCTTTGTAATTACAAATTGGGTAAACACAGATGGTTATCCATGCTTGTATGAACAAGGTCGAATTCACAATAAAGTACCCGTTCCTGAAGGTGCACTCAAGCAGTCACTATATATGGCACAGGGTAAAACCCTTTATATGGGAATCATGGATTACAATAGAAGTACTGGTGATAAGGACGTGGATTTAAACTACGACTTTGAATCTGAAGTACTACAACTTTCTTTCAATGATATTTCTAATTCATTTGAGGAATTTTATGATGGAGAGAATGACTATAGTATTTTAGAGTATGAATTTAAACTCTACGGTGACAGTGGAGAGTACTTCCAAGCTACTACGGTTCAAGACCTTCCATTCTCTTATGAAGATCAAAAAGAAATGAAAGACTTCTTTGATGCTATCCGTTCACGTTTCTATGAAACTAAGGTAAACATACGATGAGTTTATACACTATCTTCCGAGAGAAAGTAGATCTTTTCAAACCATTTGATATCATGACTTATAATGGCTTTGATGAGAATGACTGTGCTGTACTAGGTGAACAGTACTGCAACATTCAGAAAGATGACCAGTACTGTTTGAAGAATCACAGCAATGGTATTATATTCATTAGTATCATTTGCAATGACAATTTCGAACTAGATGTATTCATTACTCCAGTACCGGATGATGAAACTCAATTTATATTTGAAATTGAAATGTGTCAATTGGGAAAGTGGGTTCATGATACCACACGAATATACTCAACAGAAGAAGAGTACTTTCAAAATAGTACTGTTACTGATTTAAAACTAACGATGGAAGAGAACATGATTGTTTTCGGCTTCATCGAACAATTAAACGAACTCATATCAGAGAGGACTAAACAAATTGGATAATCAACATCGTAAAATTAAAGGCTATCGTGAACTAAGTACAGAAGAGATTGAACTTATGAACGAAGTTAAAGAGCTTGGTGCTCAAGTTGGTGAGCTTATGGCGAAGCTAGCCAATACACCAGACGTTGACAAGCGTTGGTTGAACATCGCCAAGACAGATCTACAAAAGGGCTTCATGGGTGCTGTACGCAGCATAGCCAAGCCTGATTCATTCTAAGGAAACAACATGGACGACAATAACAAATCTAGGACAGATGAACAAAAATTTCAAGACGATTATTATGAGCGTATGGCTGAAGTGTACAAAGATGCCGAAAGTCTAAGTACTGAAGGTGGTGCAATCTTTAATGACCTAGATGCGTACTTTGAACAAGACCATCTATCTGATGAAGATAAAGCACTATTAGCACAACTCGACGCTATTGACGTAGCCAATTCAGATATGGTAGAATTCACTGATGATGACATTTATAATCAAGCAGTACTTATGGGTAAAATGACTGAACTTCGTGGTCATGCAAACAACGTTGAGTACTGTTCATATACCTACATGATTAACGTTTATGAACAAAGTGAACTAGGTGCAGGTACTTTCAAGTGCTCTCGTATCTATGAATTCGAAAACAACGAAACACTAAATCTAAATGAGCTATTCCGTGATTGTCACTTCATTCATCGAAGTACTACCACTAGCTTAGGTGCTACCACTAAACCTTATGGTATTCATACAGAAGAACGCATTGTTAATGTTTACGACCTAGTGGTTCCAGTTGGTTTTGATATTGATGCAACACACTATTTCTACAACGAAAGAATTGTTTCGTTTGAACCGTGGCTAACTGTACCTAAAGGTTGGGACACTCATCTACGTGATGATTATAATGATCTACATGATGATCTAATTCGGATGAACAAATTCAAGAAAACAGAAATACTTCATTTAACCATGAAAGATACAACACCTCATGTGTTGGACACGCGAAGCCCGTTGCCTATGCACAGCATAAATGTCAGTGAATAATTCTTGACACCCCTCCTGTACTGGTGTATAATCAGTACAGGTTTTAATTGAGGACAGTATATGTTTTTTGACGAACAACAGCTTATTACGTTATTGCGTAATCTAGTGCTACCTAATGAATCAACACCCATTCGTCTAAGCCCTAGCGAACAGCTACAGTTTGATGATGGTCGGAAAGTAGAATACCCTGCAATGTACTTTGGTCCGGGTACTACTTACTATAACAGTACTGAATCGTATAGGATGCTTGTACTAAACTTCGCTCCCGGATTTGATTACATGTGCTGCTGGTGGTACAATAAGAATCGTTTCTCTTTATCAATCATCGAAGATGATGGTGATGAAGATGACGAAACCAAGAACATAAAAGACTATTGTAGAATTGGCTACTTCAACGAAACCGAAGAAGAACATTTCCAAAAGGATTGTTTGAAAGGTGCTCCCATTCCGTGGGAATTAGAAGTACTAATTAAAGATACAATGACTGCTATTCAGTCCTTCTATGAAACAGTAGTGTCAGATTGGGAGAACGTTAAATGAAAATCAAATACCTAACGCCTCAAATAATTACACACATCCTTGGGCGTCTGGAAGGTCATGATAATATTTCATTACTTGAAATTCCACGTTCATGTTATGATGTTAACAACAACCATTTACTTACGTACAGCAATCAGGGTGATGCATACTTCTTTGATTTGTTCTGTACTGAAGATGGTTTGGAGTTCGGATTAGAGGGTTCTGTCAGTACTAACAAGTTCACTCTAACTGAATACACAAATAAGAACTTCAACCGCATTGAACTGGATTTACCGGAATCTTATACTACCAGTATGGATGATGGTGAGTTCTTCCAGTTGAGTACTGTAACCGATTTTCATGGCTTGACATACGAACAGTTGTTTGCTATTCTATGGTTACGGGATTCAATCATTCGTCGTCAACCTCAATTTTCTGTGACAAAATAGAAAATTCTTGGGACAAATCATTGAAAATGTGATATAATATAATTATCAGACGGGAAAGGTTATCGCAACCGAAGAAAGCGAAGGGTGTGTTGAGCGACGGCAATAGGCACATGTAGTAGAGGCTTGAAGAACCGTTCTGATAAATTTCCGTTGAGTAGCTTAAGGGAGAGCCGCAGGTAATAACGATAAGGTCACCTGTCAGCGTGGATTAAAACACCACCTCAACAACACAATTTGGAATCCAACAGCAATTAAACTCATCGGCTTATATGACAAAAAAATGGATTCCAGCTAACGGGGTATGGCGAAACTGGAAATACGCAAGGCACTTAAAATGCCTCCCTTAAATGGATGTGGGTTCGAATCCCACTACCCCGACCACAACAAGGAAGCGATTAGCTTCCTTTTCTTTTGAGGAAATTTTATGATTTTTCATGATCTAGACCACTTCCGAAAACTATTTGAATATATTGATAGTCCTGCTTTTGAAATTAATCAAGATGAAATGACGCGTATTAATTTCTGGACTTCTAGTGGTGAACAAACCACTCGTGAACAAAGTACTAATATGACGTTTTATTCCGAAGGTTTGTATGGTGGTGTAATTGATATCTTCCCTGATAGAATTACCATTAGCTATGATAATTTTAATTACGTTGAGGATAAATCTCTTAATGTAACAGAAACAATGCAAATCGATACTACACCATTTGTGGACTTATCAGAAGAAGAAATATTCCAACAAAGTACTATTCAAGATTTCGACTTCTTGGTTGAGAATCCTGACGTACTTAAACAAATTCTCTTGTACTCATTAGAAGTTCGTATTAATAGGAGAAAATTAAATGATAGTAACTGGTCCTAGAACATTTGCTTCTCAATTGATCGAAGCTCGGAATAAATCTCTTTATTTCGGCTATCTTGAAGATGCAATTGACACCGCTGAATATATGCACCGTGAAGGTTGTAGACATAATGATTTTATCAAAACCGAACAAGAATCGTCTAGTTGGACAGCAGTTGCTAACCAGTACTTTAGTATTGACTTCTATGAGAACTCTGATGGTACTAAACGTATCACAGATGCAACTAATGTAACAATTGAATTTACCGACGATATTGTTCCTGAGAAGATGTGTCGTGGTTTTGATATATTCAATACTCATATTGAATTGGTTGATGAAATTTGCGGTGATCTTATTGAACGTATTATCATTAAAGATTTAAACCCTGATGAACTAGATGAAGGATATCTATTTCAATTGCAATCAATGCACCGTGTATTTCCGTTCGAACTTGATCTATTCAAAAAGATAATTCGTTTTGCAAAGACGTTAAAAACTGACGATGATTGCTTGACAATCTAGGGCATTTGCGATATCATGGGTGTATCTTAATGAAGGAGAACAGCATGAAAAAAATCATTTTAGGTGCAGCTTTGCTAGCTTTCAGTACTGCATCGTTCGCTGGCTTTACAGTAAAATGTGATACACCGTGGGGTACTGAAGTGTTTGACCCGGTTGAAGTGAAACAGGTCTGGGTTAACAAAGAGGGTACACATATTGCGTTGAGTAATGGTCTAGATAAGTGGTTTACTCCTGCAATCCCATGCATCGTAACTGAGGATAAGTAATGTCAAAACATATTGAGCCAGATGAACTAGCACAACGCCTAATTGTTTCACTAGTCAAGCGTGACTTTGGTGATGATGTAGCAGAACATAATTTAGAACACGGCATTGCAATGCTTACAAAGATTGTAGGCCGTATGCATGGTAATCGTGAAGTTGAAGTGCGTGAAACTCTTCATGATATGGTGAAGCTCAACAAGCTATACGCTATGCAAGAAGACTATGAACAGGAAAATGTAGTGTACTGGATGATGTGCATTATGTTCGGTAATGGTTTTGATTTAGAATATTCTGAGGAAGGAATTCTAGTCAACGAACGTGCTGAGGTTTAAACATGATTAGCCGTGAAGATTTCTACAAGTTTCTTCTAGATTATAAAGCAAACTATAGCGGTACTGGTGAGTACTTCCATAAGCATCCACAGTCTGATTCACAACGTGTAGTTTCGGAGTACAAGAAACTTATGGATGAAACTGGATATCGCATGATAGGTGGGCGTTCTAATAATCCATTCTCAGTTGATCTTTATGGAAGACCAGATTTGGATTTTCGTCAGCACATAACACATGGTCAGGTAAGCGAAAGAAAATTCCTTATTTCTGTACTGAAATGTAATGGTAATAATGACGATTCTGATTACATGCTGGAATCTGATCCGCTGTTTGAAAAGTTTGTCCAAATCATGGTTGGTGAGCATAACTATACCCAGATGGTGTATGAGCCATACCATACTATCACTGCTGCTGGTATTACTCTATCTATAGCAGAAATTCATTCTGCATTTAATGAGTATGCAGTTCCATCACGTCTTAACAAGTACGTGATTGGTGACTTACATGTACCTTTTAACAGTTCTGATCATGAGTTTAGTATAAGCGACAGATACAGTGAAAATTTCTGTGATTTAGTTGAAAGCATCTTCGATGATATTAAACCATATTTCAATACACAATTTGTTCCACCAGATGGATTACAACGTTATTCTTGGGATGACTTAGCCAGTACTGATCTAAATGACTTTACTGTTTTAGACGCCGCATGTCTAAGTGCAACTCGTATTCCTGTTGGATTTGAAACAGAAATAGAAAAGCATAAGATCATTATTGATAATCTACTACGTATTAATAATCACGGTGCATCTATTTTAGTGATTCGTGCTTTAACAATGCAACGTGTTTCTATTACGTATGAAAACGTACCGAAGTTTAAAGATTTTGTTTTGAGTTTATCTACTATTATGCGTGAAATACGCATGATGATGTAATTTAAGGGGAGGAAACTCCCCAATATTAAGGAAACCTATGTCACTTCTAAAAGCACTTAAGAGCGTAGATAAAGATTTTAATGCATTCTTTGAACCCATATACCACCATAGAGTTAAAATAGAAAAAACTCAAATGGAAGTATCTTTTAATATAGGCTATGGGATGGATTCACGATCCATGCGAATTGAATGGTTCCCACCACAAGACCGATATACTATGCTAATAGATTTGTATAGTGAAACTGAATTTATCTTGAATACATGGGATTTAACACGTAGAACTAATACATGGAATGAAGACTTCGTGATTGAATTCGACATAGAGCGATCATACTTTGATTGTTTACCAACAGTATATCCAATGACAACTAATTTTAAGTACGAGCATCTCGCAGTACTTAAGAGTATTTCACAAAAATACGTGGAGAAGAAAATCAAACATGGCATAAAATGAGGTGCATAATGAAATGTGATAAGGCGATTGAAAAAATGCGTCGTAACAAACGCAACTGGACCATTCCTAAGCTGAAAGTGATTGCTGCACGTTGTGGTATTACGTGCGTATCAAATGGCAGTACACATCATGTGTTCAGGGTTGAGGGTGCAGTAGAACATCTATCTATTCCGTTCAACGGTAAGGATATACACCCGGATTATATTACTAAATTTTTACGTCTAATTGATAAGGCAGGGGAGAAAGAATGATCACGGAGTACATGTCATTTTTTAGTCAAATGATGAAAGACTATCCTTGGATGGTTGGTCTTTATACATTATATGGGGCGGCTGTAGTAACGTATCTAGTACGTTTTATTCCTACTGTATGGAACTTCCTATACAGTCAAAGTATTACCACTCTTGAATTGAACAACGCTGGTTGGAGTGGTAATGAAGCACACTTTTTAGCATTCATGGATTGGTATCTTAAAAGTCCATATGCGAAATGGTCACGCTATCTTTCACTAGATGGTAAATTCCATCGCAGATGGGATGATGATGACGATGATAGTAAAGCACTAGCTAAGACCTATGTAATTGGTGCAGGTTACGGAACACACTTCTTCTTCTACAAGAAACGTCTATTCTGGTTCTCGAAAGGAACTCTACAAAGTTCTGGTTCCGAGAAAGAGAAACAAAATATTATTATCAAAACACTAGGCCGCAATCAAAAACCACTAATTGCGTTAGTAGAAGACTTTGCTGTTAAACCAAAAGAAACTGATCTAAGTATCTTTAACTACAAAGAAGAATGGAATGAAATTTCTCGTGTAAACAAACGTCCACTAGAATCCGTTATTCTACGCAAAGATATCAAAGACGAATTGGTAAGCAACTTAGAGTACTTCTACGCCAATCGCGATTGGTACGTAAAACGTGGCCTATCATACAAGCAAACCTATATCCTTCATGGTCTACCGGGTACAGGTAAAAGTAGTACAATTAAAGCACTTGCTTCTCACTTCAAGAAAAACATTTGCATTATTGATATTACCACAATGAGCAACATGACTTTCGAAAAAGCAATGGCTTCTGTACCTAAGAACAGTATTGTACTAATCGAAGATTTTGACTCATGTCGTGCACTTCATTCCAGAGAGGATGAAAACGACAACACTAATGGGATGGCAGAACTAATGGAAGTACTATCACTATCTAAAGTACTAAACGTACTTGACGGTGTAGTATCATTAGATGATACAGTGGTGTTCCTAACCACTAACCATTTAGAGAAAATTGACGCAGCGATGACCCGTAAAGGGCGTGTTGATTATACCTTCGAGATCCCATATCTTGAAGATGCAGAAGTCAAAGAGTACATTAAACTAATGTACCCAGAAAAAGAAGTACCACAGAAAGAGTTTGACACAGTAGCGGGTTGCGATTTACAATCCCTATATCTCGAACACCGTGAAGATTTTACGGCATTTATTTCTGCACTTAAAACGAAGTAACACATTGGCACGTTTCCGTGCCATTTTTAATCGGAGGTTATCATGGCTGAACTAAAATTAAAATTGAATGAACGTTGGGTTGACGACAAGACTGGTGTTGTGATACAATCAATTATTACTGATGAAACCATTCACATCGATGATGATTTAGATTTTGAAATCATGACTCAGTACTACATTGGTGAACGCACTGGTAGCAGTACTCATGATGGAGTACGCCATGAAGTAACTATTTGGAAAGATGAACTAACAAAAGAACAGATGTTTGATTTCATCTTAAACAACAACGTCACTTTACATCGTGATGGTACTATGTGGACTAAGTACAATGAAGATGGAACTGAAACAAAGATCATGATTGATTACAATGTATCAATTAATGGTTCTGGTATGAATGGGTTTGGTTTAGTAGAAGCTATCAATTACTATGTGAAGGAGATCCAAAAGAAATGATTTCAGCACTATATATTATTTGTACAACTATCGTTATTTGTATGGCGATTCGGTACTGGTGCATTTTGCGTTGTCAAAGCTGTGAGTACAAGCTATACAGAGAAAAGAATGGGTCCAACGAACGTTTTAATCTTCGTCCTTGGTATAGCGAACGTGGTGATTATTGGGGTTTTGTTGTCTACGATACCAAAAAGAATTTACCTTATGCTAATACACTTGGTGACGGTGAAGGTGTCTTTACTATCTTCCGTCAGAAACGTGAAGCACAGGAGTTACTAACTAATGTCAAACAATCCTTCTCCTGATATGCTACAATACAATGCTCTTGTACAGCACTTAACTGGTTTTGTTGAGAACTATAAAAGTACTGGCAGAACGAAGGGGTATTCTTACAGTATCGGTCCACGTAAGATTGAAATCAATGATTCCCGTAAGGGTATCGGAATGGTGGTAAATGAGTTACAGGTAATGCTATTCACCCCTGCATCTTCTTATACCTTCCCACGTTACTTATGTGAAGAAGAATACTTTCAATCCTCTTGTACTGGTGAGATTGGTTGTGATGAAACAATTGAGCTACTAATCAAAGATTGCTTTGAGATCCATTTCAGAAGTATTGTTAACGCATTGAATATTGGTGGGTGGAATGGGGTTCAATAGCCAACATCATTATGGTTCAATATCTGGACCACAAGGACACCGAGGGCGTTCAGTAACTGAAATTATAGTTGAAGATATTCCCAAAATGAAAGAACGAGCACTAACTGTAATTGTTCGTGCTATTATGGAATTAGAAGATTATGGTAAATTAAATAGCATAACTTTGTATTTTCATGAAAATGGTTTTGAATTAAAAGATAACCGCAATTTCACTACAGTGAAATGTTTAAGAGATTCTATTTCTATTGATTGGTTATCATCTGGAATTAGTTTAAAACGTGCTAAGTCTGAGGAAGAATATTTCCAACTAATGTGCTTAGATGATATGTACTGCGATGAAGAAATCGAGGAAGGTATCAAACAGTTATTTGAATTGTACATCAAAAACATGTCTAACAAATATGCTATTGGTGGATTTAGAGAAGGTGCTTATGCAGAAGATAACACAGACAGTGAATAATTACGTCCAAGGTTTATCAGAGTTCAAGAACGGTAAAGAGTACAAAGTAGGTACTACATCATATCGTTTAAAGTTTGATCCTAGTTCGTTCGACCAAGTACTACTATTCTTTTCTAAAGAAAATGGAAGAGATAGCATTCAATTTGCTTGTACTGAATTTGGAATCTACATCCGTGAAGAGGAAGTAGAACACCCATCCCATTACTTTTACCACACCCTTATGTACACACAGGATTTTGGCTTCACCCTCAATGACCTAGCGAATGTACATTATATTTTTCAAGAGATGAAAAAATCTTGAGACAAATCACGATTTATGTGATATAATAAAGAAGTCAACAAATGGAGATAAAATATGTTTACTAAATTTCACAGCGTAAGTTTCATTGCTAGTACCGTAAAAGGTCTAGAGGTAGATGGTAAAGAACTAGTCATTCGTACAACGGGTGATTCATTTGTAGTTCCATTCAGTTCCGCATCTGCTGCCAAAGACGGTCTAGCTGAACTAACCGATATCCTAAATTCTAAAGCACCAGTTGGTGATACCCAATCAACCAAGACTGATTCAGTACTAAATGCTGCACAGGAAGCCGTACAATCGCTTCAAGGCGTACTAGGAACCCTACGGGCTACTGCTACTAATAAAGTTCAAGACCTTGCGGTACAGGCCGTTCTAGACCGTATTGACAGCAAGCTAGAGAAAGCATTTGATGCAAAAGATGATCTATTCGCAATGGCACGTAGTATCTTCGAGAAAGCACAGCCTGAAAATAAACCTACTAAAGTTCAAGATGATCCAGTAGTTTATGAAAAGAAAGAAACCCCAAAGCCAGAGAATAAAACAAAAGATTTCGCTAGTGTACTAGATGGTATCTTTACTGGTGTTTCTAGTATTGTCGAGAATACAGTGAATGTTAAAGTTGATGCAGAGCATGGTGCTAAGAAACTATCAGTAGAAGAGTTCAAGCAACTATTTGGTACTGCACTAGAGCCACGTATTGGTGACCTAACTGATAAGCAACTAAAAGAATTCATTTCTGAATTCGTTGATGGTGCACTACAAAACGAACGTGTGCAATCACTATTCGAAACTATCAAAGCACAGTTTGGTAAAGACGAAGCGGAAAGTGCAATTGACGGTTATAAGAATCTAATCTATACCTTCTCCGTACAGAACGTTGAAATGACTCTATCTGAAATCATTGCTCGTTACTTCAACGGTCAATAATTTGGAATAAAAAAAGGCGGCCTATAAGGTCGCCTTTTTGTTTTTATGCTTTACCAGCAATTACGATTTTGCCAACAAAATCAACATCGGAGTTGAGAACAACTTCTTCATCTACTTCGATTGTCATTTGTACTGTACTAACATTATCACCGTCATACACTGTCACGGAAATGTTTTGCTTACCGTGTTGTAGTGCTGTAATATTGGAAACAAACCCATCGCCACTAGCAGTCCAAGAAATGGCCTGTGCATAAGGTGTAGTTTGCAACGTCTTACCAATTATGATAATATAGTATGGTTCGTTGTCATATTTCTGAACAGTAATGTCACCGTCAACAACACTGATATCAGCGTCGAATAGTACACGATCAGTACTATCAGCTTGTAGCTGAACTACTAGATCAGTTCCACGTCCGTGAACGCTTTGTAGTACTGAAGAACTATAAACACCTGCGTTCTCAGTTTGTGATGAACTAGGTACGTATACTTCAGTTACGTAATCAGAATCAGCACCCGCTGGAATGATAGGGATAGTTACTTCTTTCTCTATGTAGTTTGGTGAAGTAATCTTAATTACAATGTCACCCGTAGCTGGCACACCATCAGGAATGTCAAATACAAATGAACCATCTGGATTGACTGTACCATTTAGTACTGTACCATCAGGTAGTGTTGCGGTAATCACCATATCATTAGTGTTGACTACACCACCGGGAACGATAATGTTACCTGTGATTTGTACGTCACCATCTTGTACTGGATTAACGATTATGTTAGAAATATCAATTGGTGGGATTCCACACTCAGGAGTGTAGATATCATAAAGTACTTTTCCGTTACTTAGGATTTTCTTATTATAAAGGAAACGAACAACGAAACCTTCAATGGTATGAGAGTTATTGTAACCACGAACGAAGAAAGTATTTCTTGGAATCATGTTTACCAATTGGCTATCAGTTAAAGAATAATCTAAAGGAACACCAGTAATGTCAACGCCAGTGAGTAATAGCTTCTGGGTAACTACTTCAGTACTCGGATCTATCAAGTCGAACATAACATCAGAACGTTGTTTATAAATTCTGTAGTTAGTTGCTGTAGTCTGATTATGGAAGCGAACTCCGTTAGCAATGAACCCACAAACACCATAAGGATAGTCATTTATCCCTGCTATTGGTCTTGCCATTTTTCCCCCTTAATATATTAATGTTATGGTATTTACCCAAAAAAAAGAAAAATTGACTTCATACGCCGTTGTGGTATAATGTTTCATAGATCGGGAAGAACCCGATATATTTTATTTCGTGCTTGACTGAGCATGATAATTTTGGTACAATAATTGAAATTCCAATGGGAGTACAGAAATGAGCCGTTTAACTATTAAGAATGATAAGATGACCGTCAAGCTATTCAGTGACGAAGCCGATTCCTTCATGGCTAAAGCCATCGCAAAGTCAGAGAAATATGAACGTATTGCCTCTGCTGCGAAGTCTCCTTATGGCTTCAACCACCCCCACGCACACTTCGTTGGGATGGTAGCAGAACATGCCTCGTGGATTCTCTTTAATGAAATCGAAGAACTTCTTGGTAAACCCCTTGATGTTGATCCTGCTTTCCAGTTCGAAAACCGGGAAGCTGAATGTGATCTGTACGTCAACGGTCTACGCATTGAAGTTAAGGGTATTAAGTACGGTTCATGGTTAACCTTCGGCCCCTGTGTCAGTACTCGTCAATTGAAAAAGATTGAGAAAAAAGCTGACATTGTACTGTGGGCGTTGTACAATGAACGCCGTCAGGAAATCTCTTTCGAAGGTTACAATTTCGTTAAAGATATCCGTGCACTTGAAACCGTAATTACTGGTGCTGTTGGTCGTCCTCAGATTGAGAACTATCCAGTACTTAATATTATTAAACCACTACAGGAACTAGCACTATGAAAGTAGAACTTCATTTTGATGGGTATTGTCAGAAAGAGATCGATGTAGAAGTACTACCTATTATTGGTCACGGAGTTAGTATAAGCAGTATGACTGGTACACCAACTAAGTACGTAGTCAATTCAATTGAACACGCATATCGCTTCGGTGATATTGCAACCACAGCCACAATCATTATTCACCTTCGGGAGCTATCATGAGTATCTTAGCTATTCTAGGCATCATTGTCTTATTTTGTGTAGTACTTTCGTGGACTGATTTACAGCCACATGTTGGGTATGCGTTCCATGTTTCCGCACAGGAAGGATGGTATTTGTTCCCTGTAATTTGGTTCCAATCATTCTTTATGTATAACTGTTTCTTAAAGAGTGGTAAATCCAAGATGGATTTTGAATTACTAACTGCAATGGAACGTGCGTTACGCATGTTCTTTAGTAAAGACGAGAACTTATCGTGGGCGTGGGATAAAAATCGGGGTAATTACTTTGAGATTTCACCACCTAAGCGTAAAACAATTCGCTTTACACTCCAAAATGATGATAGTGTTGAAATCAATGGTTACGATAAGTTAGTTCCTCCACGGTTGGCTTTCCAGATGATGCAAGCTGCTAAGATTATGAAACGCACGGCAAATAAAGATGCAAAATCTAGCAAACAAAAGAAAGCCCTTTACCATTGACAGGTTGAACTAACAGTAGTATAATCTTTTTATAAATCGAAGGAGACATTATGAATATCGTTGCAACCAAACTATCCACTGCTATGAGCAAGCGTCAAGGTTATCTATCGATCTCTGACGCAATGGAACAGAACCTAAAAAGCTACACCTTCTCTAACTGTATTAAGTTAAAGAAAGACGCGTTGGGCTTTACTAAATGGGTACTCTATTGGGATGATACGGATTTCGTTGTAGTCTTCACTGTAATCACAACACTTCTCAGTACTGGATATGTTAAAGCTACCATCATTGATCGTACTTTAACTGACGTACAAACAGTAGGTGCTTACGATGGTAAGAATGCTTTCTGTGAAGTATTCCTTACACAAGGTAAGTACTTAACTAAGAAGTCTCAAACTGTTGCAGCGGCTAATGCACTATCTTCTCATGATTTCAGTGCTAAGATCCAGAACAACAAAGTAAAAGATGCTGACCCCGTTAAGATGCAAGCACAGATTGATAGCATTGCTGAAGCGTGGGGTATCAAATCTAAGAAATCCTAATAACAATCAGGCCACTATGTGGCCTTTCTTAAGAGGTACAAAATGTTAAAGATGACATATTTGAAGTACTGGTTACTTATTACAATTGTATCCGGGTATTACTTTATGGATACACTACTACCGGGCGTAATTCCCTATGACATGCCACGGCACTTGGAGATCATATCCAGAGTAATCATGATTGCATTCTGTGTATTCAGTGCTGGTTTATGTATTTCTTACATGGCTGATGATATGTGGAAATGTACCGATTCGATTCAAAGTTTTGGTAATCGTCGGTTGTGGTGGATTTGGAATAACGTGTACTTAGTCCCGTTCTTGTACGGCGTATACAAATGGGAAAATTTTGGTGTCATTATCGTTTCATTTGTGTTATACTTGGGTATCAGTGCAGTCAGAAAGAACCACAACAAGCACGTAAAAACTTACAGACAACACGAGGTTTTACGTAAAGCCCGTCAAGAACAAGCAGAGGAAGTTAAATTATGATCAAGGCATTATACATTTTCTTTACAGTAGTGATCGGGGTATGCTTCATTGAAGGTATGCCAGTACTAGATATCTTCTCAGACGGTTGGCACACAATCGCGAGTGGTGTTCTAAAGTTATCTGCATTCTTTGCATTCTTCCTTACTGTGTTCAATGGTCTTGGATACATTGAAGAGGGCGAGAATCCTGATGGTTCATTCTACCAGTTCTATCTACGTACATTTGTTGGTTTGCGTAACTTAGCATTCTACCCAATGTACTTGTGGTTAGGCATGAGTGCAGCATTCATTCAGTTCAATGAAATTGGGTTAGGTCTAATCACCTTCATCCTATTCATCGCTGGTTCGAGTATTGTTTTAGTACAGAATGGTTTGTACAAGCATTATCTACTCCAACAAATGAAAGATTAAAAAACACTTGACCGCTTCGGCGGTCATTGTTATAATACTGGCATACAAACAAACGAGGATATAGAAATGGCTTGGGTTCATGTAGACCGTGCAGACGTTAACAATGTGGATATTTTTGCTTTTATTAATCTTGAGCAAAATGTAGTCATGAAAGGTCGTGTTGTAGTAGGTTCAGATCTCACTACTAAAGTACTGGTAATGTGCGATTCCGGTGAAATTCAAGGTATGGTTCCACTACCTCAGTGGGCTTATTACAGTACTCAAGAAGCACTACTCAAAGCCTTCTATGAAGAAGTAGGTAAGATGCCGGGTGCAGATTTCCAAAACAAAATCTGGAACATGAAGCATAAAAACTTCACACCAGAACAGTACGAAAAATTGCTTGAACGTTTATCTGACATTGCTTTTGAAACACCAAAAGCAATCATTCTCAAGTACGTTCCAGATTTGAGTCTTTCGGATGAAATGTTAGAAAACTTCAAATTCTAAACCAAAAAGCAGTTGACGCACAAAACGTTGGCTGCTATAATTATTGTACATTAATCAAAGGAGAACATCATGGGTCATCGTTATGCATTTGTTAAGAATCGTACTGCTCACCTGATGAGTACTGGTCTGAATGAAGAACACGCCAAAGCTAAAGCAAACAACGACTTCCGTCGCATGTCATCACTGGCTTCTGAATGTGTCATGACAGGTGCACATGATGCACTGCCGGGTAAAGGTATTACTCGCTGCAACCGTACTGCTTGCCAAAGCGATAAGCATGTGGTATTCTTTAACTCAGTAATGCACAAGAACTACTGCGTGAACTGTGCAACTGATATTCGTTTCTGTAATGATTTGAATGAACTGGATTTGTACCCAGAGTACAATGAATCACTGGACAAACTTTTAGAGGCAACCGAACAATGAGCCAAGCTGAAATTACCGCATCGGAAGTACTATACCAACAAAGTATTGTTGATGGTTTACGTGGACATATCAATACTATGTATGCTGAAATCAATGCAGGTCTTGCTGCAAGTGGTGGTGTAATCACCAAAGAGATTGATAACAAGTACAAAGAGATTGACGCAGCTTTCAACAGAAAGACTAAGCACGAGCAAAACGTTGCATCTCTCAAACGCCGCATTTTAACTGAATTGGGGATTGCATAATGTCAGAATTTCTAGAGTACTCACCATTTAGTAATCAGATTCCACCTAGCAGCGGTGCTTATAACATTGTTATCTTTTCACGCGATGGTGTACCAGTTATTAGTGTTGCTTTCTACAATCATATTACCAAAAAATGGTATAGGCAGTATATTGAAGAGTACGGTTATTGTGATCAGCACCAAATGGAAGACAATTACATTTCGTACTTCAAATTGATTGAAGGTGTTGAATTTAATGTAATCCCTGAAGATTACAAAATTACAATTCCCGGCGTCAAAACGGACGAGTGATATGACGACTATCTACGTCAATCATAAATTGGGTGTCGTTCTTACCGACACCCGCACTACTTCCACAATAAACGAAACTCTATTCGGTTTGCCGTGGAATTCATACGATGAGTACAATGACAATGGTGTTAAAGCTATTCATGTACATGATCGTGTCTTTGTTGAAAGTGGTTCATGCAGTGAGAGTACTAAAATCCTTCAGTACTTAGCACATGGAACACCGATTGTTCCTTCGCACAAAAAATACAAACGTACTAGTAGTTGTTTTCTTGTGGACAAAAACTGGCTATTACATATCTATATACTGAAAGGTAAGGTGCATAAGAAATTCTTTGCCCTTAAATCTGATGCATGGTATTGTACTGGTAGTGGTGCAGACGCTTTGAAAAAAGCGTTAGAAGTTTATGACTTCAAACCCACGATGGAAGAAGCAATTGCAGCATTTAAGACGGTTCACTACAGTGATCGTTTTACCAGCAATCAAGTTAGAATTTATAACATTTGATTTGCTATAAAGAAAAATATTATGTATTATAGATGCCAGTTACGAAGACTGGCATTTTTTATCAATTCAGGAGTATGCGTGAAAAAACTAAATCTAGAATCAATCCACGATGAAGTACTAGACGAGTGTTTCCAAAACGAGAACAAAACAGTTAATGCCATCTTGCATAACAGTGATGACGAAGTTGAAGAAGAGATTGCAAGTATTGTTACATCTGAAGCGTACAATACTAAAGAACGTCTACCAGAAGGGTTGACCAATGAGATCCTAATTGACCGCATCAATGCAGGTATTGATGTAGCTAAGAACATGGATTTGATTGTACGTTGTAACAGTGGTTTAGTTTACGCAGTAGCACGTAAGTGCACGTGTAACATTCAATTCCAAGATAAAGTACAATACGGTTTCGAAGGATTGATCCATGCTATCCGTCGCTTTGACACTACACAAAAGGCATCCTTCAGTACTTATGCAACGACAGCTATTCGTCAGACCATGTACAACTACGGCAACGAAGAAGCACGTATGGTTGCACTACCTAAGTACCAATCCGTGAACAACGTAACGATTCAGAACTTCATTGAGCGTTACATTAGTACTAATGGTCGCAACCCAACCAATGATCAAATTGCTGAAGGTACTGGTATTGATATTGTATCAGTGAATCGTGTTATGAAGTATACAAACAATGCAATCAGTCTTGATACACCTGTGAACGAAGATGGTTCCGTAATGCTCCAAGACGTAATCAAGGGTGAGAGTTCAGACTTCCACCTTGATCCGGGTCTAGTTACTGATGAAAGCACCATGAACGAGCTACTAGAGGTTATTTTCCATGACCTAACCCCTGATGACCGGGCGTTGGTAGAAGCGGTTCACGGCTTGAATAAGGACGATGAGAAGTCATTCTGGACTCTAGCCGCAGAAGGGTTTACTTATACCGATCCAAAGGGACGTAAATATAATTCACGTACCTCTTTACATCGTTGCTATAATGATGTAGTATCACGTATACGTAAACATATGAACGAACGGGGTATTCAATGAGCTTCAAAGATTTCTGTGTAGTATTAGTACTAACAGCGGTTGGGTTTTGGTTGGCATTCTTAGCTAAACCAGCAATTGATGTTGTGATTAACAAAGTGGTTGACCAGCAGTACAATTGCTATATGGTCGGTGCAACACAAGATGACAAGCCTCTTGCTGGTTCAAAGGTTGTGTTCGAATCAGAACTACAGAAGTTGAAACTAACTAGCAGTACTTTCTTAGGAATTCGCGTGTATCATTTCGTTGAATTCAATGGTGAGTATGCAACAAACGCAATACCAGTTAATGATGTGAAAACCGCTGCTGTGGTGTGTAAGAAGATTTAAAATAAAGGGTTGACTTCGGTCAGCCCTTTTTGCTATAATTACTTCATCGCAAACAAAGAGGATTAATTAAATGAACGCACAAACAACTGATCTGTATGAAATCATTGAACTCATCACTAACAACACTGTTGCTCGTGTAATAGTTCCATTAGGTGAGGAATTCGGTATGGTCATCAAACGTGATACTTCTCACTTTGTTGGTTATAAAGAACAACCAGTGGTTGAGGTTTCATACTACGAAAGCGAAGGTGAAGGTTCCTTTGCTATGTACGCAACTGAGTACTTCAATGTTAATGACATTGAGAATGCAGCACTCGCTGTAATTGATCGTGCTAATAGTCCAGACCCTATGGAAATTTCAGGGCGTAGTAAACCATTTGAAGAAACATTTGAGGCTGAATAATGAAAAAGTACTTCACTGCTGTAGGTAAAGTTCAAGTTCAAACTCTCACTGAAACTGGTTACACCAACTGTGAGTGTAACTTCTCTCACGTAGTCAGTGCTGATGATTCAGATGATGCACACGAGAAAGTACTGAACTATTACATTGACAAGTCCACATACTATGATAAGTTTAATCTTATTGTGGTTGAAATCTTTGACTTTATTGAATAGGTGATCGAATGAAACGCTTAAAAGTAATACAGGAACTTGTAGACAAACTTGAGGGTGACTACACCCAAGTTCACAAGTTCAAGTTTGATGGTACTGAGTACTATAGTGATACTAAACTACGTAAGTACTTGAATAATCTATTCAGTGCTGATCTTAAGGCTGTGTACGTCAGAAAGCAAATGCAAGACGCTGATACGAAATTCAGGCTTGACTGGAGTGCAGAAACCATTATAATGGTTAACGCTAAAGGTCGTGTTATTCGTATGGAAAACTCAGAGTGGGCTTTCTTTGAAGAACTATAAGGAACAGTAATGAAATATTATTCTCTTAGTACCGGAATCTGGTTGCTCGTGGCAGTTTTGGGTCTGTTAGTTGTAAATTACGCATATGACCAATACAATGATGTGGACTACAACTGTCAAGTAATGACCGTAAGTTATGACTATACAGTACTGAAGAATGATGAAGTATTCAAATCTAAGCGTTTAGATGAAATTGTTGATCATGGTGGTGCAATGGTAGGTGTACACATCAACCAACTGGCAAAGCTGGACAGTGGTGATTATGTTGGAAGTATGACTAAACAGAATGATGTACTGGCTGCAACTGTTATGTGCAAAAGAGCGTAATAAATTAAAAAAAGGGTTGACGAGAGTCAGCCCTTTTGTTATTATATCTATATCGAAACGACATACACTAACACATTAAGAGGAATCAAACATGGCTGCTATCAACACTACCAAAGGTATTGCTCCGGGTAAAATCGTTTATCACGTATACGGTTCAAGTATTGTTAAATCGGTTTCTAAAGGTAATAAAGACAATATTGATCTGGATGCAAATATCCAAAAGATGATCGTTACTTCATTCCCAAAGAACTGGCACTATTCAACAAATTCCCGTACTGATTCACTGTTCTTTGATGTGATTCGCATCAGTCAGAATGGTCAGTCATGGCGTAGTGGTTGTAGTATTCATGACTGTGGTATCAATACTACACACGGTAAGTACAACCTGAACCGCATCTTCGCGACTAAAGTAGAAGCACGTGAATTTATTTCGGAATGCTTATCTGGTGTTTTCTTTGACGAGACAGATCAGGAAGTGTATGACCGTAATTCTCGCTGTTCAGAAATGTTTATCTAAGGGGAATGAAAAAATGAATCACTTCAGAATTTCAATGAAAATGAACGGAAAAAAACTCTCCAGTGAAAACAATCAAGACTTTCGTGAAATGTTTGAAATCTTTTTGTCTTATATTGAAGAAGCCGCAAAACGCAAATATAATATCGATGAGCCAGTACTTACATACAAAGATGCAATACTTGCTACCGATATTGTATCTATCATTCAGATTGGTACTGCCATTTCCGGTTTTGATATAATGATTACTGAAGAATTCAATGGTCAATGCCTCATGAAATACCCATATGATATTATTATTGAAAATGTTGATAAATTGCATCACGGTAAGGATGTTAAAGTTAACATTGTTGGTCGTCGTCAACAAATTTATGAAGTTTTTCAATCTCCAGTACTACCACAGAACTTAAAAACGTACTTCACTGTTTGGAAAAATACGTGTGACGAAGCACAGAAGATTGTACAGGATTATGTGATCAATCCTGTACTGAAAGAAGAAGTTGACATGAACTGGACAATGGAGTATTATGCTCCTGCTGAGTTGAAGAAAGCTCTTGCACTAATCGACACGAACCCAGAAGAATCCAAAAAGATTCTAATGGTGATGGATTACATGTTATCTAATAAGGTGAACATCCAATGAGTGAACTAATGATCAAGACAGTACAAACAATTGATTACTTAAAGTACCGTTTCCCTGATGGGAAGTTCGATGAAGAACGTTCTGCGGCAGCAGAACAACAAGTACTGAAAGCATTCAATGATATGTACCGTAATGAAGGTATTCAGCTTCTTTGTCATGAATCACAGTACTTGCAATTTACGATCAGAACCTCTAACTTAGAGGGTAAATGCAGAACTGAAGATCTTCAAAAAGCGTATCTGTACTTCATTGGTATCTGTGCTGGCTTGGGGATTGTCCAAGGGGGTTTATAATGTTAGTATCAATGAAAATTGATGTTGAAGAACACAATAAACAAAAAGACTTCCACGGCACAACCGAAGTACTGGAAATTCGCGATGTGGATGGTGTTGAATTACAACTGGTAACTACGTTCGCAGATACTAATCATAAATGGTGGGAATCTTTTGCTGATGAAGCAGAAGAGGATGGAACCTTTGCGGTTGATTGTATTGAAGAAGTACAGAAAGGTGTATGGTTAACATTGGGTGGTAATTTTCACGGAACTATTGATAGTAGTTCCAATGTGAAACTGATTGATTCATATCCAAACGTAACACGTAATGGCGATGCGGTCAGTGATGGTGAAGCCTTCTTTAACCAAAACCTTATAGGCTGCTACATGGTTTGTGACAATGTAGAGCAAGCCCTTGAGTACTGGAAAGGTGCGATCATCAATCCTGATGAGCAGTACGTTATTGCACTAATGCCAGTACTTAAACAAGGTCAACCCGAAGATGACGGTTGGCGTTGGGAAAAGTGGGGTAAGTATATCGGCACTCAGAACCCACAGTGTGATTATTTGTTTGACGAGCCAGAGATCAATAAGGTATACTGTGCTCATATCTATCACGTTCAGGAGAAAGTATAATATGCCTATTCCATTGTTCCATGAAACTAATACGTTTACCGTTTACAAAAAGAATGAAGAACAAAAGACCATTCATTTCACTGGTCATCGTGTAGGCTTGTATTACAAGTTGTATTCAATTCTACGTAAGAAACACAACTATCATTTGCACACAGCAACAATCCGTGACATTACCGGGCGTGTACTAATGAATGGTAATTTCTTTGATATCTTTTCTGAACTAGTTACTCAACTAACCACGGAACATAAGTTCGTTATTGCAGATAAAAATTCTGATGGTGGTGAAATCTTACACTGGCGTGATGATGAAGCAGGTGTACTAGAACAATTAAAAGTACTACAAGAAAAGTACAAGTTCAGTGGTGATGCACGTTTGTTCAATAAATTGAAAGTTATTAATAACAGCACTCGTGATAATCATTATGATATACTTGATAATCTCATTGAAATCTTCACACCTAAAGAAGTAGTTCAATCTGAATTAAGTGTTCATTTGAACTTCGAAGAAGTACTAGTAGAAATGCGTCCGTTGATCTTGAACGGTACTGACAAAGAAAAGATTGAAGCGAAAGCAATCTTAGCTTATGTCGCTCAGAAACTAGCGGAGAAGTAAATGAACAACGGTTTATTCTTTGGTAAGTTCGCCCCGTTAACTACGGGGCATATCTCAGCCATCACGAAAGCGGCGGCTTTGGTTGATAAATTGTACGTTATTCTCTGCTGGGATCAGAAGTTCCAGAATAACCTAAGCGATGACTTGTACGGTCGGTTAACCCTCCGTAATCGCCTCCTATGGCTCAAGGACACGTTTAAACACATGAAGAACGTACATGTATCATTCGTGGACGAGAGTCAAATCTGGAGCTACCCAGACGGTTCTACGGAGTTCACACAGCTAGTACGCGATGCGGTGTGGAACTCATTCGGTGAAACATATATTCATAAAGTGTTCTCATCCGAAACTGAGTACAATGATTACTTCAGTACTCACTGGCCCGAAGCTGAACATGTATTAATTGATCCTGATCGTAGTACTGTAAACATTAGTGCTACCAAAGTACGCAAAGATGTTTATGGAAATTGGGATTACTTAGCACCAGCAGCGAAGCAACACTTCGTTAAGAAGGTTTGTATTATTGGTGTTGAGAGTACTGGTAAGAGTACCATGACGATTAACTTAGCTAATCATTTCAGTACTCAATACGTTGAGGAAGTTGGTCGTACTATCTGTGAAAATGAGTATCATTGGTCTGAAGATATGATGAACATCGAACACTATGAACATGTGGCGATGCAGCATAAGATCAAAGAGTACGCAATGGCTAAGACCGCCAATAAAGTACTATTCAGTGATACGAACAACATGATCACACTCTTCGCTGCACAGTGCATGAGTAAGAGTAGCCCTATGCTTATGGAGATGGCTAAAGCAGAAAAATATGATTTAGTCATTATGCTTGACATTGATGTGCCGTGGGTGTATGATCCATTACGCCTCAACGATACAGATGAAAAGCGTGAGAAAACATTTGAGCACTTAAAGAAATTGTGTGCACAAACGAAAACTGATTATGTCCTAGTAAGTGGTAGTGATTACAATGAGCGTCTAAGCAAATGCATAGACTTGGTTAACAAAATCCTATAAGGATAA